ATCAAAGACTTCGATTACTTTAACAGTGCGTCTCGAAGAGGGAAGTGAAGCAGGTTGAAGATTATCCATCAACATTATCGTTAGATGATGAGTTTTGAAAAAATCTTCATGTTTTAAGGCACTATGCGATGCGTCGCTGAATGTGGATGCACAAAAGTGTAGCTCGGGAAATATATAATAAATTAGCTTGCGAGGTAATTTAATTAGAATATTTCTAACAAGAATTTCGGAAACATATAAAGTCTGGAATTCTTTTATAACTTCGTGGTCCTGTAGTCTAACAGTTTATGATACCAGACTGTCACTCTGGAGGTCGGAGTTCAACTCTCCGTAGGACCGCCAATAAAAATTCACTACTTTTTTGCAAAATATTGCTTAAAAGTAGTTTTTTTATTGTATAATTATATAGAGGTATTTATATATGCATAATTTATGGTTAGAATTTTTAGTTAACAAATTTGCAGACAAAAAGCAGCTTAGATGCTGTGGCTCTTGCCAAGGAGGCTTTTCAAATCCATCAACTTGTATTTTTATGTGTTTAGGATATACTGCTGATGATATTGAAAACTTTTATAATGAAAATAAAGAAGTTCTCGAAGCTGAATTTGAAAAGAAATACATGAAGGAATAATTATGACAGATTACAAAAAATTAATTAAAGAAAATCCAGATTATGATTTTTTATATAAAAATGAACATTTAGGTAATAATATTATTTTATTAGGTTTAGGTGGTTCACATGCTTATGGTACTAATGTTCCAACATCTGACTTAGATATTAGAGGTATTGCTATTGAAAAGCCAGAGGAATTAATTGGCTATCAAAAGTTTGAACAATTTATTAATGAAAAGACTGATACTACTATTTTTGCTTTTAATAAAATGATTCAATTGTTAATGCAAAATAATCCTAATATTGTTGAAATTATTGGTTTAAATCCAGACCAATATTTATATGTTTCTAAATTAGGTCAAGAATTATTAGATCATAAAGATTTATTTTTAAGTAAAAGATGCAAGTTTACATTTGGAGGCTATGCAAAAGCTAACTTAAAAAGATTACAAAATGCTTTAGCTCGCGATAACTATCCTGAGAAAGAAAAGAATGAACATATTTCTGTTTCTTTACAAAGTGCATTAACTACTTTTAATAATCAACATAATACGGAAATTAATCCTGCTTTTGCTTATGTCGACGAAGCTGGTAAATTAAGATTTAAATTAGATATTGATATTGAAAGTGGCGAATTTGAAGATTTCTATGCAACAGTTTCTAACACCACAAGAAACTATAAAGAGTTGCTAAATAGAAATAGAAAGAAAGATGACGCACATTTGAATAAACATGCTATGCATCTTGTTAGATTATTATCAATGTGTATTGAAATGTTAGAAACAGGTGAAGTTCATACTTATCGTGATAAAGACCATGATTTATTAATGGATATCAGAAATGGTAAGTATATGGATGAAAATGGTAGTATGACAAAAGAATTTTATGAAATGGTTGATTCATTAGATAAAAGAATGAATGAAGCTTATGAAACTTCAAAATTACCTGAAAAGCCTGATATGAAAAAAATTGAAGAGTGGGTTATGTCAGTTAATAAAAGAATTATTAACGGTGAATTTGATGATAAATTTGAATTATAAAAAGGAATAAAATTATGTTAGATAAAAAACCTAAAGAAGTTTGTGAGCTAAATAAAAAAATTAAAGACTTTTATGATAATCATGCAAAAGAATTAACAGAGAAATATCTTAAAGATCACCCTGATTTAAAATTCGTCCATATGTGTAGTATAGATGAATCCGGTATACCAACTATTACTATGAAATTAGTTAAAAAAGAAGAAAATAGTAATTGGATTAACTCTAACTATACTGACGAAGAATAAAAGAGGTAAAAATGACAGATTATAGAAATAAAATACTACATAATTGCGATAGAAATCTTATTTCTAAAAATTATTATGATGAAGCTGGTATTATTGAAACAATGCAATATTGTGCAATTTGTGGTAGAATTAAAAATTATGAAGCTTATGGACAAGATGTTATAATTAATTATGAACCAGAAGATTATAATTCTGAAATATCAAAAAACTTTGAAAACAATCTTGAGTCAGGAGGAAAAAATGGATAAAATTCTTTTTAAAGACATAGTTAAAGATAAGTCATATGAAGAACTTATGAACTTAATACCATGTATGGTTTGTCGTGATGATTCAGATTACAAATATATTTATAATAGGTATCATTCTTATAATGTCATTGGTTTTGGACCTAATTATGTTATTTTAGGAAGCTATACTACTTCATACAATGAAGATGATTTTGATTATGAAATAGATACTTACGAGATAGTCAAATTTGATGACCTCAATGAAAGATATGTTTATGCTCATGAATTAACTGATAAACAAAAAGAATGGTATGAAAGAAAAGGAAAAAATTACAAATGCGTTTCTGGCTATGAAGCTTGGCATGTAATTAATGATGCAATCGAAAAAGAGAAAAAACGAAATGAAATTCGAAAACGAGATGAAATTCGAATCAGAGACGAATTCGATGAAGATGATTACTATGATTATGAAAGTGATATTTGAGGAAGACAATAAAATACAAAATAAATATTAGAAAAGGAGTCAACTATGGTTAAGGATAATTTAGGAAATAGAATGAAGACATATTATGAGGAAGTCTCTAAAATAAAACTTACTCGTAGAATGCCTGTAATTATTAGATTAGATGGTAAAGCTTTTCATACTTTTACAAGAGGCTTTAAAAAACCATTTGATGATATTTTTATGAAAACTATGCAAGATACAATGAAATATTTATGTGAAAATATTCAAGGTTGCGTATTAGGTTATACTCAATCTGATGAAATTACATTAGTATTAGTTGATTATAATAAATTAGATACTTCTGCATGGTTTGATTATGAAGTTCAAAAAATGACTTCAATTTCTGCCTCAATGGCTACACTGGCTTTTAATAGAAACTTTAGTAAAAATTTACAAGAAGCTATATATAATAAAGCTGTTGAATTAGGTAAGTTTGGAACAAAAACGCTAGCTGAAAATTATTACTCAGCATATACTAAAGCTTTGAATAAAGGTGCTGTATTTGATGCAAGAGTATTTAATATTCCAAAAGAAGAAGTTACTAATTGTGTTCTTTGGCGACAAAAAGATGCAGAAAGAAATTCTATTTTATCTGTAGCACAAGCTAACTATTCACAAAAAGAATTAGAGGGCAAATCTTGTAAAGAATTAGTAGCTAAGTTAGAAACTGAAAAGGGCATTATCTGGGGTAATTTACCAACGCCACAAAAGCGTGGAACTTGCTGCATTAAAGATGTAAAATATCTTTTAGATGACGGACAAGTTGTAGAAAATAATTCTCAAATTACTTATAAAGATAGAATAGGCCAATTTTATTTTGATAATCTTGGTTTTTACTTTTATCCAATATTTTATTTAAATAAAATAGATGGGGAAGTAGGAATTAAAGGTGAAGAAATTAAAGTTAAAGAAATATCTAAATGGATTTTAGATTATGATATTCCTTGTTTTGTTAGCGAAGGAAGATTTTATATAGAAAATCTTATTAATATAGGTGAATAATATGAAAAATTTAACTATAGATTATTTTGATCAAATTGAATTTTTACCAGCATTATTAAAGTATTTTGCATTAAGTCCAGAAAATAAAGTAACTGTTCAAGGTCTTGGCCCAAATGTAAAAATTACTTATTATCAAACTGATGAAGGATTTTTTCATAGATGCACTGATTTAGGTGATGGTTTTGAGCCAATTGATTCAGGGTATAATATGGACTTACATGAGCTTTATGCAATTATTTCTCAATTAGAAACTTTGCCTGCAACCAAAGAAGAATATGGATTTAAAAATATGAAAGACCAAGTTCGTATGATGTCAACTGCTTATTTTGATCCAAGATTTTCTCGTGGTGGTTGGGATAGAAGCAGATAAATAATAAAAATATAGAAGGGAGAACAGCTTATGACTTTAAATTATATGATAGATTTAACACAAGTTCCAGTAGAAATTAAAGCTGTTATGAATATTTTTAAAGAAGCTAACTATGAAATCTATATTGTTGGTGGAGCTGTTCGTGATTTACTTTTAGAAAAGCAACCACACGATTATGATTTAACAACAAATGCTTTACCAGAACAAATGATTGAGCTTTGCGAAGAACAAAATTTAAAATATATTCCAACAGGTTTAAAGCATGGAACAATTACAATTTTATATGAAAGTTATCCAATAGAAGTAACTACTTTTAGAATTGATGGTGAATATTCTGATAATAGACATCCAGATAAAGTAGAATTTACTTCATCTCTAAAAGAAGACTTAGCTAGAAGAGACCTAACTATTAATGCTTTAGCTGTAGATTTAAATGGACGTATTTATGATTATTTTAATGGCATAAAAGATTTGTGTGGTGAAAAAATTAAAATAGAAACTGTCGGCAATCCAGCACAAAGATTTAATGAAGACGGTTTAAGAATTTTAAGAGCTTATAGATTTGCTGCACAATTAAATGGTGAAATTGTAATACCAAAATATGTAATTGATAGAAATCTACATTTAATCAGAAATATCTCTAATGAACGTATTAGAGATGAATTAGATAAGTATTTATTAAGTAATAATATTAATGAATATTTTGAAGACTTTATTAAGTTAGTAGCAGTAAAAGTTCCTAAGTTGATGGACTTATTTATAATTCAAAACAATAAATGGCATATTTATCAAGTACTAACACAACATACTTCACAAGTAATTACTTTATGCCCAAAAGATCTAGTTACAAGACTTGCTGCATTATTTCATGATATTGGTAAGAAAACTTGTTATACAGAAGAAATTATTGATGGACAAATTAACGGACATTTTTATGACCATCCAGCCGTAAGTGCTTCAATAGCTGAAGACTGTTTAAAAACTTTAAAATATCCAAATGACATAATTAAACAAGTTATATGTTTAATACTCTATCACGATGCTGAAATTGCTTATTCTAAGAAATCAGTTAAAAAGATATTAAATAATATAAATAATTTTATTACTTCAGAAAGTATTGATAAATATGAATTATTTAAAAAGTTAATTGATTTAAAAGATGCAGATAGACATACTCATAATCAAAAATTATTAATAGATAGTAACTTAAAGCCTATTTTTATTAAGGAATATTTAGACATTCTGGAAGAAATTAGAGCTGAGCAAGAATGCTTTTCTTTAAAAGATCTATCAGTTAATGGTAATGACTTAATTAAGCTTGGCTATAAACCAGGACCAAAATTTAAAGTTATTTTAGAAGATTGTTTAACAAATGTTTTGGAAGAAAAATTTGAAAATAAAAAGGAAATTTTAGTTAAGCACATTTTAGAAACTTACACTAAGAATTAATGTCAGGAATTTTAAATTTCTGGCTTTTTTATTGTATAATATAATATAAGAAAGGTTAATAAATATGACAAAACAACTATTAAAAAATAATATTTACAATACAATTATTGTTGGGGCAAGTAATGCTGGTCTAAGCTACTTAAAGAAAAATCTTACAGCTAATATTGGGTTTATTAGTAAAAGCTATCCAGAAAATATTAAAACTTTTGATGGAGTTGACTACTTTACAGACACTGTAGAATATGCAAGTTTTAATCACGGCTTAATTACATTAGAGCTAACAAATGGTAAATTATTATTATGTACACATTTAGTAATTGCTACCGAAACAGTCCCAATAAAAAATCATATACTTACAAATTTTTATTACAAGTATCCACACAAAGAAATTGCAAAAGATGATATTATTGTAGTTGTTGGCCATAGTAATAAGGCAGGTCAATTAGCGACTGATATTGCAAAAAAGTGCAAGTTAGTATATTTTATAGATAAAAATATAAAAACGCAATATGAGCCAGGAATCAGGCTTAAAATCGCAAATAAAAAGAACTTACAGTATTTAACAAATACAAATGTCAGTAATTTAATACAAATAAACACTACATATAAAATTGAATTAGATAATTTTGATGAAATTATTTGTAATGATATTTATTGGTTAGATGATAAATTACCTGATAGCTTTCCTACAGTTAACGGTTTTTTAGAAAAAGATGAAGATAATTATATCTTAGTAAATAAAGATAATCAAACAACTATCATTCCAACTGTTTATGCTGTTGGTAATTGCTGTAAAAAAATTGAGGAGGAATAACTATGAAGTTAGAAACTAAATTGAAATATTTTAAATTAAAATATTTTTTTAAGCATACAATATGGCTTCCATTTAGAGCAATTTATTATTTCTTTTATTTTATGAAATATCCATTTTGGCAACCAAAAAATGTTTGGACAGGTAAAAAATGTTGGACTTCTTCAGAAGAAAATTTAATTTCACCTGGCTGGAAAAAAGCATTTGGTAAGCAATTAACAAAAGATCTAAGAAAAGTTTTAAAGGAAGAAAAATTATTAAGGACATTCTATTTTTTCGATATTAAAGAAAAGTGGGGTGCTTTAGTTTTAGATGGTAGTGGCACTTCTCAAAAAGTAGATGAAGTATTAAGATATTATGAAAAATTATCAATTTGCTATTGTGAAGATTGCGGCAAACCTGCTCGTTATAAACGTATAGGTGGTTGGATGGGCTATGTTTGTAGTGACTGCTTCAATAAAAGCTTAAATGAATTAAATATAACTACTGCCCAAAAATATAAATTTAGAACACAACATAGATTAAAAGTAAAAGATATTCCAACATACAGAATTTATGATGCTGATGGTAAAGCTCATATTGATACAAATATTCCAAATTATAGACAAATGTGGGCTTTAGATAGGAGGACAAGATTAAATGCTAACACAAGAACAGATATACAAAAATAAATGTGAATTTTTTAGTTTATTATCTACATTAAATATTGATTTAACTAACTTTGCTAAATACTTAGATGAGGTTAATTTTTATGAGCAGCCAGCTACAGCTCAATCAACTTTTGGTGGTTGTTATGCAGGTGGTTTATGTGAATATAGCTTAAATTTATATTACGAGCTAAAAAATTTATGTGGTGCTTATTATCCTGGCCGTTATAAAGATGCTGATATTATTTTAGTAGGTCTATTAAGTAACCTTTATAAAGCAGAACTATATGAATATTTTACAAGAAATGTTAAAAATGAACAAACAAATACTTGGGAAACTCAAGGTGCATATAGAGTCAGAGAAAATAGAGTTTCTTTTGGCTCAGTTGGGCTAAGCTCTTATATGCGTGCAAAATTGTTTTTTAATTTAACAGATGAGCAAGCATTGGCAATTATTTATTCAAGTGACCAAAATATGATAGATTGTCATAAAATTAAAGTAGATTTTCCACTTGTAAATCTAACTCAAATGGCCACTGATGTTGTTAATTATGTTATAAATTAAGGAGATAAAATGAAAGTTTTATTATTCTCAGATAATCACTTTTGTAAAGTTGGTTCTATTTTAAATAGGCGTGGTAATAAGTATTTTGAGCGCTTAGAGAATCAAATTAAATCTATTAATTGGCTTGAAAAAGTTGCTTTAGAAAAAGGTTGTAGTGAAGTGTGGTGCTTAGGTGATTTTTTTAATAAGCCTGACTTATATGAAGAAGAAATTACTGCTTTAAAAGATATTCAATGGAATTCATTGCCACACAGATTTATTGTTGGTAATCATGAATCTGGTCAAGGTGATTTATGTTACAACTCAGTTAAAGTATTAGAAAAACCAAATTTTGAAATTATTAATAGAGTAGAAATTAAAAATATTGAAGGCAAAAGCATTGTATTTGTTCCATATTTTTCTGAACTGACAAAAGTAACTCTTGAAGAGCTATTTACAGGTCATGCAGATATTGTATTATCACACAATACTATTGCTGGAATTCAAATGGGGCCAGTTATTACAACACTTGGTTTTGAACAAGAAGAAATATTAAATAAATGTAATTTGTTTATTAATGGACATTTACATAATGGAACTTGGGTTAAAAAAGATCGAATTTTAAATATTGGAAATTTAACTGGTTTTAACTTTTCAGAAGATGCTACAAAGTATTCTCATAATGTTTTAATATTAGACACAAATTCTGGCCATATTGATTTTATTGAGAATCCATATGCTTATAATTTTTATAAGATAGAAATCAATTCTGAGCAAGATTTAGAGCAAATTTTTAAGCTTAAATATAATTCAGTTTTATCTATTAAATGTTTAGATAAGTATGTAAATGATTTAAAACAATGTTTAGTCGATGAAGCTAATAGAATTGTTAATTATCGTATTATTACAGTTTTTCAAAAAGCTACAAGCACTTCAGATGAATCTGCTGAAAAACTTGAGTTAAATGTAAATCCAATCGAAAAATTTATTGAACTATGCAAAGTAAAATTTACTGACAGTCAAATACTTGAAGAGGAGCTTGCTGAAATTTGCAAGTAATAATTTATGGAAGAACGCAATATAAGCAAATGCTGTAATCTGCAATTTCAAACTCAATATACGCAGCAAGTTATGATAAATGGTATTCCGCAAAACAGTGGAGTTATTGAAGTTCCACTGTTAATATGCCCAAATTGCGGGCATGTTGTTGCTCAGTTTAATTCTGGAACAACAATGCAGCAAGTTTTTGAAACTTGCGAAAATGAAATTTCAAAGCAAATAAATTATTGTGTAAAATGTGGGCAAAAGCTTAGATTTCCAACAAGTATTAAAGTTGAAGCACAAGAAATGTAAATTAAAATAAAGTTAAAAATATTGTATAATATAATATAAAAATATGCTAAAAAATAATAAAAAAATTTGTAGAAAACTTTATAATTATTATAAAAAAGAATTTAATAAATGTACTAAAAATATGCTAGATATGGAGCCAAATTTTGTTATTGGGCTCGAGACACTGATGTTGTACTTACAATATATGCAAGATACAGTCGCATTAACTAAACAATTAGTTGTTAATCAAGAAACTATTAATAATATGTTTTTATCATTGACTTTAGTGCTAGATAATTATATTAATTATAAAAATTGTTTCCTTAAGCAAGATATTATTTTAAATGATATTAACTTAACTCAAGAGGAAAAAGATAAGCAGGTAGCTAACTTATTAAAAAAATCAAAGTTATATTGGACATTATTATGGAACAATATAGCACATTATATGGAGGCGTGGGTAACTGATGAATGTTTTATGAAATAAAGTTATTTTGCATAATTTTGGTAGCTATAATCATGCTGAAGTTGATTTAAAAGACAAAGGTTTTTGCTCAGTAATTGGTGAAAACAAATATAAAAAAGATAATGCTTTATCTAATGGCTCAGGAAAATCTTTTTTATGGTCAGCATTATGCTACACAATAACAGGTGAAACAATTCAAGGATTAAAAAAGAATTTAAAAAATCTTAATATTACAGATGATAATACGGGTTATACTACTGTTGATATAACTGTAGATAATGATCATTATATAATAACAAGAGCTTTTGCACCAAAGTCTAACTTAACTATTGTTAAAAATGATGTTGATTTAAGTGGTAAAACTTTTACTGAAAGTGAAAAAATCTTAGGCGAACAACTACCTGCTTTAACAAAAGATTTAATTGCAACAACTGCAATTCTTGGACAAGGTCTACCTACAAAATTTTCAAGTTTAAAGCCGTCTGGTCGTAAAGATTTATTAGAAAAGCTAACTAATTCAGATTTTATGATTGAAGATGTTAAAAATAGAATATCTGCAAGGCAAGACATTATTTTAGGTCAAATTAGAACAGTCGATGATGCTTTATTAGTTGCAAATACACAATTATCTACAGCCCAAGCTCAGCTTAGTAGTATAGTAAAACAATTAGAGCAACGTGTTTGTCCAGATTATGATAAATTAATCTTAGATACAAATAATGAAATAATAAGTTGTCAAAATAAGCTAAATGAAATAAATGATAAAATTAAAACAAATGATAGCTATTTAGAACAAGCTAACAATGATTTATTAAATTTTACTAATAATAGAAGTTCTGAAATTATAGCTGTAACTAATAGATTTAATGAAGGCTTAAATAATAAAGCTGCAGAAAAACAAAAAATATTGCTTGATATAAATTCTATTACTGGTGAGTGTACAGCATTGCAAAATGAAATTAAGCGATTAAAAGCTATTACTGATATTTGTCCAACTTGTGGCCAAAAAATTCCTGGTAAAGAAAAACCAAGTACAGCAGCACAAGAAGAGCAATTACAAAAAAAGTACAATGAAAAAATAACTTTAACAGAAAGTCTTAATAAAGTTCAGGCAGATACGACTACTTTGCAAGAAAAATTAGATGTTGAAAAGCAAACTGTTAATAATAAATATGATGATGCAATTAATAGTATTAAGTCTCAACAAGCAACTTTAAAAAATTATGGGTTTGAGTTGCAAACAGAACAATTAACTTTAAATACTAAATTGCAAAAGCTAAATACTGGCCTTGCAAAATTAACATATGAAAAAGAACACGAAGAGCAAACTTTTAATAACTTAAAAAATACAAAAGGTGCTCTTGAAACTGAAGTTAAACGTTTAAATAAAATAATAACTAGTAATACAGATCAACGTACTATATTAAGTGATCATTTAGATATTATTAGAAAAATGGATGCTTTAGCTAAACGTGATTTTCGTGGATATTTATTAGTAAATATTATAGCTTATTTAAACAAAAAAGCAAAAGAGTATAGTCAAGTAGTATTTGGTACTGATGAATTAGAAATTTATTTAGATGGAAATGATTTAAATATTTCTTATTGTAATAAGTTATTAGATAACTTATCAGGTGGTGAAAGGCAAAGAGTAGACTTAATTGTTCAATTTGCCTTACGTGACTTATTAAGTACTCAATCAAATTATAGCTCTAATATTTTAGTACTTGATGAAATTTTTGATAACTTAGATAAAGTTGCTACAGAAAATATTTTAAATTTAATAACAACAAAACTTTGTGATATTGAATCAGTCTTTATTATTTCACATCATGCTGACGAATTAGAGTTAAGCTATGATTCTGAATTAAAAGTAGTTAAAAATTCTGATGGTATCAGTGAAGTATTTGTAATTTAGGAGAATTAATTATGCTTTGAAGAAAACCCGCAGATATGCGTTATACTGATATGTGTATATGAATAGATGAGAATATCCCGAAAATTGGTGAACACCCAGGAGAATACCCAGATATTGAGGACACTGTTTATAATTATTTATACCTATTGACAAAAGCTCTAAGTATTAAAAAACGTATGTTCCAAAATTTTGAAGATTATGATGGTTATGCTTTATATGCTGCGCAAAGATTATTTACAGCAATTCAAAAAAATTATCAAAATCAAGGTAAGACCATTAAAGGTAAAGTTATTAGTCCTATCAAATCTTGCTTGAATTATACAAAAGCTTTATTATATCCAATGAAAGTTGAATATATGCGTGAAACTTTTGCCCAAGTAATTTCTGAAGAATTTACTAGTAAACAATTTGATGCTTATGCTTTTAAAGAAACTTTAAAGGAGCAAGCAGCACAGTCGCAAACAAGTGTAATGTTGCAAGTAGCTGTTGCTGATGTTTTACACAGTATTCCAAAATATATTGATCAAACATTGGCTGGTTCACCATTTCATAAAAATCAGCCGGAATGAAAAAAGCTAAAAATAACACTTTTATTAAACTTCTTACATGGCTTAAATACAACTGGTGCCATTGAATGAAATCCAGTAACAGTATTACTTTGAAAATTACCAAAGTCATTAATTGGTTATGTTAAAATTTTATTAACCGAGCTGTATACAACATTTAAAGAAAACTTAATAGAATGTTATAAAGAAAATAATTTGAGTGATGCTATATTAGAAAAAATGATTGCTTCACCAGACGGATTATATAAGGAGGACTATGAAGACGACTAGTATTAAAGATAGTGTAAATTCTTTACATTTATCTGATATTTATTCTTTAATGTTATTTATTCTTTATAAAGTACAGGAAATTCCAGATTATGCAGTATTAAGTGAATTATGTTATTTATGTGATGGAAGTAATTTAACACGTATATTAACTTATTTTGCCGGAAAAACTGTTAAATTTCCAACTGAATCTGAAATGGTAGTATTATCAAATGCTTTATTGTTATATCAATATGTAAATATTGAGCATAATTCATTTATAGAAGCACAAGCTAAATTAGAAAATATTACACCAAAACAACGTGATAAAATTACTGAATTATATTTAAAAATACTGCCTATCTTAGCAGATTATAATATTGATAGGAGTAATATGAAGCATGAGTAAATTTGATGAAGCTTCTCGAACTTTTGAAACAAGAGTGCTGTTTATAAAAGAAATATTTGCTAATAAATATGCTCAATCTGACATAATGGCACACTGTATTCAACATAAATTAGATGAGTCTTTAAAAAAATATATTAAAGAACTTGAAAAACATGTCTGAAATTTAAATGGCAAAGATCCAATGGACATTTTAAAAAAGATAGATTAGGAGAAAATATATGGCATTACAATCAAATATAATTACTGATATAAGTTCTGCAACAAAAATTCCTATCAAAGTTTTAAATGCAGTTAATACAAAAGAAATTCTTTGTATAGGTAGTGCAATTCATGATGCATTAGAAGCTAAAGAAGATATAGCAGTACTAAATATCGGACTAGGCACATTAAGTGTAAATTTAGCTGATGGGCAATGTAAGTTTATACCAAGTCAAGAATTAAAAACAACAATTAAAAAATGTATTAATAATAAAATTGACCCACTTGAGGAGGCTCTTGAACAAGCTATAGTAGATAAGTTAATAAAAGTTTATGATGAGGTATTCTAATATGGCTAATGATGAATTAAAAGAACTTGATAACCAAGCAGTTCAACAAGAGTCGACAGCAGGTGTGCCTGCCTTAAGAATGATTGAGCTTGATACAGAATCTAAGGATCTTTTAAATAAATTAATTGTTGAAACTGACATTGAAAAAACTAGAGATTTAACTCATTTATTTAATATAAATCAAGATAAAAAAACAATGGTTAGAGTTGACAAGCTAAGCCAATTAATGGATACATTAACTGATCAAGCAATTAAAAGATATCAAGAACGTCCAGATGAAATATCAAATCAAGAATTATTTCTTGGTTTAAAAACTATTCAAGATATTATTGAAAAGTCTCGTAGGCAGGTTATGGGAGCAGATGAAAAGCCGCTTATTCAAATTAATCAACAAAATAATGATTTTTCCGGTGCACAACCGCAAACAAAAGAATCTAGAGAACGTGTAATGGCTGCAGTTAATAGTATTTTACAAGGTATTCTGCCTCAACAAGGACAAGGAACTGCACCAATTTATACAACACCTGTTGTAGAAGAAGAGGAAGATAAAAATGACAAATAAAATTAAAGAAGTTCTTAAAAAATTAAAGATTGATAAGACAGGAAATTATGAAAATCATTTTTATATTGTTTATTTAGATGATAGCAATGATTATGCAAAAGCCTACACACAATTAGAGGATGCAGCAATTAATACAGAGTATCCAAACTTTGAAACTAATACAAATGGAACAACAACTAAAGCTATTAATTATTTTGAATTAGACCTAGATAATATTACTTATAATATTTTCTTAATAGCTGATTTTAATAATGATAAATACTATATTAAAATTGGGGAAAAATAATGAGCTTAATTGTAGAATATGCAGTTGAAAGAACTTTTACTCAAACATTAGAAGTTGAAGATCAAGGTAACACTTGTATAAAAGCAACAGGCGATGTTAAAGATATTGGTCCAGCAGATTTTTATATGTTTATTAGAACAATTGCTGGAACTACTACAACTTTAACTATTGGCCCTATTACACCAGATTTTGCATTATTAATTAATGGTTTTAAAGTAGAAGCCAAACAATTTAAATATAATGAAAAAAGGATTAAAAAAGAAATTAATATTTTTTTAAATGGAAATGGTGTAGAAGAAGCTTATGAAATAGCTACTGAAGAAGGTTTAGACAATTTTCCTGACATTATTACAATGTTTGAAAACTTATAGGAGTTATTATGGCAATAAGAGATTTACAAGACTATTATTATACTATTTTAGACCAATATATTACAGCCAAAGATGATTTAACAGATTTTGCAAAAGGCTTAGCAGATGGTTTTGTAACCGAAGACCAAGTAGCTGACTTAAAAGAAGAGCTTAGAAATATTGAGCAAAATAAAGAACGTATTGAATATATTTTTTATCTATTAAGTTTGCCAAATCGTAAAAATAAGAAGGCAAAGTATACTGTACAGCAACAAAAGCTACTAAATAGACTAAATAAGCATAATAATGATGGTGAAGCTGTCTTAAAAGAGAATGAAAATGCTATCACATCTATGAAAAATAAAATTTCAGAATTACAAAAATAGACAGCACTAAGCTGTTTATTTTTTTATTTTATTAAATTATTAAAATATTAAAAAAATAATTTGCTAAATTAATAGTAAGGAGCTGATTATATGATTATAACAGATTTAAATTTATTACAAAAACCAGCAGAACCTCTTGAGTTTTTAACTGAAGCTGGCACAAAACGTGAAGAGGGCAATGAAATAGTTGAAAAGTTAAAGGCTACAATGGAAGAAGAAAAATTAATTACACTTGCAGCGCCTCAGATTGGAATTAATAAACGTATTTTCTGTATTAGATTTGCAGACCAAATTAAAGTATTTATTAATCCAATTATTACTAAAAAGACTGGCAGTATTATTGGTCCAGAAACATTTAATTCATTACCTGGCAAAGAAATTTTAATTGCAAGACCAGAAGAAATTAGAGCTGTTTATTACAATGATGAATTTAAGTATGAAGACAATAAATTCTTAAAAACAGTTGCAAGATTATTTGATCAACAATGCCAATTATTAGATGGAATTTTACCAAATGAATTAGGTCTAGTTTCAGATATTGAAGAAGATGGGTCACTTTGGGATTTAACAGATGATGAATTTAATCAAGTTGTTGATGTTTATAAAGAATTTGTTAAAGCAAAAACTAAAGCATTAACTGACGCAATTTCTGAAGCTGACCAAGACATTTATAAAAAATTAAAATTTACTGAAGATGTTATTAATGGAAGAACACAAGTTATAGAAGATGACCGTAAAGTTCGTGAACAACAAAATAAATATATTAAAGCACAAAATAAAGCAATGTTTAATAATTTTTTAAAAGGGAAGAAAAAATAATGGCAAATAAAGAAGAGATTATTAAAGATTTTTATGGACATTTTTTAGGTATTATTGAAACTTGTCCAAATGGGGATCAAATTGCAAGAATTTGGTCAAGCAGACAAATTGTTGGTTTTTACAGAAAAAAATATGACCATACTACTGATTTCTTTGGCAGAGTAGTATCGCAAGGAAATACAGTAGTCTCATTAATTTATAAGAATTTAAAATAAAGGAGACAAATATGTCAAAAACAAAAATTATTAGTTTAGAAATTCCTGACTATTTAAGAACAGCTTTAAAGTTAGAAGCATTTAACAGAGATTTGTCGCTTTCTGCCTGTATTAGACAATTATTAATAGAAAAATTAAATTTGGAAATTCCTGAACAGGAGAAAGAAGATGGCAAAGAAAATAACTAAAACAGATAGAATGCTTGTTATTTGCGAAAGCCCTACAAAAGCAAAAAAGATTACTAAAATTTTAGATGATGCTGGCTATAAAGTAATGGTTATGGCAAGCAAAGGTCATATAATGACTCTTGCTGATAAACGTACAAGCTATAAAAATTCTGGTGTTTTCCCAGATAAAGATTTTGAATTAAATTTACAAATAGATGAAGAACATTATCAAATTGTTCAAAATTTAAAAGAACAGGCTGAGCGTGCGTCTAAAGTTGTAATCTTTTCTGATGCTGACCGTGAAGGTGAATTAATTGGTTGATCATTGGTTAAATTTTTAAAATTAAAGCCAGAAGCTTATTATAGAGCTTATACTCATGAGATTACACCTAAAGCAGTTGTACAAGCTATTGATAATGCCTTAGAATTAGACCAAAATTTAGTCCAGGCCGCATTAACAAGACTTTCTATAGATAAATTAATAGGCTACTCTTTATCACCGATAGCGAGAAATTATTTAGGTGCCAGATCAGTTGGTAGATGTCAATCAATTGGTTTAAAAGTTATTGTTGATAGAGAAAAAGAAATTCAAAATTTTATTCCAGAAATTTATTTTGAGCTATTTTTAAACTTTAAGAAAAACAATGTAGAGTTTAAAGCAAAATATGATAGTGACAGAATTACTGAAAAATATAAAATTGATAAAGTTATTGAAGATTGCAAAGGAAATGACTTTGTTATTTCTGATATTAAAAAACGTGAGAAAAAGGAATCACCAAAGCCACCTTTCTGCACTGCAACTTTTCAGCAAGAAGTAGCAAGTAAATTAGGCATTGGCGTTAAAGAATCAATGTCAGTTGCTCAAAAGTTATTTGAAGATGGTAAAATTTCTTATCATAGAACTGATGATACAACACTTGCACCAGACTTTATTACAGATTTAACAAATTATGTTAAAACTAATTATAAAACAGTTGTAGCACCAAGAGTTGGCAAATCTGATGCTTTAGCTCAAAATGGACATGAAGCAATTAGAATAACAGATCCAGCATTAACACCAGAATTATTTAATGAACAAAATTCTAATAATATACAACAAAAAGTATATAAACTTATTTGGCAAAGAACTATTGCATGTGTTCTCCCTGATGCAAAATTTTCTGAAACTAAATATATTATTACTAATAATGGTCATAATTTCACAATGGTTTCTAACGAATTAATAGACCCAGGTTATAGACAAGTATATAATTATGAAAAAGATGATGAAAATATTATTAAAGAAACTTTTAATCAAGATGAAATTTTGCAGGATTGTGAATTAAAAATGGAAACAAAATCTACACAACCACCTGCAAGATTTACAGAAGCATCACTTGTTCAACAATTAAAAAATCTTGGTGTTGGTAGACCTTCAACTTATGCAACAATTGTAGATACAGTTGTAAGTCCACTAAGAGGTTATGCAACAGTTGAGGACAAAAAAATTAAACCAACTGATAAAGGTATACAACTTTCTGAATTTTTAGATAGAGCTTTTCCAAATTTAATTAATTTAAATTATACAAAAGAAATGGAAGAAAGCTTAGATAAAATTGCTGCTGGTAAATTAGATAGAATAACATATCTTAATGAATTTTTCCAAAATTTAGAAGCTTCTATAAAAACAAATTCTGAGAACTTAGATATGCCAGAATCAACAGATATTTGTCCTGAATGTGGTGGCAAGCTAGTCATTAGAAGAAGTAGATTTGGTAAATTATTTAAGGGCTGTTCAAATTATCCAAACTGTCAACATATTGAGAATATCAATTAGTTTTATTTGCTAAATTAATTGATTTAAAATTATAACTTGAGGAGTTATTTAATATGAATAAACTTATATCTCTTTCGGAATTATCAAGCAAGTCACCAGAGTATGCAAGTTATAAAGGAGCATTCTTAATGACGCTATTTTCTTATGGCGGACTTGTAAAAGATAAAAATAAGCAGTATGATGGACTATTTGGTACTAATACACTAGCTTTTAACAGAGGTGGTGCGTTTCCTGCACTTTGCAAAAAGATTTGTGAGGAAATAGTCTATCATAAATGAGGCTTTATTAGTAAAGATTTAAACTATATAATTGGTGCTCTTTCAGGATTTTCCTACTTTAATTCAAAAACTAATGAATGATTTGATCTTTCAGCTGAAGGTATAGCATATTGTATCGCTGAGTTTTGTGCTAAAAATAATATCATTTGGGATGATACTGATATATCGATAGAACAACTAGACGAGTATAAATCTACTTATTTAGGCCATGCTCTATTTAAAGCTGGTTGTTTCTTAAATAATAAACCACAACCTGCTACTTCAACTCAACAAGCAGCAACTAATACAGGAACAGCAAATCAAACAACAAATCAAACAGCAAATCAAACAGCTCAAGCTGCACCTACAGCAACAGCTGCACAAGCAGCACCAGCTGCATCTAATCAAGGAACTGCCACAAATAGCCAAGCACCTGCTGCTAAAAAAGCACCTGCGAATGGCTATAAATCTTCTGGTGGACACTCACAAGATATTCCAAATTTAATTGGCAATGCTGGTGAAAAAGTTTATTTAAGTGGACCAGTTTATTGTATAATTGCAGATAAAATTGGTAAAAATACACCAAGAGCTTTTATTACTCCACTTATAGCTACTAGTATAGGCGGTGTAAAAACAGTTTCACAAGAAGCTGCAGAAAAAGTTAAATTTGGTTCTGGTAATGGTTATACAGATTGTACATTATTCTTTGAAAGCGTTGCAGCAGCTGATAAAGCATTAGATTTTTGTGAGAAAAGATTTGGTGTTAAATATACTAATATAAGTAAAGTAACACAAAAAGCTGATGGAAAAGGATATTTTAAAGTATCAACTGATGTTGGAGAAGCTTTTATTAAAGCTTCTGTATTAAATGAAGAGCTGGAAGAAAAACTTACTGAAGGTGTTAATATTAAAGACATAGATATTTATAGTGAATGAATGCAAAAAAGCATTTCTTAATTTAGGGGAGAATATAACATGAAAATTAAAAAACTTAATGAATCACTTTTAAAAGAAGCAGATGGTGCTGTTGTTATTGACAATGACGACTCTGGTAAAGAGGTATTAGACAAGGTTGAAAAAGAAGTTGATGCAAGTAATCTTAAAACTAATCCTGCAGAACTTGCAGGTGATGTTGCAGCAGCAGGTGATAAAATTAATGCTGAAAAAGCAGTAGTAGATCTTGATAAAGATACTGGCATAGGCGTTAAAAACTTTATTACTGATGCCTTAGATGAATGCTTGGAAACAGCTCTTGATTGAAAAGAAGAAGGATCTACTGAAGTTGCAAATATTATGATTTGTGGACTTCCTGGTTCTGGTAAAACAGCTTCTGTTTATGACTGGGCAAAGCGTACAAAAGTAAATGGAAAAGAAATAAATCTTGTGTATTTAAATATGAAAAATAATGATTTGGAGGCTTTTATTAATGGTTATCCTGTTCAATCAAAAGATGATCCAGATTATATTGTTCAAGCTTACTCAAGAAACTTAGACTCGTTAGATAAAGACTACTCTATTCTTTTATTAGACGAATATAATAGACAAACAGAAGACCAAATTCGTGCATCTGTTTTAACATTAATTAATGAACATTATATTGTTGGTAAAGATAAAAATGGTAGACGTTATTTTCCAAATTTCTTGTTTACAATTGCTATAATGAACCCGGCTGTTCGTACAGATAGAGGTGCGGCAAATTTAAATGATGCTGAAAAAACACGTTTCTTATATTATTTTGATAATATTGATTCTGACCCAAATACTACTATTGAATTTTTAAATAAATATTATCTTAAGAGAATTGATGAAGAAAAAGCAAAAGAGCATCCAAATTTTGATAAAATTGAAAAATATTTAAGAATTGTGGATTTAGGTACTTGGATTTGCAATGATGATACATTTGAGTATGATGGAAAAGATAAGCTAAGCGAACTTGCTAATAGTGGTAAAAAAATGTTAAATCAACGTGCATTAACTACTGGAATAGCTGCAGCAAAAGGTGATGTTGAAAAATTTAAGAACTGATTGCTTAGAGGTGCAAACTTCTTAGACCAATCTGTTACAGGTCAAGATAATACAACAGAAATGTTATTAGAAATTATTAAAGGTTATGAATCACCTACTCGTGAAGATCTATTTGCTGATGCTGGCATTGAAGAGCCTAAAGCTGTTACAGCTGATAATCAAAATAATGTAGATAATCAAGCTAATCAGGAACAAAATACAGATAGTCAAAATGCAAATTCAGATATAGAAGATGATGATGATCCAGACTTCTGAAACAAAGCTGCTGGTGCTGCCGCTGCTAATGCTGGCGTAAAATCTGCTAAAGAAATTGAAGACATTATTAATGGCTTTACTGATAGCTGATCTTAGGTTTAGGAGTATTTATTTATGGCAAATTTAACACCTGCTTTTTTATCCGAGGGTGAAAATACTCGTGATTACATGAATCGTACTGAAAAAATTTTAAAAAAGAAATTAATAAATCTTTTAAAAGATGACGGTCAAGGACATCATCATGCAAAATATGCAAAAGTATTAGAGCAATTTACAATACAGATAGTTCCATATGGTCAAGAGCCTTCAACAGCAGCAGTTGATGTTGAAGGTGCCAATATTTATATAAATCAAGGCTTTTTAATTGATCCAACAACATTTTATCAACTTAATGTAATACTAAGACATGAATTAGCACACTATTTAATGATGCATCAAATTCGTATGGTTAATTATCTTAAAGATGAAATACCAGAGATGCACTTAAAAACAAGTATGTCTATTCACGAGATGTTAAATATTATTGAAGATTTTGAAATATCAAATAAAAGATATACAAAAGAAGATAAGTCTACTGTTAAGCATCTGTGAATAAACGGTAGAGTTATTTCTGGTTTAGTTACAGAAGACCACCGTAGAGACTGGGAAAGAATGTCTTTAGAAGAAATGTATAAAGCACTTGAAGCAGAGATGAAAAAATATAATTGAACAGGTGAAATCAATTCTGATGAAGACAGTGCAACTTTAAAAAAGGCTTCCTATAGTTTACATTCATACAAAAATAATACAGCACCATCAGAATATATAAATATACAAGATTTTTATGATACAATTTTAAATAATCTTAAAAAACGATATGGAGAAGATGCTAAGATGGCCGATAACTATCAAGAAATTTTTGATAGTTTAAAAGAACTTGAAGCAAAAAAAGCTGACTATACACCTAATGATATTGATAAAATGATGCAAGAAATTTATAATAGTAAGCCAATTAGTCAGTGTGACATTGTTTCACCTATTACTGGAGAAGTGTTTACTACTGTTTATTCACCTGAAGAAAAGTCAGTAGCATTAGAGTGTCTTAAGCTTATTAAGGGTGATACAACTTATGAAGAAGATTATAATGCCTGGTATCAAGAAATTATGAATAAATTAAAAGATTCTAATTATACTGATGATCAAATTGGAGCTCTTATAAAGTGCTGTAGATAAGGAGTTTTTATGAAAGTACATAAAATATTATTAGAAGATACTGATAACAAAACTAATACTACAACAACTGATATAGAGGATATTTTTAATAATACTCCTTCAGCTGAGCAAGAAGAAAAAGCAAGAATTATTAGAGAACGAAGAATTAAGGCTATTCGTGTAGCTAGAGATGCAAGAGAAGCTGCTCAAAAAGCTAGAGCAGATGGTAATACTGCAATGGCTGATAAATTAGATAAAGAAGCTGACCAATTAGAACGTTGAGCTAATCGTAATGAACTTAGCAAAGGCGATAAAACATCATCTAAGAATCATAGTAAAGGTGGTAGTGGTAAAAGCCAAGATAAAGATAATTCAGCTACAGGTGATTCTGAAAATTCTGAAGATGAAGATACTGATACAAGTGATGCAAATCGTGCGCAAGATGCAGCAGATGCTGCAAAAGATGCAGCCGAAGAAGCAAAAGATGCTGCTGAAAAAGCTGCAGAAAAAGCAAAAGAAGCAGCAGAATCTGGACAAGCAGATAGTGAAGATTTAGCAGATGCTGCTGAAGCTGCAAAAGAAGCAGCAGAAGCTGCTGAAGAAGCTGCTAGGGCAGCACAAAAACATGCAGATGCTGCTAAGAATGCTGAAGAAGCTGGTGATAGTGAAAAAGCACAAGCTGAAGCTGATGCTGCAGAAAAGGCTGCTGGTGAGGCTGAAGAAGCTGCTGAAGGTGCTAAAGAAGCTGCTGGTGAAAGCAATTCTAATAATGAAGGTGAAGAATCTGACAATGATGCTGATAGTTCATCAGATGGCGATAGCTCTGATGATGAAGCTAATGAAGATGATGAAGATGATAGTGACTCTGATAATGAGCAAAATAATAATCAAAATAGTAATGGCAGCTCAAATAGCCAATCAAGTGCACAGGAAATAGAAAATCCATTTGATTTATCACCAAGACACGGAAATGTAGATCCTAGCCAAAGTAATTCAAGTAATTCACAAAAATCACCTCAAGATGAATTTGACAATATGATGCAAATTTTAAAAATGCTGCGTAATGGTGAATCTGCCGGAGCTAAAGCTGCTTTAAATGACATATTAAAAAGTCGTCAAGAAGCTGCAGCTAAACAAGAATCTCTACATGAAGATTTAGTTATTAACAAAACTATTGAAGAAATTGATGATGACAGTTTTGATAATATAATTAATCAAGTATTAGATGATGTTGATACTGTTGAGCCAATTAGCTATGATGATCCAAGAGATTTACGTGTTAAAAAAATTAAACAAGATCTTGAATCACCTAAATCAAGACGTGATTTTGATCGAGAAGACGCTATAAATATTCAAGGTGGCGGAGATCGAATAAAGAAAGACCGTGAAGCAAGACGTGAAGCACGAAGAACTAATGTTGCATATATGCCAGGCACAGAACAATTTAAAGATGACCTATATGATACTATTCGTGATCAGCTTGATAAGATAAAAAAAGAAAAAAATTCTTGAGGAGCAATTAATAAACATCATCAAAATGATAATATTATTAAGCAAGGTAAAGTTATACGTGGAGAATATGATGAAAAAACACCATTAATTCAAGTATATTTAGACTGCTCTGCATCTTTTAACTCAGATGATATAAAGCGAGAAAAAGATTTATTAGAAGTTGTAAAAGAATTTGAAGATGAAGGCGAAATTATCATAGATCTTTATTATTTTTCAGATGATATATTTAGAGACTATTATAGTGCTAGAAATCAAGGTGGTACATGTGCTTGACCTAAAATTATTGCAAATATAATAAAAACAGCTCCTTCAAATGTTTTAATAGTTACAGATAGCGATATGGAATATGATGCTATTGCAAGTAATAAATATTATAGAGTAGACGGATGTGTTTGATATATTTGAAAAAGAAGTCGTGCCGATGCATTACCTAAACATTTAGATGGTGCTACAGGACTTAAAGAATATTCTATAAAATGAGATTAGGAGATATAAAATGGAAATTTTAAAGGAATCAAAAGAAAAATTACCAATTGATTTTATCACTCAATTTATTTCAAAAGGCTGAGAAGAAGTTGGTAATATAAAAGCAAGTATTGATGCAATTAAACAAAGTTTTACAAATACTAAAGAAGTTGCAGAAGTTTTGCAAGAATTATCTGATGCTTATTTAATTGCTATTGGCCAATTACAAGGAATTTTGCAAGATAAAAAATATGTTGAAGTTCCAGAAGAAACTAATGGTAGCCTAAAAGAAGCTTTAAATGAAGAACTTCCAGATGCTAAAGTTTTAGGTCTTGATAAACCAGAAGAAAAAGTTGAAAAACCTGCTCCAGTAGAAGAAGAAACATTGGCCCCAGAATTGCCTGAAGAAGACATTCCCGAAGAAGATGTTAAAGAAGCTTTAAATGAAGATGTTACAATTATTATTAATGATAATGATAATGATACAGCTAAGCCAGAATTTGAAGGTGCATTTGACTATTTCTGTGATTTTGATGATCCAGAACCAACAGAAGAAAGACTTCATGATCAAGGCTATCCTTTCATTAAATAATTTAATTAATAAAATAGTAAAAAATTAGTCTAATTATTATAATTAGGCTTTTTTATTTGCTAAATTATTTGATAGTATATTGGTCTTATTCCTTTCACCGATGTACTATCGTACTATAGTAAATAATAAGGAGATTATATGAATACTAAAAGTTTATTAGAATTTTACTTAGATGATATTGATAACGTTGATGAAAGTTTAAACGAATCTCAATCTCAAGAAATTGGCGATTATTATAGAAAGTTTTCTGACCTATATGGTGTCGATTTAGATGATTTAGTCTATGGCGAAGATGGCTTTATGAAATCTTGTTATCCTAATGGCTTTCCAGATTTTGCAGGTGATGTAATTTATTCTGAAAAGTATTGGAATGAATTTGAAAAATGACTTAAAGATACTAAGGGTATTGAATTACATGAAGATTTAACCGAAGCTAATAAACCTATTAGTTTTATGGTAGATGATTACTTAGATGATGTGGATTATTGGGTAGATATTGAGAATCTTGGTATAGCTATGGCAAAAAGTTTACTAAAAGACAACAATAAAGATAAACTTATTCAAGACTATAAAAAAGAGGCAGCAAAAGATGCTAAAGATTTATCTGATGAAAATGAATATTATCCTTATGAAGATGCACTTAAAGATGAACTTGACATAGTAAAATACTTAGAATATTTTCTTGACCATGCTGAAGACGAGATTAAATTTGGCACAGAACAAGCTAAAAAACGCTTTTCTGAAATTATGTCATTATTTGATACAGCAAATATTAATGATAAATTAAGTAGCTTTTGAACAGTTGGCAATTTCTACCACTTAGAAGATGGCCCAATAGAAAACGCTAAATACCTTAGCTATAAAGTTAACTATGAAGGGGACGGAAAAGAAAGATATCTTGCAACTGATACTGGTGATGCATCAAGTGAAGAAGTTTATTATGTAGGATATGATTATGATGAAGCGGTTAATGCTTTATGTGATGCATGAGATGACTGAGATGGTAATTATATAGAAGATGTTCATCCAACAGTATTTAAATATATTGGTCATAATACTAAAGCTTTTGATGAATTGGCTACTAAATTTGCAAATAAGCAAGATTTAGGTAATTGAGGTAAAGGTTTAGTTGGAAATCATTATGCAAATGAATGAGAAGACTGAGAAGATGTTTATGATTATGACTTTAACTTTAGCTACGAAGATGCAGACGAGGAAGACTATAGTGAATCTTTAACTGAAGCTAAGAAAAAGAAAAAACCTTATGATTCTAAATCTATAACAACAGGAAATATTGCTTATAATTTAAGTAAGTTTAATCAACGTATGGGAACAGCTTTTCCTGGCAATGATAACAATAACCCAAGTACTGAAGAAGCTAAGGCTGCTGCTCAAGCTGCAAATAATGCTGTAGCTGATGGTGCTGGTGAAGGTACTAGCGGAGAGGCTTCAGGTGCTTCTGCTAGTGGAGAAGGTGGAGCTATGGGTGAAAGCTTGAAAGATAAGCCTTTAACAGAAGCTAAACGTTATGTAAGACGTTACTTTATTCGTCCACAACAAATTTTCTGTAGCAATAAATCAGAAATCTTAAAATCTTTAATTGATTTAGGCAATGAAAACTGCTCAGTTTATACATTAAATAATTTAGGAGATGTTAAAGACGTTACTAAATTAACTAATGATGATATTATTTATTATTACGATGATGGCATTCTTTATGATAAAAATCATGTTAAAGTAATGGATTATGACTTATCTATTAAACATGAAGAAGATCGTAAAAAATTCTCAGGTAAACCAACTGAAAGCGATTTAAAGAGTGATGAATATGATGACAGAATGACTAAAGTAACTGTTGTCGAAGATGTTGACTGAACAGATGGTCTACTTGACGAATATTATGATGGCGATGAAGCAATCGAATCTGACCAAAAATTATACGGTACAGATAATGCAGTAGTTAAATGTAAAAAATATGATGTAGTTGCACACTGCGAAGATGAAAAGCCAGTTGATTGTAATTTAGAAAAGAAACCACTTGAAAAGCCTTTAACTGAAGACTTTGATGGTAGCTGCCCATATTGTCATAGTGAAAATGTAGACTTTATAGATGAAGATGAAGATTCTATTAAATATATTTGTAGAGAATGTGGTAAAGATTTTACAGTAATTAATGATAAAGATATTACTACAAGAAATGGCTTCCCTGTAGATGAAACTTTAACTGGAGCAGAAAATAATAAAGATAAATATACAGTAGCTTATGTAGAAGTTGAAGATCCAGAACATCCAGATTTTTATGCTTCAAATGGTCTAAAGAAACATTATGCTTGTAAAGGTTTTGCAACTGCTAAATCAGTTGCTAATCGTCTTTGGAATAAATTAAATAGTAAAATACCAACTCATGTATTTATTTTAGCGCCTAATGGAACTGCCGATACTGATAGCATATGAGCTAAAGGCTGCAACGGTAAAGTACTTGATAAAATAAATGCAAATGGTAAAAACTTTGCTGAAAGCTTACAAGAATCTAAAGAGGAAGTTTTTGTTGAACTAACAGATGAAGACTTCTTAGACGAAGCTTTAACTGAAGAACAAAATCCAGAAGACTATTTATATAGTATTATCTGTAAATTAGCTAACAATAATTCAAAGACAAAAGTTAATTTAAATGATTTAATCTATGCAGCTCAATGAGATGATGCTGTTCGTTACTTCTGAGATAAGGTAAAGGCACTTGAAGAAAAAGGCAAAATTAAAATTACTTGGCCAGACCCTAAAAAATGACAAAAAGCTTATTGTCAATTAGTAGAAAGTTTAACTGAAGAAGCTGATCTTACTAAAAAACATGATATTTTAACACCAGCTGAACTTGCTATTTTTAAAGACTGTTGTACTAGTGCTAATAAAGTTTCTGAACTGCTTAAAAACTTAATCGCTAGTGGCCTTGGTAAAAAAGATATTATATGATTAGACCATCGTGACTATCGTAATTGAACTAGTCCTATTTGAGTCAGTGGCTATATTAAAAAAGGTTTTGTGATTGGTTATAGTACACGATATGATTTAAAAGGAGGTTATATTATATTATATTCTCGAGAAGAAAGTTTGTGGTGTAGTTATAAAAAAGATACTAGAGCTGCTAAATTGACTGAAGCTAAAAAAGATGAAGATGACTTGCCAGCTGACCCTGAAGTAGTTAAATTAAATACTCATAATACATTAAATACTTTAGTTGCAGATGAAATTGAATCAATTGATGGCTATGAAGAAGCAAAAGCTGAAATTTTAGATGCACCAATTGAGCATAAAGATGCAATTATTGATACTTTAGATCATATTAAAGATGAAGAAAAAGAACATATTGATGAATTAATTAATGCTACTGCAGAAATTCCATTTGGTAAAGATACAGCTGCTCCTGTTATTGAAAAGCCAGCTACTGAAGAAAAAGCTTCAGAAGAAGAATTTGTTGATATTACTGACGAAGACTTAAATGAAGATATTGAAGATAATAAAGATAAAGCTGGAGATTTAGAGGAAGCTGAATTTGACCTAACTTTTGAATCTTATAATGCTTATGGTGAAAAATTAACTGAAGCTAAAGATGATAAATTTGTTTGCTGCATTTGTGGTGAAGAAAGTTATGGCTATGGAAATAATCCTGCTCCTGTAAAAGAAGAAGGACGTTGCTGTGATAGCTGTAATGCAAAGTTTGTAATTCCTGCAAGATTGGAACAATTAAGAAATAGAAAAAATGAAGAATTAGATAAATAATAAATTATAGGGGCATTTGATTATGACACTTTCACAAGATTTTGATACCTTAAAGAACTGTGTACCAACTGAAGAAGATTTTAAAACTGTGTTAGATGCTAAAACGCATGGTAAAATGCTATGATTAGACAGTACTAAATTGATGTCTCAGGATCCTCAGGTTGGTCAAGAGATATTATGCTTAGGTGTTAGACGCTTAATGGCAGCTATGCTTTTAGACTGACCTGCTTTAGCAGAGCGAATTAAAAAATCGCTAACAGATATCTATTGAAGAAATCATCTTACAGTTAATCAACTTTTATCAATTATAAAGGCGCTAAGTAGTAGTCAATTTGTTTCGATGTATTTAGACAACTATCATAAATATGCTGCTTTAAATGTTACAAATCCAGAAATACTTGTTAAACAAGCATGAGAAAAAAGAAAAAGTGAAATTGAATATAATATTAAGAATCAAAATGCCCCATATTTTCAAATAATAACATATTATTTAAAAGACTTCACTGCGCTAGATCCTACAAAAAAGGTCACAGGAAGTCGTTGCCACATATTTTTCGGTAAAAAAATTGGTGATACCTATAAAATAGTAGTACGTGGGGCTACTGTTAATGATAAATTACCGAGTGATGTGCCTTTATTTGCCACTATACAAGAAGCAAAAGATTTTATTACTAAATTTAAGCAAAATCCAATGCAGTCAGCAGTAGATTTTGCTTCATGGCGCTATGTAATTAGCGATAAACAAATTGAAATTAGTCGCAATAATTATATAACTGATTTATCAATGGCAACTAAAGTTAATACAGATTGTGGTCCAGCCTATATTTGTAAAAGCAGTCGATGATATAAAGAAAACATGAAAGGAAATGCTAATATGAATAATTTAAATGAAGCAAAACTTGAATATTGAACACAACTTGATAAAATGAAACAACTTAACAATGGTACACGTGGTTTTAATGTTGGTGCTGCAAGTGCAGAAAAAGTAAGATATAATTATAATATATGTGTTCAAAATAGTTTAACAAGAGCAAAAACATATATTGAAAATGAACTTAAAAATATTTATGGGAATCTTGGTCTGATTGCTGACTTAATGCCTATATCACTACCAAAATTTACAGTAAATGATTTTCACTATGCAGATTATGCTTTTGTAAAAGACAATCCAGCAACAAGCCTTACTGGAAAAAACATAAGAACTACATTTTTATATTTAATTTATGCAATGCTACAAAGAAAAGCAAACTATGTAGATATATTAAAAAATGAATTAGTTCGCGTACATAATGTGCCACTTAATAAAATTAAAAAAATTGTCGATGAGCTATTAGCAGATCAAGATATTAAAGATGTCTTATATCAAATTGTCAACTTTAAAGAAAAACAAAATGAAGATTTAGTCGAATCAACTAATATTGTTGGTGAAGATGATACATTAAAAGATGTAGACCCTGCAAAATTATTAATTAATAACAGTAAAAATTCTACTGGAGCATATTCAGTTAACAAAGGAAAAACAGCCAGCTCTAAGCATCCTAAAACTGAGGATGTTATTAAAAATCATAAATATTTTACTTTTAATTCTAATTATAATGGATATAATATTTATGCTCCAATAAGTTTTATTAGAATACATAAGAAAAAAGAATCTTCTATGAGCGGCCCTTATTACAAAAATACTGGTATAACAGATTATTGTGCGTATAAGGATAATGTATTAATAGCATATGATAAAAATATTTATACTTTAAAAGCAAAATTAGATGATATAATAAAAGCTAATTTAATTAATGAAGATATTAGTAAATTAAGTAATCAAGATATTGATTGCTGACGTCAAGTAAATAATCAATCAGATCAAGAAGAACAAGAACAACTAAAAAATGCATGATCTGGTCCTGGTAATTATTATTTTACTTATCAAGATGCTTGAAGTGGCAAAACTGTAAATTCTTACTATTATTATGATTCTAAAGAAGCTTTTGACGACACTATTAATAAATGAAGTATTAATTCTGGAAAACAATATCATATAACTAACGTTGAACGAGTAAACTCTAATAATGCTAATGAAAGTTTAGAAGAGGGTACTGAAAAAGTAAAAGATGGTAAATGAGTTAATAAAGGCAAAGAAGGAACTCATGGAACATTTAAAACTAAGAAAGCTGCTGATGCTCAAAGAAAAGCAATGTTTGCTAATGGATATCATGAAAATTTTTCTGATGAAGACTTTAGTAAATTAGCTGAAATTTTAAATGATCCTAAATATAGTGATGTCAAAAATTATTTAAAAAACATTAATTCAAAGGAAGACTTAGAAGAAAAAGTAGAAAAACATGATACCTTAAATCCTGCACTATTTGATGCAAATAATAAACTTTTACCAGAAGTAAGAGAGAAATTATTAGCTATTGCTAAAGAATTTACTGATGGCCTAGAAAAAGATGAAATTAAGTTTAATTTAAAAGATATTAAAATTGTTGGCTCAAACTGTTCATATAACTATAATGAAAATTCAGACTTAGATTTGCACTTAGTTGCAGAAACAGAATCATTACATTGTCCTGATAATTTATATCCATTATTATACTCTGCATATCGTAGTATTTTTAATAATAAGTTTGATCCTATTATTAAGGGTATCCCTGTTGAGCTATTTGTGGAAACAGAAGAGACAGAGCAAATTGATAATAATGAAATTACTGAAGAACGTAAAACTTCTGCTTTAAATTCAGCCGGTATTTATTCAGTTTTAAATGATGAATGAATTAAAGAGCCTGCTGTGTCTGATATTCCTGAAATTGATCAAGCAGAATTAGATAAGCTAGTTCAACCTTGAATTGATAAATATAATACAATTAAAGCTAACCCAACTGTTGAAGATATTGAAAAATATATTGAAGATATTTATGAAGTTAGAAAAGAAGGCATTGCTGAGTCTGAATACTCATTAAAAAATCTAACATTCAAGGAGATTAGAGGCCTTGGATATTTAGACGACTTAAAAACTTTAAAGAATGAGCTAAAATCTAAAGAATTAAGCTTAGAAAGCTTAGAAGAAAGATTAGATGATAGTGTAAGAAGAGACTATCAAATCGAGATTTCACGAATTGCTCATAATCAAGTACTTATTGATAATAATAATAATTTTACTATTAACTTAGTTAAAGAATCTGATGTTGATAATATATTAAGACAATTACGTCAATTAGATTATGTAGAAAAATTAGATAAAATTGCTGGTAAATTTGATTTCAGTCGTCCAGTATTTACAGGACTACAACCAAGATATTGAACAATTCGTGGTAGAATTAAAGAAAAAGAGGACTTATAATAGTCCCCTTTTATTTTTAATAAATATATTTGCTAAATTATACGTAAACAAAATTCTTTCATAAGGAGATACTTATGCTTTTATTAGAAGAATTAGTAAATATAAATAAGCGTACTTGGGATTATGAAGATATTACATACTGAACTAATCCTAAGGATAGTACTTGTAATGCAACTATTATTTTTAATGGTAAAAAATCAAGATTACGCGCTGGTATCATTATTTTAAATGACAATGAAATTTTACTTGGTGAAGAAGCAGATGAACCAGGTGTATTTAGTTTGCCTGGTGGTGGGCTTGAAGAAAATGAAACGCCATTGCAAGCAGCTATTCGTGAAGCACAAGAAGAAGTTTATATTAATGTTAAAGAAGCAGTTGATACAAAATTTGACTATTGTGAATGTCACAATGAAGTAAAAGACTGAGTTAAAGAAAATGTTCCTGAAGAGGAATGGTGGTATAATTATTATACTTGTTTAATTATTGCTAAGTATGATGGCAAATATACTGGTGATGTTGATAAAGTTGATCAAGATAAATCAATGAAATCTACAGCTAAATGATATAAAATTAATGAAGTAATTAATGATCCATCATTTAAGACTCAATGAAAAAAAGCTATTGAAGCTTATAAAACACACCCACTCGATGAAGAATTATCTGAAATAATAGCATATCATTGAAGCCCAAAAAGTTTTGATAATATAAAGCCAAATTATCAAGGAATTCATTTATCAACAACTATTGAAACTTGCAAAGACTTAGCAACTAATAGAGGACTTGACTTTAAAAAAGGCAACTTATATAAATATATATTAGATGCAAAGAATTTAAAACCAGCTTCTTTTGATATAGATATTCTTGATTGAAGTGCAAATGAAATTGCTATATTATTAATTAATAAAATTAAGAATAAAAATGTATATGGTGCGACTTTTGGTACTGATGAAGAAGGAAATAATTGAAAAGATAATGTAGATAATAGTGTAGTAAATATAGATAATCTAAACTATGCTGATCTTGATACACTTGAAAAAATACGTGCAACACAAGATAAAAAACTAGCATTAAAGCTATTAGTACAATTCTTAAAGGAAAAAAATTATAATTGTATAAAATATGCTAATTTTGGTGAAAGCTCACGTGGTGATATTTGTTATATTTTATTTGATAATAAACTAATACTTAGCGGCACTAGAATAGACCCTAAAACATTGCCTGAAAAATATAGTAAAGCAGATTATCATTGTTATACATATGATGGCCCAGTTTATAGATTTTCAACATATATGGGCAATTTAAAATTAAAGACAATGGCAGTTTCATTGGCTAAAGCTATAAACAATTTAAAGTTTCAAGCTGCAAAAGCATATGGCTATGATAGATCTGCTGGGGCAAATTTTAAAATCAAAGAAGAAAAAGTTAAAGTTTTAGGCGAAAAAGATATTAATTATAAAGATATTGACTTTACAGATATTGATCCAGCATCAATTGAAGATTCTAAAATAAAATATTGTCAAACTTGTGGTACACGCTTAAATGATGCTGGTGAATGTCCAGTATGTGATTTAGGCGATGAAGAAGTTTTAAAATATGAAAGCTTATTAGAAGATACTAGAGCTCAGCTTGCAAATGCCTCAAAAAAAGCTGGTGAATATAAAAATAAAGAGCGTGGCAAAAATAGATGAGAAAGAAAAAAATATTCTAAAGTTTCTACACAAGTAAAAAGCTACAATCAAATTAATATGAACGAGTTCTTTAAACAAGATATTCTTCAAATAAAAATTCCTGTACAAGGTGAAACTGATGAATATACTGTAACAATAAAGCTTGAAGGTGTTGTTGAAGAAATTGCAAGACATATTAAACAGCATAATAATCAATTTGAATTCAAGACTGTTCTACAATCATTAACAAAAGTATTTAATACTAAAAATGTTTATGTAAAATGTACATGTGAAGATTTTCAATATCGTTTTGCACATTGATCAATTATAAACAATTACAGTGTTGATGACACTTCAAAAGACCCAGGTCCTGGTAGAGGTATTACTAATCCAAATAATGATAAGGGTAAGGGATGTAAACATATTTTATTATGTATAGCTAATGGTTCTTGAATAATGAAAGTTTCATCAGTTATTATGAACTATTGTAATTATGCTGCTGAACATATGAAAAAACCTTTCTTAAAGTTAATATTTCCTAAATTATATGGAATTCCTGCAGACGATGCTATAGAAGATAATCTAGTTCCAGAAGATACTAATTTAGAAACTGATACTAACTTAATTGATACTATTAACCAATGGGCAAAAGATCGTGGAAAATTTAAAAAAGGCTCTAACAAAAATCCTATTACTGGAACTGGTGGCAGAAAGAAAAAAGAAAAAGAATCTGAAGAAAGCCAAAAATAAATTAAATTATAAAATATTGTATAATATATAGATATAAAGGAGATTCAACCAGATGATGTCTGATGAACAAGAAATATTAAAGCAATCTTTAGAGGGCTTATCTCCTGAAGAACGACAACAAGTTTTGCAAATATTACAGCAATATGCTGTCTCAGGTGAATCAGCTTTAGAAAAAGATATAAAATGAGCAGACTGAGAAGAAATTCCTGTTGATGTTGGAACATTTCTACATGAAATGCAATATCTTGGAAAAGGCCTTTATGATAATGAAGGTCGTTTTACAGTTTTCCCATATTGAGAAGAAAAATTAAAAGAAGTTTTTCCTACAAATACAACAACTAAATATAATAATATTGTATTAACCGGCTCTATTGGTATTGGTAAATCTTTCTTTGCAGTTATTTGTATTTTATATATGTTATATAGATTACTTTGTTTAAAGGACCCGTATACATATTTTGGAATGCAGTTAATTGATAAAATATCTATCTCATTCATGAATATTACTATTGAAAATGCCAAGGGTGTTGCATTAGATAAAATGAACCAATTAATTTTATCAAGTGAATGATTTATGGCACATGGTGAAATGCGTGGAACAACTAATTTAGTTTACCACCCAGATAAACATATTGAATTTATTGCTTCTTCAAGTAATAACCAAATTGTTGGTCGTGCTTTGTTCTGTAATTTCTCAGATGAAGTTAACTTTGCTTTAACAAGTAATGCAGAAAAAGCTAAAAAGAAAATGCTAAAAATTATTACTCAAGTTGATGCTCGTATGCGTTCACGTTTCTTACGTGGAACATACTTACCAACTTTAAATATTCTAGCCTCTTCAAAAGATACTGATCAAGCATTCTTAGATGATTATATTAAAAATAAACGTGAAACAAACTCACAAACTACTTTAATTGTAGATGAACCACAATGGGTAGTTGATGATCGTAAAAATTCAGATAGAAAATTCTGAGTTGGCGTTGGTAATAAATTCTTGTCTAATGAATTACTTCCACTTGATGCACCTGAAGAAAAAATTGAAGAAATGCGTGCACAAGGATATGATATGTGGCAAGTACCAATTGGTTATTTAGAAACTTTCCAACAAAACTTAGATGAAGCTATTTGTAGTATTATTGGTATTGCTACTGCCAGTACTTTAAAGTTTATTTCTGGTGAACGTTTAAATCAAACTAAAACAGACACTTATAAAAATCCATTTACAAAAGATATTATTGAAGTTGGTAACAGTCCAGAAGATCATTTACAATATGCTAATTTCTTTGATTTATCTGCTGTATCTAGTGATGATTTAAGAAAACCTTTATTTATGCACCTTGACTTGTCTTTATCAGGAGACATGACTGGTATTGCAGGAGTATGAATTGATGGTTGGAAACAAACTGCTAAAGTAATTCCTGGACAAACTAATGCAGAAGATGAAATTAGTTATTCAAGAGACTTACAATATAAACTAGCTTTTTCTGTCTCAGTTAAAGCACCAAAAGGTTTCCAAGTATCTTTTGAAAAAACAAGAAACTTTATTAGATGACTTCGTGAAAAAGGTTTTGATATTAAAGTTATTTCATCAGATACATTTAATAGTGCTAATATCAGACAAGATTTAGCAGCTGATGGATTTAAAACTGAAATATTATCAGTAGACCGTGTAGAAGCGCAAACTAAACAGCAACCAGCTTATGCATATTTTAAAACAGCTATTTATGAAAGACGTATTAAAATATATAAAAAATGTGATTTATTAACAAAAGAAATTACTGAACTTGAACGTTTAGCAGATGGCCACATTGAGCATAGAAATGCTGGTAAAGAGGGTTCAAAAGACCAATGTGATGCTGTGTGTGGAAGCTTATATATGGCAAGTAAATATTCTGAGCAATATTCATATGAATATGGTGATCAGTTAATAAGCGACGTTGAAGTAAATTTAGAAGATAATTTAAATTCAAATGATAAAGCATCATTTATTAAAAACCTACAAGATGATTTACTTCAAATCTGACAAGAAGAAAATAAAGCATTTAAAGTTGCTAAACAGCAAGAACAAGAAGAAGAAATGTCTTTACAAGATATAGCAGATGGAATTATTGTATTATAGGAGAATTTTATGGCAGAAGAAAAAAAGAAAAAACCTGTAAAACCAGAACAAACAAAATCTAACTTAAATGGTGCTCAAGCTAAACCAACAGTCCTAGATAATACTGTAAAATTAGATATTGATACTAAACAAACTTTAATTGATGATATTATTCAAGGTGGTTTAAGTGGTGGCCTAGATATTTCTAAATTAGAAGAATTTACTGCAATTTCTAATAGTCGTGAGCAGATTTATACATTAATTGATACAATGGCAGCAGACTCTGATGTTAGTGCTATTATTAAAGTGTATGCAGAAGAAGCTACTGAAACAGCTGATAATGGCCATGTTATCTGAGCAGAATCTGATGACCAAAAAGTTAGTATGTATGTTAACTATTTACTAAATGTTATGAATGCAGATAAGCAAATGTATAAATGAGCATATAATCTAGTTAAATATGGTGATGTTTATTTAAGACTTTATCGCGAATCTGAATATAAAGACAGTCTATTTGACACAAATACTATTGATAAAGTTTATAGAAGCAGAAATGTGTTAAATGAGGATTTAAATAAGGCTGTCAATGATATATTTTCTGATGGTGAAAAATTAGATGAATCTGTTCAAATGAATATACACTCACCTAGTGATCCATATAGTTTATATATTGAAATGGTTGATGACCCAAGTACAATGTTTGAGTTATGTAGACTTGGAAAAACCTTTGGATACATTGAAACACCAAATGATGATACTCAAAATAATTATTTAAATAACTATTTAGTTAACACAAATGGTAATATGAATTCATTAGTCGGAAACTATAGAATGAAATCTAATGATGTAAATATTTATCAAGCAGATGATTTTGTTCATGCTTGCTTAGAAGATGCAAATTCGCGTTATCCAGAAAAAGTTGAGTTGTTTAAAGTTGATGAAGATAATAAAACTTCTACAACAAGCTCTTCTTATAATGTTCGTCGTGGTAAATCAATGCTATATGACTCATATAAAATTTGAAGAGAAAAAACATTACTTGAAGATGTTATTTTATTAAATCGTGTAACTAAATCAAGTATTATTAGATTAATTCAAGTTGAAGTTGGTAATATGGGCAAAACTCAATCAAGAAATGTAGTTAAACAAGTTAAATCATTATTTGAACAAAAATCTGCAATTAATACAGATAAATCATATGCAGAATATGCGAATATGGGGCCTGTAGAAAATAATGTTTATATCACTACTCACGGTGGACAAGGTGCTGTTTCAGTAAGTGCTGTTGGTGGTGATGTCGATGTTAAAGGTCTTGCAGATTTAGATAATTGAATTAATAAATATTACTCAAGTTTTGGTATTCCAAAAGCATTCTTTGGTTATACAGATGATGGTGCTGGCTTTAATGGCGGCCAATCACTTGCTATTATTTCAAGTGTATTTGCTAAAGGTATTAAGCATATTCAAAATGCATTAATTCAAGCTTTATCAGATGCAATTAATTTAATTTTAATAAATAAAGGCTTAATGTCATATTTAAATAACTTTACACTAAAAATGCGTGAACCTGTATCACAAGAAGAGTTAGACTTTAGAGCAAATCTAAATGATAGAATTAATGCAATTAGTAACTTCCAAAGCTTATTCTCAAATGTTGAAACACGTTCAAGACAATTAGAGATTGTTAAACAATTAGTTGCTAAATTGAACTATGGTGATGAAATTCTTGATATATTAGATAAAGAAATTGGTACTGCCAAAAAAATAGAAGAAAAGGCTGAGGAAGAAGCTCAAAATGAGGCAAATTTAAATAGCCAAGCAGGTAATAAGCAAGCAGAAATAGAAGATATTGATATAGATCTTGGTAATTCAGCAGAAGCCCCAATGGAAAGCTTCAAACCCACTGAAGAAACTCAACCTTTAATTGAAGATATGGATTTAAACTTGGACGAATCTGATTTTTTAACTGAAGATGATAATTTACCATCACCAGAAGAACTAGACAAAAATAAAGATTTTTCAAGGAATGAATAGTATAAGTTTTTGAAAGGGAATATTTATATGATTACAAAAGAAGATTGCATGTCTATTTTAGTAAAATTAGAAGATAATGGTGTTAACATTAATCAACAAATATTAAAACTTGCTACAGCAAAAGAAGTACCTATTGACACTTTAAAATTTATTGCTGCTCATCAAGGAATTGAAGTTATTAATTTTTATGAAATGCTTAGAAAAAGCCATAATAAAAATAAATCACCATTGTATACAAATTTATTAAAAGAGCAGAAAGAAAAAGATGAAATTTTAACAGTACTTGCTTGTTTACTTACACAAATTATTCTATACAGTAAAAAGCTTACTGATAATAAACAAGCATTTTTAAAAGAAGCACGAGCTGAAGAAATAACAAAAGTTTTAAATAATTATTTTAAAAATGAAGATTTTCCTGCTTGTGAAGCCTTATTAAAGCTAATTAGAACTGATATTTTAGTCTTAGATTATATTAATGGAAGACGCGAATTAGCCTAATTAATAATTGCTAAATTAATTGAAGCTTTTATAGCTTCAATTAATTTTTTATATAAGGAGTTTCTATGATAGAACAAAAGTACACAGGCTGAAAAAAATGAACTCCAACTGCAGAAGAGTGAGTTGATTTTATGTCAGATCAAGTCGTTCCTTTTGAGCTTTTAGAAAATGAGTATTTATTAATATATAATACTCAAAATGAACTTGAAGCTCAATATGTTAAAAAAGCTGGAAAGCTTAAAAAAATTGGTAGAAATACTATAAAAATTGAACGAGAGGAAGAAAAAGAAGTAGTCATTCCTGACAATCAAAAGAAAAAACGAACATCGACCAAGAAAAATAATGATGTTTATATGCCACGAAATGATGAACAAATATGTGCTTTTAATTTAGTGAAAGACGGTGATACTACAGTTAAATTATTATGTGGCACTTGAGGAACAGGTAAAACAATGATACTTGTTGCTGCAGGTCTTGAAGCACTAAATCATGGAAAATTTGAAAAAATAATTTGAATTAGAAATAATGTTGATGTAGCAAATACAAAAGACTTAGGTGCATTACCAGGTGAAGTTATTGATAAGCTACTTCCATTCTTAGGACCATTTATTGATCATTGTGGTGAAAATAAAGTTAGAACAATGATTAATAAAGGCTCTTTATTAGTAGAGCCATTACAATCTTTAAGAGGACGTAATTTTAAAAATTCATTAATTATATGCTCTGAATCAGAAAACTTAACTAAAGAACATATACAATTAATTATTGCTCGTGCCGCTGAAGGCAGTGAAGTTTGATTTGACGCTGACTTAAATCAACGTGATAAAAATGTATTTGAAAAGTCAAAAGGTATTGAAACCTTAATAGACAGACTAAAAGGTAACGAACTTTTTGGTTATGTATATTTAGTAAAATCAGAACGTTCTGCAACTGCAGCATTAGCTGATAAATTAAATAATTAAATTGAGCGAAAGGTTGAAAATGAAAATTTTCAGCCTTTTTTCATTTTTTATAAAATACTAAATAATTTTCTGCTAAATTAATTGATTAGTTAATAGCTAATTTATTTTACTTTAAATATTAAATTGAGGAGAAAAATATGGCAAATAAGTACAAATTAGTTTATAATGCTGGAAATAAGGTTATTAAGGGTTCATTGACAGGAATTCCTACTGCAGCAAATGATACTGAAATTATTGATCTCAAAGATTATGCTGATACTGATATTAAAAAAGTATATGAAAAAAAAGTTGATAGTGTTAGTGGTATTTATATTAGCACAACTGGTGTGGTTAATGCTAATGATATAAAAGTTTTAGACCGTGCTGCTTTAGAAGGTGTTGTTAATGAAGAGACACCTGGAAATGATGGAGAATAATAAGTAAGCTAATAATTTATTAAAATAATAAATAATAATTTGCTAAATTAATAGTAAAAAGGAGATATTCCAAATGGCTAAAGATTATAGAAATATTATGGAAGCCTTTAAAATGATGCCTCTTACAGAAGAAGAAAAAAGTAAGCGTCATATCTTAGGAAGACTTTTTGGACCTATCGCAACAACAAAAGATAGTACACGTAATGGTAGATTTTATAATGCACAATTATGAGAATCTGCATTAAAAGATGAAATCTTCTTAGAAAAAGTTGCAACAAAAAGTTTATTCTTAGAATTGGGTCATCCAACAGATAGAGAAGAAATTGATATGTCTAAAGCATGTGCATGTATTCCAGAAGTACCTAAAATTGTAAATGGTGACTTATATGCTTATGTTGATATTCTTGATACACCTAATGGTCGTATTTTAAAAACATTATGTGATTATGGATTCCAACCTGGTATTAGCTCACGTGGTTCTGGCGATGTTGATATAAATAATGAAGTTGACCCAGAAACATTCTTCTTAGAAACATTTGATATTGTAGGTATTCCTGCTGTTAAAAAGGCACGTTTAGCAGTTTGTGAATCTTTAGACACTAATAATATAAAATTAAAGAAAGCTTTAAAAGAATCTTTAAATGAAGAAAAAGATGAAGATAAAGTAATTGTTAAAGAAGCGTTAAATAATTTAAAAATTACTTTAGATGAAGATGTTCAAGATGAACCATTTGAAGACACTACAGTAGGTGAACCTGAAATTGTTGCTCCAGAAGAAACTGAAGTAGCAGTTGAAGAAGAACCAGTAGAAGCTTCTGTAGAGCTAGAAGAACCTGCAGTACTTCCTAATATTACAGTTGGTGAATTAATTGATCATTTAGATGATTTTAATAAAGAAGCGCCAGTTGAATTTGCACCTATTAATATTGATGGTGTTGAATATAAAGTTGATGCTTGAAATTATTTAGCTGATGATGAGAAGCTAAATATTAACTTAGATATCATTCCTGCAAAAGCAGATGATATAGATGTTGAAGAGGTTGCTGAACAACCAGAAAATGTTACTGATGAAACAGTAATTGATGAGCCTGTTCTTGCAGACGAAGAAATTCCTGCTGAAGATGCCGTTGATGACGGGGCAACAGAACTTATTGCAAGTTTAAAGGAAATGATTCGCCAAAAAGAAGCTCTTGAAACTGATGCAAAAGCTCTTAAAGAGAGTGCGGCAGTTAGCGATGCTAAAGTTAAGAAACTTGAAGAAGAACTTAATCAGTATAAGAATTCATTTGCAAGACTAAGTACATTAGCTGCTGAATCAAAAGAAGCAAAGAAAGAAGTTCAAAAACTTACTGAACAATTAAACATTAAAGAACAAACAATTAAAACATTAAAAACTAACCAAGCAAATGCAAAAGCACTTACAGAAAGCGTTAATGAGCAAGCTAATAAGTCAAAAGTTCTAGCTGAAAAATTAGCTACAAGAACATCTGAACTTGAAAATGCTCAAGCTGCATTAAAAGAAGCTGCTGATAAACATCAAGCTGAATTAGCTAAATACTCACGTGTTGCTAAAAATTATAAAGCTAAATATCTTGAAGCTGCTTATAAATATGTAGAAATGAAAGCATCAATGCTAGGTGTCAATACTAGTGAAATTACTGGTAGACTTAATGAAGGTTGAACTTTTGATGATGTTGACAAAGTTTGTGAAAGAATGTTAGAAAGTGCAAAGCCAACTTATGGCTTGGCTCGTGATGCTAAAGTTAGAATAGTTGAATCAAGACAACCTAAAGCAAGATCTAATGATCCTGATAATGGCTATGAAATTGATGATGATTTATTAATTTTAGCGGGATTAAAAAAATAAAATAATATAAACAAAAAATTTAATAGGAGAAAAAACAATGAGACAAAATTTACTTGAAACTTATTCAAGACAAATTAAAGTTGCTGAAGCATACGTTGCTAAAAACTTTGATGGCAAAGTTGTTTCAGATAACGCTAAATTAACTACTGCTGTATTACTAGATAATACAAACAGATGGATTACTGAAGCATTAGATACAGTTGCAACTCAAAGAAGTGATTTAGGTGCATGGAAGAAATTCTGCTTAAACTTAACTAATATTGCTGTTCCATCATTAATCGCTAATGATTTAGTAATTGTACACCCAATGACTTCTTACAGTGGATCAGTTGCATACTTAAAGTATGTTGCTACTACTAATAAAGGTGGAATTACTCAAGGTGATGAATTCAACAGTGTATTCGGATTAGGCGAAGTTGGTGAAGCTCGTAGAAACTACACTTCTCAAATTATCGTTGAAGCTGTTGGTTCTGGATTAGCTTTCGAAGCTGAACCAAATGGTTTAACTTATGAAGAAAATGGTGCAATCAAAACTGCTACTTACAAATCAATTAAAGCTGATGGTACATATGTTTATGGTGATGAAATTGATGCTGCTGCTGTAAAAGTTGCATATGTTGCAAAACAATTCCAAATGAACTATGTTCCAGCTCAAGATATTCCTTCAATTGGTCCAAAGATGGAACACATCGCATTAGTTGCTGAACCAAGAAGAATTGCTGTTAAATATGACCAAATCAGTGCATTCCAAGCTAAAACAGATTATGGTTTCTCATTAGACAAACAAATCGCTGAACAAGCTTGTGGTGAATTAGCATTTGAAATTGACTCTGAAATCGTTAATATGTTAAAAGAAGGTGCTGGTGAAGCTCTTCCTGAATTAACATTCTCTAAGACTCTTCCTGTCGGCGTTTCTAAATTCGAACATTACAATGGTTTCTTAGAAGTATTTGAAGCTGCTAAAGCTATCATCTATACTAGAACTAAGAAATTCCATCCTAACTACATGGTAGTTGCTGCTGACTGCTTACAAGTATTACGTTTCGTTAATGGCTGGACTCCAGTTAAGAACGCTAAGATGAATGGTCCTTACAAAGTTGGTGAAATTGATGGCGTAGCTGTATACGTTTCTCCAGAACTAGGTAAAGGCGAATTCTTCCTAGGCTTAAACGGAAATGATATGATGAGCTCTGCTGGTGTATATGCACCTTACATGGCAATCGTTCCAACTCAATTACTTGGTACACCTGATGGTGGATTAATGCAAGGTTTCAGTACTTGGTATGCTAAAGCTCTATTAAACAAGAGTCTATTAGTTGCTGGTAAGATCGTTGACTAATTAATCTAAGTAATACAAAGTTTATAAAAAGGCATATCTTATGATATGTCTTTTTTTTATTTGCTTTTTAAATTTTAATTAAATTTATTGTATAATATAATAGTGGACTAATTCAAAGCTTCTTGTGAATAATTAGCTAAATTAAATAGAGGATAAAATTATGACAGATAAATATGTAAAGCAACTAGAAATTGAAAAATTAAATAAAGAGATTATTAATAATATAACTGCAACTATATCAGCTGAAGATTTTATTAATTTTTATCTTTATCATAATCAAAAAGAAACTATGAACCACTTTGGCTTAAGAACAGTTAAACAACTTACTAAAGTATTAAAATTATTTAATTATGATTTCTCAAAACAAAAGCCATCAAAGTATAAAGGTAAACCAGCTGCAAGAACTCATGAAAGTTATATAGCAGGCGGAAAAAAATCAGCTGAAACACAAAAAGAGTCTTGGAAAAATAAATCTATTGAAGAAAAAGAAGCTTGGTCAATTAAGCAATCTTTAGCACATTTAAATCCAACATATGCTAAAACAAAAGCAGCTTCTAATAAAGCTTATAGAGCCTCTTTATCACCAGAAGAAAAAGCAAAACAAGATGCTATGAGAAGTGAATCAATGAAGGCTTGGTGGAATAGCTTATCTGAAGATGAAAAAAATGAAGTATTAAAAAATCGTTTTAAAGATGGCCAAAGTTACAATCAAAAAGATAGTCAACCAAATTTACAATTTAAAAAATTATTAGAAGACTATAAGATTAATTTTGAAAGAGAATATTGTTTAGATAAAAAATTCTTTGATTTTAAGATTGGTGAAATTCTTGTAGAAATTAACCCTACTTTTACACATAATTCTACTTTTACACCTTTTGAATATAATACGCCACTTTCAAAAATATATCATAAAACAAAAACAGAAATTGCTAATAATCATAATTTTAAATGTATTCATATATTTGACTGGGATGATAAGAATAAAATTATTAATTTACTTGCTAATAATCAAAAAACTATTTATGGTAGATTATGTAATATAAAAGAACTTGATAAGAAAACAAGTGATGAGTTTTTAATTAAATATCATTTACAAGGAACTGCAAAGTCTACAATTAAAATTGGTTTATTTTATAAAAATGAACTAGTATCTGTAATGACTTTTGGTAAGCCTCGTTATAATAAAAATTATGAGTATGAATTAATTAGATATTGTTCAAATGCAAAAGTTATTGGCGGTGCAGAAAAGCTTTTTAAATATTTTATTGAAACATATAAACCAAATTCAGTTATAAGTTATTGTGATCTAAGTAAGTTTTCTGGTAATACTTATAATAAACTTAATTTTAAGCTTTTAAGAAAAACTGCACCATCTAAACACTGGTATAATGTACAAACAAAAGAACATTATACAGATGCTTTATTACGTCAGCAAGGATTTTCAAGATTAATTCATCATTGTGATGCAAAAGATGATAATTTAGCTATATCTAATAATAGAGACTTAATGATCCAAGCAGGTTTTGTTGAAATATACGACTGTGGCCAAGCAACATATGTTTGGAATAGATAAAAATACATCTTTTGGTACTGTAAGTGAAAAATCAGTTAAAATTAATTTATCAAAAATAAAAGAAGTTTGAAAAATAACTTCTTTTTTAAAAACTTTTATTGTATAATAATATATAAAAGGAGATAATAACTAATGATTAATGAATTTGAATATGATAAAGAACTTGGAATTAAACTTATAGAAAAATTTTTATTACCAAGAGGCTATAAAAGAGCAGACGATTTTGATAGTAATATATCTTGGTATAAGATAGTAGAAGCTGAAGATGATGAAGAAGAAGTTAATGATAGTCTATGTCTTTGTCAAGTTATTGATTTTTATTTAAATGCTAAACTAGAGTGCAATACTGAATTTGGCGGTTTATGAGTAAAATCATATGAATTTAATGATCCTGCAGATGAAATTGATGCCTTTATTGAGCTTATTAAAAAAGCCAAAAAAGAAGTTAGTAAAGATATTGATGAGCTATTTGAATTTTTACAGGATAAATTAGTAGAAAAAGTTCCTGATGATATTTATACTGTTAGTTATTATTATAAAGACTTTGGATGTTTTGATGAAAATGGTCTTCCCGGTGTCGATACATATATGGAAAATACTTTTGAGTCATTTGAAGATGCTTTAGCAGAAGCATATACTTGTATATCTTTTGATGATAATAATGTTGAGATTTATAAAGGTAACAAAAATATTACAAATGAAGTATTAACCAAGGAAGAAAACTTTAAAAAATTTTATAATAGTGATAGATTAAAAGAGTCAGACTTTGAAAATATGCATTATATGGATGCTTGGGAGTACATTTGTGAATTATTTTAATCTAACGAATATAACAATCTGGTCAAAATAATAATTTAACCCAATTACTTAATTTGACAAATACGGCTTGAAATTTAATCCAGGTCGTATTTTTATTTGCTAAATTATACAGTAGATAAAGAAGGAGAATAGTACATGATCAAAGTATTTACAACTGGAACATTTGATTTGCTACACTACGGCCACATTAATCTTCTAAAAAAGGCTAGAGCTCTTGGCGATTATTTAATTGTCGGCGTAAATGTAGCTCCTGAAGGAAAAACTCCAATAAATTCAGCAAATGAAAGAAAAACTATTCTCGAAGCTATAAAATATGTTGATGAAGTTATATTATTAAATAGCCAAGAAGATAAAATAGACTACCTAAAAAATAATAATATAGATATATTTGCAATTGGTAGTGATTATAAAGGTTATAAAGACATTGTTGATATCGAAAAATATGCTAAAGTAATTTTTATTGAACGAACAGCTGGTATTTCTACAACAGATCTTAAAACAAAATTAATAGATAACTATGAGTTTAAAACTTTTGTTATTGATATTGATGATACTATTTTAACTACATATAACCGTGATTTTGAGAATTCAACTCCACATCTTGATGTAATTAATAAAATAAATACACTATATGATAATGGTTGAACTATTATTTTATATACTGCACGTGGAGCTAAAAGTTGTAAAACATTAGCTGCTCGTGAGCACAAATATAGAGCTATTACTGAAACATGACTTAAAAAATATAATGTTAAATATACAAAATTATTATTTGGTAAAGAAAATGCAGATTTTTATGTTGATGATAAAGCAATGTCAATACAAGAATTTTTAAATTTTGAGGAGTAAATATGTTTCCTATTGATATTATTGTACCATATGTAGATGAAAATGATAAAGCTTGACAGGCTGACTTTAATAAATATAAACAACAAGAAATAGCGTTAGGAATTCAGCAAAATACAAATGCTCAAGCTTTTGCAAAAGAACGCGTTAGAGATTGAGAAGCTTTTAGATATTGGTTTAGGGGTGTTGAACAAAATTGCCCATGAGTAAATAAAGTATTTTTAGTAGTACAAAGAAAAAGTCAAATTCCCACATGATTAGACCAAACAAATCCAAAGCTTCGTATAGTATTACACGAAGAATTTATTCCAACTGAATTATTGCCAGTTTTTAGTACATTAATAATTGAAGCATTTTATTATAGAATACCTGATTTAAGCGAGCATTTTATTGTTTCTAATGATGATTTTTATTTTATAAATAATATTCCAGAAAATTTATTTTTTAATAAAAATGGTAAAATACAACAAGGCTTTAGTGGATATAGAGCTAAAAATTGAAGCTGTGGTAATAGAATTTGAGAAACTATTATTAGTAATAATAATCAATTTTTAGAATCAAAAATAATTAAAAAGCCAGTAGATAAATTTTATCATTATAGCCATTTGCCTGATGGTGAGCTAAAAAGCTTTGAACAAGACTTTATGAATAAATACTATAATGATATTTACACAGCTATGAGTATATCAAGATTTAGACACCCAAAAAATTTAATTCCATCTTTACTTTATATTGATGCTATGAAATATACAAATTATGGTGAGCTTAATAATAGAATTTATCAGAATTCTGCTTATGTAGCGATTAGCTCTTGAACAGATTTTACACAATATAATAATTGTGAAATGATTTGTTTTAATGATACAGCAGCTGTTGATAATTTTGAAGTGTGTAAAAATAATTTATTAACTTTTTTACAACAAAAACTTCCAAATAAGTCTAGTTTTGAACTAATAGACTTACCATATAAAAAATTGAATTATATTAATATTCATGAGCACAAGAATAATAAAACAAAAAATTCACAAAATTACTATACAGGTAATTTTTGATCTTATTAGAAAGGAATTTTACTAGGTTAAAGAATATGTTAAAGAAATGTTTTGGAATACCTAGTTGGTTACCAGATAAAGAACCAGCTAGAACACAAAGAAAAGAAAGAATTAATAGATTATTTAAACAATTAAATGATTTATGACCAGATATTGATATTTTAGTTATTGCACAAAATTGAAAAGACTTTAAGCCAATTGAAACTGCAAATAAACAAATAATAAAAATCTATCCAGAACTTGGAATTTTAAAAGCTCGTCAAACTTTAAGAGAAGAATTTCTAAAACTGGATTATGATTATATTATTATGTTTGATGATGATGCTATTATTGAAACAACAAATAATGCTCATATAGAGTATATGAATTTATTAGATAAAAATCCAAATGGCTTCTGTTTTATGCCGGGAAAAAATAGTCAATATCACCCTTATTGCGCAGCACAATTAAACTTATGTGCTATTTCTAAGTACATCTATAAAAAAGAGCCAATGGTAAATATTGATCCACAAAAAAATGAAGGATTTGAAGATAGTATTTTTGCTTGTCTATTACATCATAAATATAGTGAACTTGAATTTAAGCCACCTGTTGGTATTAAATGTACACAATTTTTGAATGCTAAAGAACAAGCACCATCGACTTGAGCACGACAATGTGTCAGACCATTTAATAGAATGATTAGAGATACAAATATTATTCAGGCATATATTGTAAAAAATAAAGATATGCCAGCAAATCCCCAAGAACTTATACAAAAAACTTTAGAGGAACAAGATAAAAAACAAAATTCTTATATTGGTAGCCAATATATTGGCTTATAATAAAAATGCGATTTTAGGCTTAAAATTTAGCCTATATCGCATTTTTATTTACTTTATATAAACTTAATAGTTTATTAATTTAATATTAAAATTTCTTAATTATTTATTTGCTAAATTATACGTAAAAAATAGTTTTTTGAAAAAATTGAAAGTTTTTTCATTTTCTTTCAAATTGCTACTTTATATTTGCTAAATTAATTGATTAGTCGGAGGTATTAAACTATATGACAATGGTTGATCTACTTGATGAAATCAAACTTGAATTAACAGGTGGCGTGCTTGAACTTGAAATAGAAGATGCTACTATTGAGCTAATTATTAAACAATGTTTAAGGGAGCTTGATAAGTATTATGATGAAACAACTTTAGTTACAATACCATTTAGTTCTTGTATTGATTTATCAGATTCAGAACTAGATTTGAAAGAAAAAGTAAATCATATTGTAAAACTTTATAGAACAGAAGCTATGGGTGCTGCTACTGGAGAAAATGCTTATAATGACCCACTTTATATGCAACAATGAATGATCTTCAGTAGTGGAAATGGTTCAATGTATTCTTTAAAAGATTATGTTATGAATTATGCTGCCTATGCCGAGTTAAATAGAATTAAAAATACAATATCTACTGACTTATCTTTTAAGCTAGACAAAACAAATAATAAATTATATATAAATAGTGTTTTAAGTAAACCTGATATGGTTACTGTTGAATATGTACCTAAACTTTTACAAGTAGAACAAATCAAAGATGAATATTGAACAGATGTTTTACAAAGACTTGCTCTTGCTAGAACTAAAATAGTTTTAGGAAGAATTAGAACAAGATTTACACAATCAAATGCTTTGTGAACAATGGATGGTGAAACATTATTAAATGAAGGAAATACAGAGAAAAAAGAATTAGAAGATATGCTTATTGCTAATAGCAATTTAATAGCTTATGTTGATTAAAATAAGGAGAAATAAAAATATGAAAAAATCTGTAACACAATTTGATTTAAGTGCAGCATTTAAAGCACTAGACGAAATGGAATATCCAAAAGTCGAAGGCGGAATTTTACCAAACAGAATTGACCTAAGAGAAAGTTTTGGCAACAGAAAATTAAGAACTGATGTTTTAATTGAAGACTATTATGACGTTAATGATACTAATGATTTAGAAGCTGCAGCTGATGAAAGAGAAGCTGAAATTGCTAAAGCAAAATTAGCAAGGATTGAAAAAATTGTTGATTTAGATGCAGACTCTGAAGATGACCTATTAACTTCTTATGAAGGTAAAGTTATTATTCAATGTCCTCAATGTATGACTTTATTCTATAAAGATGAAAAAGATTTAGAAGTTGATGAAAACAATCCAGATGTTGTTAATATTAATGAAACTTGTCAACACTGTGGAAATACTTCAGGCTATATGGTAATCGGTAAAGTTGCACCAGTTGATGAAGCTGAATTAAATAACTTTGACACTGAGGACTTCGAAGAAAAACCAGAGGAAGAAACTGAAGAAGTTGAAGAAACTGAAAAAACAGAAGAAGATGAAAATATTGATGACCTTGATGTTTTAGACTTAGACTTTGAAGAAGAACCTGAAGAAAAGAAAGAAGAAGAAACAAATGAATCTTTAAATAAAGCAGAAATTCAAAAAGATGTTGATAAGAAACACTGCTCTGAAAACGACTCTGAAAATATCACTTTAAATGAAGATTTAGCTAAAACTGTAGAGCCATATGAGGATTTACTAATCTTTGAAAAGTCTCCTGTATACGACTGGGCAAATTGAACCAATAAAGATTTTGCTAATGATAATAGCTATTATGATAATTATAAGAAAGCTCAAAAAGAACTTGCTCAATTAGCTATAAAATATGCAAAAGAGGGTATTGTTCCTAAGCTATCAGAAGTAGATTCAATAGCTAAAAAATATAATATAGGCAGTTTTGTTGAACCTATTCTTAGGGTACTCCCTTATTTAGATAGAGATATATCTTTAAAAGAGGAACAAGGTGAAGCTGCTAAGCAAGATGAATTACAAGCTGAGCATGAAACACCTATTAAAGAGGAAAATACAGTTTGTGAAAAATGCGGAAAAAAAATCTGTGAATGTGGTAAACAAGAATTAAAAGAATCAGAAATCGATGATATTATTAATTCAGTTATTAATTCTTGAGGACTAAATGAAGATGTTAATGTAGCTGACGATAAAAAACTACCAGCAGGAGTGGAAACAGCTGCTGAGCAAAAAGAAAAACTAGCACTTATTAAAGCTTTAAGAGCTCATGGTGATAAAAAACTTGCTGATCAGTTAAGAGCCTTAACACTAAGTGAAATTAAAGATTTACTAAATAAAGGCAATAAAGACATTGACCCTAAAGAAATTGATAAAACCTTTGATAATTTTGTAAAAAATTGAGGCGGTGAAAATAATACTACAACTGCAAAAACTAAACCTGCTATAGGTATTACAGAAGCTGTAGATGATGATACAATTCTTATCAATTATGAAGATATTAAGAAAGCTTGTTTAGATGCAAAGAAGGCTGGTAAAAATTGTCCATATGCTGGCGGCAAATATAAGTTATTTGGTATAGATAAATTATATAATACAATTATTACAAAAGAAGTTGAAGCTGCTGCTATTCCTGAAAAAGTTAAAACAATTAGAGATGAACTTTTAGCTAACAATGATGATGTAATCGGTGTTTATGTAAGTAGAGTATTTAAAAATAAAGAAGACAACAAAACTTATGAAGTTGCTCTTGATAAATATGAAAAATTTAAACCTGGTTATGAAATTGAAGTAGCAGATGATGAAGAAACAACTGAAAAAGTAGAATCTAAAGAAACTACTACAAAGAAAGCTATTAATGAATCTTTAACTGAGGGGATTAATAGAGATTTCTTAACTACTTCAAAAATGGGCTTTGAAGTTAAAAACTTATATCAAAATGATAAAGGTAGATTATACGTAGTTGTATATAGACCTAAATCAAATGACTATGCATTAGGTGCCGGTTATGATTTAACAACTGGTTACTGAGCACAAGGATATTATGATTTCTTAAAACCGGAAGATGCAATAGATTATTTATTTGATAAATATTCTAGAGAAAACTTAAAGCAAGTTGATCCTGCAACATTTTTAGTTAAAGAAACAGCTGAAGTAGAAGAATCTTTAAATAAAGCTGATGTTCAAAAAGATGTTGATAAAAAACATTGTGCAGAAAATGATTCTGAAAACTTAACTTTAAACGAAGCTGCTTTAGAAGAATCTGCTCGCATAATTACAACTCAACCAATTACTTGTGCCGGCGGCTTAGATTATGACCCTAAAGAATATAACATTGAAATTGTCTCTGTAGAAAATGAGGACTCAAATTTACCTGTTTATGTATTTAGAGGTACAGTAGATAATATGGAAGAATTCTATAGAGAAAAATTTGTTAGTGATGCGGATTCTTCAAAATATGGTTTTTCAAGAAAACAATTTGGTTTAGATGAAAGTTTAAAAGAAGCTGCTGCTGAAACTGAAGAAGTAGCTGATGAAGTAGTTGAAGAACCTGTAGAAACTGATGTTGAAGAAACTGAAGAAAAAGAAGAACTTCCTGAAGTAGATTTTACTACATCTGAAGTTAAAGAAGTCGCTACTGACGTTGCTCAAGCTCTATCCACTCCAGTTGAAAATGAAGAAGAAGCTGAAAAACAAGCTGAAGAAATTGCTGAAGTAGTTGATGAAAAAGTTGCTGATGCAGTAGAAGAAAAAGTTGAAACTGAAGAACAAACAACTGAAGAAGAAGCGCCAGTTGAAGAACCTGTAGCTGATGAAGAAGCTGTTGATGAAACAGAAGTTATTGAAGAACCTGTTGAAGAACCAGCTGAATTAGATGAAGCTTTAAAGATTATTGCAGATATTAGTGATTATACACCTTGGTCTGGTGCTGTTGATACTTTTAATAAAATTAAAGATGCAGGTAAGTTAGACCAACTTGAAGAATACCTTGAAGAATGCTATCCAGAAGGACTTCAAATGGTTCAACTTAATGACATTCTTTGGTTTGATAGTGAAGATATTTTAAGTTATCTTGGTCTTGCTGAAGAAGAAGATGAAGAAGATGAAGATTTTGATGAATCTTTAAAAGAAGCTGATAATACATCTAATGAAGTTTCTGATGCAGAATTTGATAAATTAGTTGACAGTAAAGCATTTGATGATATGTTAAATGATCCAAATGCTTTAGCAGAATGTAATATTAATAAAGTATTTGAAAATGTTGATGAAGCAGATGAAAAAGCATTTGAAGGATGCATTACAGAAGCATTATGTAAGACATATGAAAATGTTAAAAGCTTTACATTAGATGAATGTGTATTAAAAGATAATAAGTTTATTGTTGAAGGAACTATTAACTTTAATTCTGGCAAAACAAGAAAAACTCAATATGTATTTGAAAGCGCAGCTAAAACAGAAGGCAAAGCAATTTTAGAAGGTTATAATAAAGCACTTTCTGAAGATGGAAACTTTAGAATTAACTGTGTATTAAAAGAATCTTGCTTAGTACCACAAAGTATGAGCTATAAATACACTATTGGTGAACATTTAGTTGAAGGATTAGCAACTAGAAAATAAATAAAAGATTGGCTGGTCATTAAGGCCAACTAATCTTTTTTCTTAAAGGAGATGAATTTTTTATGTCAGATAAACCAAAAGATTATGGATTATTGCTGAATAAAGACGCGAAATTACATCGCTGAGAATTTAAACAAATGTGCAAGCTTCTTGGTATAAAAATGCTTTATAGAAAGCCACTAAATGGAAAAAACTTTAATATACATGGTGATTTAGAAGCAAATTATGCTGATCCAATTGAAGTATTTGTTATTTTTGAAGAACACCCAGATCAAAAAACTTTAAAAAAGCGTGGCTGGGTTGCTGAGCTACAAGAAAATTCTAGTATGATTCATGTTCCTTATGATTTAGAAGATTTGCAAGTAGGCTGTTTATTTGATGTTCCAAGTGGACTTGATGATGGCAAAGCAAGAAGATTTAGAGTAATTAGTATGCAAAATATTATGATTTATCCAGCATCTATTGCCTGTGAAATTGCACCTGAATATGAAGATACTGATGAACTTTCAACTATTCATAATTTTGATAGCTCAACTAATAATTTACTAGTAGATTTGGAGGACGACGATTAATATGAGATATATATTACAAGAAGTAGATATTCCAAATCAAAGATATATTTTAACAGAAGAAAGTAATATAGACTTAACAAAAGCATTGTTAAAAGATATTGGTGAGCTAAAATTATTAGATATACAATTGCCAGAGTTAGCTAAAAAAATTAAAGATACTTTTAAAAATAATTCAGCTAGTACTAGTAATAAAGCTGCAGCACTTAAGGACTTTGCTAACACAATTAAAAACTATTGCGCAAAATATAATACAACAATTATTAACGGTCAAGACATTAGTGAATATATTAATGACAATAAAAATACATTTCAAAAAACAGCAGCTTGCATAAATACACTTAGAATTGCTAAAAAAGCTGCAACAGAAAAAGATATCCCAAATGTTTTGAGACTGGAAAAATTATTGGCTAAAGTACGTAATATTAATACTGACACATTGAAACAAATTGATAAGCTTGTTAATAGTGCGAAGAGAGCTAAAGTAATAAACAATATTATTAATTTAGAAGAAAAATTAAATACTAGCCAAGGTAAAGATCTTTTAGATAACATTAAAGATGAACCAGAGGCAGAGACTTGGAAAGATAGATTTGAAGCAGCTGCTAAGAACGGTTTAATAAGTGGCGCTTGACTAAACTTCTATGAAGCAGAATTTGGTGCAGAAAATGTTGAAACTGTGGCAGCTTTAGGCGAAGCTTTTCAACAAGAAGTTGTGAACTTTGGTTTTAGACGCTCGAAGAATCCATTTATTGGTTTTGTGCATACTTTATTAGATTTAGGTTATCCTATAAAACATAATACCTACACTGCTATACATAATGCCGTAGCTAGCAAAAAGCTTAGTATTAACTCTATAATAGCTTTTAATAACAGTCCAAAAACATATGATAAAGACATTATTGCTTTAAAAGACTTATATTTAGTAGAGGCAAACAAAGCTTATAATTATTTAATGTTACAGAGTGATTTTAATAGCTATCTAAAACAACGACAAAGCGAAAAAGCAAAATGGGAACCAAATAATAGTTCTATAGTTGAACAGGCTATTGATATGAATGTTTTAAAATATATTCAAACAGATGACCCTACTAAAATTAGTAAATTATATGCAATAAATCCTACTTCTGGTGAAATTGACAATCAAGGTACTGCATTAAGATTGTTCATTTTTACTGGTTCAACTGTGAGAGAAGAAAATGCTACATTACGTTCAAGTGGAAATATTGAAGAAAATATAGAAGACTTATTTGATGTTACAATAGAGGAAGAAGAAGAAAAAACAGATACTCGTAAAACTATAACCCAAGATAGTTTAAGTAAAATCTATAATGAACAAAATGATGTAAATCTTATAAAATTATTTTTATGGTGGCTTGATACAGTTAATATTGCAAAAAGTGGCACAAACTTAATAGATAAGGTACAAATCAATAATAATATTTCAGCAGAAAATATGAAAAAATTAAATAGTCTTATTGAACGCGTTGGTAAATTATATAATTTATCAAATCCTGCTAAAATAATTGAACTTACTAAAAAATATTTGGTAAACAAACAATAGGAGATAGCTATCTATGATTATTACCATGCCTAAACGTCAAATTTATTCTAAACAAGCTGCTTTGTTAGCTTGAAAAAGAACTGCACTAACACTATTATATAAGTATAGATTTGGCGCAGCAGAACATAGCATAAATACTTATTTATTACAAAATTATAAGATTTCACTAATTGGTGCTTGTAGATTACTTTTAAATACATGTAGAGTTGGTGAAATTTATTCTAATGCTATTGAAATATTTTGAATGAGCCCAGATTGTAATAAATTATTTCATATAATTGCAAATGGTATTGGTAATATTCATGGAAGTAATATTATAGCTTATGTATTTAGATAAGAAAGGATATTAATATGGCAACAAGATACTATGATAGTGTATTATCATATAAAATTTTAAAATGAATACCGGAGTCATCTAATTTAAGAGTTTTAAAGCCGGATGAAACTACAAGGTTATTTGAAGTACTGGCAGATGACTCTAATGATGCTCCTGTTAAACTGCCTTTTATAGCAATATCTAGGGACCCTGATATTGAACTATTGTCTACTATTAAGAATAGTAAATCTTATGATGGTATAAAATTAATTTCAGCTGGTAGCAATTCTTTACAATTAAATGTTATTCCTATTAGACTTGGTTATCAATTAGATATTTATACAAAAACATATGAAGAAGGCGATGAATATGTTAGGAGCTTCTTATTTAAGCTAATAAATAACCCAGTAATCAAAGTTCTTATTCCTTATCAGGGAGTAAATATTGAACATATTGCTAACATTAGAATATTAAGTCCAATATCAGATACTAGTGATATTTCACAACATCTATTCCCAGGTCAATTTACTCGTTGAAGTATAAAGTTAGAAATACAAGATGCTTTTTACTTTAATATTCCTTACAGAAAAGGCTGAAAACTTATTGATGTTGATTTAGAGTCTACTTTTAATAAAACAGAGCCAGCTACAGGAAAAATTGATGAAGATGATTTTGAAGTAGTTGTTAGTTCAGAAGATATTAATAAAATATCGACACAATAAAAACTAAAAATAAATAATTATTAAACATTATTTGCTAAATTAATTGATTGTATAGTTATTTATTACAATTGTTAAAATATAAGGAGAAAAAATATTATGCCAAAAAATATAATTAAAGAATACGATTTAACAAGTATTAATAATGTAGAAAATAATATTTTTGCTGTCGTTGTTCCAGGTTTAGTTCAACCAGAAACTGTTGATGACACTATCTGAGATGAAAATGGTATTTGTGAAATAAATCCACTAGATTCTAATACTTGAAAAGGTCGTACAGCTGGCGATGCTTCTAAAACTGCTCAACAATGGTTTAAAAAGTATATTGGTTGTGTAGAAAGTACTTCTACAGCTATTCCTGCAGTACCAGCTGTAGCTCAAACATTAGCTGGAACTACTGAATATTATACTATTTCAGCAGGAACAAAAGTATATACAAAAAGTGCTGAATCTACATATACACCTGGTTATTTAGTAGATACAAATGGCTATAAATACACTTATGTATTTACAAGTGATGGATATGGCCAATTCCCTAGCTCAACTGATTATTATGAATTAACAAATGTTGGTTCTAACGCTGCAGAAGCTACAAATAGTATTGGTAATCAAGTTGCTTATGAATTATTAGGTATTGGTTATACTGTACTTTATAAGAAAATTGAAAACATTAGTACTGACTATACTTGAGACAATTTTAGTTGCTTAGTAGATCGTAATAACTATGTATTCCGTTATATCGTAACTGGTTTAAAGAATGATGCTACAACTATTAGTGATATTATAACTGTTAGTACAGCAGAAAAATTAATTTTAAAGATTGCTAGCAAGTATAATACTGAAGTTACAGAAAATGGTAGGGGTGATTGTATTGCTTTAGTTGATGTTCCTACTGATGCTTATAAAGATATTTCAGTACCTGCTACTGTTATTACAAAGTCTAAAGCATATGCTAAAGCTTTTGTAACAGATGATGAGAATAATATTAAGATTACAGAAAGTAAATATCTTGGAATTTTTGAGCCAGAATTTACATTTATTCCACAAGATAATGACTATCCTTATACATATACTACTCTTCCTGCTTATGTTTATTATTTAGCAAGTGCTAAAGAAGCTGAGCTAAATAACTATGATGAGTGGTTTGCTATTGCTGGTAAAACTCGTGGAACAAATAGTTTCTATAAAATTAAGGGCTTTGGCTATAATTTTGGCGAAAGTGCTGCAGATGCTCTTCAACCAAGAGACACACATGAGTGCCCAAGTGTAAATACAATTATTCGTATTAAAAATAGTAATTATACTTATAGCTATTATATTTGAGGTAATAGAACAGCTTATTGTCCAAAAGAAGCAACTGATTTAAAAGCAAGTCATTTCTTAAATATTAGACATTTATGCTGTGGTATTAAAAATGCTATTTATGATGCTTGCTGTGACTTAAAATTTGAACCTAATAATATTATTTTATGAAATAATTTCTGTAATAAAATTAGACCTATTCTTGAAAAAGCTCAAGCAAATCAAGGAATAGAAGATTATAGAATCTTAAAAGTAGCAACTGAAAGAAAAGCTGAAATTAAAGCTATTGTTAGAATTGTTCCAGTTGAAGCTGTAGAAGATTTCGATATTAGCCTTACATTAGAAGATGGAATTACAGGAACTCTTGTATCATTTGATGAAGATGATGAATAATAAAGGAGAATAAATTATGCCAAATAAAATAAATAATCTTGGTTTAAATGCCGAACATATTAGTGCTAATCTTCAACAATATGAAGCAGCCAGAACTGGTTTCTTTACATTATTACTTCCTGAAGAATTGAATCAAAAAATTTTAGAGAAAGTTGCAAGTACATTTAATCGTTTAACTGAGCTTCCTGTTAATCCTACAGATGCTATTCGTTTAAATGTTGTAAGAACAACAGTTCCAGGCTATTCATTAGAGCCTTTAGTTTACAGTCGTGGTAATGAAAAAATCAAATTTGCAGGTGTTCCTACTTGGAAAGATGGAAGCATTACTGTCGATGATGTTATTGGAATGGATACAAAAGCAGTTTTATTAGCTTGAAAAGAATTAGCTTATGATACTAAGACAAGAAAAGGTGGTCGCATGGCTGACTATAAGTATGATACTACTTTAGTAGAGTATACACAAGACTATGAAATTGTTAGAACATGGACTTTAAAAGGTAGTTGATGTAGTGATGTAGATGATGCTGATTTTGATAAAGAAAATGATGGCAAGCGTCAAGCAGGTGCTACTATTCAATATGATAGAGCTGAAATGTCTGAAGCAGACAGAACTGTTTAATATAAAAAATAAAGGACTGCATAATAGCAGTTTTTTATTTTACTAAAATAGATTTAATAAAAATTTAATAAATATATTTTTATTATTTGCTAAATTAAATAGAAGTCTTATTGAAAGGAATAAAATTATGGGACGAAAAAAATTAGATAGAAGTGATAAGATTATGCAAACCTTTGAAGCGACTAAGCCACTAAAAAAACGTTTAGAGACACAAGCTAAAAAGAGAAATATAACCGTATCAGCACTTATTAGAGAAATTTTGGAAAAACATTTTGAAAATCGTGAATAAAGAAAGGAATTAATCATGGAAGAAAGACAACAAAATTATACAATCGCAGAAGGTTATGAGCTACCTTCTAAGGGACTTATTTATGAAGGTGTATCTGTTAATCCACACGTAGAACTTAGAAGTATGACAGCTAGAGATGAAATGAAAAGATTAAATAGCTCTACAACACCTTTTAAAACATTAGCAACATTAATTGAAAACTGTATGTTAGAAAAACCTGCTATACCTGTTTATGATATGGCATTTGGTGATTATGAATTTTTATTACATAAATTAAGAATTGTATCTTATGGCGATGAATATAAAATGACTGTTACTTGTCCATTCTGTGGATCAGTGTTAAATACAATTGTGCATTTAGATGAATTAGAAGTTAAAGAGTTTGATCAAGAAACTTTTGACAGTCTACGTACATTTACGCTACCAGATTGCAAAAGATTAGTTACAATTAAAATTCAAACACCACATATCTTAGATAATATTGATAATCGAACAAGAGATTTAGAAAAACGTTTTAAAGACTCAGAGATTGATTTTAGAACATTTATATTAGTACAAGAAGCAATTGATACAGTTGATGGTGAAAAATTAAGTCAAATTGAATTAGAAAAATTTATTAATAATTTATCCTCAAAGGACTTTATTAAAATTCAAAATAATTTTGCACAATTAAGTACTTGTATTGGTATTGATACACAATTTATTGCAGAGTGTCCGCACTGTAAAAATGAGGTAAAAACCTTTTTTCGCTTCGAATCAGAGTTTTTTAGACCCACAAATATCTAGTAATGGGAAACCTTACGCTCCAATAAGAATTAAAGAATTAATTAAGGAATGTTGATTTATTTGTGATAATTTAAACATAGGTTATAATGAAGCACTTGATATGTCAATTTCAGAACGTATATACTTAATTAATTTAATTAATAATAAATTAGAAGATACAAAGAAAGCAATTGATGATGCATCAGCCCAGAAAGGAAATAAGTTATAGAATAGGAGATTTTTATGGCTAATAAGCTAGAGGTAGTTGGCTATGGCTCAGGTTATGAAGATAATTTAAAGAAGCTCATAGTTGCTGAACAAAATACGGCTGCAATTGAAGCTGAGAATATTGATAAAGCTAGCGCTTATAGAATGGAAAAACATTTAGAGTTTGTCAATAGAGTCAACAAAGATTTAGATGATTATAGAAAAAGATCATTAAAAGTTGAAGAACTAATTGCTGCAGCTAAAACTGACTATTTTAACAAGCATTCTCAAGAAGAGCGAAAATTAGACGCATTGAAAAAAAGCCTTGAAGATAAAGCTAATAAGTTAAAACAAAAATATGGCACTGACAATTTAAAAACATTAAAGCAAAATATTACTAAGCAAAATAAAGAAGAGATTGATGCTTATGAAAAACAGTTAAAAGAAAAGCATGCGCTTGAAGTTAAGGCTGTAAAAAAGAATAGCAAAGAAATAAATGACTACTTAAAGAGAGAACGAGAAGCTGATAGCAGAAATTTAACTACTGGCAGCCTTGTTAGTCGTATTAAAAATCTTAGTGAAATATATCAATCTGGTGTTAGCAATGGTGGCGTTGCCGGTGGTGTATTAAGAGCTGTAAGTGCAAGCATTAATGCTCTTGGCAATATTGGCAAAAACATGACAAATACTGTCGATAGTATTGCTAGTATTAAAAGTTCTATTGATACTGCTTTACAAGGATCAACTATAAATAATACTGCAAATGGTTCATATTGAGCTCAAATGCAAAAAGATATTACAAATATAGCTGCTATTTCACCACTAGTTAGACAAGAAGATACTGTTAAAAATATTCAATCAATGATTGCTGCAGGTATTTCTTTTAATGTAGAACAACGTGCATTCTTAGCAACAATTAGGGATAAAATTGCAACTACATTTAATGCAACAGATTCAACACTATTAAAGCTAATTAAATTACAACAAGCTGACTCAACTGCTGCTCGTTTAGGTATGGAATCTGCTATGACTGCGTTCTTAAATAATATGTATGAAAATACTGAATATTTAAGAGGTGTTGCAGATTCTGTTAGAGGCAGCTTAGCAGAAGCAATGTCATTAATGGATGCTACTTCTTCTGTTGGATTTGAATATCAAGTTCAAAAATGAATGGGCTCATTATCTTCCGTAGGTATGAGTAATGAAGCAGTTCAAGGAATTGCGAGTGCTTTTGGTAAACTAGCTGCTGGTGATATTTCAGGCTTAACTGAAGGCGGCTATGGTAATTTATTAATTATGGCAGCTAATCAAGCTGGTCTATCAATAGGCGAAATATTGCAATCTGGTATTAATGATTCTAAGACAAATACTTTATTAAATGCTGTTGTAAATTACTTAATAAAGATTTCAAATGATACTGCAGATAATCATGTTGTTAAACAACAATTAGCAAACATCTTTGGTATGAGAGGATCTGATTTAACTGCTGCTAGTAATTTATCAGGCTCACTAAAAAATATTTCTGCTAATAATTTAAGTTATAATTCTGCTTTAGGAAGATTATATAGCATGGCTAATAGTATGTATCAACGTACTAGTATTGGCGAATTAATGAGTAATAGCTTTGCAAATGCTAAATATTCACTTGCAGCTAATATAGCAAGTAATCCTGCATTATATGCAATATTAAAAGCTGGTAACTTATTAGAAGATTTAACTGGTGGTATAAGTATTGCATCACCTTTTGTAATGGGTACTGGCGTTAACTTTAATACTACTGTTGCAGACTTAATGCGTGCAACTGCATTAGGCGGCAGTGCCCTTGGCTTAATTGGTAATATTTTTGCCGGTGGTGCTGGTGGAGGCTTATTTAGTAGCAAAATGCTTTCAGCATTAGGAATTAATAAAAACTCAATCTCAGTGCTAACAAGAGGCTCAGGAGCACATACTATTGAAAGTGGTGAAAGTACCTCAGAATCTGCTTATATTGGAAATGCTGCAGGTAGCGAGATTAAAAATTCAATTATTAGTGAAGCCCGTGATGAAGGAAATAAGCAACTTATAACAGCACAGGAAGAAAATAATGAAACAAAGCTATCAACAGTAGATAATCATATTGTAGAAATTGCTAACTTATTAAAAGATGTTATTTCTGCTGGACATGTTAATGTTCGTGTAGAAGGAAGCTTCGCTGATAATTTAACAAATATGAATAGTCATTTTTAGTTAGGAGAAATATATGCTTGAATTTAATAATAATCATATTATAACAGGTTATATTAAACAATTATTAGCTGACTTCAATCTTCCTAAGTATAGAGTATATACTAGAGAGTTTGCAGAGTATTTTGCTAAAAATGGTGTTGAATCTCCTGAAATAATTGCTACTGTAGTTTCAGGTAATCATATTAAAAGTATTCCTTATATTAAAGACAATATAATACAATATTATATTAAATCTAGTGAAACAGGCAAAGGCAGTTGAATTACTGGAAATATACTAAAAAATTATAGTAAAATTAGAGATAAAGCAAAAGATATAAATAGTTATAATACTAAATATTTATATAATATAAGAGAAAGAAACTTTACAAAAAACTTACAAATAAAAAATAATTATTATGATACTTATACTCACAACTATCTTGGTGATTATTTAAGATTTTTAAGAGACTATAGTGATATTAATTTAATGTCTTTATATAATTGTTTTAATAATAATATAGTACAAAATTTAAATTTAAAGATAGATGTAAATGAAACAACAAATAATGTTACTAAGCAATGACAGGCAGTTTTTTCTACAGACGCTACAGATTATAGAATTTATATGATTCCTGTTAAGCTATTTAAAGAATATACTATTGCAATTGATAGTATAAATTCAGTAGAAGTTTGTTGTGCAGTTTATGACAAATATCTTGATGCCCGTACTAAATATGCTAGCTTACCTGAAAAAACTTATCAATATTATTCAAGTCTAACTTTTAGCTCACCTATTGTATATACAAAAATTAAAGATTTAATAAACTATGCAGAGGAATCTGACTTGGCAAATGTTGAGCAAAACTTAGTAATGTTTTTAAAGGTATCAAAAAATACTGAGTCTTCTATTGTTATATTAGAAGGTAATTATGCTGCATATAATCAAAGTATTCTTGTAGATACTACAACTGAGCCAGAATCAGAACGTAGAAGTATAAAAATACTAAAAAATAAGGCAGTTATTAATCTAGCTAATAATAGTCAAGGCTCAGAAATTGATATAAATAGTAGACTTGATAAATTAATTTCACCTCTACAATTACTATCTATAAATACTGGTAAAAGCTATCCTTTTGCAGATAGACTTATTGAATATTTAGTTGGCAATGTAATCACACCAGTAGACGACAATAATGATAATGTAAAAAGAGTACAGACTGTGATGCAAGTAAATGGCGCTAAGTTTGAACAATTTGGCTTCTGAGATAATTTAATTAGAGCTTATGCCTATGCTTATGCTAGTGAGAAAGAAGATAAAACATTTACTGATTGTTTAGGTTATATTGATAAGGATATTGAAAAATCTTATGCAAATAAAAATAAAGAAACTATTGCCAATATAGACATCTACCCAGATATTTATTTAGCATCTAAGGTTAAGTCAAGGGAGAATAACTAATTATGTCATTTAAAAGTAATTTCCAATCACCAGACAATTATTTATATATTTCACACTTAGATGAAGGTTTACAGTTTTGGCGTTTGCCTTTCTGGCCAGATAGTATTAGTGATACTATGCAATCAAATTTTACATCAATGAATTCTTTAGGTAGATCCGCACCTGTTTATACTTATAGTTATTCCGGACCAAGAACTGTACAATTCCAAATCAAGCTACATAGAGACTTTGTTGATGACTTAAATACTGGTTGAAGTAATGTTAAGCTTGAAGAAGGGGAAGATTATATTGATGCATTAATTAGAGCTCTTCGTGCGATAGCTGTACCTAAATATAATTTATCAAATAAAGCTGTTGAGCCACCTCTTATAGCAGTAAAAATTGGAGAAGAAATTTTTTGTAAAGGTGTACTTACAAGTGAAATAGGTTTAACTTATGAAAAGCCTATATTATCCAATAATAAATATGCACAAGTTTCATTAAGTATAACTATTTCTGAAGTTGATCCATATGATGCAACAACAGTTTATAAAAATGGTGGTTTCAGAGGTATGGTAAGTACACTTAAAAAGGGAATGAATATGACGGAGGAATAGTCTATGGATGAGTTAAAAAATAAAAGATATGAAAACTTTGACTATATATCTCGCTACACAGGCGTTCCATATTATTATAATCAAGAAGATAAAAAAGATATTTACGGCTTAGGCTCAAACTTATTTAAAAATACATCATGAGTTGCACATAAAGTAAAGCAAGAAGATACACTCGATTCACTAGCCTTAAATTATTATAACAATCCAACATACTGATGAATTATAGCATACTTTAATGATATACAAGATGCTTTTATAAATTTAACTGAATATTTCGATATTATTAAAATACCAAGTATATCTAGTATTACTTTTGGTAATGAGAGGTAGTAGCATATGGCTGATAATAATAGAAACTTATTATCTTCTCAAGCACGTGTGCAAGTTCCTTGAATTAAAGTAACTATTGGTGATTATACATTTGGAGTATTTAGTCGTACAAAAGAAACAACTAAAAACAGTGCTGGTTTTTATACAGCTTATAATGTACAGTACCCTAATTATATTAGGAGCTTAGATGTAATTAAAATTAATGGACAAGTAAATAAATATACACTAAATATTGTATATCCAGTTACACCGACAGATGACCCAAACTTCTTTGAAAAAGTGTTTAGCTCTGTTAGTAGTACACGTAAAATTGTATTTAGCTATGGCGATGCTACTCAGCCGACATATGTATACAAAGACGAAGAAGCTTTAATTATAAAAGTCGATCCTTCATTTAGTTTTGGAAATGGCGGTGAAATGTCTGCTATTATTAACTATACTGTAACAGCTATTTCTAGCGCAAACTTATGTAAAAGTGGTAGCTATACATTTATTGAATCCCGAGATAGAAAGCCAAGTGATATTATTAAAGAATTATTTAAAAATAAGACTTATGGCTTACAAGATATCTTTACAGGCATGTCCTTGAATAATCTAGATGCACTAATAGAAGGCGGCGACAAAGAAGTTCATATTGACGCAAAAGTAAATATATCTGTATTAGACTATATTAACTATTTAGTAAGCTGTATGGTTCCAGGTAGTAGTACTTTGCAAGGTACAAGCAATGAGCTTTATGTTTTAACTTTACATGACGATACTACTTATGATAAGCTTTATAATGATACAGTTAGTTTAGGTGGTCCTTATTTTAGAGTTACAAAAACAAGTTTAAAAACTGAACATGCTGATGCTTATACTATAGACTTAGGCTATAATACATCAGCAATTGTTACAAACTTTTCAGTAGAACAAAATGAAGGCTACTCTATATTATATGATTATCAAACAAAATTGCATCCACAACAATATAAAAGAATTTTAAATAATAGGGGACAATGAGAAGATGCTTTTGCGCCTGCTATATCAGCGAAAGATAATAGTGCAAATGTTACAGAGACTGATAATATTACTTGATGAACAAAGATAACAAAATATCCAATTAAAGCAACTCTAACTATACAAGGCCTTTTAAGGCCTGCTCAACTAATGACATTTGTTAGACTAAATGTAATATTCCCTGGTGGCCATAGGCATATTCATTCTGGTTTATATATTGTTACACAACAACGTGATACTATTGATGAGCGTGGATATAAAACAACTTTATCTTTAACACGTATTGCTGGTGATAATGACAGCTGAGGAGTTATGTAAGTTATAACAAGCTCTTATTCACAAGCTGTTAAGATTAAGCTTTTTTAGCTAAAGTGCGATACAAGCCAAATTTTAAGCCTAAAATCAAGTTTTAAGAGGAGAACCTTATGATAACTAAAGCAGAAATTCAAAGTGTAGACTATAGCTCAAATACTTGCTCAGTGCGCATACCATTATTTGAAAATGCAGGTGATTCTACTAAAGCAATTTGTACTGCACATATTTTAATACCACCTGGTATATTTAATGGCTATAAAGCAAATGACGTTGTAGCAGTAGCATTTGAAAATAATAAAATGGAATATCCTGTAGTAATTGGAAAGCTGTTTCTTGGCACAGAGATTGAAAATGAAAATACTAATAGAGGTGCTATTGCAGCAGATTCATTAAAAGTATTTAATAATGTTACTTTACCAGCTAATACGCGTATTGCTATTGAAACTCAAAATGATAAGTCTGAGCCAGTTGTGATAAGTTATCAGACTATGCAAGATTTATTAAATAGAATTTCTAGCCTCGAGGCGGAAGTCAATGCTATGAAATTAAAGCTTGAAGAAGAAGAATAATAAAAATAAAAATACTTTTATTAAATATTTAATAAAAGTATTTTTATTTGCTAAATTATATGATTAAAATTTTTATAAAGCTATTATAGCTATAAATACGGAGGGCTTATTATGCGCAGTATTCGTTTCCCTAACATGTTTAATACTAATAGCACAAATGTTTGAAAGTCTACAGAACATTTGGAAGCAACTAAACAAAATAGTATTTTATTATTACAGTGTGAACGTGGTGAATTATTTGGTGATCCTTATTTTGGACTACTTTTTAAACGTTATTTATTTAGTCAAAATAGCATTATTTTAAAGGATACTATTATTGATATGATTTATACACAACTAGCTTTATTTATTCCACAAATAACTGTTGAAAGAAAAAATATTGATATTATTCAAGATAAAGAACGTGGTAAACTATACTGCAAATTCCGTGGAGTAAATCAAATAGATTATTCAATTAATACATATAATTTATTATTATTCCAAGAGAGCGATAATTAAGATAAAAGGAGCTATTACTAATGATTACAAATAATGAACTACAAGCTGTTCAATTATCTACTACTAAAAAAGATTTTTATCAAATTTGAAATGAGCTATTAGAAACAGCTGCTAAAATTAGCGAACGCTGAGATCCATTATCAACAAATGAATCAGACCCAGGTATTGTTTTATTAAAAGTTTTAACTGCTATTGCTGATAAACTAAACTATAATATTGATAAGAATATTTTGGAAGCCTTTATGCCATCTGCAACACAAATGGAATCTATGAGGAAACTTTGTGAAATGATGGGATATAATATTAAATATTACAGATCGGCTACTACAAAAGTACTTGTAAAATATATTGGAACAAAGTTTGAAGATGGAGTAATTTCTGGCAGTACTGGTATTAATATTCCTAAGTTTACTAATATTAAAAACGAAGATGATGATATAAATTATATTACCACTGAAAGCAAAACAATTTATAATAAATATGAAAGTGTAGAAATTCCTTGTATTGAAGGTCAGCTATGCAGCTGTGAAAGTGATAATAATGATATTATATCATTAAGTCAATTAGATGATAATAATAGATACTATTTACCAGAAACTCAAATTGCTGAAAATGGCTTATTTATTTATAATTTAAATAATGAAGACCTTGAAGAATGACATATTTGTAAAAATTTAAATACAGTAAGCTTAGGTGAAAAAGTATTTAAATTTGGCTATGACTCAAATAGACGTTTACCATATGTACAATTCCCAGAAGATATTGGACAACTAATTGAAGATGGATTATATATTTATTATATTAGAACTAATGGTATTAATGGTAACATTTCTGCAAATAATTTAACAGTTATGGAAGAGCTATCAATTAATAACGGCTCAGAACAAATTTCTATAACTTCTGATGAATGGTCTATTAAAAATAGCTTAGCTGCAACTAATGGTACAAATATTGAAACAATAAATCAAGCTTATAATAATTATAAAAAGACAATTGGTACATTTGATACATTAGTTACTTGTCGTGACTATATGAATAAAATTTATCAATTAACTGTTAGTGATGTAGATACAACGCCTTTAGTATCTAATATTATCGTATCTGATATCAGAGATGACATTAATAGATCATCTATATTATGCACTTTTGGTGATAATGGCATTAAATATATTACTAAGCCTATTTTAGAAAATAGTGAAGTCAGTATAAATCACTTTGATTTAATGCTATATCCTTTCAAAACAGTTTATGGCTTAAATACAAAAGATGAGTATGAAAAATCTTTTACTTATAATCCTGAAAATTATAATGAAATCAAAGCTGACTTAGAAGAAAGTAAAACTATTTCTCATAATTTTATACTACCAAAAAGTAATGAAATTGTTTGTATTAAAAATTATTTGCAAGTTAATGCGGAAATTACAACTACTAAAAAAGTTAATACTGCTGAAGAAGACGATATATTAAAGAATGTTAAAACTGCTATTTATAAAAACTTTAATCTAAGACAATTAGATTTTGGTGAAGAAATTCCTGAGCAAGAAATTTTAGATTGTATTTTAAATGCAGATACTCGTATCAAACAAGTTAGTAAAACAAATAATTTTACAATCTATACAAAGATTGAAACTGCTAATGGCACAGAATATGACTTTGCAACAAATGGAGCAGGTGAAGAGTTAACAAATAAACTTATTTTACGTAATGTGCTAGCTGGGCGTGTTTCACTATTTAATGAACAATCAGAATTTGTTGCAAATTATAATGAAACTAATATTGCTTATTTACCTAATACTGGAGTAATTAATGAACTAAGAACAGACTTTACTATTGCAGCAGGCTATGAGGGTCTTACTTTAAAAGATAATGAAGTTATTCAATTTAGAAAACCAAATTATAGTGCCTTTCTTACTTACCCTGCATATGTTAATTATACAGTTAAATTTGCAGATCCTAGTACTGTAGTAATGGCTGGAACAGAATATCTTTTAGATGTTGGTGATAAGATTTATTTTAATTATACACCAGCAAGTACAAATGAAAATACAACACCTCAAGAAGTAAGTATTTGTTATACTGCAGGAACTATTATTAGACCAAACTTTAATTTAATGAATAGTGAAAGTGTAACTGGAAAATCATATACTAAGTCTTTGCCTAATGGTACAGAAATTAAAGAATATATTGGCAGAACTTTTAAAGAAAAAACTTACTTAACACAAGCATTGAAAATGTTTACACTTAGTGCTAATGAGCAAATTGAAATTGTTGCCCCAGTAGTAGTTGATGTTAAAAATTGTAATAGAAATATAAGCTGAACATTAAATAGCGCCAATATTGAAAAAGTTGGTAATAAGTATAAAATTAAATCTTTAACTACAGCAAATAGCTATATCTTAGACGATAATGAATATTTCTATATTACTGATATTGATAAATCTGACTTTGCTATTTATGGTAGTGGTACTGAAATCATCTTTAATGGCTATGGCGATGATCCAACAACTGCTTTTGAAATTACTGAAATGCCTGCAAGTGAAGATATTATTTCTGCTGGCTTTAATGGATATACTAGTGATGATTATTGAGTTTATAAAGAATTTAATACTACTAATTATTTACAAATAAAAGAATATAAATATATTAATTTAACAAGTGGTGACATCTTTATTAATGCAACAGATGGTGCAACTGATCCTACTTCAATTGCAATTAGTAGTAGTAGTTGAACTACTGTTGGTACTGCAAAATATCAATTTAAAGATAAGAGTAGCCCTGAAGATCTACCAAAAATAACTATTCCTGGGGATACTTGACAAGTACGAAGTAAACTACTATTAAATATTGGACCAGATATAGCACAAGCCTTCCGTAAAGAAAGCTTAACTATTGGTGATGATACATATACAGTTACTACTAATTTGCAATACCTTAAAGCAGGCGGTAGCTGAGCAAATGCAATTAATTATACTGCAGATACTCAAACTTTTATGGCAACTACAAATCGTTATTGTATATCAGGAAGTGGTACATTTGATGTAGAAGCACAAACACAAATATATGAAGAAGAAGGCATTGATGCTCCAAATTTAACAATTAAAGTTTATCAAGAAAGTGTTATTAAGAATAATGATGAAACTGTTGCATTAAATAACTTTAATAATGGGTTATTTACTAAATATACATTTAATAACAATGCTGCTCAAAATAGTATAACATTGAATTTAAATCTACCAACTGATTGTGTTGGCTATATTGCTTGATATCTTGTTCAAGGCGGAACTAACTATCATGCACAAATAACATTTAATAATAATGCGACTGTATATAAAATTAATAATGGTAATTTAATACAGATTAGTGCTAACACACCTTATGCACTTCCTCAACAATTATTACTAGTAACTAAAATTACAACAAGTAGTACTATAACAATTAGCACAAGTGGTACAAGTACAGATATAATTTATTTTAGTAAGCCAAGTATTATTAAAATAATTGATGGCACACCTATTAATAAAGACTTATGTCTTGATTTAAATGAAGCAGCTATTGTTGGTTATGTTGAAAATCATTTTGGTACAGATAATGGTTTCTATTACAACTGTCCAATTGATAATACAATAGCTATAAATATAAAATCTGAAATTAATCAACAAGGTATGCTAGATGGTCATTTATTCTATGATCCAAATAATCTAAATAATAAGTTTACAGCTACAGAAATAGACGCTAAATATTTGACAAGGGGTGTTATTATTAATCAAGCTTCTAAATTAAGGAGATATTAATTATGATTAAATTAGAACACTTGACACCAGAGGTTTATTATAAACAATCTAGGGACTTCCAATTTATTGGGCGTCTCTATGATGTTGTATTAAACTCTATAATGACGAATACAAAGCTAATTAATAGTTTACCATTTAGTGATAATATTAATGAAGAGTACTTAGATCTATTAACATTGACACTTGGTTTTAAGCCAAAACATAAATATAATACAAAGCACTTAATAGCATTATGTAGTATTTTATCTGAAGTACTTCGTAAAAAAGGGACAATACAAGCAATTTTAGATGCTTGCCAAGCTGTAGTTAATATAGAAGGTATATTAACATCTATTGGCTATGATATATCAGCAGACAATTTAGAGCTTACTGTGTATATGCCACAAGAAATATCAGATTTACAATTACTAATTGACTTATTAGATTATTTATTACCGGCTGGAATGCTTTGTAATATAGTAAGAGAATTTAGATTTGGTGAAAAATCAAATACAAATGTTGGTATTTTACAAAAAGTTACAGCAGAGACAACAAATGCAAATAAGGTATCATTTGTATTTAATCCTACTAATGTTGTTGATGAAAAGAGTGTTTTAAGTGAAAAGCCTTTGGGAGATACACCAGGCACTATTATTAATTCTACTATTTGAGATGGTAAGACTGATATAGAGAATAATGAAACAGAGCAAGGAGAATAATATGATTAATAATTTAGGCTACAAAGGAATTATTAAAACAAGTATTATACAAAATAATCGTATACTATCAACTAAAATTTATCATAACAGTGGCTGTCTTAGTTTATTTAAGTTTCTTGGGTATTGCTTAGCTGGCGAATTTGAAGCAGCAAAAGTATTAAGACCTTATAAAATAAAATTATTTTGTAATGGATATAGTTATAATGAAGTTACTACAAATAAAAAGTTTTTACCATCAGCCGATAATAATTTAATAGTAGAAGCTTCTCCATTTATAACAACAAATACAGATGCTGTTGTTGAAAGCACAGAAGAAACCGTTGATAATGCTACTTGCTCTACAACATTACATTTTAGAATACCTTATGCTTTTATTAATACTACTATAACATCTGGGGATAACTCTGGTGTAAATGAAGCTATTATTTATAATAGTAAAGATGAGCCTTGTGCATACTTCCTATTTCTAAATGCCGAAGAAGATGACTGAAAAAATATTTTATCTGTAACAAGTGCAAAAGCCTCTTACACTTTAATAATAGATTGAACAATGGAAATTTCAAATAATATAGGAGAATAAAAATGTCATATATAACAATTTTAAGTAATGATATAAAAGTTTATCCAAGTGGTTTTAGAACTAACAATCCAGAACCAAATATATGAATTGATCCAGAAGCTCGACTTAACACTGAATTTAATATTTCTCATAGTGGAGGCAGCATTAAAGGAAAAGATTCTTATATTATTAGTAGTGTACTAAAAAATACTAAGTATTATGTAGAGTGTGTAATTCATGGTTATTATTTTAACTTTTCTATTGCTAAGTCTACACTTTTAAATAATTTTGATGATGGTGACACTATTTATGCTAAGATTAAAATAGACTATGTATCAATATTGACAGACAGTGATGATTTTTTAACAAAAAAGCTTATTCCTTTTACAGGAACTGACTATGATACTAAAAATAGTAGTGACTATTATTTCCAAGCATTAATCTTATCTAATGAGGCACCAAGTGGTAGCAATGTAAATATAATTAGCCTACCTATTTGAACAGTTCATATGCCAGATTGTCTAACAGTTAATGCTTCTTTACTTACAGAAACTGCTACTCATATAGAGAGTGAAGAAAATGGTATTCCTATTACAAATAGATTAATAAATGGTACTGGTACTGGAGCTATAAAAGCTATTAGTGCAGATGAAGCATCTGGTGCAAATAGTATTGCTATTGGAATAGGAACTAAGGCAACCATTGAAGGAAGTTTTGCAGTCGGTAAATATAATATTGGTGGAAAATTATTTGAAGTAGGTGGTGGAACAAGTTCACAAAGAAAAGATTTATTTAGCATTGGTACTGATGGAAAAACTGATCTTGTTGGACAATTTGATATTAAAGATGACAGTAATAATAGTGCAATATCTATTAGTAAAAATAATCGTGCTGCAGCTATCTATAAATTATTAGTTGATGCAAATGTTGATGATAGCAACTTCTGGCAAGATTATGAAAGTGAACCAAATACAACAGCAACATTACTAGTTGATCCTACTGCTACAGGTACTGATCCTAAAATTATAATGCGCGGTAGAACAAATATAAATGATGTTATTATAGATAGTGAAAGAATTATAGTAAATGATAAGTGTCTTTCTATAAAAGGCTTTGCTAGTTCATTGCCTTCAAACGTAGATAATATAGGTCTTGTAAATGATATTTTAGATGTTAGAGCAACAACTAACTTTTATGCAGGTAATATAACAAATTATAGTTATACAGGTATTAAAATTAAACAAAGTGATAATACTAATTTAAATCTTGGAAGTACTAAGCGTTTAGTATTTATAGATGATGGACAATTTACTGAAAGCTATGGTAATGTAGGAAATGCTAATTCGCCAATCTATTTAAAAGATGGTGAATTTACAGAATGCTCAGGCCTTATTGGTAAGCATATTACATTTACTACAAAAATGATTAATAATACTACAGATAATTTAACTACAATTAATTATACTAGTGGTGAAGATAAAACTGCTAGTGGAACTTTAATTAAAATTGATAAAGGTTGTATTTTTATAGGTGAAATAAAAAATATTAAAAATAGTAATGCTTGCCGAATTCCATTACCACCTGAATTACTCGTCTATAGTGATATACGCATATGTGATGGTGGAAATGTTTCACTATGTAGAGAAAATGGAGATAGCTTATATACTGTTACTGCCTACACAGAAAAATCTGGCTCTTTTTTCTATTTTAGAATTGGCGGAACTGGCTGAAGTAAAGATGGTGAAACAGTGCATATTTGTTGTAGTTGAAGCAAACATGAATAAAAAAGACTCAATTTTGAGTCTTTTTATTTTAAATTATTATACTTTTATTGTATAATATATAGTATAGGAGACTCAATAATGAATAAAACTTTTGAATATTGTAAACATCAAGGTCATTTAATTAATCAAGGAATTCATTGGTGTGAAAAGCAATTAAAAGATTATCCAAATTGTTGTAATAAAAATTGTTCTTATTATGAAGCGATAGATTTAGAAACTATAACTACTACTTCAACTACTGTTAATATTATGGAGGCAAATAATGAGCTTAACAAGACAAGAAAAGAAACAAATAAAAAAAGAGCATAAACAAAATAAAAAAAGTTATAATGCTGATTTAAAAGCTTTACAAAAGAAATATATGCCAGAAAAGTTTAATAGATCTATTAATAAGAAAGCTAAAAAAATTTGGATGCCATATGTTAAATGGGATCATGACTGGGATTGGACTTTCATTACTGATATGCTACAATATAAGATAGAACTTGTTAAAGTATACATTAAACATTTTGGCAATACTATTGATGAAGAACGTAATAAACAAATTGCTGAAATGGAAGAAGCAATTAGACTATACAAAGTATTTCAAGAAACAAATTTCTTAGAGGAAGAACAAGCTTTTACAAAAGAACATACTTGCAATTATATTTATTTTTCTGAAAAATTAAAAGATTTAAAAGAAAAAGAATATAAATATATACTTTCAACTGAAAAAGATAATTTAATTTTTTATGATTTAGGCTGTGATATATTTAGAAAGAAAGCTGAACAATATGCTATCAAAGCAGGTATTCCTATAGAAGTGCTCTATGATAAAAATTTAACTAAAGCATTTGGAGCTGAGTGGGACAGTGAAGAAAATCATAAAAAAGCAAAAGAATTATTTAAACAAGCTGAAAAAAATGAACAAAAAGCTTTAGATAAATTCTTTTTATATGTTTCTAAGCATATTCGTGAATGGTGGGACTAATTATGACTTTAAAATATATTAAGGGAAAGAGAATAATATAATGAATAATGTTATTTTAATAGCTATAATTGCTGTTGTAAGTATAATTGAATTGGCAATTAGTATTATAATTATATCTGAAGATTTTATAAAGCTTCCGTTCCCACCACCTGATTGTAAAAAACCTAGCCATATTTTACCACATGATTTATATGAACGTACAGATATGAATATGGTTGGTTGTGTTATTGTTTCAATATTTCTATTTATAGTACTTCCAATTGTATGGATATATAGATTATTTTATATAATTTTTCATATAAGGAGAAATTAAAATAATGAAAAAGTATAAACTATATATAATTGATATTATTGATAAGACCACTGACAAAGATACTTGTCTTACCAAAGAAGCTTTAGACAAAGCAGTTGATTTTTATTCAAGAGTTGAAGGCATTAAATGCTTTACTGATAAAAAAGCATTTAAAATGTTTAAGAAAGAATTAAAGAAGAAAAATATAAAATATGGGGTAAATAATTAATGATTTTTAGTGCATATCAAGGAATTGGCAAGTCAACTCTTGCAAAAAAAGATTTTAGAATAATTGACTTAGAGTCATCATGTTACGATAAAACAAACCCTAATTGATTTAAAGATTATGTAAACACTGCTATTAATTTATATAAACAAGGCTACACTGTTTTTATTTCTTCACATAAAGTAGTACGTGATTATTTATTGCAGCATATAGAAAATAAAAATGACTATGCTATGATAATGTATGATATCAATTTAGAGGTATATTGTTTAGATAAATTAGCAGAACGTTTTGAAAAATCTTGTGAAGAATACGGACAAGAACACCCAATATCAAGAAAGAATTGGCGAGCATATCAAAACGCTGGAAGTCATTTTGAAGAAACTTATGCTGAAATAAAAGAAGATGAAAAGAATGGTTTAAAAGTTATTTGGATTAAAGATGAAGATTATGATTTGAACAGTTTAATTACAGACGCTGAATCTAATAAAGAAAATAATATAACAGATAATGAAACAATATCTGGGGCAGCAGTTATAGATACTGTTGATGACGTAGATTTTCTTGATTGGGTGTCAGAATGTATAGATTAATTGTATTGGAGAAAATATATGGAAATAAAGCTTGAAGGAAATAATTTAATATTAATAATTGATGAAGACATGTCAGACATTAATAGAGAAATTTTAATACAAAAATATAAATTAATGTTTCCAAAATTAAACATTAAAGTAGAAAAAATAATTAAAGATAATAAATAAATGGAGACTTATATGGAAAGAACAAAATTAGAAAAAGACTTAGAACTTTACTGTAAAGAAGCTGTTAACACATATCATGGAGACTTTACTAACTTAGTCTTTGCAAACTTTGAATTAGTTGATAATTCAGACGAAGAAAATGAAGATGGTGGAAGATATTTTATCTTAACAGTTGATGGCGGATTAAATGGTCGCGGTAAATTATTATTTTATTTAGAAGATGTTGCAAAATTGGTTAAAAAATTAATGACAAGATTTACTTATGTTTGGTTAATTGATTGGAATAATGATTGTCCAGATGATGTCTTTAGATTAAGGCTCGGCTTAAGACTGGCTTAATATTTATTTTTATAAAAGATCTGTTATTTTTAACAGGTCTTTTTATTTGCTAAATTATATGATTATTAGATTTTATGGAGTAGAATATGAAAATAGAAGAAGGAAATCAAATATCCGCTAATAAGTTATTACAGATGACTTGATATGATATTATAAATCAGAATTTAATTGATGATTTATTTACAACAGTTTGATGTAATGATACTATGCTTAATGAGCTATTGTATAGAAATAAATTTAATATTTCACCAGACAAAGCTTCTGATGCTACAGATAATGTGACTAATAAAATGATCAGCTTTTGAACAATGTGTGAAAAGTACAGTAATTTTACAGATAAAAAATTATTTATGGGCTTTTTATTTAATAAAGTTTTTACAAAGCACAAAGATGCTACTGTTGAATGCATAATAAAATATATAAAAGCTAACTTAATTACTGCTTTACTTGTTTCAAAATCACTTACACAAATATTTTCAAATATTAGTTTTGACATTACAAGCAATACTTACTTACAAGGAAAACTGCCAAAAAATTTGTCTTGAAGCGTTCTTGATGAAGACCCACCAGTAGGTAACATCATTTATTATACTTTTCAGCTAGTTGTTGACAAGTTTAATAAAATTCCTAAAAGCTTAGATGAATTTACAACATTTACAATTGAAATAAGTAATCCATGAATGCCAATAAAATGAGCAAAGTTAGATGATATAAAGAATAAAACATTAAATGAAATAATAGAGGATGCTCCAATATTTATTAATATAAATGAAAATAACACTTATATAAGAGTAGAGGATCTAGCCAAACATGTAAAATATGTTCTTTCAAAAGAATGATAAAAAATAAATTAGAAATTTAAAAAGTTATAGGAGTAATTACAATATGACTAAAACTATAGATGTTTTAAAATCAATGTCTTGAGGTGAAATAAAACGTTATAAATATATGAGGGACTTGTGCTATGAAGTTTGACTAACAGATAAAGATATAGAGTATTTGGTCAATCAGCCTAAGTTTATTTTTTATTATAATAAAGAGAAAAAACTTTTTGAAAAAACTTCATTTTTTGATTTAGCTGGTGCAGACACAAGTGTTAATTTAATGGCAGCACTATTAGATCATATTTATAAATATTTACCAACATATGTACATGTAGATATTGCTATTAAGGCTGTAAAAACAGAGCTAGCTGCAGCCTTAATTCTGTCTAACTCATTAGAAAAAGCTTTTGAAGATTTTCAACTTACTGACTATTCTAATAATAAGTATCACTTTGAGCTTAGCCAAATAAGCTCTGCAACTTTTACAGCTTCCCCTTATGGAGATGAGACATTATTACATTATGGTATTTCTTTAGATTATGGAACATGAGCTACAACTATTATAAAAATGTGCAGTATACAAAGGCTAAATACTCATGATATAGAAAATATAAAGTATGAATCACTACAAAATTTAATTAATAATAATGTTTTAGTCGAAGCAGGGGTATTTGTTGGAAACAAAGGTAATTTATTACAAAGTACTATAGGAAATTTTCCACAAGAAATTAAAAAAGCACTTAAAAAATATGTTGACTAATATAAAGGAATTGAATAATTATGAGAGTACAAAATACTTGAGTACAAATTAAGGATAATGAAACTGCTAAAGATGCTGCTGCCTTTAATATAGCAAATAATACAGACTTATTAGATTTGCTAAATCCTACACAAATTCTCACAATTAATAAAGGGAAGTCTGTATACAAAAACTTATTAGAAGATAATGGGCTATCTATTAGTAAACTTTGTAAAAATATGATAGATAACATTTATTTTTTTAATAAAGATTATTTTGATATATATGAATCTGTTATTACTATTGATGATCTAAGTTTGTATATAAAAGCTATTTTAGCTAGGGCTGTCTTATTAAATAAATTAGTTGCAAAAAACTTAAATTCTTTTACAATAATAGATAATTATTCAAAATACCCGGGTGGAAAATATTATGTAAAGGCAGTTGACATGCAAAATGCTATTGATCTAATCACGCCTGTCTATCAAATAACTGCAAGTGATAGTTTAACTATTGACCTTGATATCAGTGCTGCAGGTTGTACATATAGGATTACAGCTTATGTAGTTGATTTGTGAAAACTTGATCTCGTAGGACCACAAGATATTTCACTGATAGAAAAAAATTTAGCTAACTTTAAAATAAGATATAAAATAAAGTATTTGAAAAATATTGGTCAAGCTTCATATACTGTTGTTAATAGCATAGCTGATGAAGTCTGTATAATAAAAGATTTTGTAAAAGATATTAAGGACAAAATTTCTGAACATTTTATTTTTATAATAAACTAAAGGAGTCATATTAATGAACATTAAGGACTATACTTTGCGAGATATGGAAAATGATAAAAGTATATATGATATTGTTATCGAAAGCCTTGCCCGAGAACAAAGTTTTTTAAATCTATGAAAAAATAATGCATTATTAATACATAGTGATGACTATCCACAAAATGTAGAAGAAACATTGTTAGGCTATGGTCAGCTATCAGCAACACAACTAATTCGTAAAATTATTATAAAAGTTATGGATAGACATGCTAAATATTTTCAAGGCTATGCGCAATTTATTCATTATAATGATTTACTAGCTTATATCTGTATTGTATTAAGTACTTATATTACGATAGACAAACTTATTAGAAAATTTGCAGTATTTACTAATATTGATCATACAAAAACATATAGAATATATGCTCTAACTTGTTACCACAATATATCATTAAAAGAAGATCCTGCTGATGTATTAGATTATCTTGACTTTGAAGTTATAGATAATAATACGCATCAACGTAAGCAAGGAAATTATAATATTGTAATAACAGCCTCAAAGATTTTTGATTTTATGCTTGACAACGGAGCATCTTTATCTGAATATATAGAAAATGCTTTAAATGAATGTTTAGTACATATATCTATTTATACCTATGCTGGACCTGGTGGCTATCATAGTGGTATATCAGAAAAGCCTTTAGATGGTGATTTTAAACTAAAAGATATGAATCAAGCTATTAAACAAGCTCTATTTAAAGGATTAATTTAGGAGAAACTTTAATGATAACTTTAAGCACAACTTGAAATTCTATTATAGATAAGTATTCTTCAGACAGTATAATAACTGAAGAAGCCATTAATTTTATCTATACTAATCCTACTATAAAAGAGTTGCTTAATAAAAGAATACTAAGACGTGGTACTAGAGCTCTTAGCATAGGAAATAATACATTAAATAAAGTTTATGGTTTTATTTTTAATAGCAACACTAAAAATATAATCAGTGATATTATTATAAAGCTCTATGACACAAAAAAATCTTATTTTGATGCTAATGGTAATCAAATTACTATAGAAGACTTAATAATATATATTAGTGCTGTATTTTGTAGAATTCTTACAATTTCAAAGCTTTTTACAAATGTGTTGGAATTTAATAGCCTTAATAATGATTATACGTTTAAAGTGCATTTTTTTGAGCATACACCAGGAATTCCTGATGGAAGTGACCCTAATGATAGAGATGATAGACTTGATATTAATTATAGTATTGCTTGTACAGGACAAGACAAACATTTAGAGACTGGTGGTTTTTTATCAATAATAGTATGCACATATGACTTATTTGATTTAGACTGTCATATTAAATACCCACTACTTGATTTTATTAAATATAATTTACCTAAGGTAACTTTTAGAATAACTGTATATTATTATGATTATAGTGATAGACACTACAGACTTCTTCTATCTAATGATGAAGCTGATCTTAAAACAATAATACCTATATTTAAAAATTTAGTAACTAAATCAATACAAAAAATTTAGGACAGGAGACTATTATGAATTTAGAAAGATTGGAACAGATAATTTCTAAAGACCAAGAATGTCGTGAATTACTTAATAAAAAAATTATTACATGTATTTTAAAAGGTACTACTACTTATACTATTGATGCCGCACTTGGTGGTGAACTAAAGCTTTGAGGACCTTCATCAATAATTGAGCAATTAAATTATTGGGTAAATGATTGTATAGGTAGAAGCCTAAACAAAGAAAATTATACTGAAGAACAAATAGCAGAATACTTAAAATTAAAATGACTGCAAATTATACTTGCATCAAAATTAGTTCAAAATTTAAATAACTTTAAAGTGAATTTTAAAAAAAGTAAAGATAGATTTTCTAAGGTATCAACTGGCATAACAGTACCAGATGATGGAACCTTTATTATTAATAGTGTAGATTTCAATACTAAGGTACTTGAGGAAAGTAGTTTTGCTTTATATACAATTAAGGGAGCAGTAGACTGGGCTAAGCAAATAGAAATAACTTTAAGTATATTTATTCCATTTCAAACAATTGCATTAACTGATTTACTTCATAATACAGCTCATACTTTTTATGATCTTTTTAATTTAAAAACAGTAAATTCACTTATCATTAATACGTGTTGTGAAAAAAATAGTGCTGGTGCAAGTCACAAACTTGCATTTAATAAACACACAGATTTTAATGATACCAATTTAAAACAAATTATAAATAATTTTATAGCTGATTTAACTATATTAGAAATGATCTAAATAAATTAATAATAATTGGAGATATCTATGAAAAGATTAATAGACTTAACACTAGCGGATATAAATACATTTTTAGCCACTAATAAAGATTTAGCGTATTTATGTCTAGAAAAACAATACTATAATAAATCTGGAAAATTAGTTACATTATACAACTCTCAATCAGAGTGCACTGCAGATATATTTAATATTTTAACTACTAGTTTAAAAAGTCAAATAAATAACAATGATTTATATTATAGTCTTACTGAAGAAAATGTTATAAATATACTAAAAATAATAATGGCTAAAAAAATTGTAGTAGCTGAGCTATTTTATAAAATATTTACTTATGACTGAAAAAATAGTGATGGTAATATTTTTACAATTCAAACAGCAAGCAAAGATGCTTTTAACAATAAATTTACTTATATATTTATTGATAGATACAATAGATCTTTTGCTATAGAAATTAGCTTGAGTGCTGATGCAAGGCTACCTTATTATGATATAACAAATGATAATTTTAAGGCAGACTTAAAGGAAGCAATATCTGACATACGTGCACATATTAGTATTCTATTTCAAAAAATTAATGGTAGCGTATTACGTAAAACAGTGTGCCTAAGAATTTTTTTAGATGAGATAAAGCCTAATATGGAAGATATTATGGAGAATCAAATAGAAACACTTTTATCTTAATAAATAATTTAAAATGGGAGATTATTATGGCAATAACAACAGAACAGCTTAAAAACATGTCTTGGCCAATGATAAAAATAAAAGATTATGAAGACTTAGTTTATAATGAAGTTTGAATAGCAGATAAAGAATTACAAAAATTACTTGATACCTCTATACTTAAAGATATTGTAGGAAAACATTTTGTATATAGTAATCAAAGACTTTTAGGGTATTCTAAGTTACTTGCAACTTCTGCTCAAAACTTAATGACTATTATACTTGATCTGGCTTATACGAATGGACAATTAGATAATACAATTTCTATTGCAAATGCTATAAAGTGTATTAAAGCAAATTTTATTACTACTGTAATAGTTTCTAGGGCACTTGAAAAAGTTATTAATAAAATGAAAAATTATAATGATAATCAATACACTTATGTTAGTGGAGACTTTGATATATGACTAAAAAGTTTTATAACTAGCACAGAGGAAAAAGAATTTTGTACCAATGCTTTTGCTATTGGCGCCCATATTGCTAAATATAAAAACAATCATGTAGTAAGTGCAAGAAATATTATGTTAAATATTTGTAATTGATGAATAAATAAGAATATAGCATCTAGCAGTATAGAAGAATTGATAAATAATGCTAATATCGAAGTCGCCATATCAATCTTTGGTAAAACAATTGTAGAAATAATAACAAGTCTTAAAGACTTACCATCAGAGCTTATAAGACAAATAACAGCACAAATATAAAGCTATAAGTAAAACTTGTGGCTTTTTTATTTTACTAAAATATTGTAAAAATATAAAAGTCTATTGTATAATAATATAGGGAGAAATTGTTTAACAATTTATATCTTCTTAATAATATAAAAAAGAAATCGAGGTAAAAAATGAAGAAATATATCGTTAACAGAGTTAATAAAGGACCAATATCTTGTGTCTTTGTTACTCAAGCAGAAGATGATGAAGATTTAGAAAAATCTCTATATGGTCTTTTTTGCTGTGAGGCAGACCTAGTATATGCAGAATATGAAGAGCTAGGTGACTTTCTGCAAGGAAGAATAATGTGTGGGAACACTGTTAATTATGAATATCTTAAAGAAAAGTATGGAGAAAAATAATAATGAATGCAGTTAAAAGAATGTTGTATAAAGCTTTAAAAAATAATGAGTTTGCCAAAGTGGTTAATGAACATTTTTGCTTAGTTGGTATTAATGGCGGCATATTAAATCTTAATAGTGATTTTGATTGGAGCTATGAACAAAGTAAGATTAATTTTATTAAAGAACTTATTGAAGAGCGAGACAAGTATCCAATAAAATTCATTAAAGATGTCTATAGAAAACAAATGAGAAGAACACCATATCTTTGGTATGATGAGTTTAGATCTAGAGCTCGCTATATTCTTAAAAATTGGAGACGATTAAAAAAGAACTCTTTCTTTAATAAATAATTAAAATACAGGAGACTAAAAAATGAAATATACAGTTAAAGTTAAACAAATTATTGATAGCAATGGAAAATATGAATCAAAAAGATATAATAAAGTTTCTAAGAGAATAATTAGATTTTTAGTAAATAATAAATTTAGTTTTTCTATAGGTTTAACACCAAGATATACTGTAAATGATAAACACGCTGAAAATTATATTGAAGTTTATGAGAAAAGCTCACTTCCATTTCCAACAAATAAAGAATATGAAGAAAATGACAGATTAAATAAAATTCTTTATGACAAACTTTATAAAATGTCAAAAGGAAGAAAATAATGGATAATTTAAAAATGAAAAATAATCAAATTATTACTAAAGAAAACATTGAAAAGACTATTAAATCTTTAAAATGGTGCTCTTTCAATTTAGGAAGATTAGATAAAGATTTAGAGCCTAATACTTTTCCATATGCATTAAAAGTTTATATCGAAAATGCAATTGAGTTATTGGAGGCTTATGAAGAAAGAGGCTATTAAAAATACAAAGAAATATTTGTTGGTGTACAATAAAGAATAAAGAGACTATAAAAAATATAGCTTCTTTTTTTATTTTGCTCCAGTTAAAAAATATAGTATAAGAAATATATCTATATATAGTATATAATATATAGTAAGAACTATATATAGACCATAAGGTAATAGACATAAAAGAGAAACTATATGTAGACTTATATACAAGCAAGGAACTATATATAGACAGGGAATTAATACTATATATATATAGTAGAAATATGGCGTGAGTCTGAGGCAGACTCTGGCTGATATACTATATATAGACAGGTATGGCTTGGCTGGAATAGCTGGTGGGTCAGTGATAAGCTTACTTAATGATTTAATAATTTAATAATTTAATAATACTATCACTGTCGCGAGGAGAGGCTGGGCAGATAGCGAGTAGAGGCTAAGTAGGGATAAGTAGGGCTAGGCGACCCGAAAAGCTTGCAACTTTTAAAAAAATTAGACAGAAATTAGCTAAAATAAGCGAAGGCACCTAAAAAGCTCTACAAGGCTTTATACAACTTTATATAAAGCTTTAAGGCATTTGCGCAAAGACACTTCAGAGACAAGTGAAAGCACAGGCGGGTTCACTGGCAAAGGTGCTCTATGAAGACAGATCAAGGCAAGGCTCAGCAACTAAGCTGGGCTTTTATTTTGCTTCTGCCCATGCTTCCGCCAATCAGCTTCCACCTAAGCTAAAGCCATAAGCTAAAGCAATAAGATTTTGCCTCCAAGCTCTTGCCTTGCTTCGCTATATAGAGCTGTTGCCTTATGCTGTGCTTTGCTTATATATAGTAGACTAAAATACTTTTTCTATATATAGGCAGAGGCAGAGGCGAAGAAAAAGCTTTTGGCTTTAGGCTATTATAGAGCTCTGCTTATGCTAAATATAATATGCTTTAGTTTACTAATTTATAATTTGAGTTTAAAATTTTTTCTATTTCGATTTCTAACTATATAAACTAATACTTTATAGGGGGCAAAATAAAAACGCGACCTGGGCCAAATTTTAGGCTTAGAATCGCGTTTTTTTATTAAGCTATTAAATTATTAACTGAAATTGCCGAAATTGCCGAAATTAGCTTATTTAGCTCAGCAAAATTTGGCAGATTGGCGAAATTGCCGAAATTGGTTTAATTGCCTTTTAGCTAATTGCTGAAATTTCATTTTTTACCTTTTGCTCTATATATAGAAAAAAGTATTGCTCGCTATTAACTAAACAATACTTTTTAAGAAGGATATTATTATTAACAAAAAAATTATTAGGTTTCTTTTTAAGAGCAGCTAAGCTAAGTAAGTATTTAAACTATACAAAGCTTAGCTACACATTAAGGAGGATTTTTGTAAGCATATATCTTTTTGCTTTTTGGAATATATTAATGAAAGGAGGTAAATAAAATGTTTTAATATATGCTTACATATTATTATACAATAAATTTTTCAACAATATTTTAAGGCTTCAAAAAATTTATTGTATGAAGTTGAGCATGATAAATGCACAGTTACTTCCACTACTATATATAGTGTTGAGCAGAAGCTTTATTTGCACCAACAAATTATTATACAATGAAACTTTTTAAATTTCAAATATTTTTTCTGTAATTTGATCAATTTCGCTTGAAAACGCTTTCGTCTTAAAAACTATTTACAAAACGTGTCAAATATGATACAATTATAATGGCGAGATATATTTTTTTATTTTTTATTTATGAAAGCGCTTTCGTAAATTTCTTATTAAAAACTATTTACAAACTATAAAATTTATGATATAATTAATGGGGCGAAGCTTTGCTATATATAGACCTGTAATTTGATCAATTTCAGAACTGGCATGTAATTTATCTAATTTCATTAATTTATTAATTCAATAATTTATTAAAAGCTTATAGTATTAAACTATTAAATACTAAAAATATTAAATTCTGAGATTTGGTAAATTTCATATAATACTAAAAAATAAAATACTAAAAAAATAATTTACAAAATTATTAATATTTTACTATAAATTATTGTATAATATATAGAAGGGAAATTTTCCCACTATATAATTACGTAGTAATTATATAGTAATATATAGTTATAGTCATATGCTTATATATAGTATAATATATTATAATAGTATAAGTCTAATGGCGCGCACACTTGGAGGCAAATACATGGCTAACTTTCAATCAGGTAAAATTTATATTCACAGGCAAAACGAAATTATGTTAATTTCGCCAGAGCAACTTAGTGATTATTTAAAAGCTGGTTGGAAGCTTGGCAGTAAAGACTCTAAGCGTTGTCATGTTCATAAAGATGGAGTTTATAAAAATATCTATACTATATTTTTACCCGACTATTTAAAAGCTGGCTGGACTTATGGAGCAGCTGGCAAACCAAGAAAAGCAAAAAAATAAAAAATGTAATTTAGGAGATTTCATTTATGGAAAATAATTTACCAAAGATTATTATTACCTGTCCACACTGTGGCGCGCAATTTACTTTAGAGGAACTTTTTGAAGCCGGAGATATTCTTGGCTGACCAGAAGATATTGTCAGAGATCCTCTAAACAAAATAATTTATTGTGGCTACAAGAAAGATGCTGAGCCAACTTATGCTACTAAGTTTATTTGCGACTTCTGTGATAAACCATTTAATGTGGATTTAAAGATCACAGCAACTGCTACTAAAGAAGATGAAGCTTTGGATTTTAGTAATACTACAACAAGTCTATTTTAATTAAACGAAATTTGGGAGATTTCAGATATGTCAATTTTGATTACGGAATTAAAGCCACCATTTAAGATGCCAGGCTTATCCAGCTTTAGAATCGACTTTCCCTATAATCCACAATTAGTAGAATTAGTAAAATCTGTTCATGGAGCTTGCTGGCATAAGACTCAGAAGTTCTGGGAAATTCCTGCCTCAAGCCTAGCAACTGCTTTAGATACATTAACTATGGCTGCTGATATAGAGCTTCACTTGGCGCCTGATACCGAAATTTCGTCAATTTCAGAATCACCACTTAGTGAGGAAGAAATTAAAAGCTTTAAGTATAAACCATTCTCACATCAGATAGATGCAATTAACTATGGGCTATGCAATAAGAACAAGTGGTTGCTTTTAGACGGCATGGGCCTAGGTAAGAGCTTAGAGATGATGTATTTAGCGGAGACCCTACATAACCGAGGTAAGCTTGATCATTGCATGATTATTTGCGGTGTAGATTCACTAAGAACCAATTGAAAATCCGAAATTCAGAAGTTTTCAAATTTAGACTGTGTAGTCCTTGGGGAATACATTACTAAAACTGGAACAGTTAGATACAAGACAGTAGCAGAAAGAGCTGAGCAGCTAATTAATCAAATTTCAGAATTCTTCATTATAGTGAATATCTCTACGATCCGTAATGATAAGATTATAGAGGCTTTCAAAAAGAGTAAGAACAAAATTGGAATGATCTGCTTTGACGAAGCGCATAGAGCTACTAAGCAGAGTCAACAAGGTGATAACCTACTAAAGCTAAAAGCAGACTATCAAGTAGCTGCATCGGGAACTCCGATCACTAACAGTCCACTATCAGCTTATCTAATGCTTAGCTGGACAGATAATGATCAGTCAACATTAACTAATTTCAAATCTACTTTCTGTAACTTCGGAGGTTTCGGAGGCAAACAGATCATTGGATATAGAGATTTAGATTTACTAAAAGATGAATTAGATTCATGTAGCTTAAGGAGAACATTTGATATGGTCAGAGCAGACATGCCACTAAAAACAGTTGAATACGAAATTGTAGAAATGTCAGACGAGCATCGTAAATTTTATGAAGCGGTTAAGGATGGTGTTAAAGAGGAAGCAGATTTAGTGGATTTGCACCCTGGTAACCTACTCGCTTTAACTACTAGACTTCGCCAGGCTACTGCAGCACCTTCTGTACTAACTAGTAATCCAATAGAGTCGAGTAAAGTGCTACGCGCAGTGGAACTAGCAGAAGACTTACTAGAGTCGGGAGAGAAAGTAGTGATCTTTAGCACATTCGTAGAGCCATGCGAAGTACTTGCTATTAAATTAGCAAAGTATAATCCGATGCTAGCTACAGGAGAAATTCCAGATCCAGTAGTTAGTGAGAATATTTCTAAATTCCGAAATTCAGACAATTTCAATTTACTGATTGGAACACATGGAAAGCTTGGAACAGGATTTAGTATGCCTGAATGTCACTATAGTATAATTATAGATACTCCTTGGACTGATGCTACATTGCAACAGTCTATAGATAGAATTTATCGTATTACTAGTGATCAACCAATCTTTGTTAAAATCCTTTGCTGTGCTGATACTATAGATGAAAGAGTTAAAGAGATTGTTGAGAATAAACGAGATTTATCAGATTTCCTTGTAGATGGCAAAATGTCGCCAGCATTTATGCAATTATTAAAAAATATAATTTTTGATCTATAATTATTGCTAAATTATTTGTACAGGAGAATGATTATGTTAAATTATGTTTATAAAGTAACTTGGAATGAGTGTCCAGATGAAGATACATTTGAAACATTTGATCAAGCTAAAGATTTTATCCAACAAAAGTGGGATTTAACAGATCCTAATTATGTTTCACCTTTTGTTAATGAAATCGAATTGGTAGATGATGAGAATGGTAATCCTGTTCCTACAGGCAATGATGTCTGTGTATTTAGTTGGGACAATCAAAATCAAAAACCAAATCTTCGCCAACCTAAACTATTTGATGATAGTGACTATGATGGTAAGTTAGCAGATAATGACTTTGAAATCTATGATAATTTTATTGTAGATGATTCTGAAGACGAAGAAGAAGCACCATTACCAGCTGATCCATATGGAGGCCGAAATTTGTTCGATTTCAGTTTTGATGAAGCATTAACTGCATTAAATGAAGCCGATGAAAATTTTGGTGAGTGTCAATGTTGTCATGAAGAGTTTGCTAAAAGTGATCTAATTAAGGGTGATGACCAAAGATATATATGTAAGAAATGTGCCTATGATTTAGGTATTGAAGAATCACTAGAAGAAACTGTGCCAGAAGACTTAGCAGATGACAGAACACCTATTCAAGGAAATGTTCATGTGCTTGGTGAGCCAGTCGACTATAAAAAAGAAATTGCTAAAGAAAAATTAGTTGATGAATCATTTACAGAATCATATAATACAGATGAACTAAGACGTTATATGGCTGCTGCTGATAAACTAGGAATTAAAACTGGCGCTGATTTAGTAAAATTTAGTACAGAGCATGGCAATGTTAAAGATAAAGAGCTTCTTAAAGTAATGGAAGAAGAAGCAGCGAAATTAGACTAATTTCAGATATTAACATGGTTAGTATCTTAATTAATGCTAAGCAGGTTAACTAAAATATTAATCATTTTAGTATATATCCTGGCAAGATAGGACAACGCCAGGAAATTTACGAAGACTAATAGGAGAGTTTAAAATGAGTAATGTTAAAGATGAATTAAAAGAAGTAAAAGAAGAAGAAAGTTATGATGTTGTTTACAGATCAAAGTTACTAAATAAGGAATTTACTGATCTAGAGGAATTAAAGAAAGCAGAAGCTGATCATAAGGCTGAGCTTGTTAAAAAAGAAGAAGCTAAGCTTGCTAGAAAAGAAGAAGCTGCTGTTGTACAAAAAGCTATTGACAATTATGAAGTAGCTAAAGTAAAAGCTAATGATGTAATTGCTAATGCTTATAAGGAATACAAGGATAAAGTAGCAGAAGCTGAAAAAGCTTTAGCAGAAATCGAAAAAACTGCTAGCGAAGCTTTGGATAAATTCTTAGCTGATCATCCAGAAGGATTCCACTATACTTACAAATCAGATGATGGAAAAGTAGTTAGAGAATATAATTACTATAAAAATCGTTATGATGTCTTTGATAACTTCAATCAATTTACAGAACTACTAAAGAAACTTTGGTTTTAGTTAAATAGGTAAAAACTGCTGAATAAAATGCTGGGTTAATTCCTAGCATTTTTTAATTATACAATTATGAAAGCGCTTTCACTTTAAAAATCATTTACAAATTATTTGAAATATGATATAATACAAGTATAGAAATTAAGGAGGAATATTATGAACTTTTCAGAAGTAGATCTAAGATCTTATTTACAAAAACAACTAGTAGGAAAAAACTTTGGCTATTGTTGGGACATGGATGTTGCACAAGTATTTAAAGCTTTTATTAATGAGCAAGGTTTAAATGAAAATGATTTTTCAGTTTCACGCTATGGTGTTAATCGTTATAGACCTAGCAATCAAACTGCTTATATTATTTACAAAGGTAATCAAGAAGTTGGCTATATAGAAGCAAAGAAACAAAAAGGTGAACGTCATTATTTTTATGGTCATCATTATAATGATTGGACATTTAAAAATTTAGGTGTAGTATTTTATGCAAAAGATTTTGCCACAGCAGTTGTTCAAGCTAAGCAAAGAATCGTTGCTAAAGAAGATGCTGAAACAAAAATGAAGAAGGATGCAGCAGATTTACTAAAAGTTGCACAAGAAAAGTTTGGTGAAAATGCGCATTATGTTATTGAATATTTAAATAAGCATTATTGGACAATTGAAGACTTAATTAAAAAAGAAGAAAAATAGAATAATAGGTTTTACGAAAACGTTTTCGTAAAATCTTTTTTTAAAAACTATTTACTTTTTGTCTAAAATATGATATAATACAGATATAGAAAGTGAGTGAATATTTATGAAAGAATCAAGATTAAAAAAATTAATAGAATTTTTATTAGATGATCTATTGGACGCTTATGATGAAAATAGTGATATGTCTGACTTAGTAGATAATCTTTTAGATAATGGTTTTACTAAAGAAGAACTTAAAGAATTTAAAGCATTGAAAGGACTACTTTAATTATGAAAGTTGAAATTCAATATTTTAGATCGGTTTGTGGTGGACTAAACGAACATGTATTATACGAAGAAAAAGAGTTTAAAAATAAAACTCAAATGCTAAAACATGCGCGTGCTACAAAAAAGAAAATTGCTAGTGAATGCAAGTATAATATAAAGCGAGACCATGTATCTTATATTATAAAAGAAATGGAGACAAATAATGCAAGAAATTAAGCCTTGTCCTTTTTGCGGATCAACTAATATTGATTATTCAATTAAAACAACTGGTAGATCAAGAAATATAAATTATCATGTACAGATGTATTGTAAAAAATGTCATACTTATGGGCCACGAGTGCTGGTTAGTGGTAAGCAGCTTAGCTCTGGTGGATTAATTCGTCATGAAGTAGAAAAAGATGAGCTGTTTAAACAAAAAGCAACTGACAAATGGAATGAAAGAAAACTGTAAACGCTTTCATTATAGAAACTATTTACTTTTTGTCTTATTTGCGTTATAATATTTATATAAATAATTAAGGAGGATAATTATGAAATTATTTATTATTACAGAAGCAATATCAGACGACGATTACAATTTTTATAGTCAAGTTCATTCAGTTCACAAAACAGAACAAGAAGCAATTGATGAGTTGAAAAAACTTCATGATAACACTATTGAATATTTTGAAGATCCAGACGATAGTTATGAAGATGGCGACAAGAGTTTTGATATTTGTGAAAATGAAGATATTGAAATTAGAAATTATGCTCATATTGACGAAGTAGAAATATAATATATATAGAAATAATCAATAAGGAGGAATATAATATGAACAACAGACCTTTAAATGAATATAATGCAAAACCTGTATTAGAAAGACTAGAACAAATGATTGAAAGTGGCTGTGCAAGACCTATTAGCGTGGTTTATGATGATCTATCAATTTTTGATTGGTGGCCTGAAAGATTAACAATTAGCCATATGAAACAAATGAGAACATTTTTAAAGGAAGCAATTAAGTTAGGTTATACTGGCTATGTATGTTTTAAAGTTGGTGCCTCTGGCTGTGCTAATGGTATGTGGGCGCATAAAGAAGAAAGCAAAAATGGGCATAGTCCAGAAGGTGAAGCAATTTATAGATCATTTACACCTGATTATACTTATTATGGTTTTTGTGATAAAGATGAAGTTTGGTATCCAGCACAGGATGAGTATAATTCTTTAAAGACACCTAAAATGCTAGAAGAAGCAATGAAAGCAGCTAATATGCTTTAAGAAAACGCTTTCATTGCGTTTTCTATTTACTTTTTATTTATTTTGTGATATAATATAACTGTAAAAATTAAGGAGGCAATATTTATGACACAATCAGAAGTTTTAAACTTATTATTAGTAAGCGGTGGTCGAATTAGTAAGACTTTTAAATTTGGTAAAATTGCTTATCGATCAAAAAGAAAAGCTAATCTTGTAGACGTTACAATTAACTTGTATTTAAGAGAAGGTAATAAAATTGAATTTACTGCTAGCGGTCGTATTTGGAATCATATTCATTCGGATATTTATTGTGGTGGTCAATGTCTAGATGAGATTGCAAAATATGTAGATACACCAGAATTTAAAGCTATTTATACATTATGGAAAAAATATCATTTAAATAGTATGCATGCCGGCACTGAAGAGCAAGAAGCTTTTCTTGATGACTACTTCAAAGCAGAAAATATAAGATATGATTATTCAGAAGCAAAGAAAGCTTTAGAGGAAAATAATTTATTAACTGTAAAATTATCTGATGGTACTGAATATACTTATGGAACAGGCTGGCTATATAGAGCTATTCCTGAAGAAGATTTAAATACAATAGTCAATTTAATTACAGGAGACAAACTATGCTAATGAAAGAATATTTAAATAAAAAAGTTAATTTTGTACACAGTATTAGTAAAGCAATTACTAAAGTCCAAGACAATGTTGAGAGCATTGATTATATTGTACTTAGAAATAAGGATTTTGATTGTGTTTCAGAATACTTAGTAATTAATTATAAAGGTGGAGCTAAAACAGTTAGAACTTGTACAGGCAATTCTTGCTCAGCTATCTTTATTGAAATATCTAAGTATTTAAATTCTGGATATTATGATGAAACATCTTATTTAGAAAATAAATTAGCAGATACAGAAACTTTTGAAGTGCTGGAGTATATTGAAGCTGATGAATAAAATAGAAGATTATTTAAGTGATGATGTTATTGAATTAATTATGCGCGCAGCAGAAAAGAGGCATCTTAATATGCTGCGCATCAATAACTTAACTGAATATAAAGAAGCAAAACTTAGCCTAAAAACAACAAAGTTATGGGCTAAGTGCTTTTACAAAGTTGCTAAGACTTTATTACAAGAGTATGTAGATAGCCTAATAGCTAGGCCAGCTAAGAGAGATCTCACACTATTAGTTGATGCAAATAAGATGTCAGACTATGCAGATTTTTATACAGAGGAAGCTAATATGATTCAAGAGACTATTGATGAATATTTAGAATACTTGCAGTGTGGGCACGTAATTGATGCATTTCTAGGAAAAGACAGAGAGGATTAATTATGAAACAAAGGATACATATTCATGATGAAATAACTGGCAAGGATATAGTTGGCACTATTGAAATTCCTGCTAAAGATCACTTAGAAGCACAGAAGAGGCACAAAGCTATTATATTCCGTCCTAAGCGCGGCAAAGGATCATTTACACGAAAGCGCAAGCACAAGAATAAAGAAGAAGAATAATGAAAGCGTTTTCATTATGAAAACTATTTACAATTTGCATCTAATATGATATAATACATATAGAATAAAACAAAGGAGGAATATAATATGTTTTATCAAAAAGGTGTAGATATTAGCAATACAAAATCAATGTTTAATTTTTTAAATGAACATTTTATGTATGATACAATGAATAGTTGGAATGGTTTAAAGTCAATTGCTAATAATGTTAAGGTTTATAATTTAAATTTAGAAGGCGATGAATGGGAAGCTTTAGCAGCTTTAGAACGTGATAATTATAACGAAGTTAATTATATGATCGAAGATTGGGAATATGATCACAAAGGTTATAGAGTTGGATTTAATGGTAGATCTGGTGGTTATTTAGTATTATATAATGCTAATGATAATCGTTGTGCAATTCCTGATAGACTAATTGGTTATGATTCTTATGAAGCTTTTAAAGAAGACTATAAGTATTATGGTACTATGAAAGATGCTAAGTATGAACTTAGAGAATATACTAAGTTAGTGCAAGATTTTGATAAGTTGTGTGATGAGATTCGTGACTATGTTAATGAGCTTTCTAAAAGAGATTTAAAGACAGAATATCTAAAAGATGCTGTTGAAAATTTTAATGAAGATTATTATAGTGACTTGAAGAAACTTAACTATAAAAAATTAGAAGTTAAGAATGGCCAAGTTGATATACGTGAGATTAGCAAGTTGCAATGTTTAAGCGATGCTTTTCTTAGAAGATTCAATGGTGATTATAATGTTAAAATTGAAAATAATTATTTAAGTTTGGAGGAGCGTTAATATGTATAATCAAGATGAGTTTGATTTATTAGACACTTCTGAAAATACTATCGAAGATGATTTTGAAGATTTAGATGCTAGCAATGATAATGTTGCTAGAGTTGAATATCAAGTTTGGTTACTGGGACTTAATGCAGATGACACTGTCAATGATTTTGAATACATGATTGACAACTATGATGATTTAGTAGAAGCAGAAAAGTGTTTTACTTTCTTTACTGAAAATCCTGTAGATGTAATTAAGAACAAAGATGAAAACTTTAGTATTCCTGAAGATGTAAAGAAACTTCAATTAGTTATTGAAGAAGTAATATTTGATTCTGATGGTGAAGAATTAGAAACAAATATTGTAGATGAGCACATTATTGTTGGTAAAGACAATGAGGAAGAGAAAGCCTAAGCTACACGCTTACCAACGAGCGGCACAGCGATTAGGCCTCTATAGAGACGAGGCCTATCGATTAGTAAATGAAGCATGGTCAGCAGGTAAAGCCGCTGAAGATTTAGAAGATGGTCCGCTTAAAGATTATTTAATGCGTAAAAGTCTTAGAAAGAAAGTAAGACTATATAAAGACACTGTATTTATCTTTAATAAGACTAGTAAAACTTGTATTACAATGTACAAGTTGCCTGAAAACATTTTATTATTAGAAGAAAGGAATCAAGAAATGAAAAAAGCTAAAAATGTTAACAGTAAGTATTTAGGTTTAAAGTTTTTAAATTCAGAAGGTCAAGTATGGACAGTTGTAAGAGTTAGTAAGACTTCTTATAATAATTATCGTTTTAATTTAAGTAGAGATGCAGAAAACAATGCAACTAAGACAATTTCAATTACAAGTAAGACAATGAAAAAGCTTGCTACAAGTTATTTAACTATTGAAGATATTCTTGAGCATAAAGAAGATCTTAGAAAGAAAAATATTAATACTTATAGAAACACATCGTGGTACACCTGGAGTGAAGCTAAATCTTGTAAGTAAAATACGAAATTAAGGAGGTTTCGTTTATGAATACAATAGAAATGCTATGGAATGATTTTAAGGCAGCAGTAGAAATTCTACCAAAGCCTTATTTTGAATATACAATTACAGAAAGAATGGACAATTTATGTAAAGCAAGAAAAGCAGGTGATGATGTAATGGAAAATGCTTGGTTTTCTTCTGTTATGCTAAATTATAAGCCTATGATTATGAAGCTATATAAGCAACATCATCTTGCTTTAAAGCTAGAACTAATTGATTTTATTGATTGGTTTCAAGGTGCTATTATGCAAGCAGTAGAAAATAAAAGCTGGCAAGATAATAGCAAGAATTGCAATGCAGGAACTGTAATTACACAAATTGTCAATACTAGATATTTGGCTGCAGCTTATTATGAATCAAATTTAGCTATTCATAAAGCTAACTTCGCTACAGTTAGTTTAGATGCTACACTTGATTCTGAGACTGATGATACAAGATTGGACTTGCTAGAAAGTACTTTTGAAAATCCTGCAGATCAATATAATAATGTTGTTGCTATAATTCAAAAGCTATTAAATGAAAATAAAATTATTGAGGCAATTATTGTTGAAACAATTGCATTTAATGATTGTATGAAAGTTGAAAGTAAAACTGTAAAAGAAACAGATGATGAAGGCAATCTAAAAAAATATAAAAGTATTTCTTCTTCTTTCTGGCCTTATAGAGTTGTACAAATTTTATCTAATTTACCTGCAAATTATGCAGATTACTTTACTAATAAATTTTCAGTAGATAAAAAGAAATTTGAAGTTAGTTTACAAAAAATAAGAACTACTTCAAATCCAAAGCTATATGATTTCCTAGAAGGTACACAAAATTATTTAAGAGCTACATTATAGTGCTTATATTTTTATTGTATAATAAGGTATAAAGGTAATTTCCGTAATTTCGGTAATTTCATTAATTTCATTTTGGAGGATTTATGTATAAAGATGTAATGTCACCTCATGCATTTGGCAGATACAATATTTATTTAGTGCAATTAATTGGATTAGAAGCTGCAGTCTACTGGGAACAGCTATATTCGATTTCTGATTTAGCTTACAGTAAGTGTGAAAGAAAAGAAACACTAAATACTAAAGGATACTTTACTATCGATCGTAAATATGTAAAAGAGCGCACAGGAATTTCTACTGAGCAACAAAGAGCTTATGATCGTGCATTTATGAAAATTGGTGCAGTGCTAATTAGTGAAGATGATCCAGATGCGCTTTATGTGGATAACGGAGTCATGCTAAATTTTCTAACTTCAGATGTAAAGACTACAGAGAAGAAAGCTACGTTTAACTTAGCGCTTAGCAGTGGGAAAGCTACGATCAAAGAACAAAAAGGTCAAGCTAAGAAGAACGCAATGATCGCTAGGTGGAAACAGTGGGTTACAGGATCGCCAGAACTACTAAAAGCTTATGCCGATGCTTTCAGTGTTTGGTATAGCTTCGGTTGGCAGACTGATGCGATGATCCAAGCTAAGATAAATTCAGTGGAAAGAGCAACTACTGATGAAGGATTAAAGATCGAGATACTTAGAAGATCTACTCAAAGTGGCGTTAAGGATTTAGATGCGATCATTTGGCGAGCTAAGCAGGATTATAATCCACTAAAGAATCAAAAAATGTCTGTTGGTATTAGTGATCAAGTATTTTAAATTCGCTTATTTTAAATTCGCTAAATTAATAGTAAAAGGAGTTTGCTTATGAAATTTAAATTTGATTTTAGTGTTGATGCATGGATACAGAATGTAGAGATTGATGCAGCCACTGAAGAAGAAGCAAAAGCTAAACTTATAAACATGGATTTAGCAGATCTAGTTAATGAAGGATATGTTAAAGACTTTACAGTTGATAATGTGGATACAGAAATCATTGAAAGAGATATAGTGGCAAAATGCTATGATATTAGCTATGATCCAGAAGATGTTGCAGAGCTTAGCATCGGTGCAGATGATCTTCCTGATGAAGTAACAATAACTGTAGAATATGTTGGAAAAGATGATGATGTAGAAGATGTGCTTGGCAGCGAGCTAGACAGTTTAATTTATGATGAATATGGAATCTTTCCAACAGGTTTTAAATTTGATGTAATAGAAGAAAAATAAATTATAATTAAGGAGCACTACTATGCAATATACAGAAGAACAAATTAAAAATATAATAACACAACTTGAAAAAATTCCAGGTGTTGTTTTTGCTGATTATACAAGTGAGGCATTTTCAGATTTAATTGATGAAATTATGATAGATTATGAAAATGAAAAATTACTTAACACATTATTTATTTCTATTTATTTTGATAAAGAAACAAATAAATTTGAGTATGCGGGTAACTATTACAATTTACTAGGCGATAATATTTTTGATGATGCTGAATTTGATTTTCCAATATCAGATAAAATTGAGCTTTCAATAGTTACTAAACTTATTAATACATGTGAAGCTTATGTCTTAGAACATTATGGTGATTGTTCTACAAGAGAGGGTCAACAAAAAATTCTTAATAATGAATTTGTAGGGCTTACTTGTTTTGAGATTCGTGACGCTATTGAGACAATATATGATGAAAATTCTGAATATAAAGACTCATCTAAGATTACTGGACTACTTGATAAACTAGAAGATGCTACATCTACGATGGGAGGCATTTTCTTAATGGATAGAACTGATGGTAAAACTGATACTGATATTTATTCTTGTATTGATGAAATTATGAGAACATTACATTATGATAATGGCGAGCCACTAACAACAGACGATTATAATTATTTTGATCATTATGATAGATATCAAGACTATTGGTCTTATTGTGAAGAATTCCCAGCAGATCATTTTGAGATTAATCCAGACGGTGATATACATATAGTTTTAGATATAACTTATGATGACTTAAAACGTATGCTAACTGACGACTATGATGGTTCAAGTTATGAGCATGATTTTGGTGATAAAAATCCACTAAACTTAGATTTTGATTAAAAATAATATTGCTTTTAGAGAGATAATGTTAGTTGTCTAACATTATCTTTTTTATTTCATAAAGTCCGATGCGCCCGTCAAAGCTTCGATGCGCCTGATCTTTGCCTGTAATTTCACAAGTTAGCCTCACATTAGACTCATGATCTTACCAGATTCTTTACAAGTTATGAAAGCGCTTTCATTATAAAAATTGTTTACAAATTATTTAAAAAGTGATATAATATAAATATAAGAAAGTGAGGAATATATTTATGTTAGTTGATTTTAAAACATTTTTAAAAGATGCAGTAGCTTTTTCTTTAGAAATTAATGGCAAAGTCTATAACGGTATTTATAATGAATATCATGTAGATCGTAAGACGCTTCCAAATAATGTCTATGCTTATGATGTTAGAGATGCAGATAATGGAAAAAAATTTGCAACACTAGAAGATAAAGTTTTAGTTAATTTTGGTGGCTCAGTTATTTTTTTAAATAAAATTAATTTTGGTAAAAAAGACTATTTATCTTTAACTTCAAAAAATGTTAATTGGGAGATTAATAAAGACTATGAAGTTTTAAAAGGAACTGCTTTAGAGATAGCTAGAAGGTTTTAATTATATGAAAGCGCTTTCAGTTTAAAAACTATTTACTTTTTAAAAGAAACATGATATAATTATTATATAAAAAATAAGGAGAGTAAATATGAAAACACTAAATATTCTTTATAAGAACAAAAAAACTGGAAGAGTTTATATTAGATTTGAAGTTGATGCAACTGAGAAGATTGTTAGATTATTTGATACAGAGGATAAGTCTGGCCGTGGTGATTTAGGAAATGTTAGTATTGAAACTTTAAATAATGACTATGAAGAAGTCGATAGATATGAAGAAGAGGAGGAGGACTAACTATGGAAAAATTTTATGTAATTACTTATTATAATACTGATAGTTGTTGTGATAATGTAATTGAATGCGCTAATGGTGGTTTATATTCTAATAAACTATATAAGTCTGCCAAAGAAGCATTTAATGATCTTAAGATTTCGGTTGAGGAAGAGGCAAAGATTCAAAATAGTGAAGACGGATCATATCCACAAGAAGAAGGATATAGCTATGAAATCAGTGAATTAAATAGTAATTTTAAAACAATTCCAGACATATGTATTGATTGGTATGATTCAGCAGCAGAGTGCATTTTTTCAGAAACTTATCGAGTAGAAGAAGTAGAGATATAAAGACCTTACTTAAGTAAGATCTTTTTTTATAAATTAAAATGAAAGCGCTTTCATTATAGAAAATATTTACTTTTTGACTTGTTTATGATATAATATTAATAGAATAAATTAAGGAGGCTACTATGGAACACTTAGAAAAAACAAGAAATGATTTAACAGTACATTATGATCAAAGAGAAGGTTTTTCAATTACAAGTGTAAAGACAGGTTTTAAATATGAGTTATTAGAAATGAAAAGCTATGAAGGATCTGCTACAAGTAATATGGTAATGGTTGCAATAGCTATAGATGGTATTGGCTATGTTGGTATGTTAGATTATATTTTTGGAGCAAATGATATTGAAACAATGGTTGATGAGTGCTTAAATATGGTTGAAGACTTTGAAAACAGTGATAAAAAGCCGATTGATATAATGAAAGAATATATTATTGATTGTGAAAGTCAAATATCTGATCAAGTATATAATAATGCAAAAAAGTACTTGTTAATATAAGTATAAAGAAAATATAGTAATTATGAAGAAACTTTATGTAATTAAATTTAACAATGAATATTATTGGTGTGGTAATAGTAAATTTAGTAAAGAACTTAGACATGCTCAAATTTATGTAGATTCTAAGCGTGCAACTGAACAAGCAGAGTGGGTACTAAAGCATGATAGGTTTGTAGATTTTCTATCACAGAAAACTTTTAAAATAACTTATAAACTTGTTGAGGTTGAATTAAAAGAAGTAGAAGAATAATGTAAACGTTTTCATAAAAAATTTTCTTTAAAAACTATTTACAAATAATTAAATATGTGATATAATATAAGTGTAAATAAGTGAATGAACAACACTATAAAACAGGAAAGGAAAAATAATATGTCAGCATTTTATGGAAGTATTTGTGGAAATCGTGGAGCAGCAACTCGTGGCGGTAGTAAGAATAGTGGATTTAGATCAAGTTGTCAAAGTTGGAATGGTAGTATAATTGCAACAATGCATTATAATGATAAAGAACAATTAATAGTTAGAGTTGGAACTAATGACGGATCAAGTTGTTCAACTGATTGGAACTCACACGATTTTGTTGGAACTTTTGAAGACTTTAAAGAACTATTAAAACTTAGTAGAGATATTAAAGATGGTAAAGTTTCTATTGTTAGACATCGTAATAAATAATATAAATATTGCAATTGGGTTAAAAGCTTATTTTGACCCAATTATTATTTAGCTTTTACGAAAACGCTTTCACTATGAAAACTATTTACTTTTTAATAAGAATATGATATAATATTTATGTAAATAAAAATTGGAGGTAATATTATGGAAATGATTAAAGTACAATCTAGTAATGTTGAATCAATTGGTTATGATGGCAAGGATCTTTATGTTAAGTATGCATCAGGAACTTATCGTTATATCGGTGTTAGTAAAGAGTTATTTGAAGATTTAAAAAATGCACCATCTAAAGGTCGTTTTATGAATGAGAATATCAAATATAATTTTAAATATGAAAGACTTTGTGAGGTGAAGTAAAATGTATTATAAAGAAATGCTTAGAAACTTCGATGCGACAGGATTATCATTATATAAAGTTGTTGTTGCATCGGAAGTAGATTATTACTTTGGTAATCGTTTAAATGAAGCTCAATTTGAAACAATTTGTGATTTTGTTTATGATTGGATTCAGTCATCAGAAGCAAAAGCAGAAGAAGTTGTAGTAAGAATTAAAAATTTAATTGATGATGGTGATTTTAGTTTAGACGATTTTGATGAGTTAAGCTATGATCGTGAACGTGAACTTGTGGATGTGATTAATAGAATGTTTTAATAGTAAGGTAAGAATTACACAAGAATGTAGGCACCTGAAAACGCTTTCATTCTTTTTTCTAAATGAAAACTATTTACAAATTAATAAAAACATGATATAATATTTATGTATTTAAAAATACAGAAAGAGAGCTTTAATTATGTATAAGAACAAAGTTGTTAACAAATTTTATGAAGCATTATTTTCAACAGACTTTCATGATTATGAAACAAAAACTCAAAATGCAAAAACTGACCTACTTGTGCAAAACTCTAATATAAGTTTTGAAGAGTGGTATAATAAACTTATAGAAGTTTTCTGTGATGAGTTTGATGAAGATTTTAAAACTGTTAAAGTTGCAGTAATTAAAGATTATGATTTTATTGTAGACTTAAAGAAAGAGTTTGAAGACTTAAAAGATCTTATTTAATATAAGATCTTTTTTTATATGAAAGCGTTTTCATATAAAATTTTCTTTGAAAACTATTTACAAATTTTATTTTTCATGATATAATATAGCCGTAAGATAAGTGTGGTGGTTGTTTATGAAATTAAAATATTATCTTAACAATACTGAAATTTCAAGTAAAGAATATGTTGAGCGCGTTATCGATGATGCTAAATATTATAGTGAATCTAAAACAACTGCACTTCGAATAGTTCGAGAGAATAGACAAGAAGCAAGAAGTGAAAAAGAAAATGTTTGGAGACTTCAAAACGGCGATGCACTAATTATTAGAAATGAATAGAGGTAAAAATAATGAATGGAATAGTAAATAACTTAATGATCGACTTAGATAATTATCTTAAAGCTGATATTAAAAATAACTATAGAGATTTAGATTTCAGTGTTCATTCTTATTTATGGAAAGCCGAAGTTGAAAGTTGTCTTAAAGGAGATATTGTTCCTATAGCTTTTAGACATCCAGGTGCTACAAATGGTCATATTGTTGTTGATAAAGATATGATTATTAAGGATATTGTCTTTTATGAGGATACTTGTCCTATGTTTTATGAAGGTGATTATCAAAGTTTAAAAAATAAATATATAGGAACAAAATTATCTTTAGAGGAGGTAGAAGAATAATGAAAGAAAGTACAAAAGAATTAGTCCAAGCTTTATATAATCTATGATATACTAATGTTGATGTTATCAATAATGGTAAAATAATTCCTGCAAAGGATATTGTGGATACGTCTAAGCAAAATAAAAAGAAAGATAAGAAAAGAAAGAAGAGAAAATAATATGCCAGTAAAAAAAGTAAAAGTAAAAAAAGCCGTAGATAAGTTTCAAACACTTAAGCAATTAGTTAGAAGAGTTGAAAGACTTGATAAACAAATTCAAGAGAATATGCCTGAAATTATTATTAAAGCTGAGCTAGATCTTTGCTATGCAGCAATAATGGAATTAAGAAAGGCATATAATCTTGCTGACTAAAAAGGAAGTGATTTTTATATGTTAGTTAAAGTATTTAATATTAAATACAAAGTACATGCAGAAGGTTTGCCAGAAAAGAAAGTGTTGTTAGTTGATAACAATAAAGCAATTACAAAAGAGTTTTTAATCGAAGAAGTTGGCAAGCTTACTAGAGAGCAAATAGAAGACTTGGAATATACTGTATCACCAGAAGTGATCGATGATGTTGATCAATACAATTATTGGCTTCACAAGAGTGATTGTTTTATGCATAATGAAAATTAGTGAAAACGTTTTCACTATATAAACTATTTACTTTTTTGCAGTTTTACGATATAATATTATTGTATTTAAGAATACAGAAAGAGAGAAGTATATTATGTATAAAATTGAAGCAAGTATTAGTACAAGTAGTTGGGTTGGTTGCGGTAGAGATGTTAAATATAATTTTACCGGAGAAACATTAGAGCAAGCTTTAGATAAGCTTTATACAAAATGCAGATATTTAAATAATGATGGAATAAATTATTTATCTATTTATTATAAATCTAATTATAGTTATACAACTGGTCAATATGTTGCAGAGCCTGTTCCTACATTTTATTTTGAATTTGAAAATTACGATGGTGGCGGCACAGTAAATGTTATTAGATATATAGATAATACTTCTAATACTAATTGTATAATTTTTGAAGATAGAAATTATATCGGCAGCAAATGCAAAGCAGCAGTTAATGCTTATAAAGATAAATTAGATCAATTAAAAAAACAAAATTCAGTTCGAGGCGATTTTTAAAATCGTCTCGACTTGTAAAAACTGAAAACGTTTTCATTGTAGAAACTATTTACTTTTAAAATAGTTTGTGATATAATATTAATGTAAAATGTTTATATAAATGAAGACTAATAAATTAATAGGCCTGAAATAAAAATGCGACACAGAGCAAATTTCGGGTTTATAATTAGAAAATAAATGAGAGAGAAACAATTTATGGAAAGAGATGAAAATTTTATTGATAATATTTTAACACTTAGAGACTACTGGCTAAAAGCTGGTAAAGGCGATGCGAAGGAAACTGTAGATGGTTTTATTCATTCATTATTAGCTATGTTTGATGGCGATGCGGGTGTTAATGATTTTCACTTTATTCAATTAGTTGATGCAGAAGAAATGGAAACTATAAATGATCGTTATCCACTTCATGAATTATTCCATATAGAAAATAATAAGAGGGCCCAATGAAAAAACTATTAATTTTAATTTTAACTATTGTTTGTTTAGTATTTATAGCATTTGCTTTGTCTGGCTGTAATAGACAAGTATTTGACTTTAAATATACATTTGATCACGTGCATATTTATGAAACAGGAAAATGCTATGAGATAAAGTCTTGGCGTGATTATGATGATAGTGATCAAATTCAAGTTATACTAAAAGATGATTCAGTATTACTATTACACTCAACTGACTGTGCATTAGTTCACGGTGAATGTATATTATGTAAAGATAAAAAGAAATAGTTTATGCTTATTACTGATTTAGTTTATATTATATTATTTATCAGCGTAATAATATTTGTTTTAATTAAAAGTGCAAAATAATTTTAAAATTTAGAATTTTTATTGTATAATATAATATGAAACATGAGAAGTCTTAGTTGACTTCCTATGACATCTATGAGAGTAATATGTAGAAGCACCATTATAAAAAAATATAAGAAACAGTTATTGACGGATAATATGTCTTAGAAGATATTATAAAGGAAGGGCTTGAAGGTATATATCACACTATCCGGAAAAGAGCTATATATCGGAGTCAATTCGAATTATACGGCCTACAATTACTTCGTCGTAGTGAACTTATTACTATAGCTCAGTGGCTAAGAGCATGGTGCTGTGTAAGCATCTATGCACAGGTTCGATTCCTGTTAGTAGTAGGTCGACTACGGCGAGTAGTGATGAATATATTAGGTGTCAGGCAGGCAGGCCGATTAAACAGAGTAAGGACTCAAGGCCTGATATATTCTAAAGTCCAAAGCCCGTGGATGTTGGTAGAGCCAATACGCTAGAGTGAACTACAAGAACAGGTAAGGAATCCAACCTGAACGAAAATGATTTAAATGTAAGGTAGAGTGTCGGAGACGTAAACCATCGGCCCCTCACCTGCGAAGACCGTGGGCACGAGCTGACCTTACATCATCATAGTGAGTTTACTAATAATAGTAGTAAGGAGATCTAAAGCAGTCATAATTAAAAACGAGACTTCTTTGACTGTGTAGTATGAACGTGATACTATTGAAGTGTGGCCTGAAAAATATTAGTAAACCGACTATGGTGAATACAGAGTTTGAATCTCTGTTATACAGTTATATGTTTCCAAATTTACTTATTACGAGGTGTGCTGCACAAGAGCCTACTGATCATAGGCCTAGTGGTCATAGTGAGTGCAAGCTGCGTGGAAAATATAAGCGGTACCCAGCCATTGCCGAAAGAGTGCAAACATGGCTACTTGAGGTAGGTTGCTTTCGTACCTATAGCTGTAAACGAAAGATTTAAATCAAATCAAAACCTATTAGTGGTTAGCCAGACGACGAATAAGATCTTTACAACACGATCTGTTGAATAAGCGTTGGACGAGGTTAGTATGCAAGAGCCCTCGTATGAGGTGAGCTCTAACAAGAAAGGTAAGCTCGGCCGTTAAACCTTTACACTAGTATAATGGTTTTGATTTTTTATTTTATGTATTTAACGAAAGCGTTTTCATATATAAAAACTATTTACAAATATTTTATTTTGCGGTATAATATATATAGATAGAATAGTGAGGGATACAGATATATGTATAAATGTTATTATGTTAAATTTAAATATTTAAATACTGAGCGTGCAGAATTAATTACAGCTGCTAAGCCAAAAGGTGTAATATTTCAACTACAAAAAATGTATGATAAAAACATTGAAATTGTAAAGCTGGCTGAAATTTCTAAAGAGAAATATGATAGATTAATGCTATGGCGTAAGCTAAGCTACGAGCGTTCAAGATCTAAATCTAGCGGTCGCTTAGCAAGAATTACGACACCACTTGCTGCAATTAATGCTTTTACATCTGCTATAAGTAGTAGCTATTACTATAGAGATGTTTATAGTAATTTTCCAGTAAGTGCACCTACAAGAAGCAGAGGAAAGGGAAGAGGATAAGAGGTATTAACTATGAAAGAAATGATCTATAAGCCAACTAGAGAAGTGACAATACTTGCAGATGATACTTATAAAGGTTATCATTATGTAATTATATCATATGGAGTGCATCCATGTGCATATGTAGAAATACCAAAAGATCATAAATATTATGATAAAGATTATAGAGAATTAGATATAACTGTGCACGGCGGATTAACTTATGGAAGCAGCTTAGCTGATATTAATATAGGATCTAAGTCAGATTATTATATTGGCTGGGATTATGCACATGCGGGTGATTTTGTTGGATATTATTTTTTAATTAATGCTATTAATGCTGTAATTCAAGAAGAAGAAAAGAAATATACTACAAAAGAAATTTTTGAAGATGTTAAGAAAGTTATTGAGCAGTTAGATTAATAAGAAATAATTGGGTGGTTAAAATTATGCAAGAAATAACATTATATCAACTTGAAAGAGATAGACGCAGACTTCAAATAGAATTATTGAATGCACAGGAAAAACTAGATGCGCTTCTTTTTAAAGAAAGTGATTATGCAGATGTTCACAGTGAAGTTTTAAAAATAAAAGAACTAATGGATAAACTAGAAACTGTTTATAAAGCTGCAGAGGAAAAGGAATTATCTGGCGGTGCTACTATGAGATTAAGAGATGTTCCTAAGTATACAAATATTCATGATTTAATGAAACTAACTAAGGAGCAAAGACAAACTCTATATCAACAATGTCTTGGCGGTAGAAGTTGCTATTTAGTTGATGAAGAATGTTTCTATGAAAAGTTCTTTAATGAAGATGGTGAATATTAAAAACAATAATAAAGCGTATAAAAAATATAACTTAAAAAATACATAGTTATATTTTTTTTATTTTTATAGTAATTTTACAAATGTTTATTGTATAATATAGTAGATAAAAGCTATTTATTTTTATCAGGATTAAATAAATGAAATAGAGAGGAAATTCATATGAAAGAAAAATCACAAGTTTTAGACAGTATTTTAGGTTGGACATGTTTTATTAGTTTTGTAATTACAAGTATTTGTATGTTTGCGGCTATGTTTACAAGCAGTTATCCAATTACACAAGCTTTATTAGGCGGTATATGTATAGGTAGTTTTGTAGTATTCTTAGCAAGCTTTATTGCAAACTGCATCTTAAATAAAAAAGAAGGAAGCAAAGAAAAGACAGAAACATTATCTGAGCAATTATATAGAGAAAATATAGATAAGGCAAGTGCTGCTACAGGAAAAGATAGTGCAGAGTATGATTTAGCTGTTTATAATTTTAATGCTGAAATGGCTACTGTTAAAGCAGACTTAAAGGAAAAGATTAGTACACAAATAAAAGCACATCCTGAGCAATTAGAAGTAAGCTGTTTTACAATACCTATTACAGATGATAATGTAAAATTATATGGATATGAAAACAGACAAAATATTACATTAGATGCTGCAGATACTATAACTAAATATTTAACTAAGGAGCTAGGCTTCAGAAAATATACAAAAGATTTTGAAACTAATATTGAAGTTAAATATGATCATTGTGAAACTGTTACAGATCCTATTTTTCCTGATACTTATAAAGACATTTATAAAGTTGTAATTTATAACTGGCAGCCAGAAAAGTAATTAGAAAGTGCAAATTTATGAATATTGATTATAATAAAGTATCACAAATAAATTCTGCTATTGATAAGCTACTGACAAGAATGAAGGAAATAGATGATACTTATTCACGCTTATCTTCATCGTCTTCATATTGTTATATGTCAGAAGAACAACGTAGAGGCTTAGCAGACTATACGGAGAGCCTACGAAAAGAACGAGCATGTTTATTTAAAGTTTACTTAAAGGATGTAGAGGAGCTGCATGCTTGTTTTAATAATTAATATAATAGGAATACTTAGTAAGAGGTAATAAGACGATGGAAGTATTAAAAGCATTATTATATTGTCCTAAGGGCAGACCGTATTTAATACATGAAAGTGGTGATTATGACTATAATGATATGTGTTGTAGCTATGATAATTTCTGTACTGTAAATAGGCAATATTTTTATGATGAAGGGTTATCTTTAGAAGAAGCACTTAATGGTAAAATTGTTGCTGAGTGCGATTATGATATTGAAAAGATAAAGTTTAATCATATTTATGAAAGAGATGATTCAGGCAGATTGCACAATGAGTGGTGGTGGGAATATAGAGGATTAAATATTGGTAATTATAAATGTGAACTAGCCAAAGAAAGTTGCTTAGATTCAGATGCTATAATGGATTATTTAGGCAATAAAGATGGCAAAGCAATCCACATTAAGAACTTGCATATATTTGATGAGCCGAAAGAATTAAGCGATTATTGTAAATTTGATGAAGACGGAGCTTTAATACCTATAACAAAAGCACCACAAAATATGATGAATGCAGTAGAGCATTTAGGAGAGCCTATGTATGTTGAAAATCATTATATAGGACTTGATGATTATTTTGAAAATTATGTTTTAATAAGCATAAGACCTGAGTTAATGTGTAAAATACTTAATGGCGAGTGTACTACTATAGTTAAGAAAAAAATATTGAGAGGTATGCTATAATGAATGACACAGGATTTTTAGGCGCAAGACCTGATGAATTTATTTATGAAAGAGAAAGACAACTTGAGAAAAGAATTGAAAAACTCGAAGAAGAAAATAAAATGTTAGAAAATTCACTTCAAGAAAGAATTACTTTGAAAGAGTTAGATAAAAAAGAGTTGTTAAAAGAAAATGAACAATTAAGAAAGCTCATAGAGGATCAATCAAAAATTGAAGAAGCAGAAAAATATATATTAGAGCAATTATATGAAAACATGACAATTATTCCAAGTAATAATGAATATATCCATACATTGAAAGTTAACATGATGCTAAAAGAATTTATTATAACTCAGCCAGTAGTAGTATATTTAAAAACGAAGGGAGTTAAATATGACAAGCATAGATAAATTGTTTTTTATTACCAATCTTTTATTTAATTTATGTGATAAAATAGAAGATGAAAATTTTGACTTGACAGAAGAACAGGCTGATAACATTGTTAATTATTCAAAAGATATTAGACAAGATTTACAAAGATTGAAAAAATTAGAGAAGGCTATTGAAATTATAAAAGAAAAACAAATAAATATAGTGATGTTTTGTATGTTTCATAGAAGTCTTTCTGATTATAACGATTGGTTAGATAGAACAAATCATCAAAATAAATTTAAACTAAATCAAGAAGAATTTGATTTACTAAATAAGGTATTTAAAAATGAGTGATAGATTAAAACAAATAAATAAAGCAATTAAAGATTTAGAAGAAACTAACAGAGCAGTATCAAAACGCTGTGCTGAGGAATTAGACAAACTTGATCCTAATAGTAAAGAGTATAGTGAATATCTTCGTTTTATTGGAGATTCTGAAACAGCAAGATCAATTATGCTTAGTAATTTAAGAGCTGAAAGAGAAGAAGTAATTGAACATGAAAAAGAAATACTTGATAGAAGTTCTATTACTATTCCTTTAGAAGAATATAATAGACTACAAAATGAACTTAAATATTACAAGGGAATAGAGGCGATTACTTCACAAATATCAAAAGAAATTGTTAATTCTTTCTCTTTTGATGAAAAGCTTTTTGAGAAGTTAAAAGCAGACACTTACTTTGATATAAGTAGTTTCACTTTACATGTTCAAATTCGTCCAAAGAGTTTTAGCTAAAGGAAATATTAAAATGAATAATTGTATTGATTGCGAACATTATAATACATGTAAATTAGTAGACATAGTCAATTTTTGTGAAGATTGTAAATACTTTCATGATTGTGATATATTAGCCACTTGTGAAGGCGGGGAATATATCGGATGTGATAATGGATTTGAATCTATAGGAGAAGATGATGAAGAAGATTAAATACACAAAACAAGAAATAATAGATTTAATACAAAGAAATGCAAGATTTGATATCTTTGCAGGCGAAAATTGTGATTTAAATGAAATAACAATTCAAGTCTTTAGTGATGATGAAGAAGATTATGATATGCTTTGTGATATTATTGGAATCAGTGAAGAAGAAAGAAAAGATGCAAGAGAGTAATAAAGTTTTGCAGGAGATGAAGAATGAAACGATATATAATTAGATTCGAATTAGAAGATACATTTTTAGCTGAGAATGAAGAAGATGCTGAAATTCAAATGATAGAACAAATTAATTCAATGTCTGTTTCACAATTAATGGGTTGTATGGAAACTGATATACTTGAAGAAGAGGAATAGAGAAAAATGGTAGATAAAGAAGCATTAGAAATAATTAGCTATTGTTGTGAAGAAAGTTTATATTTACCACAAAATCAAAGTATCGAGCAAGCTCAGCTAGTAGGTAAATGCCTATCTTCTATTGATGATAGTTTAAATAGATTAGATAAACTAGAAAGTGAAATTCAAACAAGGATTGATGCCCTACAAAAAAGACAAGAATATTTAAACAGTTGTTTAGGTGATATGGAATGTTATATAGAATATAATTACAATAATAAAAGATTAGAATTATTATTTGAATTAAAAAAGGTATTAGAGAATGATAGATAAAGAAGCAGTGGCAAAATTAAAAGATAGTCTACTTCCATATGATGAAGGATACTTAGATGATGAAGAGGATAAAGCATTTGAAGTTATTGAAAATGCTTTTAATACTTTAAATGAAGTAAAAAAATATGTTAATATATTATATAAAAAATATAAAGCTTTAGATAAAACTAATATCGAAGATTGTGAAAAATGTCAACGATCACAATATAATTTAGGCGCATTTATAATATTAGATGATTTGAGGAAGATAATACATGACAAATAAAGATAAATTAATTGAAGCAAATAATGGCTTAGTTTTTAGATTTGCGGAAGGCACAATTTCTATTCAAATAGACTGTACAGAATGGTATTTAGAGACAGATGTTGATAATAAGATAAAAAAAGAATATCTTTCACCAGAATGGTTTTATAATAAATTAAATAACAATTTAGATAATATTTGTATGCTCGCAGCAATATCTACATATGACTGCAATTTTAAAGAAGGCCAAGACTTAATCGCTAAATATGAGCAAGAAATGGACGACTTCATTGGTGATGGTAATATGGATACTTGTATTTATGCTATGGAAGTCTTTGCACAAAGAGCTACAAATTGTGATAATTTACACTGGTGGTAGTTAAATAAATTCCGTATTATTTTTTAATAATATGGACTTTTTTATTACATTTTATTGTATAATATATATGGAGGCTATACATATGAGTAAATATAGTAATGTACTTAGAGTGCTTGACTTGTTGATTACTAGTTTAATTAATACTTTAGAAATTATACAAGGAGAAATCAAATAATGAAAAGATTAACATTAAAAAGGTCCTTGGAGTGGCTAGATAGTCTTCCAGAAGATTATACTTTTAGTACTGAAGAGCTTGTATATAAAAAGTTAGGTAAGCTAGAAGATATTGCAGATTTATGCGAAAAGATAACTAAGTTGCCAATATATAAAAATGGCCTTAATAAAATATATGAAGAAGATTACACAAGTCTTAGTACAGCTTATAATTTTTTAACAAACAATATTGAAGTATATGGTTATGAATGTGAAGATACCTTACCTGTAGATAAGTATGGAATAGATTGGGCATTTACAGAGGAGGAGCTTACTAATGATTAAACCTGGGCAAAAGCAAAAAATATTATATACTAATGCACTTGAATATGTATACAAAGAAAATAAGTATGTATATAAGACAATAAAAAAGAATTACTATATTATTGACTGTAGAGGTGATGAAAATGGCTATTATGGTTTTCATTATTCTTCTTGGGCTGTTGAAGAGTATGATTGGTTATTTACTGAAGAAGATCTTGATAAAATAAAAGATTATGATAGTGGTTCTATATATATTATTTACTCTGAAAGACCTTATAGTGAAGCAGAAATGCGAGCAAAGGTTAAAGAGTTTTTAGAAGCTAAGAAACAAAGATATATTGATAGAATTGATGAAATCATTAATCAAGTTTTGAAAGCTACTGCTGAGAGATTTATTAATGAAAATAGCAATAATAATTAGTAAAAAAAGGTTTAAAATTAATGGATAAAGTTATAATTATTGAAAAAGGTGATACATTTTATTTAAACAACTTATTACAAGAAGGCTGGAAAGTTATTAATACAATAGCTCTAGACTGTAAAGGAATTAGAGCCTATCCAGATATTCTTTTTGTACTAAGAAAAGAAGAAGATTAAAAATAAAGGGGAGATAATAATGAAAGTAATAACAAGCAAAGAATTTATTAATGGATTAAATATTCACAATGCTTGTGGTGACCCTGTATACTGTAATACTAAAACTGATCATTGTTTTTATTATTATGGTATGCCAAGCTATGATGGTATTGGTGGTATGGATATTCCTACAACATTATATTGTTCTGTAAATAAAAGAACGCATAAAATTACAACTAAGTATGGCTGCTCCGAAGATTTTAATGATGGCGATTATATAGAAAATTTTGAAGATGTTTTAGAATCATTTTCAAAATTAACTTGGAAACAGTTAAATAAATCTTGTTATCAAAAAGACCAAGATTCAAAAAATTAAATTGGCAAAGAAAGAAGAAATAATATGAAAAAGATAAAGATTAAACATAATCCAAATGGAGACTCTCGCACAGTTACTGAGCCAGCAACATTTAGTGATTTCCATAAAGCTAATATAGATCATATTAAAGATGTTAGAGCTGTAATGAAAGTCTTAGTTAATATATTAAAAGCTAAGGGCAATTGTCATGACTGGACTAAAATATGATATGAAGCTGAATTCTATGAAAATTATTTAGACGCTATTTTAAATAAAAAAGATTTTGTATCTAATACTTGGTATCAAAAACATATAGCATATGAAAAGCATCATCCATTTAGTTATTGTCATGATGATATTAATCTACTAGATATTATAGAAACAATAGTAGATTGTATATGTGCTGGCAAAGCAAGAAGTGGTAAAATTAGACCATTAGAATTTGATGAAGAAATACTAAAGAAAGCTGTAGCTAATACAGTTAAACTTATTGATGAAATGACTGAGGTAGAAGAATAATAAATATGTTTTTATTTGATAATTTTAAAGATGAAATTATTTTAAAAAAAGATAAAGATTATACTGCCCCTGAAGAAAGATATTTTGAAATAGATTATCTAAGAGGCAATTCAGATATTTATATAGACACATATTTTGTTAAAGGAAATTTTGCAATAGATTATGCTTATTCTTATGAAGAGAGCTGGAATATTGATTATTCAAAATGGCTTGAAGGTTTATATGCACATTTTGAAAAAAATAATCTTGAAAGAAAACCTTATTATCTAAAACGAAGAATATATCCAAAAGAAAGATTTAAAAAATTACTGCAAAATTATTCTAATTTTAGCGATAATTTAAAAAATTATATATTGAAAGAATTAATAAAATAAATAAAATGAAGAGATAGAATAATGGAAAGTGAATATTTAATTTTTGAAGAACATACTATACCTGGACATAAGTTGCCAATTTATGCTGTAAGGAATAGACAATCAAATTGTCAATTAGGTATAATTAAATTTTATGGTGCTTGGAGAAAATTTATCTTTGAGCCAAGTGAAGCAGTTATTTTTGATGCAAGTTGTTTAGAAGATATTATTACTTTTTTAAATAATAGAACAGCAGACTGGAGGAATAGTTTAAATGCAAATAGAATTAAATAAAGTAACAATAGTTTTAGAAGATAATGATATTTATAATCTATGGGATATACTTTCTTTCTATAAAGACTATTGCACAGAGCATCCTGAAAGAACAGATACAGTTAGTCTAGGAAAGAAAGAACTAGCTGATCAATTAATTGATATACTAAAGACTAATATTTAAAAGGAATTAAATAATGGATTATAAAGGAATTAAAATTTATAATAAAATAACAATAGTAGAAAGAACTGACATTACTGATGGTGGTTATAACTGGCGTGGAAGAACAGTTAATCAAGGTTATGTAGTAGATCCAGATAATAAGAAAATGCTTGACACTGCTTTACGCTGGGCTAAGTGGACTTACTTTGATCGAGACCTCAATAACAAATATTGGGAAGCTAGAAATAAATTTGGCTATGATAGTAAAGAAGCAAAAGAAGCTGAAGCTGCTTATGATGCCACTAGAAAAGAAATGGAAGGTGTAGTTCATGAATATGATAATGGTTCATTTACTATTAGCCTATCAGAATCTGCTAAGGGTTCTAGTCAAGGTGGAAAGTTATCTTTCTGGAATTGTATCATTACAGCTTCTGATGGAAATAGTTTTTTAGTTGGTATTAATTCAGAGCTACTATTACATCTACTTATGTCAACTACTTTTATTAATGGAACTTGTCAAGAAAAAGTTTGGTTAGGTAGAGTTGGTGGAAATCAAGTTGGTGTATTCACTGAAGCTATGGAAGATTTTAAACAAGCTAAGTTAGATGAGGAACAAAGAAATGCTGTTAAGAAAGCAAATAATAAATATATTCCTGGTGATATAGTAGGAACTTTAAAAGAGAAACAATTATATCTTGGAAGTATTTATAAATATTATTCTTTTGAGCAAGGTTATAGATATAGTGATAAATATGTTGTTATTTATGACAAGCCAAAATTAGTTCATATTTTTAGAGGCTTTTATAAACATTGGGAGTCAGGTGAAGAAAAATTAACTGACTATTACACTGAAACACTTACTAAGCCTAAACGACTTATAATTGATCATATGGATTTGGACACAACTGCGGCTGAGTATTTATATAAATATAATAGTGATAAAATAGCTGTATGGGAGCAGGAACGAGCTAAGGCTGATTCTCATTATCAATCACCTAGATATGGTTGGGATTACGCACGACAATTGAAGGCACACAGCGATAGGCCAGATACATATGATAAAGAAGAAATTAAAAAGTTTTTAATTGATAAGTTTAATGAATTGTTTTACTGTAAAGATGGTGGCTATAGAAAGTTTGAACAAGAATATAAGTTTTTAACTGAAGAAGAATATAATAAATTATTTTTAAAAGACTAAAATTATTAATAAATCAAGGAGATTAAAATGCTTAATATTAGAAGAAATGTTTTTGAAACAAACAGTTCAAGTATGCATAGTTTAGTTATTACTAAGCAAGCAAGAACTTATACTAAAGAAGAGTTGGCATTAAATTATAATCCTGAGTATCAAAAAGCATTTGAACTTTGGAGATATTGTGATGAAAGTGATATGAGCTATGAAAGATCACCTTTTCAAATTTTATCAACACCACTTCAAAAGTTAAGATATTATTCTGCATACACTTTAGGAACTTGGCGTGGTGAACCTAATAAGAAAGATGTTGACAGAATTAAAAACTTTGTTATGAAACAAACTGGCATTGATGACCCAGCTAAAGTTTTTTTGTATAGAGTTAATCATTGGGATAGGAAAGAAAATAAGAATAAAAATTATGGTGCAGTTTATAGTAATGATACTGGTGAAGACCCAATGCATTTTGTCAAAAGAAAAGGAATTGATTGGGAAGACTTAATTTTAAATCCAAAATATATTATCATTGTCGATGGTGATGAAATTCAAAATTTCAAAGATTTAGTTGAAGCAAGAATTATTAATACAGATAACTTTGAAGATATTTCTTCTGGTGTCGATTTCTGGAATAATGCTAACTATACTATTTATGCTAGCTGGCTTAAAGATTGGACTAAAGAAAATGATGAAGAACTTATCGCTGATATTGATGATAAAGTTAAAACAATTGATTTCAAGATTTATGAACAAGAAGCTGTTGTTAAATTTAATAACAGTAAAAGCAAAGTTAAAGATATTATTAAGTTAGCAAAAGAAACAAAGCCAGAATTAAAGATTAGATTAATCATTGATAATGATACAACAGAAGTAATTGATGTCTCATCTATTGATAAATCTATTTTTGATGAAGTTGTTGTTGAATGTGATGATGAACAAGTGGTAGGTTTATAATGAAAAAAAGTTATATAGATAATTATGCTTTATATAAAGCAGTTATAGTAGAAACTATTGATGGCGATAAATTTAATGGCTGGTTAGTACCAAAAAATAAAGAATATTTATTATTACCACTTGATGATATTTGGAAAAAATATTGTTTTAAAGCTTCTTTTATTAAAGAGATAACACATCTTACAAATAAAGTCTCTATTAGTAAATTAGCTAAAGAATTGGAAGAAGACGTAATTTTTAATAAATAGAAAGGAAACTAAGATGTTACAAATTAGACGAAATTGTTTTGAAACAAACTCAAGTTCAACACACAGTTTAGTAATGTGTGAAGATGATGACTTCAAAGCTTTAAAAAATAATGAAGCATTTCTTGTTGGTAGTTTTTATTATGGTATGGATATTGTAAAAAAAGAAAATTTAATAAAAAGTCTTGAACGCTATAATAAAGAGCAATGGGAGAAATATTGTAAAGAAACTGGCTTAAATCCTGAGAGCTATGAAGATTTTGCTAAGTCTATTATTGATGGTTTTTGTAATGGAAGTGACGATAGCTTAAGGTATGATTATCATACTTTTGAGCAATTTGAACAAGAATGTGAAATGGAAACTTATGAAGAAAAATATAAAACAAAAGATGGCAAAATAATTCATGCTTTTGGTGCTTTTGGCTGTAATTATTAATTTTTTTTGGTAAATTTGGCTAATGGTTGAGAATTTGGAAAAAAGAAAAAATAAAAAATTTTAATAAAAAAGACCATTTATTTGGTCTTTTTTATTGTATAATATTATAGGAGGAAAATTATTTATGATTAAATATATAACTACAGATGGCGGACAAGTAATTCGCTATGATGATGAAGCCGATAAAATGGATCAACCTGTGCTTCTATCACAACCAAGTCATATAATTAAAGAACCAGTTACCGATCCAAAAGAATTGTGTGATCAATGGTTAGTTGTTAGAGAGCATGACAAAACACCTATTGTTTTAAACTCTTTTTATGAGCTGCAAGATTACTTGGACGTTTATACTCTTAATGTAAAGTCTAATAATCCTATCACAGGCATTTATGGTGCTTATTGGCGTACACTTGGTGCATCAAGTATGCCTATATTGCAACCAATTTTTAAGTTAGACAGAAACTTAACAGTAAATTTTGAAAAGAATATTAACTATCTTGATTTATTAAAGAAAGATTAGGAGTATTTATTTATGCTTCAAAGATTACAAGGAAAAGATTTTGCTGCAGTAAAGCATGAATATAAATTAAAAACTTTTATTGTTACTGATGACGGTAATGTAAAAGCTTATCTACAACATAAAGTTACTGGCTGGAGAATTACACATTGGCTAAATGATGAAGAAAAGAAAAGATTCTTAGCTTCAGATTATATTAAAGAATGTTATAGAAAAAAGAAACCTTTAGAAGATGGTGTTACATATCGTTATGGTAAGCCAAATTCTGGTAGTATACAAGGATATGATTTATCTATTAAATTTGATTCAAATCTTATTAAAATACATGGAGGTAAATAAATATGAAATTTGTAAAAGTAAGAAATGGAAATTATGATATTTATTTTGATTTAGACAGTGGAACTAAAATTAGAAAGAATGATAAAGATTGTTTTATTCCAGAAAAGCCAGAATCAATGGATATTAAAATTACTAATATGTGTGATAGAGGCTGTGCTTTCTGCCATGAAGCCTCAACTAAAGATGGCAAGCATGGTGATATTATGAATGCAAAGTTTTTAGAAACTTTATTGCCTTATACAGAACTTGCTATTGGTGGTGGTAATCCACTTGAGCATCCAGATTTAATTCCATTTTTAGAAAAGTGTAAAAAATTAAAATTGATTCCAAATATGACTATTAATCAATTTCATTTTATGAAAGATATCGCTTTAGTAAAAGAATTAGTTGATAATAAATTAATTTATGGCTTAGGGGTCTCTTTAGTTAATCCAAGCAAAGAATTTATTGAATTAGTAAAGCAATTTCCAAATGCAGTTATTCATATGATTAATGGTGTGCATAAATTAGAAGATTATCAAAAATTATATGATAATAATTTAAAGATTTTAATTCTTGGCTATAAAGAATTCAGACGCGGAAATGATTTTTATAAATCACATCTTTGCACAACTGAAGAAATTAAATCTGATATCTATGATCATTTAGATGAAATTACTAAACATTTTGCAGTAGTTAGTTTTGATAACCTAGCTTTAGCACAATTAGACGTTAAAAGATTATTAACTGAAGATGAATGGAATCAATTCTTTATGGGAAAAGATGGCACGCATACTATGTTTATTGATTTAGTTGAAAATACATTTAGTACAAGTTCAACTACGCCAGTAAATGAAAGACAACCACTACTTGATGATATCAAGCCAATGTTTGATTATGTAAGAAATCATCAAGCTACTATTTAGGAGGCTAAAATGGCATATAAAAAATACAAAAATAATTTAACAGAATATCCAAATAAATTAACTGGAATAACAATGCTTGAATATAGACATGATTTACTTGTAATGAGTATTGAAAATTGTGAAGTAATATTGGCAGATAAGCATTTATTGTCAAATAATGAAATTAAACAATACACTGAAGATTTAGAAAATTATAAAAAGAACTTGGCAGAGGTTGATACTCAAATTGAGCAACTTAGTCGTTTTAATATAAAGTAGGTAAAAATAAATGGTATTTATAATTATTGGAATATTATTGTTTCTTTTTATAGGTTTTATTTTTATGGCTGTTACACTAGCACTAAAAAACGAAGAAAATTGGGAGTCATTTTATAAGCAACTTTCTGAGTCAGGTAATCCTTTACCAGAAGAAGAAGCTTATCATATGACTTGTAAAGTAAAAACATTTGCATTAGTAGGAATGCTTGTTAGCATTGTTATGGTAGTTTTAGGTATAGCATTAGTTGTAAGATAAAAGGAGCCTAATAAGATTATGAATAGAAAAGAAGAATTAGAATTTGGTAAGCAAATGGATGCTTCACCAGATAAAAAAGAAGTAGCAGATTTAGTTATTAAATATAATAGAAAAATGGTATTAGACCTTGGAGCTGGCACAGGTATTATTAGTAAGTTAATATCTGAAGCAGGAATAACTTGTGTTGCTGTTGATAATAACTTTAAAACTGAAGATATTAAATCTACAGAAAAACTTATTTATGTTCCAATGGACTTAGTAACTTTTGTTAAGAATCAAGTTGACGTTTTTAAGTATTCACTAACTAAATATCCTAAGTATGATTGTATTATTTTATCTGCTGTGCTTCATGAATTAAATAAAAAAGAATTTAACTACTTAAAAAAGAACTTATGTAAGATAGTAACTGATGACTGTATTGTTATTATTAGAGAGCCTTATTATCAAAGATGGCATGATGATAAAAGAATTTGTTTACCATTTACTTCATTAGAGGAACAAAATATCGCTATGGAAGAAATATTAAATGTCACTGATAAGGATTTTCAAAAGTTATTTAATGACACTAAAAAGCTAAGTGAAAGAAGAGTACCTTATCCAATTAAAGTTTTAAATATGGCATTTACTTATTCTTATGGTAAAGATAGCTGGGATCGTGAAGTTAAAGAGTATAGATATACATTTAGCTATAAAGACCTTGTTAAATTTATTAAAGGAATTTATAATAATAACTTTGATATTCTTATAAGAAAAAAGTTTGATAAACATTACAACAAGCATTTTAAAAAATGTGGTTATTCAGATAATATATTAAATTCTATTGACTACACTAATTGCACATTAATAGCTGGTCGAGAAGAAGATTTATATGTATAAAAATATTTAGAAAGGAAATTTAAATTTATGTTAGATGATTTAGGATTATTAGTAGAAGCTTTTAAGGATCATATTAGAGTAAATGTTACAATGAAGTCTGTTGAAATCTACAATGAGCATGGTGTTCAAATGGTTCTTAGAGACTTAGATGAAGCAACATACGAAACATTTAAAAAATTATTTGTTAATTTTTAAAATTATAAAAGCTAGCTTAACTAAAAAGCTAGCTTTTATTTTAGCTAAATTATATAGAGTTAATTTAATAGGAGATTTATATGCAAGAAAATATAAACTTAACTGAGGGAAATAAATTAACTGGTACTCTAAATTATAAAGACTTTTTAACAAAAGATCCAAATTGATATGTAGGACCAGATGATGGAAAAGTGGCACCGTCAGTAAGAACAAAAAATTATTTAAAAACAATTAGTATTTCTGAGTTTTTAAAAGATCAAGAAGTACTTAAAGAGGCATTTTCTTATGCTGTAAAAATAATTAAAGCAATTTATACTGATATGCTTGATCGTAAGGAAAATGAATTAAAGGATGTAATGGATAGTGATATTTATTATTATAATCTTGCTTATTTTGGTGATGGTGAATCAACAGCAGATGAAATTTATGCTAATGCATTAGCTAATGCAAAAAAATATACTAATACTGGTAGTTTAGATTATAAGACAAAAAGACAGTTATTGACAAAAGTTCACCAAGCAGCCTTTGCAGAAGCTTTAGTTCGTAAATATTATGCGCAAAGACTTAAAGATTCAACTAATAGAAGAAGTGGTTTAAAAAGAGCATTAAATAATATGTCAATAGAAGACAAAGATGCTGCAAAAGCTTGATTTAAAGATCATGTTACTGGAATTAAATTTAAAATTCCATTTATTGATGACGAAAGTGATATTGTATTTTATACTATTGATGATGCAGAAGATATTGAAAAAGAAAATGCTGTAATTGATAATTTAGAAGCTATTAAAGACTCATTTGAAAGAAAATATCCAAATGCAAAAGAGGGTGAAGACTTTATTTATAGACATACAGCAAATTCTGATGATACAAGAAAAGACTTATGAAATTTAGCAGCTGATGTTACATTTGATACTAAGGTAGCTGATGTACCTAATAATATCAAGACTATTATTGCAGATGCAAAGAGACAAGCAACACAAGAAACTAAATCAATGAATCAAATGGCAGATGATTATACAATAAGTAGTGTGCCTCTCGCACAAGCAATTCTTAATTTATTTAATAATGATTTTAATTTTTATAAAAAACAAAAAGATGATAGTTTAATTAATAATGGATTAGATGCCCTTATTAATGACTATATAGATTAATATAATAAAAGGAGCTTATATATGGCAGAAACAAAACAATACAAATTAGTTTATGAAAAAGAAGGTGAATTAAAAGGAAGTTATAGTGGCATTCCAGCAAATGATGATACTGATGTTATTAAAAGAGCTGTATTAGAAGGAAAAGAAGATCCTGTTACACCGACAGATCCAACTGAAATATACCACAAATTAGTACCATTCGATTTAGGTGAAACAGTTTTTAATGCTGAAGATAATCATTATCATTTCGATGAAAGTGTTTATCTCACTATTAATGATATTATAGAACTAAGTGTAAATGCAGACTATCATTGTCCATTTAGATTTATATATAATGATAAAGAATATATAATAGTAGCATATGATACAGTTGAAGAAGATTATTATAAAAATTTAAATAATCTAGTTGATATTTATGCAGATGACCCAAGTGCTGAAGAACATAACACTTTTGATTCAATCATTTGTGAGATAGATGCTGAAGTTGGAACACCATTAGACGCATATTTAACAACAAAGTAATTGTTAATTAAGGAGATATAAAATGGCAGAAGAAAACAAAAAATTTAAATTAGTTTATGAAAAGCAAGGAACTCTTACTGGTAGCTATTCAGGAATTCCTGCTAATGATGATGTTGCTCTTATTGATAGAGCAGTTTTAGATGGTGAGGAAGAACCAGCACCAGTACCTACAGGAACTATTAGTATTACTGAAAATGGCACTTATGATGTTGCAGAATATGCTTCTGCAGATGTAGATGTTCAAGGCGGTGGACCAACACCAATAGGAAATATTGATATTACAACTACAGAACAAGTAGATGTAGCTGCTTATGCTACTGCACAAGTTGTAGATGCAGATTTAGTAGTTGGAAACATTAGGTCTGGTGTAACTATTTTAGGAGTAACTGGAACATTTGATAATCACTCTGCTGATTTAGATGCATTATTACAGGAGCGTTTCTAATATGCCTAATTATGATATTAATGATTTAAGAGAAGTGTTAGGTAAAGCTGCTGATATAATCAGAGGGTCAAAGAATGTTTCGGGTGATATTTTAGGAGAAAACATCTTAGATGAATTAAAGGGTAGTAAATTTATATCATACTACTTCAATGTACCAACAGCTGGAATATATGCGGTTGGTGCACATATTTATAACTGCCCCAGCAGCTCTGAGACAAGTGTTGATACAAAAGATTATTTTAGAAATATCTTAAAATGCTTAGCAGAAGCGCAGACTAAAGGCAGAACAACAGTTCCTTTTGGCACTATTATCAATCAAATAGTAGCTGCACCACAGGGAATATCTACAGATTCGACTCATATAGCTAATATACCAGCAATATTTGTAGATAGTAGTGGGAATGAGCATGACATAACAATGTTATTTGATAATATTTTTAAAGATGATGGAGATCTTGTAGGTATAATTTTTCCACCAGAACTTAAAAAAATTGGAATATCTGCTTTCGAAGATACTTCTAGTTTAACTAATCTAACATTACCTGAGTATCTGGAAGAGATTGGAATTTATGCTTTTAGAAGATGCGGAATATCAAGTATTACAATTCCTGGGGATGTAATTGTTGTTGGTAATGGTGCTTTTTGTGAATGTGATAATTTAACTAGTGTTATTTGATCAAGTGAAGCTGGCATTTCAGATAGTTGTTTTCAAGGGTGTACAAGCCTTTCACAAATTAATATTCGTGAAGATGTTGAAGTAATTGGTAGCTATGCTTTTGAAGGCTGTGAAGAATTACAATATATAAGTTTACCTGCTGCTTTGACTACAATTGGCAACTCTGCTTTTAAGGGTACTGCACTTACTTCCATCACTATACCAAGGACTGTAACTAGTGTAGCAGCTGATGCTTTTAATAACACAGAGGAAGCATCTGATTATCTTAGTAGTGCTACTATTTATTATGATGGCACTATAGATGGAATTAAGGATGATACAACATATAAAGATAATGTATTATTTGCTTTTTATTGTGCAAACGAAAATATGAATCTTGCCATTATATGTAATGATGAAACTTGAAGTACAACAGCAGCAGAAGCCTATAATGGTGGCGGCGGAGGTTCAGGCAGTGGATCTGGATCAGGCTCAGGCAATGGAGATGCTAATAGCGAAGAAGAGCCAGGAGAAGACTATTACGAATAATGACTTCTTGTATATTAACAGTTATTAAAAATGAACACCTATATTTAGATGAGTGAATAAAATATCATTTAGATATAGGTGTTAATCATATATTTATATTTGAAGATATAGATAGTTTATCACATAAAGCTATTACAGATAAATATGGCGATAGAGTAACACTGCAAAGTATTACAGCTATACTTACAGAAGTAGGCATTAATAAGGCAATTGAATATAAAAAAACAAAGAAGAGTAGTGCACAACAGATATATTTAAGAAGTGGTATGAATTTTTTAAAAGCTAAATATTCTGAAAGCTATGATTGAGTTTTTGTTATCGATAATGATGAATTTATTACATTAGAAAAAGATAAATCATTATCAGATATATTTAATTTATTTGTAGATTATGATGCTTTTATATTATCATGAGAATGCTATGGTGCCAATGGGTTAATAGATAGGCCAGATTATTCAAATAAAGGTGTTATAGAAACTTTTACTAAAAAAATATCTGGTTTTGTTCGTTTAAAAGATAGAACTTGTAATAAAAAACCTTGCTATAATTTAAAAAAGTATAAAAAAGAATTTTGAAATACTAATCATATTCCAAATGATATTTGTAATTTTTGCAATACAAAATTTAACAAAGACCCAAATGAGCTTGTCTACAATAATATTTATTTAAGACATTATATAACTAAATCTTGAGAAGAATATATCTGAAAAAAAACTTTAAGAGGTTATTTTATGGGTATAGTTAGAACATTTGATGCCTTTTTTACGATAAATTCAGATATGCTACAGTTAAAAAAGCAATTGTTAGATGAATTAAATAAAGAAATTTTAGTTGTATTACCTTTTAGCCAAAGTCATGCACAAGGTAATGAAATAAAATTAGCTTTAAATTGTTGGAAAAAATTTTGTACTTTTAAGTATCATTTTGCTGTTATTGGCGAATTTGAACAGTCATTAATTGAAGAATTTCCTTGGGTAGATTTTATATATATTAAAAATAAAGAAAAAAAATTAGGTCAGTATAATCCACATTTAGATATTCAGCATAAAATGGAAATAGCCTACGATCATTTTAAAGATAAGTATGATGGTTTTATTTATATGGTAGATGATAATTATGCTATTAAACCTTTTAGCTTTAAAGATATAAATACTATATATTATCATCAACCAACTTTTATTGGTAGAAAAGATTTACCAACATCATATTGAAAACATGATAAATGAAAAACAAGACAATTAATGGACAGAGAAAATTTTACCCATATAAATTATACTACGCATTTTCCTTGCTATTTTGAATTTGAGAGGCTTAAGAATTTGTGAGATAAATTTAATATGCGAGAAGAAAGCTATGTTCCTGAGGATGTTTATTTTAATTCATTTGCGCATAAAGCACCTATTTTAGATGATAATATTAGGCTTGGTATTTGAAGTAAAGAAATATTTGATAATAAATTTGCAGATGCATTACAAAATCCTAATATAAAATTTATCTGTAATAGTGTAGAAGGCTGAAGTAAAGAATTAGAAGATGCATTATGAAAAATTATAAATGAAGACTAATTATTAAATTAGTCTTTTTATTATTGTATAATATATAAAGAGGTTTTATATGAGAAAAAAAGTTTTAATTGTAGGATATGGTGTAGTTGGTCATAATTTATACGAAGAAATAAAAGTATTAGAACCAGATATTTATGATAAATATAAACCAAGTTATAGTGTTAAGAAAAAGACTAAATATGACTTTTGTTTTATCTGTATAGATACTAAAAAAATGGATACTGTTGAAGCACCTATAGATGATTTAATTGAGGTAATAAATGAGCATGATGCAAATATTTATATCATTAAATCAACTATCTTGCCAGGAAGTATTGATAAGCTAAAAGAAATAACAAAGAAAAAAATAGTTTTTAGTCCTGAATATTACGGTGGAACACAACATTGTAATAATTTTTATTTTGATTTTACTATCTTAGGTGGAGATAAAAAAGATTGTCTAGAAGTTCAACAATTATTACAAAATGTTTATGATGCAAGGCATACATTTAGAATAGTTGATAGTAAAACAGCAGAACTGGCAAAATATATGGAAAATTCTTGGTTAGCAACAAAAGTAGCTTTTTGCTGTCAATTTTATGAAATAGCAAATAATATTGGTGTTGATTATGAAGACTTAAGAGAATTATTTATTTTAGATCCACGTGTAAATCCAAGTCATACATTTGTCTATAAAGATCACCCGTATTTTTCTAGTCATTGTCTGGATAAAGATGTGCCAGCTATTGCTAATTTTGCAGACGCAGAATTACTAGAAGATATATTAAAATTTAATGAAAGACAGAAATTAAAACATAAGAGACTTTAATTTATATTAAGGTCTTTTTTATTAAAATATTTGCTAAATTAAGTAGAAAATAAAAAATAAATAAAGGAGAATAGATTATGGGCAAACTTTATTATCAAGATAAAGCTGGCGACATTAAAGTTACTTCAAAAGGTATTCCATCACCTACAGATGAAACTGCTGTTGCAGAAGCTTTAAATGAGCAATCAGAAACACTATTTAAAACAATTAATGGTATTCCTATTGTTGGCGAAGGAGATATTCCTGTTGGCGGCGGTAGTGTTATAGCTAATCCAGAAATGGAAGGCAGTGAGCCAGACTTAACAGGAATTGAAATTGACGGAAATAAGTATAAAATTCCAGAAGGTGGTAGCACAAGTAGTGAATTAGTAACAGATATATCTTTATATTGCGAAATATTTTCAGGCTACTTTGAGATAAATGGTAGAAATATTCCAGAATATACTACAATTGCTGAATTATACGAAATACTTGCACCTTATAATGGACATTATATTGTTACTGAATTTGAACATCAATATTCTGGCAAGTTCTATGACAAAGTTAGTTATTTTCATTGTCAAAGAAATGACAATAATGTAGAAATTTACTTAACTAGTGATTTTGGTGATTTACAAATAAATGCAACTGATGATGAAGAGGAAGAAGGAATAATATTTAATCCAACATTTCAAAATTTCAAAATAGAGAGTGATTTATATCTTAATTTAGTTTATGGTGAAAGTACTCCTAATAGTTTAGATTGACTTCAAGACTTAACTACTGAGGACTATAGTTATTTAGCTCAGAAGATAGGAGCATTAACATCACTTACAATAGTAATTTTTACTGATAGTGAAGCACAAAATCCACCTCTTGCTGTAGTGGGAGTTGAAGCAGATTTAAATCAAAATATTGAGATATATACTGCAAATGGTCCAATCATTATAGCTATGCAACCTGATCATGATCATGAGAACAAATTTATTTTTAATGTTATATGAGATTATTTTGTTTTGCCAGGTGGCGGAGTTACACCTACTCCTACTTCAGGCTTAATTGGCTGCTATGTAGGTGTTCCATATGTAGATAATAATGTACCAAAAGAGCATACTAGCAAAGTGATCCCTATCTTAAAATATACAGTTCAATGAGAAAATGATGCCCCAGTAGAATATCTTACTGATGACTTTTATATGTTAATGCAAGCCAAATATGCTTCACTTGCTGATAAAGAAAGCTTAGAATTTAATTTACCTACATTTCTTATTGAACGAGTAGGCCAACCTATTAATGTGGCAATGTTTGCAGCTGAAGAAGAAATTACTGGTTTTAGTGTTGATGTAGAGCCGGTTACTGATTATAATCCAGGTGATGAATACCGAGATGTTCGTGTATCATATACGAGTGATTCTTATACTAATGAAGGATATATAAAATTAGAATGATTTGGAGATTTTCCTGAAAACAGTATAGAAGGTTTTATTGCCAATATTCACATTAATAGGCACGAGGAAGAATAATTAGGAGGCAATAATTATGAGTAATATGTATTTAAAAGATTTATTAAATTATGAAAGTCCTTACCAAGGAGTAATTACCCCTCATACTACTATTAATTTTTATTCATTATGTAGAAAAGTATATGAAAAAGCTGATGATGGGAATCGTGGAATTAGACGAACTGAGGTTTATAAAATGAGAGGTTTTACAGTAGAGCAATTAACAGACTTTTTTGTTAATAATTTAACTCAAGACCAAACAACTGCAATTGTTGCTATGATACAAAATTCACAAAATCGTCGTGCATTAGCAATTGGTTTTCAATTCGGTTTATGTGGCACAGCTCCTTGTTATATGGGCGTCCGCCCATCATCAAGTACTTCTTTAGTCTTTGGAGTTGAAGATGCAGAAGGTCAACCTATGACTAATGGAGATATCAATGAAGTAGAATTAGTAATAAGTGCTTGAGGCGAGGCCCAAATGTAATAATTTATGAATGTAACAGTCGATACTAAAAGAATGCGAATTATGATAGGTATTCTTGGAATGTTACTTCCTTGATTAGTTGCATTAATTACTTTAAGTTGACCTGAATCAATTTCTTGCACTTATTATTCTTGATTTGCAGTCGGAACATTTATGGTTGTTCTTGGTAGTGCAGGAATTTTATTAATTAATTATAAAGGTTATGATAAAGTAGATGATATAACTGCAACACTTGCAGGAATATTTGGAATATTAATTTGTTTATTTCCAATGACATTTGCGGAGAGTCCAGAAACAAAAGTTGGAATATTTCATTTAGTTTCCACTACAAGTAATATTTTTCATTGTATTAGTGCATTTGCATTTTTTGCAATTTTAGCATTTATGTCTTTCTTCTTATTTACTAAAACATATGAATGGCAAGTTGGACAAATAGCTAAGCCTAGAATGACAAAGCAAAAGAAAATTAAAAATATAATTTATAGAGTTTGTGGAATTGGAATGATGGGATCTTTCTTACTATTATTATTAAGATTAATCCCAGGAGTGGAGATTTATAATTTAACTTGAATTGTAGAAGCAATAGCATTATTCTTCTTTGGTGCAAGTTGAATAGTAAAATCTGACGCTTTTCCATTTTTGAAAGATAATAAATAAAATAAATAAAAATTTAAAAAAAATATTGTATAATATATATGTGAGAGTAATTAACTCACAAAAATAGAGCCTATACTTATTTCTAAAGAAGAGATCTGCAAAATCTAAGGTTATTTAGTTAGGCCAAGTTTATAGATATACAATATAAGAGTCTGTACTTATTTCTTAATTTTACATGAAAAAGGTTATTATAATTAGTCAGACCAAATAATTACATAAAGCAGTATATGTATCATAAACTTGGTAATAGGCCAAAATTTATTTTATATATACTGCTTTTTATTTTGAAAGGAAAAATTATGAAAACAACAATTCAATCAATTTTAGCAAATCGTCATTATTTATTAAGTACTTACACAGAATTAGATAAGAGTAAAGTTGCATATTACAATGCATATCTTTTAGCTAACTGTGGTGTTATTGTTGATAAGCCTCAACTTTTAACAAAAGAAGGCATGGAAGTAATTTCAGACATTTTTAAATTAAATGTTCCAGCAAGTTTTTATGCTAATCCACAACATATGGCTTATTTTACTAAGGCTGAATTATTAATTGAACAACTAGTATCTTATTTCTTAGTAGAAACAGGAACTGGTATTTATAGTCGTCCTGAAATTTTTGAAAAAGATTTACCAGAATATAAAGTTGGTGATGAAATTACATTACGTGAATTTAAGATTGTAACAGAAGATGAAGCTGTTGAAGTTTTAAAAGGTATTGCTGATGCATACTGTGATTATACTAGACCATTTGCTTTAGATGAATTAGCTGAATTTGAATTCTTATTTACTAATGGTTATTATACTGAAGGAAAAGAAATTAAATGTCGTGATAATATCTTTACTTTATTAGAAAAAGATATTACTTTTGCTAGATTCTTAGATAAGAAGGATATGGTTAAATTATCTGTTGCTAAATATGGTGACAGAAAGACATTTAGTCCTGAAGATAAAGAAACTTTAGACTTAATTGCAAAATGCTTACCATATGTTCGTAATTGTCCAATGAGTAAAAAGCAAGCTAAATATTTTAATAAGTTAGCTATAATGTGTAATGCTAAGGTTGTAAAAGCTGATAATTCAAGATCACCTTATAAACTTGCAAATGCTGAATTAGCTAAAGGCAATGTTTTAGGTGCAGCTGAAATTTATGCTCGTAATGGCTCATTACTTGAAAGAAATATTAAATTCTTACTTTCAAGAGCAAATCCAGTAGAAGCTGTTAAAATTCTTGAAATGTTACCTGCAAAGAATCCAATGGCACTTTATCAAATGGTAGCTACATTAAGTGAAGATACTATTGATAATCGTACATTTACTTTTACAAAAAATAATAAAGTAAAGAAACACACTGAAACTGATTATGAAGCTAGATGGAGAAAGTCTAGACTTAATGATGCAACTAGAAAGCTTCTTCATGATGCTGCTTTAGAAAAAGTTATTAATGCTTATGAAGCAATGGATAAACTTGGAAAAGTTTATGTATCAGATAGCTTTGATAAATTAGGTATTCCTACAAATACTTCAGCTGGTGGAAAAGGCATTGATATGCTTCCTACTGGTTCGCGTGTAGCTATTCCTTATAATAATATTAGAACATTTGTTTACTGGAAAGATGTTTATGATATTGATGCTTCATTAACTCTTGTTAAAGCAGATGGTACATTAGATTGTATTTATTTTGCTAATTATTATGAAAAGCCTTATGGAACAAGCATCTTATTCTCAGGCGATAATCGTTCAAGTAAAGGTGCAGAATATTATGATATTAAGCTAGATGAACTTCGTGAAAAAGGTTATGTTGCTGTATTGTACAGTCTTAATGCTTATAATGGCAATTTTAATGAAGGTGAAGTTTTCTGCGGCTATCAAAATAAAGAAGATTTAAATACAAGGGCTTGGAATCCTAAAAATATTGCAATGCAATTTAAAGTTCCTAGTGTAGATTCAAGAGTAGCTGCTACATTTGGTATTGACTTAACAACTAATGAAATGATTATTTTAAATATAGCTCTAGACTCAGACGATAGAGTTGTAAGATTATCAGATTATGAAATTGTTAAGAAATATATGGATTCTAATTTCTTAGAATTAAATGTAGGCCTTGTTGCAAGAGCACGTGGTGAAGTTGTAGCTGACCCAGCAGAAGCTGATATTGTATTTGATAATACATATGTTCCAACTGAAAATCAAAAAGTTGTAAGAACTTATGAATTAGAAAAACTTGTAGCTATTGCAAATGGTGCAACAATTTAAGTAAAAATATTAAAAATGAGGCAGATTTTTAAATAAATCTGTCTTTTTTATTGTATAATATATTGTAAAATAATGGAGGTTTTATGAAAGATCATGTTTTAAAAAGATTTACCACTACAGTTTTAACTTGTGATAAGCCGACAAGAACTGGTAAAATCTATCCAAAAACTTTAATTGAAAAATCTGTTATAGAAGATCCAATTGTTACAGAAAAATTAGCAAATAGAATGTTTTTATGTGAATTCCCAAGCAATGATGAAGAACCATATGCTAATGTCAACCTAGGTAATGTTGCTTTTAGTGTTGAAAATTTATCTTTTGATGGTAATGACTTAAAAGCAGATATTGCTGTTTTGGATACTGTACAAGGAAAGATATTGAATGATTTTATTAATAATACAACAGTTGCTTTTTCTTGCAATGGTGCAGGAAATGTAGATGAAAATAATAAAGTTACAGATTATGAATTATTATCAGTTGGTGCCTATGTTAAAGATAAGGAGTAATTATGCTAGCAAAATTTAAACAATTTGTAGATGAGATTAATGCAGAAAACGGAAGAAATTATAAAATTTCTGTTTTAGAAAAATATAAAGATGATGAAGATATTAAATATCTTTTAAACTTTGTTTATAATCCTTATATTACAACTGGTATTTCAGATAAAAAATATAATAAAGTAATAGGTGAACATCATTTTGTAAATGAACATACTATTATAGAAGTTTTAAATCAACTATTAGAAAATAATACTGGTAAAGATTGGATTATTGGCTGGCTACATGACTATGAAAATATTTATATACAAGACAAAGAATTAAGAAATCTATTTGAAAAAATCGTTACAAAAAATCTTCAACTTGGAATTGACTCAAAAACAATTAATAAAGTTATCCCAGATCTTATCCCAGAATTCAATGTAATGCTAGCTAATAAATATTTTGATAAGCCAGAAATAGTCGAAGGTAAAGAATTTGTTTTAACAACTAAAATTGATGGCAGCAGAATTATTGCTATGAAAGATCATGGGCAAGTTAGTTTCTGGACACGTCAAGGTCAAAAATATGAAGGTCTTGTTGATTTAGAAAACGAGCTTAAAAATATAAATGATGATAACTTTATATTTGATGGTGAACTTGTTGCTATTGATACAGATTTAGAAAATACATATAAAAATACTATGAAATTAAGTCGAACAAAAGATTTAGAAAAACATGGTTTAAAAATGTTAGTATTTGATTATATGCCAGTTATGAATTTTTTATTACAAAAATGCCCAATAGCTTATTCTACAAGACGAGCTGAATTAAGTGCAATATTTGATTTAAATAATTTTAAATATTTTGAATTGTTGCCAATGCTTTATAAAGGTAAAGATACTGCCAAGATTATTGATATTCTTAATGAGCAAACAGCTGCTGGACAAGAAGGCATTATGATAAATATTACTGATGCACCATATGAATTTAAGAGAACAAATAATTTATTAAAAGTTAAAAAGTTTCAAGATACTGAATTAAAAATTATTGGTTTTGAAGAAGGAATAAATAAGTTAACTGGAACTCTTGGTGCATTTATTTGTGAATATAAAAATAATATTGTTAAAGTTGGTTCCGGCTTAAGTGATGAAGATAGAGCTTATTTCTGGACAAATAAAGATAAATATTTAAATAAGTATATCACAGTTAAATATTTTGAAGAAACTTATGATTCAAAGACAAAATTACCATCACTTAGATTTCCAATATATCTAAGAGTAAGAGAAGACATTTAAGAGAGGAAACTAAAATGAAAGAACTTGACACAAGAACAAAAACTCCAGAAGAAATTGAAGCAGAAAAGAATTCAACTGCTATTGAACCAGAATTTTCAAATGAGCCTATAGAACATTTAGCACCACCTACGCCATCACTAAAAGCTATTAAGCGACAAAAACAATTACAATCAAGACTTAATACAAGTACTGTAAATATTGAACCTGCAGCAAAAGCTTATTTCTTTGGCGAATTAGGTAAGAATGAATGGTCAAGAATGAGCCCAGCCTTAAGAAAATGCATTGAAAGATATATTAAACAACATAAAGCTGAACTTATTGCTGAAAAGAAAAAAGCTAAAGAAGCTGCTGAAAAAGAAGTTGATGCTGTGTTAGATGAAGCTATTGAAAATGTAAAGGCAGAAGAAAAAGTTAAATAATTTTTTAAAAAGGCCTCTAAAAGGTCTTTTTTCATTGTATAATAATATGTAAAGAAAATATAATAAAAGGTGGTGATTATTATTAGAGCCTTATTTATTACTCGTGGTGCTCCTGGTGCAGGTAAATCTACTTGGATTAGAGAAAATCATTTAGAAGCTTATACTATTTGTCCTGATGAATTAAGAGTTTTACACAGCTCAAAGAAATGGCAACCAGATGGTAGTTTTTGTATTGAGCAAGAACCTGCTACTGAAAATGCTGTTTGGGCAACTTTATTCAATATTTTAGAATATAGAATGAAGCGTGGTGAAATGACAGTTATTGATGCAACAGCTTCAAAAACAAAAGATTTAAAACAATATAAAGATATTGCTGCTATTTATCGTTATCATATTTATGTTGTTGACTTTACAACAGTTCCACTTGAAACTTGTTTAGCACAAAATAAAATGAGAGACCAATATAAAATTGTTCCAGAAGCAGCAGTTAAAAATATTTATGCAAGATTTGAGTCTCAACCTGTTCCGTCTGGTCTTACTATAATTAAACCGGAAGAATTTAAAGATATTATTAAAGCTGAGCCAGTTGATTTATCATCATATAGAAAATTAGTTTTTATTGGTGATATTCATGGCTGTTATGATACTTTAATGCAATATCCTGATTTCAAAGATGGTTTAAAAGATGATACTGAATATATTTTTATCGGTGATTATTTAGACAGAGGCCATCAAAATGTAGAAGTATTCAATTTTTTAATGTCTATTAAAGATAAACCAAATGTTTGTTTATTAGAAGGCAATCATGAAAAACATTTAAAAGACTATGGAAATGAATTAAAATCTAAATCAATGGAATTTGAAGAAAAAACAAAACCTGAATTAATTGCTGGGAATATTACTCCAAAACAAGCAAGAGTATTTTGTTCAAAACTTCGTCAAATGTCATATATTAAATGGGGTAATATGGAAATTATGGCTTGTCATGGCGGTATTCCATCACTTCCAGAGACATTAATGACAATTCCAACATATGCATTTATTAATGGCGTAGGTCAATATAAAGATTATTCAACAGTTGCAGATACTTGGATGACAACTACAAAAGATAATCAATATTTAATTCATGGTCACAGAAATACAAATGAAGATCCTATTCAATATGCTGATAGAGTATTTAATCTTGAAGGTGGTGTTGAGTTTGGTGGTAAGTTAAGAATTGTTGAATTAGAACATCTTGGTTATATGCCAGAATATGGCTATACAACAGATGATGGGCCATTTCCAAAAGGTTCTAGAATTTGTGTTGGTCTAAATACTATGTATAAATGGAATTCTGTTGAATTAGAAAGTGTTCAACCAATTACACAAGAAGAAAAAGAATTAGGTCTTGTTAAAGTTGAAACTGTTGAAGATGCAGTTAAATATTTAAGAGAAAATCAATTTGTAAGTGAAAAGCAATTAGCAAATGGAATTTCATCATTTAACTTTACAAGAGAAGCTTTTTATTCTGCTAACTGGAATAGACAAACAGTTTTAGCTCGTGGTTTATTTATTGATACTGAAAATAATAAAATTATGGCTCGTTCATATGAAAAGTTTTTCAGAATTAATGAAACAAAAGCAACTAATATTGTAAACTTAAGATCTAAATTAAAATTCCCAGTTCAAGCTTATGTTAAAGAAAATGGTTTCTTAGCTATTGTTTCTTACGATTATAAGAATGATGATTTATTTATTGCTTCTAAATCAACTAATACTGGAGATTATGCTGGTTATATTAAGACTATTATTGAGCCTTATAAAGAAAAGCTATTAGCAACACTTAAAGGTTGTTATGAAACTGCAAAGCTATTTGGCAAGCATAATTTATCTTGGTCATTAGTATTTGAATGTATTGATCCAGAAAATGACCCACATATTATTAAATATGACAAACCAAAAGTAGTTTTACTTGATGCAATTAGAAATGACTTAAAGTTTGAAACTATGCCTTATAATGCTTTAAAACAACTTGCAACTGAAATTGGTTGTCCAGTTAAAGAATTAGCTTATACATTAAAAGATTTTGATGAATTTAATGAGTTATATAATGCATTACAAGATGAAGAATATAAATATAATGGAAATTATATTGAAGGCTTTGTGTTTGTAGATGAAGATGGCTTTATGACAAAATGTAAATCTGAATACTATAATAATTGGAAACATTTAAGAGGTGTTGCAGATTCTACATTACGCTGTGGTGGTTATAGTAGAGTTGGTTCATTACTAACTCCTGAAAAGAATTTATTCTACGGTTTTTGTAGAGAATGCTATAAAAATGATAGAGATCCTGAAACAAAAGAATATCCTTATAAAACAGATATTATTTCAATGAGAGAAAAATTTTTAGCACGAAAGGAAATTAAATAATGGCTATTAAAATTATTTTATTTGTAGTATTTATTTTAGCTACAATTGGTACAGGTATTTGGGCTGGCGTATCATTCGCTGAAGATGAAAGTAATGGCGGAAAAATCGCTGGAAGTATTTTAGCAATTTTATTCTTAATTTTGACAATTGCAATTCCTGGTAACATTCATCAAGTAGATACTGGTGAAGTTGCAGTTGTTAGACATTTAGGAAAGGTCACTGGTACAAGAGAAGCTGGTGTTCATTGGGATTCATATTTTACTAATAAATATGAAAAGTATGATACTAAGGTTAGGGAAATTAATATTGAAACTCAGACTTACTCTAAGGATAATCAGATTATTGGTGTAACTGCTGATTTACAATACACTATTGATGCTGCACAAGTTGATAAGATTGCTACTGAATATGGTTCAATCGAAAAACTTGAATCAAAAATTACATCTATTGCATTAGATAATATTAAATCAGTATTTGCACAAAATACAGCGACTGATGTAATTAACAATAGAAGTCAAATTAGTGCAAATATCAGTCAAACAGTAGATGCAAGTATCAATACTGGCTATTATGTTAATGTTAAAACTATTGTATTAACTAATATTGATTTTACCGATGATTTTGAAGCTGCAGTAGCAGCTAAAGTTGCTCAAGAACAAAAGAAGCAACAAGCTCTAATTGAACAAGAACAAAAATTAGCTGAAGCAGAAAATCAAAAACAAGTTGCTATTTTGCAAGCAGAAGCTGAAGCAGAAGCTGCTACAAAGCGAGCTGAAGCTGAAGCAGAAGTTGCAAGAATTAAAGCACAAGCAGACAAAGATGTTGCACAAATTGGTGCTGATAGTGCTGAATATCAAGGTAAGAAAGAAGCAAGTATTGCAATGCAAAGACTAGCTTCAATTAATGGTTGGACAGTTGTTACAAATAATGAAGGTATTAATACGTTAGTTAAACCAGATGGAACATTAGTATCTGATGCTGAATTAAAAGTTGGTGCAGAAAATCTAATTAAGTATTACTATACTCAACAATGGAATGGTATTTTACCAGAAACATATATGAGTTCAGATGATGTATCAACTGTAGTTATTCCATAGAAAACAGTTAATAATAAGCTTCTTTATTTGCTAAATTAATAGTATAAAGGAGCTTTTTATTTAGCTTTTATTTTGGAGAATTAGTATGGGAAAACCTGCACAACCAATAGATCTTATAAATTTTTTAATAAATGAAGAGCCAAAGTTAAAAAGTGAGATAGATTCTTTAATTGATGTCAATAAAATTCCACACAGCAGGTGAGGAACTTGAGGCAATATTCATGCAATGTCAGAAATTTTTACAGATTTTGATAGTGTTATTTCAAGATTTTTTAAAAGCTGCTTAAGTAATATTGAAAATAATTGTTTTGATTTATCAGCGGCAAGTCAATATATTTTATATTGTTTAGCAAATATTTTAATGGCTGATAAGCTTGTTGAAAAATTAGGACCTGCTAGATTTTTTGATTTTGGTGGTGATATTTTAGGATCTAATTATAATACAGCTTGAGATAGTTTAAGTGAAGGAAAATTAACTGTTTCATTTGCTATGTGAAATAATAAGCGTGGTAAACAAAGTGTAGCAAGTATAAAATGTCTTTTAACATTTTTATCTTTTGATGAATTTTTACGCAGAGGCAGTTGAAATAATAATTCAATTAAATATAATATTAATTTACCAATAAAATTAAAATTAGTTGCAGCAAACAGTGATAATTTAAAAGCACTTGGAATTGGCCCGCGTCAGCTTACAGTGCAAGCAAGTTGACCAACTATGCTACAAGATTTTAAAGCTGCTTTTACAAAAATTTGCAGTTAAAATTATATAAATTTTTGTGCTAAATTAAATGCAATAAAATTAACCGCTATTGATAATAAAGATGTTGATAGCGGTCTTATTTATCTATAAATTTGGAGACTAACAGATAACTGACTCCAGAAAGGTGATTTTTTATGTTAATTACAAAACGTGACGGAACTAAACGTGATTTTGATAGTTCCAAAATTAGATCTGCAATTAGTAAAGCTAATAGTAGAAGTTTAGAAATGACTGAAGAAGAAATTGATAAAATTGTAGCTTCAGTAGTAAGTAAATGTGAAAACATTACAGATTTAAATGTTGAACAAATTCAAGATTTAGTTGAGCATGCTTTATTAGTTAGTAAGTTTAAAGCTACTGCAAAACAATATATCTTGTATAGAGACCAAAGAACGAGAATTAGACAAGGCAAGTCTAAAATGATGAAGGAAATTGGTGATAAGCTTTCTGGTATGCATATTGTTAATCAGAACGCGAATGTTGACGAACACTCATTTGGTGGTAGAAAAGGTGAAGCTGATTCAGTATTAATGAAAGAACTTGCTTTAAATTATTGTATGTCTGAAAAATCAAGAAATAATCATTTAAATAATGAAATTTATATTCATGATTTAGATAGTTATGCTGTTGGAATGCACAATTGTTTATCAATTCCATTTGATGATTTACTTGCAAAAGGCTTCAATACAAGACAGACAGATATAAGGCCAGCAAGCTCAGTAAATACAGCATTTCAATTAGTTGCTGTAATATTCCAATTACAAAGCTTACAACAATTTGGTGGTGTTTCTGCAACACATTTAGACTGGACAATGGTTCCTTATGTTAGAAAATCATTTGCAAAACATTTTAAAGATGGACTTGAATTTGTTGAAAATATAGATGAACCAAAAGATACTTTTTTCTGCTATGAAGCAATAAATAGACCAATTGATGCTAAAGAATATCAAAAGTATGAAGGTGCCTATAAGTATGCTTTAAAAATGACTAAACGTGAATTAGATCAAGCAGTTGAAGGAATGTATCACAATCTAAACACACTACAATCACGTTCGGGCAACCAATTGCCATTTACAAGCATCAACTACGGAACTTGCACATCAACTGAAGGAAGAATGGTTATTAAATCATTGCTTGAAGGTAGTTTAAAAGGTGTTGGAAAACTTCATAGAACACCAATTTTCCCTTGTGGTATATTCCAATATATGAAAGGTGTTAATGATAAACCTGGAACACCAAATTATGATATGTATCAATTAGCATTAAAATCTACATCAAAACGATTATATCCAAATTATGCAAATGTAGACTGGTCTAATAATGCTGGTTATGATAGGAATGATCCTAAAACATATTTTTCTACGATGGGTAAGCGTAAACTATAGCCCATCTAAAACCCTTCGAACCTTGCTTAAAGGGTGTCGCGAAAGCGGCTAACGGTTAGGTCCTGTAATGGATGAGACCGTGCTAAATGTTAGATAAAAAATGTACAACACCCCTAAAATTATTTGCTAAATTAATTGTAGGACGGTATTGCATATGACAAAAGCAAAAACATTTGAAATTGGTTATATTTATAAAATAACTAATTTAATTAATCAAAAAATTTATATTGGTCAAACAACAAAAACACTTGAATGAAGATGATTAAAACATCAAAAAGATTCTATTGGTAATAAATATCAAATAGATACAAAGTTTGCAAGAGCTATTAGAAAATATGGTGTTGATAATTTTCAAATTGAAGAACTTGAGCATTTAGAAAATTGTACAAGAAAACAATTAACTGAAAGAGAACATTATTGAGTATTCAAATTAAATACTATTGAAGAAGGTTATAATGTGCAAGATCCTTTAGTTAGTTGTGGTGGTAACACATATGCAGGTAAAACTGAAGATGAAATGCTTGATATTAAAGAGAAAATTAGACAAACTAAAATGAGTGGAAAAAATCCAAATGCTCACGCAGTTAAGTGTTTAAATATTGAAACTGGTGAAATTATTCATTTTGAAACAGCTGAAGACGCAAGAAGATATTTCAATTATGGAAATCATCAATTTGTTACAAGACGTTGCATGAATATGTTAAAAACACCTTTTATGAATAAATATAAATTTGCTTATGAAGAAAATGATTTTATCTAACTAAATGTGTATCGACTATCCGTGATGAGTGTAGCGGAGTAGAGCTGGAGATAAGCACCAGTTCCAAGCGGAGGGCCATACAGAAGTATGGAACATATAGTCAGTGCAAATAGTAATATTTGAGAACATGTGTAGAACTGCAAATGGCGCAGATATTAATGCAGAGCCAGGAGTTAACCCGCAAACAAAAGATGGACGTGGAAATTTAGCCCCAGTCACAATTATTTTACCTACCTTAGCAATGGAGGCAGACAGAGATGTTGATGCGTTTATGGCTATTTTAGATGCCAAAATTCATGAAGCAAAAGATATGTTAATTGAACGTTATGAATATATGTGTGCTCAAAGCCCAAGCTCAGCAAAATTTATGTATGAAAATAATACAATGATTGGTTATCATCCTGAGCAAGGTATTAGAAGTGCTTTAAAACATGGAACTTTAGTTATTGGACAAATTGCTTTAGCTGAAACTCTTGAATTGTTAATTGGCAAAAATCAATGTACACCTGAAGGTATGGAATTAGCTAAGAGAATTGAACAATTATTTAAAGATAGATGCGCTGAATTTAAAAAGCAATATCATTTAAACTTTGGTGTTTATTATACTCCTGCTGAAAACTTATGTTATACAGCAATGAAAAAGTTTAAAGAAAAATATGGTGTAATTCCAAATGTTTCAGATCGTGAATATTTTACAAATAGTATTCATGTTCCTGTTTGGGAAAAAGTCACTGCTTTTGAAAAAATAGACATTGAATCACAATTAACAGGATATTCAAATGCTGGCTGTATTACTTATGTTGAGTTAAGCTCAGCTGCAACAGGTAATTTAGAAGCCTTAGAACAATTAGTTAATTATGCAATGGATAAAGATATTCCATATTTTGCAATTAATATTCCAAATGATACTTGTTTAGACTGTGGCTATACTGGTGAATTTAATGATAAATGTCCAGCATGTGGAAGTCATAATATACAACAATTAAGAAGAGTAACAGGATATTTGACTGGCAACTATAAAACTGCTTTTAATTATGGAAAGCAAAAAGAAGTAGAAGATAGAGTAAAGCATATTTAAAGCTGTAGAAATACAGCTTTTTATTGTATAATATATAGAGGTGATTTTTAATGTTAGAATTAATTAGAAAATCAAGTTTAGCTGGTTTATTAATTTCATTAGCTGGCATGATATATTTAAATTGTGAAAATAAAATAGTTGGTGCTTTTTTATTTAGTATTGGTTTAATTGCTGTAATTATTTTAGAAGCTAATTTATTTACTGGAAAAATTGGCTATGTTAATAATAAACAAAAATTATTAGACTCTTTAATTATTCTTGGAGTTAATTTAGCAACAGCTTTTATTTGTGGATTATTATATAAACTATTTGTAGGCGAAGCTCATGCAATGGATACAAGACTTGCAAAAGAATGGTATAGACTATTATTTGATGGAATTGGCTGTGGTGCTTTAATTTATTTGGCTGTTCAGTTAAAGAAAAAGTATGATTCTAGTGTTCCAGTAATAATTTGTGTAATGGCATTTATTCTTAGTTCGATGGAGCATAGTATTGCCGACTGCTTCTATTATGGTGCCTGTGAATTAACTTGGGAAGGCTTATTAGCAGTTGGTATTGTAATAATTGGTAATGCTATTGGATCACTACTTATTAGATTTTTAGAGGTTGGCTATGAGAATTTTAGACATTAAAAAATGTGTAATTTCAGATGGGCCTGGGATAAGATTATCAATTTATTGCAGCGGATGTGATTTGCATTGTAAAGGTTGTCATAATCAAAATGCTTGGGACTTTGATTTGGGTGTAAATTATAAAGCAGAATATCAAACAGTTTTAAATAGTTTATTTAAAGAATTATCACATGAGTATTATCGTGGCTTAACTTTTTGTGGTGGAGAGCCACTTCACAAAAACAATATAGATGGTTTTTTGGATATCGCTAAAAAAGTTAAAGAAAAATTACCAAATAAAGATATCTGGTGTTATACAGGTTATGAGTGGGAACAAGTAAAAGATTTAGAAATTATGCAATATATTGATGTTGTAGTCGTTGGACCATTTATTTTAGAGCAAAGAGATATTTCAGATGATAATAGATGGCGTGGCAGTAGAAATCAAAGAGTAATTGATGTTAAAAAGTCATTAGAACAAAATAAAAAAGTATTTTTAGAAGGAATTCCTAATAATAATTAAGACAGTTTAATTACTGTCTTTTTTATTTGCTAAATTATATGATTATTAAAAATTTACTGGAGACTAGTTATGGCAGTAACAAAACAACAACTTGAAGTCATGTCTTGGCCAGGAATATTGGCAAAGGATTATGTAGATGAGCTATTTAATTTGGTATGAAAACAAGATACTGGCCTGCAACAATTAATTTATAAGTATAATTTTGTTATAGACTATCAAGCATGAACTTATCAATATAGCAGTTTTAAGACTTTGTGTTCAAATTCTATGGGTGCTTTTTCTGATAAGACTTTAATGATAACTCTATTAAATTATGCATACTCAGGTAATGAAGGAAGATTAGATGATACAGTCACTATTTTAGATGCTATAAAATATATCAAAGCAAATATAGCTGTTGCTTTTTTAATTGCTGAATCAATTGTACAAGTTTTTTCTAACTTAGACTATATTAATGGTAAATGACAATATAAAAGAATAACTTTTTATGGGCTAACTTGTGATATTTTTTCAGAGGCTCCAGTTAGTATAAAACCAAGTATTGTTAAATATAGCTATATTACTGGTATAAATAAAAATATTGCTAACACTAGTCTTACTTCAAAAAATGGCATATTTGAAATAATAATTTGTAATTGATGAGCACACCAACACCATATTAATATAAAAAATATAAAAACTGCTACATTAGAAGATTTAATAAAAAATACAACAATAGAAGTTTATATTGAAAATGCTAATAATAGTAATAGTCATATATCTTCTACTACAGATATTAAACATTTACCAGCGATAATTAAGATGGCTATTGAAGACTTATTAGATTAAGAGGAAACGAATAAATGGTAACTTTAAATACAACTTGACAAGAGATGTCAGATGATATGCAAGTTTATAAAGAAGCTTTTGAATTAATATATAAAGATAAACTTGTTCAAGAATTAATTAATAAAAAAATTTTAAAAAGATGAATTGTTGGGACTAATAGTAGAATTAATCGCCGTGATGATTATATTTTTGATCTAAATACTGAATTTGTTATTAGAAATATTATTAGAAAATTATATGACAAAAAATACACTTATTTTGTAAATAATGCGAAAAATATTACTGTGCGTGATTTAATAAGATATGCTTGTGCGATACTTAGTAAATTTATCATGATAGATAAATTATTAGAACATTTATGAGTATTCAATGCTAGAGGAAATGATTATACTTTTTCTGTAAAATTTTTTGAGCATTACCCAGAAATTAATACTAATAATAAAGATATTGATGATGTTATTAATATTAACTATACTCTTTTAGATAATAGTACTAATAAACTTTATGATGGCTTTATTGATGTACAAATTACTGCAGAAGATAATGACTTATTTGACTTAGACTGTTCTAAACAATTAGTCTCAGATTTAGACTTTATTAAATATAATTTACCAAAAATTGACTTAAAAGTAAAAGCTGCTTATTATGAAAACAATACAGGAAATAAAATAAATTTATTTGTTAAAATTTTTAGTATTGATGACTTAGTAAAAGAGTTAAAACGTGCATTAGAAGCAGCTATTAATTTAATTTAGGAGGCGCTATATGACTAATTTAAATAAAAAATATTTAACTGAAGTTGTGCGTGATCGTTGATTAGCGACTAAAATATTTTGAGATATGGCAAAAAATAATGAAATTAGCTATAAACACTTTTATGAGACCTTTTTTAAAGAAATTAAAGAAAATGGTTTATCAAACATATTTGAGACTTTTACGCATAAGCTAAAAAACAAAGGTACATATGGCAAAATTAAAGAGTATTGTGAACAACATCCAGACGATTATTTTGGAAAAGCTTTAATAAAGCTTTGAGTGCTTCAGTTTAAAGATAATGCAAAAGATATTGATGCAGAAGAAAAAGAAAAACAAAAACAAGCGGAAGAGGAAAGAAAGAAACGTGCTGAAATTGAAAGAAAGGCACGCGAGGAAGAACAAGCAAAAAATAAAGCAATTGCTAAAGAAATTCTTGATCGTATAATTGCTAAAGATAGCGAGATTGAAGCACAATGTTTTGAAGCAGCTCAAGAAGCTGTTAAAAATAAAGATGTTATTAAATTAGCAAAATTAGCAACCTTTTGTGTTACTACAGATAAGCAGAGCTATAGAAATAAAGGAACAGATTTTAATTTAGCAGACTTATCTTTATGAAAATATAAAAGTGAATGATACTCAGATACTGTCTGAAAATCTTCATTTATATTTAATAGCTGATATGTTGAATTCTATACATTAGATGATAGTGGAAATTCGAAGGGCAATGATCTACGACCAGTTTTTTTGAATGAAAGCTTTCATATTACTGGTACAGGCTATGAAATAAATGAATTAGAAAAATTTGAAGCTAAAATAGATAATAAGCAATTAAAGGAATATGTCTTAGCAAGAATTTTATCTTTTGTTCAAAAATCATTACCTTATTATGAGAAAGAAGAAGTACGCATAAAAGCTAAGCTGCAAAAAGAAAAAGAAAAAGATGACGCAAAAAATAATTTGATCACTTTAATTAAGCATTCAGGCAAGTATTTTACTGATGAGCAATTAGTAAAAATAAATGACTTGTTTAAAAAACTATTAGCAAAATTTACAAAACGTATATCTTCAGAGGCTAACAGTTGAGCAGATAATGACTATGATGGCAATGCAGGAGCTGCTTATGATATGGAAATATTTAGTGCTTTTAGGGAACTTGAGCCAATTTTAGGCGAATTTTATTGAGTAGCTTATGATGAAAATGGAAAGCTAATTTCAGAATTTGACCCAGCAATAGATAAGACTAAAAATAATGACGGTATTAATGAAAAGCTAAAAGATGCTATATATGCAGTTTTGAAAGCAAAATCAGTTAATTTTAAATTTGCTAAAAATTAAATAAAATAAAGAAGCTAAAGATAACTAAAATAATAGTTATCTTTTTTTAATTATTTATATAAAAAATATTGTATAATAATATAGAGGTTATTTATATATGAAGGCAGAAAAAGTTTATAATTTATTAATTGAAGCTCTAGGCTTAAAAGTTGGTGATAAAATTATTAGAATGACTGTCTGGAAATATTTTAGTAAAAGTATTGCAAAAGGTAGGCCAGTTAAATTAACTTATGTTCCAGAAATATATCAATTATTTAAAGATAGAGATGATAACTACTACTTTAGGCATATAACTGAAAAAAAACTGAAAAATGGGCAAGTAGATACTTATTATTCAGAAACAGAATATGATTATAAGTATCCATATTTGTTGTTTGACAATTTTATAATGTATAATGAAGCTAAATATACACAAAAGACGGTAGAATACTATCCTAATAGACAAGCTTATTATGATGCTTATCCAGATCAAGATTTTGTAAGACTCGAAAAAGAATTTGAGAAAAATTATAAGGAGTAATTATGCCACGTACAACTAAAGATTTATTTCGCATGCTTGGTGCATCAAATCACTGTGAAGAAGAGCGTGAGGTAACAGATTTTTATTCTACTGATCCTGATTGTATTGATGATTTATTTGCTGTAGAAGAATTTAGTGATACAATTTTAGAGCCTTGCTGTGGTTCTGGGAATCTTTCAAAGAAAATGGAAGAATATGGAAAAACAGTTGTTTCAACTGATTTGTATGATCATGGTTATGGAAAGTCTGGTATTGATTTCTTTACATATAAAGATATTGATTGTGATCTTATTACTAATCCACCATATACCTGTCAGACAGAAATTGTAGAGCATGCTCTAAAAGTTTTAAGGCCTGGTAGAAAAATGGCTATGTTTTTAAAGATACAATTTTTAGAGGGACAAGAGCGACTTGAAAAAATTTATAGACAGATGAAGCTTAAAACAGTATATGTATACTCGAAACGTGTTGCTTGCTATAAAAATGATGAACGTTATCAAAAAAATGAAGATGGGACATTTAAGCTTGATAAAGATGGAAATAAGAAAAAAATTGGTTCTGCTGCTTGTTATTGTTGGTTTATTTTTGATACAACTTATAACGGCTTTCCAACTATAAAATGGATTGCTCCAAAAGAAGAAGTTGATGATAAACCAAAACCATATAATTTATTTTCGGAGGAATAACTATGATTAAATTAAAAGATAGAAAAGTATACTTAACAAAAACTGATTTAAAAGTTATGCTTGGTATTTGGGAGGCATTTAGCAGTATTCCAGATTATTGTGCACAATTATTAAAGCTTGGTAGTGATAGATATGAGGTATTTAATACAATTCCAGAATGTTATAGTGCTAAAGTAGATAAAAGTATTCCTGTAGAAAAATATGTTGATTTATTTAATATTGTAGCTATAAGCAAAAATTATGAGGTGGTAGATGAATAAAGTAATTATTAAAGGTACTGTTACTTGGGCGGATGGTCAATGGTTTACGGTTAATATTAAAGATAATAAGAAAAAGAAGGGCACAGATGTCCATTGCTATTTATCTAACTTTACTGCAATTTTTGAAGATGATATAGTATTAGTAGAAGGTCATCTGACTGCTACTGATATAGGTGCTAATATATTTTATGTAGATGAAATTACAATTTTAAATAGAGCAAAATAAATTTAAGCAGCTAAATTATTTTGTCAAATAAGGCTTAAAATTTGACATATATCGCATTTTCTATTTAAAGTTAATAAAGTATTAGTAGAAGAGAATAAAACTAAAAAAAGCTAAATTTTAAAGGTGCTAAAAAATAATTAGCATCTTTTTTTATTTGCTAAATTATTTGATTGATTAAATAATATTTATTGGAGAACTGATATGGCTAAGACTTTTACAAATTTAACGATAGACCAATTAAAAGATATGTCTTGAAGGGAAATTAAAGACAATAATTATATAGGCATATTTTTTACCGCTGTATGAAGTAAAGATTCTGATATTAAGTACTTAATTAATGATCAAAGATTTGTAGTTGGGCTATCAGATAAAAACAATAATATAGTTGCTACTAAAAAGTCTTTTGCTGAAATAATTAAAAGTTATAAGCCTAATTTATTAGACGTATCAGACTATCAAGATATTGATATTAATATCATGGTCGTTTTGCTAGACTGATTGTCTGCAAACAATCAAATTGGGGTACCTATTAAAGATGTTCTAAATATAATAAAAGCTAATTTAATTGCTGCTTTATTAATGTCACAGTATTTAGAAAAAAAATTTATTTATTTAAAATTTACAATAGCTAATGACGCGTATAAAATTAAATCAGCAGATATTAGTTGAGATCTGCTTACTTTATCACCTGTTAGTAGCCAAACTAGCTTACTAAGTTATAATATTTCTTGTAATATATGAGGTACAAATAATTCAAATAATAAGCTATTAAGTATAACATTGGCCAGTCGATGAAAAAATAATATTAATCCACAGACTTCATTACAAGGTCTACTTGAACAATATCCTTGACATGACACTTCGGTTGAGGACAAATCTACCAATTCCCCACCACAGTCTATACAAAAAGTTGTGCCAGTTATTAATCTTTCAAATGCCATTATAGATGCAATAAAAAAAATAATAAAGTAATAAGGAGCTTATTATGGAAATCAAAAGACAGTATGACCATGGAAAACTTGGAAACTTTTTATTTAATATTTGTGCAGGTTGAACAAAATTTTTAGTTAAGCATAGATGATTATATTATTTATTAGCTTGTACATGAGGAATTTTGCAAACAGTAATTGGCTTATTAATAACTGTAATATTATTTTATGTAAAATTATTTTTCAAAGATAGTATTCACTTTAAAAAATATGGTTGAATTTATGGTATTAAAGCAGGACCAGAATACTGAGGCGGCTTTGAAATGGGCTTAATGTATGTAAGAGATCAAAAGTCCTCTGAAAGCTATTTAGATAGCCATGAATTTGGACATACAATTAGTCAATTATGGTTAGGACCTCTTTATCTCTTTACTATTGCAATTCATTCGGCGGTAAGATACTGAGTATTAGAAATAAAAGAAAGAAAAGGAATAAAAACACTACCTTATGATCAATACTGAGCTGAAGATGCAGCATCACAGTGTGGTCTATATGCAATTCAATATATTAATGAACAAAAAATAAATAAAAATAGATAGCATTAGCTACCTATTTTTTATTAGTCTATTATAAAATAAAAATAATAAATTAATAGTTTATTTTTGCTAAATTAATTGATAAGAAATAGCAATTTATTATTTATCGGATGATCTTATAAGATCAGAGGGAGTTTATTATGATTTTTACTTGAGCGCAATTTTGAGCTTGGGCAGTTCCAATTATTGTGAGCTGCATTTTAACTACTTGCATTGCTTTTTTATTAAAGCGCTGAATGACAAAATATTTTGATAAAGCTGATAAAGAACGAAAACAAAAAGAAGACGCTGAAAAAGAGCTTGCAGACTATAAAAAACAAGAAGCTGATGAAAAACTAACAGAAACATTAAATAACACTATTCAAGAAGCTATTAAGCCATTAACTGAAAAAATAGATGGATTAGATAAAAAATTAGCAGCTACTGCAGAAGGTACATTGGCTACGCTGAGAAATGATATCTTAACTTGTTATTATAGATGTCGAGAAAAGGGATATCGTAATGATTACGACTATCAAAATATTCATGATCTATATGAAGCATATGTAGCTCTGGATGGTAATTCTTTTGTAGAAGATATTATGAATAGATTTGATAATCTTCCAGTTAAAGAAGAAATTAAAGAAATAGATGTACATCTAGTCTCAAAAAAATCAGCAAAAAATAAGAGTAAAGGAGAAAATTAATGGACTGAATGGAATTTGTAAAATTTATACCTGAATTAGTTTCTGCAGTTTCTGCAGTTGTTGCATTTGTAATGTTAATTGTAAAATCAATTAAAGACAAGAATTGGAAAGCTATTACTGAAATTGCAAAAGCTGTAATGGCAGATGTTGAAGAATTTGCTAAAGCACATCATGAAATGACAAGTGAAGACAAATTAAATATGGCACTTGAAGGAATTAAAACTGCTATGACTGCTGCTGGAATTAAGTTTGATGAAAAAGTTATTAAGAAATTAATTGACTATATTTCAGAAATGTGTAAATGATCAAAGAAAGTTAATGTTAACTAATTATATTTAATACAATAAAGCTATAATTTAATTTATAGCTTTTATTTTTATACTAAATATTTGCTAAATTAAACGAGAATAAAAAATTCTTAAGGAGACTCTATTATGGCAAGCGATATGTTTTATAATTATGAGCATCATATTAATAAAAAAAGTCAAGATAAACAAGATGATTTAATCAAAAATAATATAAAAGGAAATGCTGATATGCAAATAATTTATAATATTAAAGGAGAGTTTGTCGGTGTTTCAACAAAAAAGGGTAATCCTATTAGATTATATTTTTATTTTGATGGTGATATTGACGGTGATATTGATATCAGTAGTTATTTAATGGATTTTAAATTTAGTATTGTAAATGTTTTGCATGAGCCACTGATTTTTAATGAAACAAATGCTTTATTTAGACTTTCTGACAACTTTAATGAATTAGAAATTTATATTCCAGCAGAAAATAATACTTTATTACAAGATGTATATAGAATGCAATTAAGTTGTACTATTGATGGAAATGAATATATATTATTTTCAGAATCTGATGGAATATTAGAAATTAAATAGGAAGGTATTGTTATGGCAAATATTGTTAATATTAAAACTACTTTAGGTATTTACCCATGTAATAAATTTTATATTCCTACTTATACAATTAGTAAAAGTGCTAATAATGCTGAGTTTTGTTGAAATGTTGTTGATTTTTTTGATAAGCTTTCAGAAGTACATTTTTGTATTACAGATAATGATGAACTTAATTTTGAATTTAGTGCTTTTGAGAGAAATAATGATGAAATTTCTTGAAATGAATTTCCTGAAGATGGTATCACTTTTGAGCCGGTTATTAATTCACAACAAGAGCTAGTTGGAATCAGCTTTATTTTAGATCCTACTTTTTTAGACAAATTATATATAAATAAGTCAGACGATAAATTAGTTTACTTTATCAAATTAATTTATAAAGATCAAAATTTACCAGTTGAAATTAAAAAACAAGCTTATATTTTAGTAGTTGCTTAATTTATTAAGAAAAGCAAGTTTTAATTGCTTTTCTTTTTTTATGCTGAATATAATTGCTAAATTATTTAGATACTTAAAAAATAAGGAGAATAAATTATGTCATCATCAGTAATTTCATTTCCAGGAAATATAATTGTAATAAATCGTGGTGATTCATATGCTTTTAATTTAGATTTAAATGTATCTGATAATCCAGGAGAAATCTATAGATTAGAAGATAATGATATATTATATTTTGGCTTAATGCTTCCACATCAAAAATTTGAAGATGCTATACTTAAGAAAAAATTTACTGTAGAAGATTATGTTGCAGATTCTGATATAATTGAAATGTGTATTAATCCTGAGGATACTGTAGATTTACTTCCAGGAAAATATTACTATGCAATTAAGCTTAAATTCGATCATGAAGATGAAACTACAGGAGAAAGAGTTACAGGAGTTGAAACTGTTGTAGATAAAACAAAATTTATTATTTGTGACTAGAAAGGAGCTAATATATGCCAAGTAGCAAAATTATTGGAAAAATTTCATCAGATCCTAATATTCATGGTAAAGTTGGTGAAATTAATGGTGTGAAAGACCATAATAGATTAGCTAATAGAAATTTACCTGACCAACATCCAATAGAGGCAATTACTGGCTTGCGTGAAGAACTTGATAAAAGAGATCCTGCTGCAAACCAAAAAATTAAAGTTCTCGTAGATGAAGAAGAAATAACTTTTGGTGCAAATGATGAAGTTGAACTAGTTGCCGGTGAAAATATTATTTTAGAAGTAGAAAAAGAGCTTGAGGATTCGCCTAAAGTAATCATTAGCTCTAATGCAGTTTCAGCTAACCAAAAAGTTAAGTCTGGTAACACAGAATTTGCAGATAATGCAATTGTAGATATTATTGCTGATACTGCAGAAAACAATCCAATTGAAGTAACAGGTAATAGCACAGATAATAATATTTCTATTAAACACAGCAAAAAATATAATGCTGCTCAAGTACCTATTGCAAGAAAAGTTGGATATGACAAATATGGCCATGTTGAATTAGGTAATGAACAATTAAAGATTTCAGATTTATTTAATGATAGCAGTTTTGTTACACAAGAAGCTCTTGATGCTGGTTTAGATGATAAAGTTGATAAAGTTAATGGCAAAGGTTTAAGTACTAATGACTTTACCGATAATTATTTAAATATAATAGAAGACCTTGCTACTGTAGCAACAAGTGGGGACTATAATGATTTGGATAATAAGCCAACGATACCTACTAAGACATCAGATTTAACAAATGATAGCGATTTTATAACATCAAATGCTTTAGATGGTTATGCTACAGAACAGTATGTAGATGAAGCACTAAATAATAAGCAAGACACTATTGATGATTTAGATGCTATTAGAAGTGGTGCAGCAGCTGGTGCTACTGCTGTACAACCTGCAGTTTTAAATGATTATGTTACAGAACTTGAATTAGCTACTGAATTAGAAGATTACGTAGAGGATGCAGATTTAGCTATAGTTGCAACAACTGGTGATTATGATGACTTAATAAATAAGCCTGATTTAACTGGCTTTGCTACTAAACAAGAAGTTAGTACTGGGCTTAATGCTAAACAAAATACTATTTCTGACTTAGATACAATTAGAAGTGGAGCTGCTCTAGGAGCTACTGCATTACAAGAAGTGCCAAGTGACTATATTACGGAGAGTGAACTAACTAATATTTTAGCTGATTATGTAGAGAGTAATGATTTAGCGAATGTTGCCACTTCTGGTGACTATGATGATTTACTTAATAAACCTACTATTCCAACAAAAACTTCTGATTTAAATAATGACTCAAATTTTGTAACTTCTAGTGACTTAGCTAATTATGCTACAAAACAAGAGTTAAGTTCTTTAGGAGATAGCTTAGACGCCATTGAAGGCTTAATTCCTGAACAAGCATCATCAAGTAATCAATTAGCAGATAAAGACTTTGTTAATAGTTCTATTGCTACAGCAACTGCTAATTTTAAAGGAACATTTAATGTAGTGACTGATTTAGGTTTAACTATCGATGCTACAGAAGCACAAATAGCTACAGCTTTAGCAATAGCAGTAAGTAATCCAACGCTTAATGACTATGCATATGTAAGTTTTCCAGACCCTGTTGTAGCAACAGAGACAACTAAATTTGATAGATATAAATATAGTAATAATAGCTGAGCTTATGAATATACTTTAAATAACAGTTCATTTACTGCTGATCAATGAGCAGCAATTAATAGCGGAATTAATACAAATTTAGTAATAGATATAAACAATAATACAACTGCAAGACATACCCATGAAAATAAAACTCTATTAGATAGCCTTACTGAAAATACTTTAGCCGGCTGAAATAATAAGTATAATAAGCCTGCTGAAGGAATTCCAAAAACAGATTTAGCTGATAGCGTGCAAGATAGCTTAGAACTAGCAGATAGTGCAGTCCAATCAGTTATTGAAGGAAATACTGATGGAACTATTAGAGTTGATGGCACAGAAGTATCTGTTCATGGTTTAGGTGATAATGCTTTTAATAGTACACCAATTCCAGAAAGTGACAGTGATTTAACTAATGATAGATATATTAGATATGATACAAATGCTCAAAATCTAAATGATACTCAAAAAGCGAATGCCAGAACTAATATTGGCGCTGGTACATCTTCTTTTAGTGGCGATTATAATGATTTAAATAATAAACCAGAATTAAATACTGAACAAGAAAGTGTTGTTCAAGCAGTATCACCAGAAACACATTATTTAACTACTACTACCGTTAAGGGTGTCGGTGATAGTACAGAAACTGCATCACATGTAAGTAATTCTGTAAATAAATCATGTGGTAATGCCGATGTAGATATTCCAGTTACTGTAATGACAGGCTTTAGTAATAATGATGCTGCTTATAAAGCATCTTATAATGCTAATAAATGTAGCTTAAGACTAACACCAATTGCTAATGCAACTACAACTGTTATACCAGCAAAACAAACAGAAAATACAATTACACAATATACTTTTGAAGATGTAGATGTTCCAATTGCTAATGCTCAGGCAACAACAGTTGCAACAGGGCAAGTTGGAAGCACTCAAGATGGAGCAGCTGTTATAACTAGTGTAGATTCAACACCTGTTAGTGTTATTTCCGATGTAACATTTGAAAACCAAGATAATAACAATAATTAAATAAAATAAATTGATTTGAAATGATAATCATTAAAAACTTCTTGAAAAGATAGGAGAAACATTATGAAAAAACAAAATGCTATAATTAAGACCGATTTGGCTCAAAATTGAGAAAAGGCTAAAAACTATGTCCCAGATCAATTTACTATTATTGTATATGAGTTTGAAAATGCTTCTCCTAGAATAAAAATAGGGGATGGTATTCACACAGTTGGAGACCTTCCTTTTTTAAATCAAAAAAGAGAAGTAAAAGATGGAAAATTAATTTTATAGGGGAAATTATATGGCAAAAATAAGTATGATTGAAATAGCAACAAATGAATATAGTATTAGTTTACCAATAATTGAAATACCTGTAGAAATAGCAGATTCAGAAATAAATAAAGGTAGCTATAGAATATCAAGTGATGTTTTAGAAATAGGCGAGCAGTTGTTAATTAAATTTGTTAATGGCAATACTTCAAGTGCGCCTGCAATTACAATTAATGGAACTGCTTGTATAATTTTAGGAAATAGCCCATGTTTACCGACTAATATTGATATTGATAATATTGTTGAAGTAACATATGGTGGAAATAATCAGCTTATTATTACAAAGCTATTTAAATAAACTTTAAGGAGTTATTTATGTCAAAAATATATACTGTTGAAATCGAAAATGAAAATAATAATACTATTGACTCATATAGTATAGCTATTCCATACGGTACTTGCTCAACTCTTGCAAATACAGCTGCAAAGGTAATAAATAGCGCACAATTAACAAGTTTAGTTTTAGAGGAAGGCTTACAACTTAAAGTAAGATTTGTTAATGGTAATACTGCAATTAACCCTACACTTACAATTAACGATGAAAGTGGCACACAAATTGTAGCAGCAACAGCAATTACTGCTAATATAAATTCAGGAGTAAGTGCAAATAACTGAGCTGCAAACTGTATATTGGACTTAGTCTATAATGGAACAGCTTGAGTAATTTCTAGTATTGGTGCTTTTAATGCTGTTTCAGTAACAAGACAAGGCAATATTTTGTCATGAGGAAATGGATATATTGCAAGCGGTAGCCTTGAAGGCGTTATTACAGTTATTACAGCAGCAGAATTACATGCCAAGTTAATAGCTGCAAATGCAGGAATATATTATAGATATACAGGTGCAACAACAACTATAGAAGGTGTTACATATATTCAAGGAAATATTTATACATACGAAAGTACACAAGCTACTAATTAAAGTATTCTTAGAGAGGAATTAAATTATGGCAACAAAAGAATATATTAAGAATGAGTATAAAATATCTGCAAAAAGAGAGTATTACTTAAAGTATAATGCACATTGGCCAGGCTTAGACCCATATATTAAATTTACATTAGGAATTACTGATATTTATGTTAGAGCAGCTGGTGAAATGTTCCCAGCTACTGGTAATTACATAGAAATCAGCGCTCCTGCAGATTTGGCTACTCAAGTTCACTTAAAAGATACAAGTATGTGCGAAGATGGCCAAGTATTTTTTGGTGGCGATATTTTATATTTTTATATTGGCACTACACCAGCAGTACAAGGTAGATTTTTTGTTAATGGTGTAGATAGTGGTAATATTGCTACTTCACAAGCTAGCCCTAATACTATAATTTTGGATGAACAAGCTGTAAATAGTTATGAGGCTAGAAGATATGCTACCAATCATAGTATTGTAAATTCACTTAGTCATGCAGTTATTTCTTATAAATATACTGATATTTATGGAGTTGAACATACTGGAACAGTGAATTCTGGTAGTGTTAACTTAGATAATCCTTATCCTTGGTGGGGAACAGCAATTACTTGAGAAGCTATCCCAGACACAGGCTATGAATTTACAGGTGCAGAATCAACTTATAAAGGTACTGTTATTGCCGGTGAAGGGTCTGCAATTATTGCTCCAGCTGTTAATCCTACACCAAAAAGTTATAATATTATTAAAAATACAGCAAATGGTGCAGTTATTACTGTAAATAATGTTGGTACATTTGATGCTCCTTTAGCAATCAATATTAGCGGTTTAAGATCTGCAAATTGGTTAGATTATGCAAATATTACTGAGCCTATTATTACATTAACTTTTGGAAATAATAGCTATACAATGTCAGGAAATACTTATTATGATGAAATTAATGTAAATGCTGTTGGTAAAATAATGAATATTTATAATGATACAGCAGCTATGACTGGCATTACTAATTTATATCCTACAAGTGGTAATAATATCCAAGTACTTGGAAATGGTAATTGGTTAACAGACCCTATTAGATTTGCAATGACAACTGGCTATAAATTTCCAGTAACTTTAGTATTAAGAGAGCGTAGTGGCGGAACAAACTATGCAACATGCACAATCACTGAAACAGACTGTACATATGATGATGAAACTGGCTTATATACTTGAAATGGCACTGTTAGTGGTACACCATTTATTACAAATGCTTATTACGAAAATACTACTATTGCAAGTGTTGGTGCAACACGTATTAATTGGAATCCTACTATTAGCTTAGGTACAGGTGTTGCTAAATTTAAGTATTCAACAAATGGAACTACTTGGTCTACAACTGAATATACTTCTGGTGATAATATTTATATAGATTATGTCGCTACTTGTTATGTTAAAGCTTCAACAGCTACTACAGGTTATGTACTAGATAATCAGCCTTACGCAATTTGTACATATTCAAGTCAATCTGCAACTGTTCCACAAGCAGCATATTTTATTGTTAATGTAACAAGAGCTACAGGTGTTGTAACTTATTCATATAGTACTGATGATGGCATTACTTGAATAGATAACGTAAGTGCCACAAGCTTTAATTGTCCTACTGGAAACATAGCTAAAGTAAAAGCTTGCACAGCGGATACTAATTATACGGTAGACACTGCTACTATTGTATTATCTACATCATTACCAGCAAGTGTAACAATAGTTCCTGCGACTGTACCAGTTTATTTACAACATTATTATGAAGGAACAAGATTTGCAGAAACTGGCCCATATATTGTAAATTATGGTGATAGTGTATGAGCTTCAGACTTATATACAGATAGCACATATGTAACAACATATTATACATATAGTAATATGGAAGATGTGGAAATTACTAATATTACACATGAAGTTTATCAACAAATAATATGAGGTACACAAACTGTTAATGGCTATACAATTACTTGGAAATATTTAACAGCTTATCCAAATACTTATACTGAGGTTGAAGAAGTTTATATATATGGTGAGACTCCAAGTAGAGTCGGTGAAACTGTAACTAATAGTGAAGATAATGCCAGAGAATATTTCTTACAATGGGATAATTTATCACCAGTTACTGGAAATAGAACTATTATCGCACAATATAAACGTCAATATAAATTAACATTTAATGGTACACGTTGTACGTTAGATAGTAATTATCCATCTGGTTGGTATGATAGCAGCTCAACAGCATTTACATATACTTGAACTGCTGGAACTGAAACAGATAGAGATAATTATGCTTTTAATATACATGGTACACAAAAAACAGCTGTTCAAAGCATTACTCCAAATCAAGCAGGTATTTATTCAAATTCTGCAGATTATATTTATGTAAAAATTGCATCAACAAATAGTGCTGCAAGCATTGGCGGTGCAGCTATTGTTGATGGTTGAAGATGAGTTAGTTATGATATAGAATGTACCTGAACTGCTGATAATTTATATGCTTATGATAGTAATGGAACACAAACAGCTAGTAAGCATTTAACTGAAGCCGGTAAAAATGCGTATGATTATGCGCCAACTTATGGTTATTATACTGTTTCTGCCGATTCTGATAAATATACAGCAAATGTAAACAGTGGTTGGTATGAATTAGCTGTAAGTAAAACTACAAGATTTACTGCTGTGAATAATTGGTCATTTAATGGAACAACTGTAAATGATTACTTAGACCAAACAGCAGCAGTACCAGGTACTGTTTCAGCAAGTCCAACATATGCTGGAATTACAGTTAAAGGAACTAATGATACTATTTATGTAGGTTCTACTCAAAGAGCTACAAATTGAAGTGGTGTTGTAGCTTTAAATACTATAATTCGTTGAGCACCAGATACTTATTATTCATTTAGTGCTGGAGCTACTCAAACAGAAGCTACAACAACTGTTTTAGCACCTGGTACTTATGATAATAGCCCTACAAATATAAAAGCTGCAAGTATAACTGGAAGTTATTGTAGTGCAATAGATAAAGATTCTAATACTTATTATGCACCAAATAATCTTACAATAACTTGAACTGCTGATAATAAGCACTCATTTAATGGAATTAGCATAGGAGATGATACTACTGTTACATTAACAGCCGGCGGCACATTTGATAAGATTCCTCCTTATGTACAAATTAAAGTTGAATCAACAAGATGTCAAGCAAATGATGGTAGTGTCAATATCCCAAGTGGCTGGGTAGGTCTTATGAGAGGCGGTACAAGAATTACTTGAACAGCAGATATAGGATATAGTTTTGCAGAAGGAACAACACAAAGTGCATCAACTTATCAATCTGTATCTTTAGCTGCGCCATACTTATATGAAGCGTCTGCAGATTATAAATATGTAACATTTAATGGCACATCTTGTAATGCATACATAGATGATATCATGATAATGGCAGATGGTTATAGATTGTTAGGAACTACATTTAGCTGAATAGCTTTAGATGATTATGGTTTTGACTCAGAGGGAACAAATGTTTTAGAAGATACTATTGTAGCATCAATTACAAATTATGTTGCTTCTGCTGACTTTATGGATATTACTATTGGTGGAACTCGTTGTTCTTCTACTAGCACAGATGGTTGGTATGAAATAGGTACACGTATTAATTTTACAGCAGCTAATAATTGTGCTTTTAATGCTAATGGAACTCAAACAACTACATATTTAGATGTAACAAGAAATATATTTAATTATGCACCAACAGCGGATTATATTTACGTAATAATTTCTGCAGGAGTAGGCTGTACAACTCCTTCAACTACTGGTTGATATCAATATAATACTCAATGTACTTGAACAAGAGATCCTGGTTATGCTTTTGACGCTAATGGAAAAACAACAGAAAGTGATAATTTAATAACACCAGGTAATACATATTCAAAAACACCTACACACTGCTATTTAACAATAAATGTAGATTCAAATTGTACATGTAATAAGTCATCTGCTTGATACAAAATTATAGATGCAACATCAGTAACTGCTACCTTTACACCTAAGTCTAACTATTCATTTAGTACTGGTACTACTGCAAGCAATTATTCAGAAACTGTGATAATGAATCAGCCAAGAGTTATAAATGGTAGCCCTACTTGTGTGATTGGTCAAATAACTTGTATAAATTGCTATGCAACAGATAGTGTTTTAAGTACAACAATCCCAAGTGGAACAAATTATTATTTTACAAATGGTGGTCAAATAACTTGTACAGCTAATAATGGCTATGCATATAGCGCTTCAGAAACAACTGAAACAAAAACTTGGTCATTAAATTGTGCATTAACTTCAAATCCAGATTTTGTACAAGTAACATTAGATTTAACACACTGTGAATATGCTTCAGGCCACGCTAATGGTCAATATGTTGCTAAGGGAACTAACTTAAGTACAGTAGTTAATTCAAGTACTTATTGATCTTTTGCAAGTGGTGCTGCTGCAAGTGCATCTGCTGAAAAGCCAACAGGTGGCACAAGTTTAACTATAACTGCTTCAAATGCACAAGTACCTACAACACTAAGTGCAAGCCCTAACTATTGCTTTGGTCGAATTACTTATTTATACACAACTTATCAAACTACTGCATATAATCATAATGAGCATGCTGAAACTGGCTATTGATTACCAACTAGTTTTACCGTATATGCTGAACGTGGCTATGCTTGAGATGAAGCAGGAACAACTACTGAAAAACTTTATATTTGAAGTGAAAATTGCAATATAGTTGCTAAACCTTCTTGATTTAAAGTTTCTATGTCAGCTTTAGAATGTAAAACAAATTCTATTTATTTATCTACAGACAGTGCTGCAACATCAGGAAGCCCTAATAATACATACTTTGATATTAATTCAAGTGTTTATGGTTTTGCTACATTAAAAGATAATACTGCACAATATTCTTATTTGCCTCAAGATAACTGAACAGAAGTTAGTGCTAGAACTTATTGTGTTGATGATGTAGCAACTGCTGCTGACCCTAGTATAGCTGTTTCAGCGAAAGTTGTAACAAATAAATATACAATTACTTGGAAATGACAAGATAGCTATGGACATTGGACAGTTGAAAATGAACAATATAGCTATGGTGAGTATCCAAGCAGAACTTTACCTAGCGATGTCGTATCTGGAAATAATAAACAAGTAGCTTTAGCATGAGATGATTTAGGTCAAGTAGTTGCGTCTAGAACTATTACTTGTACATATAAACAACAATATTATGTTACTTTTGCTGGAACTAACTGTTCAACAACATCAACAGCAGGCTGGTATGATGAAAATACTATTATTACTTGAACTGCTAATCCAAGATGATCATTTGGAGGAAGTAGTGTAAGTGATACTGCACAAAGTACAATTATTCAAGGTGGTGAATTAGCTAAAAGTCCTAGTTTTTGTAAAATTGATTTAAGTAGTAACCACTGCACAGCAGATAAGACTACTGATACAATTTATGAATTAGGCACAGTAATTACGTGAACAAGAGAAACTAGTTATGCTTTTGATGCTAATGGAAAGTCTACTGAAACTGCTATAATAAACAGCAATACTTATGTATATCGTGCAGAATGTACTTATGGTTATTACGCAATTAATGTTACAAATTGCGTAGCTTATAGCAATGCTGAATGTACAGTTCAAGTTAATAGTGGTTGATTTGAAATAGCGGCTTCAAAAATAACTTATTTTAAAGCAAATACTGGATATATTTTTGGAAATAGCCCTATAACATCTGATTCAGACCCTGTTCCAGGAAGCGTTTCTGCTGCCCCTACTAGAATTGCACTTACTGTATCATTTAGCAATCCTCCATATGGTTCTTGAGCATCTTCTGCTGATAAAATAGCTTATTATGGTGATAAATTAGAAGTAAATGGAACAACAATTACTTGCTATAGATGAGATGATTTAGATACAGCAAGATGAACAAATACAGTAAATAAAGCTGTTGATACTGCTAAATACTCATATACTACTCCTATTATTACAAATGGTGACATAGATGAGCTTACAACTAATGTAACTATTACAGCAACAAATGACAGAACTTTAAATTCTTATACAATTACATTTAGATATGCAAATGCATATGATTCAGATATGACATATGATGCTGTTAATTGAACAACTGTAAATGTAGTATATTATTATGATGATATACCTGGAACATCAACTCCAATTTCTGGAACAGTTCCAACTCCAACTACTGTTACAAATTCAGCAGGCACTGGTAAATTAGAGTTTAATGCTTGAGATAGTTTAGCAAAAGTTACAGGTAATAGAAATATTGATGCTACTTATAATCAATATTTTAAAGCTCTTGTTATTAATAGCCCATATGCTACACCAAGTATAACTATTAATACATGATATAGTAGCATTACACAAATTACATGAACAGCTAAAAGCCATTATTCTTATAATGGTGTAACTACAGAAGATGATTCTATTATAAAAACAGACTTATGAGATGGAAATGGTACTTATACTGCTCCAAGTCCTGAATATATGCAAGCAAGCTACTCTGGTAATAACTGTTCAAATATTTATAGATATGTAGGCCAAAATAAAGAAACTATGGTAGATTCTATAGTATATCCAGTAGGTACAACAGTTTACTGAGAAGCAGCAAGCTCAGCTAATGATTACAAATATAGTTTTAGCGATGCTAATTTAAAATCTCCAACTGTAATAGAAACTGAAGTATTAAGTTTAGATAAATTAGCTTATATACATAATGCTGATTATATTTATTATTATATAACATTTACAAATACTAATTGTTCAATAACTACTCCAACAATATCTAGTGGTGATTATATATTAAGTGGAACTACAATTACTTGAAACGCAGATACTGATGTAAATACTAAATACAGCTTTACAAATAGTAGCGCAATAGCTCCTACAGTTACTGTGCAAGAAATAGTTTCTGCTAAGACAGATTATATAAAAAATGCTCAATATATTTATTATAATGTAACTATAGGCGCTGAAAATTGTAGTGCAGACTACGACTCTGGATATATTCTAAAAAATACCGTAATAACTTGAAATGCAAATACAGATACAAATTATAAATATAGCTTTACTAACACTAATGTACTAAGTCCAACTTTGACAGTGTATGATACAGTAACAACAGCTGGACAAATCTTAGAGAAAACAGCTAATTATATATATTATAAAATATTAATTACCACTACACGTTGTACATTAGATAGCCCTAGTGGATTTACAAGTGGTGCTTTTGTATTAAAAGATACAGATATAGTATATACAGCTGATGAGAATTATGCATTTAGCTCAATTGGTACAACAACAGCTAATGTTACTTCTAGTAGCTCTATAGCTGGTACTACTCAGACACCAAGTGCTAATTATTATAAAGTAATAGTTAAAGCTAATACAGGTGTTGCTACTTATCAATATTCTGTAAATGGTGGTTCAAGCTGGTCTAGCGATGTTTCTGCAGCTAGTACAGTAATTTATACTGCAATAGGACAAACTACAAAAGCAAAACCTACAACAGCTGCTGCAAATTATTCTATTAATATGAGTGATGTAAAATCAACAACTACAGCTGGTGCAACATTAACACTTGTACCATCAGAAGTACCAGTATATGTTAATTTAAAATATGAGGGCAGTACATTTGCTACTATTGGACCATTTAAAACAGACTATAATACGGAGTCTTGACCACAAGATTTTGCACCAATGCCATATATTACTACGCAATACACATATTCTAATATATCAGACACTAGTGGAAAGTTTTTCCCTAAAGCAGAAACTACAGTATGAGTGGCATATAGTACTAAAGAATTAACAACTTATACTATTACTTGGAAATATTTTGCATCATTTAACGCTGTAGGTTCTGAAACATATACTACCACAACTACTACTGTTGAATATGGAACTGTCCCAACAATTCCAAATGTTGTACAAGAAACAAGAACTAATAGTAGTAATAATGCTAGATATGTTTATGCTGGCATTACACCTACTGTAGTGGCTGTAACAGGAAATGCTATATATACTGTTGTTACTCCAACATTACAATATTATATTACAGTATCTAATACTTCTGCTTATATAAATATAAGTGGTAGTAGCTCAACTGGTTGATATGATAATGGTGCAACAGTAACATTAAAATCTGCTCCAGTGCAAGAAAGTACTACTATAACAGTATCTTATAATGCAAATGGTGGAAGCTCTACTCCAAGTAGTCAAACAACTACTCCAACAAGAAATTATACTGTAAATGGTTGAAATAAAGGAAGTACTTCTATTTCAACTACAGCCAATACAACTGCAATAGTAGATAGTTCTGTAACATATAGTCCAAAAACACCTACAGCTGGAAGTTGATCTTACCCATCTATTACAGTTAGCTCAGCTATATCACGTGTTGATGATTCAGTTGCTGGTTATACTGTAACTTATGCTAAAGGCGAAGGAACTGGAACATTACCAACAAGTCAAACAAGTACAAGAACAAGACATTGAAATTGAAATGATTGGCATGTAAATTCAGTAAGTGGCACTGCTGTTAGCGCAGGTGGAAGCTATACACCTACATCAAATGTTACATTATATGCTGCTTGAACAAATACATATACAAATAATGCAGTAACTCTTGCAACTAATAATTTAACATTTAGTAATGCAAATAGAAATACTTATACTATTACATTTAATGGTAACTCACCAAGTAGTAGTTCACATCCTTGTACTATTACTGGATTAAGCGACCCAATTAGTGCACAAGATACTTGAAGTAGAAAAGCAAATGGCTGAGATATTGGCGCAAGTGGTGCAAGCTATACGCCTTCTGCAAATGTAACAGCTACAGCTCAATGTACTTGAAATGAAGAAACAGCACAAGCCTCTATTGTATTACCATCATTACCTACAACAACTAATACGCATGCTCATGCAACTTATACTATTACTTATAATGCTAATGGCGGTTCTGATTTAAGTAAAGATAGCGATACAACTACATTAAATTATAAATGAGAAGCTTATTATTGAAATACTAATGCTGCAGGAACTGGCACAAAATATGCTGTTGGTACTCCATTACGAGATACTACTACAACATTATATGCCCAATGAACAGATAATAATAAAGGTGTTACTGCAATTACATTGGCAACAGCAACACCACCAGCAAATGATACAAGTCCTGGATATACTGTAACATTTGATTCTACGGGTGGCTCAGCCGTTGCGTCTAAGACAGCTGTAGATACATATAAATATACTGCAGCTGGTTGATATACTAATAGTTCTGGTGGAACTAAGGTAGGTGATCAGGGTGCAAGTTGACAACCTTCAAGTACACAACCACTTTATGCACAATGAAATAGAATACTATCTGTAAGGGGTTCAATTACAGCACCAACAGAGCCAACAAAAACTGGATATACATTTAATAGTTGATGAACAGATGAAACAGGTGGTAGCCAAATTGTATTTCCATATACAGCAACATCTAATAAAACTTTATATGCACATTGAACACCAAAAACTTATGTATTAACAACTACTACAAATTATGGTGTAGTTAAGTTTTATTCTGATTCTGGTTATAATAATGAAATAACAACTGCTGCTTATGATTCTGTTGTATATGTTAAAGTAAATCCTGATGCTTATTATTACTACGGTAGAAAATCACAATATCATGGTTCTTATTATGAAGCTGGTGCTTATACTGTAACTGGAACAATTTCAGGTAATACTATTAATATTGGTACAATTACTTGTTCACCATTTAGCTATACATATAGTGCAGTTTCTGCAAATGGTGTATGTACACCAGGAACTACAAATGCAGTTACTTATGGAAGTTCAACTAGTATAACTGTAAATGCTAATGAACATTATTATTATGTAAGTACAGCATATTATCATAATAATACTTATGTATATACAAATAAAGCATTAACAACTGCTAATTATACATTTAGTACATCAACTGCCGATGGAACAGCTACTGCAAACTTTGTTACAGATTGTACAGCTATAGTATATACTTATAGTATTACAAGTGCTAATAGTGCATATTGTTATCATGGAAGTACTCAACCATCAACTGGAAGTACAACTGCACAAACAGGAACTTATGCAGACAGAGCATCTACAAAAATTTATTATAAGATAAATCCAAGTGCAAGATATGATGTTACTTATAATAGTCAACGAGGTTATAATGGTAGCCCAATTGGTGATACAAGCCATTATGCAGTTGGTAGCAATTTTACATTTACAGATTCTAATAGAACTGCAACTTTAGCTATTAATTGTACAGCAATTACTTATACTGTTACTGCATCATTAGGAAATGCAAATGTACAAGTTGGAACATCTACAAGCAGTTATAGTACATCATTAAGTAAAACTTATGCTGAGCTATATACAAGTAATCCAAGTATTTATGTAAAAGTAACACCTAATAGCCATTATCAAATGACAATTAGTGACACAAGATATTATAATGGAAATTCATTATCTGGAAGTAGTTATTATGTAAAAGGTAATACATTTGCATTTAATGATAGCATTAAGACAGCGACAGTCAGCTTAAGTACAACAACTTATCCAATAGTAGCAATTACTTATACTGCAAGTGTTAGTGCAAGCAATTCTACTTGTAAGCTTGGTACAACTAGCGGTAGTTATAGTGCAACAATAAGTTTAACTTATCAGTCTAAAACTATTTATTTACAACAAGCTCCTACTCAACATTATGAAGTAACTTATAGCAATACAAGATATTATTATAATAATAATTATACTACAAGTGTAAATTATACTTCATTTACATTTAATGATGCAACAAGTGTAGCAACATATGCATTAATAGCATGTACAGCTACAACATATAGTTGAAGTGTAAATTCAAGTAATTCTAATTATTGTTATTATATTGAAAGTAGTACTACATCAGGAACACCTACAACAAGACCAACTATTTCAAAGACATATAGTGCAATGAGTAATTATTTAGTATATAAGATCAATCCTGCACAACACTACTATTGTAATTCAACAAGTTATATTTATAATACACCATATTCATCTTATGTTTCTAAAGCAAGCTGCGATTTTAACTATGCAAATAAAACTGCAACATATACTAAAAATTGTGTAGCTATAACATATACTATTTCTGGTATAGCTTCAAACGGAACTGTAAGTTGAAGCCCAGCAACTGCTACATATGGAAGTAACTCAACTTGAACAATTACAGCTAATCCTGGATATACTAGACCTTCTACATACTCTGGAACTGTAACACTTAATAGTGATAATTTCAGTTTTAGCGATTCTAATAGAACAGCTGCTTATGCATTAGGTAGTTTGGGAACTTGTACAGCTAATACTTATACTCTTACAATTCATAGAAAATATTATGCTATTACAGGAGTTCAAAGTAAAGCAACTTCTACTACAAGTGATACAGATACAACAATAACTGTAACTTATAATAGTACATATTCTTATACTTATAGCAAAACTGGATACACTTCACAAAGTACTAGTGGAACTTGAACAACTGTTGGAGATGGCGAAGTTACATTAACACTAAATCCAATACAATATACAGTTGAACAAACAGCTATTAGTAATGCTACTGAAACTATAAATTATAGCTGATCATATTACAATCAGTCTGTTACACAAACAGTTACTCCTGATATTGGATATGACTATACAGCAAGCAGTGTAAGATACTATAATGGAAAATCTTATACACGTAATGCAACAATAACAGCAAATTATACTTTTGGTGCATTAACTATGAATAAGTTTGATTATACTGTTTCTGGTGGTAGTGCTTCAAATGGAACAGTTACTTGGTCTGGAAATAAAACAATTGGCTCAAATGCAACTTGGACTATTTCTGCAAATAACTATTATGCAAGACCTAGTACATATACTGGAACAAAAGCAATTAATTCTACTAACTTTACATTAAGTGAAGCTAATAAAACAGCTGTTTATAGTGGTAGCTTAGGAAGTTGTACACCATTAAATTATACTATTCAAGCATACCCAAGAACAGGTGGTACTGTTTATTGGTCTACATCTAGTATAACAACTTCTGGTGGAACAACAACATTAGAAGCATCTTATAATTCTACAGTTTATTGAAGAATTGCAGCATCTACTGGATATAATTTACCAGCAACTTATTATGGTTCAATGACATTAAATAGTACTAACTTTACAATATCTTCTACAACTGAGGCTGGAACTGCTACTTATAAAGGTAGTGCAATTAATAATTGTACAGTTAAACAATACACTTTGACAATTTCAATAACTGGAAGCAGCTATGGAACTTATCAAGTTAAGAGAACTTCTTCACCTTTGGCTGGCGCGGCTACTGGCGTATTAAATAATGGCGATACAATTTACTATGGTGATACTTTAACTGGAACTCATGCAGCAAATCCTTCAAGTTATAGTTCTTGACTACCAATTTCAATAGCTACTCCATCAGCAACTACTACAGGAGCAGCAACGACTGGTAATATTACAGTTAAGAATGAACATACTGCTACAGTAACATTATATTATAATACTACAAATGCAACTGGTGGAACAAGCTTAGGCTCAACAACAGCAGGTGATACTAAAACACAAAGTGGACTAAGTTTTAATACAACTTATTATATTAGTGCAAAAGGTACACAATCTAGAACAAGATATGATCATGCAGACAGTTCAACTTATAGTGGAACAGATGGCGTAACTGGAAATGTTACAGCAACATTTAAATTTACAGAATCTTCTGCTACTGAAACTCAAGATAAATGATCTTCTGTAGGATCAATTAAGACAGCTCCTCGAAATACATATACTGTTACTTGAAAATGACAATCTGCTTATGGAACTTGAACTACTGCTACAACTACAGTAGCACATGGTGCAACTCCAACAGCTGAAGTAGTACCTCCAACAGTAACAAGTGGAACTACTCGTCAAAGATTTAATGCTTGGGATGATTTAAGTCCTGTCACAGCTGCTAGAACAATAACAGCTACATATATAGTTCAATATAGTGTTACAATTAATGCAACAAATAGTACTGCTAATAAGTCAACTGGTTGGTATGATACAGGTACTGTTATTACTTGAACTGCGGGTGATAGATGATCATTTGGTGGAAGTGCTGTTTCAGATACAACAACTGCAACAATTACTGCTGCTGGAACTTATTCAAAGAGTCCAGGATATTGTAAGGTATCAATTTCATCTACAAATTGTTCAGCTAATAAAACAACTAATACAATTTATGCTGTTGGTACTGAAATTACTTGGACAGCATCAACAAATTATGCATTTGATAATAGTGGAACATCTACTAAAAAGTCTACAGTTGGTACAGGTACATATATTTATACTGGTAATGCAAATTACTTCTACTTAACTATCAGTGGAACTAACTGTTCTCCTAATCAGTCAAGTGGCTGGTATAATGCAGCTATAACTATTACTTGAACAGCTTCAGCTAATTATGCATTTAGTAGTACAGGAACAACAACTACTTCACAAGCAACTAGTGCTGCCCCAGGTAGCTATACAAAATCACCTACACATGCATATTATACTTTGAGTTTAACAAATTGTGCATATTCTTCTGGCGATACAGCTGGTTGATATGAAGTCGGCTCTAAGCCTTCAACTATAGTATATGCAAATACTGGATGATCATTTGCTGGAAGCAGCAGAGATACTAAATCTATAGGTGGTTCAACAGCTGTTCCAACAACTGCTTCTGCATCACCAACATACTTTTATATCACTATCAATAGTGGTACTGGATGTTCAGCTAGTAAATCAAGTGGATATTATACAAGTAGTACTAAACCAAGTTCTATAACTTGGACGCCTACAACTTATTATTCATTTGCAGCAGGTACAACACAAACAAGCTATACAAATAGTTCTATTTCAAATGCACCTGCAACATATAGTGCAACACCAACAAATTATAAAGCTGCCTCAATAGCATCAAGTAATTATTGTACACCAAACAGAAATACTAGTACATATTATGCTTCTGGTACAACTATTACTTGGACAGCTGGAAGTAACTATTCATTTGGTGGAACAAGTACAGGTGATACTACAACTCCAAGTACTTCAATAACTGCTGGAGCTAATATGACTGCTCCAACTCCTGGCTATATGAAGGCTACTTATAGTGGAAGTAATGTATCAAAAATTTATAGAATAATTGGCAGTGGAACTGAAGAAGAAATGGTTAATACTAATATATATCCAGTTGGAACAACAGTGTACTGAAGAGCTTCTACAGCTACAAATACTAAATACAGCTTTACAAATAGTTCAGCTACAAGTGCTACAACATCTACAAGCGAGACTTTGGCTCTAGGAAAAACTGCTTATACACATAATGCATCTTACATTTATTATAATGTAACTATTACTAAAGGAACTAATACAGCTTCTTCAAATTATAGTTCTGGATATTTATTAAACGGAACTACAGTAACATTTACTGCAACAACAAATACAACTAATAAGCGTTATTCTTATAGTACTTCTGCATCTGATACTCACACTCAAAATAAAACAGTAGCAAGTGCTGGACAAAGTATTACAAGTGATACTGTTTATATTTGAATGAATTGTGCTTGTACAGGAACAAATTGTTCAGCAACAAATGGTTGATATAGAGTTGGCACAAATATTACTTGGACAGGTAATACAGGAACAAATCTAAAATATAGTTTTAGTAATACTCCTGTTATAAACCCTTCAGATGCTCAAAGGCAAACAACTTCTACAGTTATTGAAGATACTACAGCATATTCAAAAACAGCATCATATATTTATTACAATGTAACTATTAGTCCAGCTACAAATTGTACTGCCAACTACAGCTCTGGTTATATTTTAAATGGTACAACTATTACATTTACTACAACTACTGCAACAAGTAGCATAAGATATTCATTTAGTACGTCTAGTTCGACTACATATACAACTTCTGGAACAGTAAGTTCTGCAGGTCAAACAATATCAAGTGGTACAGTTTATATTTGAAGAAATTGTACAGTAGGTGCAATGTATAATTCATCTGCATTTACTTCACAAACTTTATGAGGACGTGATGGTACAACTTTAAATTCTGCAAACTATTATAATAGTGATCCATATGATTATAATGCTCAATATAGATATACTGGAAAAACAACTAATTCTATAACAATTAGCTCAAGTAATATATCAGTTTATACTGTATATTCAACTAGAACTACACGTTCTTACACTATTACTTGTTATGATAGAAATGGTACTTCAAGTAGTTATACAGCATTAGGTACTAGAACTGAGACTAAAACTTATGGATCAACTTATTCGTATACGGATTTTGGTGCAACTACTAAGTATAATACTACTAAATTTACTTATACTTATGCATCTGGATCTGGTTCAGGTACTGTTTATGGCGATGCAACAGTATATAATTACTTTACACAATCAATAAATTCATATAATATCACAGTTACAAAGAATACTGGTATTAATAAGATTTATTATAAAGTAAATGGTGCATCATCATTTAGTGAATGATCTAGTGGCACTATTTCAGCTCAATATGATAGCACAGTATATTGATATGCAACAGCTTCTGCTGGTTATACTGGAAATAATATTGGGTCTTCAAGTAGTCCTAATTCATTTACAATGGGTACTTCTGGTACTATTGCACCAACTGCAACAAGAATTACTTGGTCTATGGCAGTTACAATGAGTAATTATGTAACAGGTTGAAGATATAAAATTGATTCAGGTAGTTGAGTAAATAAAACAGCTTCATTTACTATAACTGGAATAGACTATGCTTCAAAAATAACTATTGAAGGAACTAGTAAAGAGGGTGCTGCTGGATATACTTATGGAGATTATCAAGGAACAGGTACATTTGGCAGTGGAGCACAATCTTCTGGATTGTCAACTACTCTAAGCTGCACAAAAACAAGAATTACTTGGACAGCTTCAGTTACAAAAGGTACTGGTGTTGCATCATATAGATATTCTGTTGATGGTGGCTCGACTTGAGTAACTGGACAAACAGCTTCATCAGTTACCAATATTGATTATGCAGCTACTTTAACTGTACAAGCTTATACAGCATCAAGTGGCTATGTATTAGATAGTCAGCCTACTGCTACAGCTAATTATAGTTCACAATCAGTAACAGTTCCTGCTGCTACTAAGTATACTATAACTGTTGGTAAAAAAGGTGGAGTTGCTACATTTAAATATTCAATTGATGGTGGCACAACTTATTCTGCTGCACAAACAGCTGATGTATCAGTAACTTGTGCTGTTGGTACTGCAGTAAAAGCATATGCTGCTACAGCTAATACTAACTACACAGTAAATACATCTGATGTAAAATCATCTTCTACAGCTGGTGGTAGCTTATATGTATATCCATCAAAAGTACCAGTATCATTAGTAATGTGAGATGATTCAAGCTCAAGCCCTACTCTAAAAGAAACAATTATTTTAGGCTCAGCAGCTACTTATAATTCATCTGTAACAAGTACAGCTTATTTACAATATGGTAATCCTTATGAATATTATTATTATGTAAGTAACAGTTATGTACATCAAATGATGATAGGAGATGCACAAACTACAACTGCTGGAGCAAATGGTGTATCATTCGATATTCATTGAGAATATTGTCCTGCAAATAGCTTTACAGTATCTTTCAGTGCTACAAATGGTTCTTGAAGTTCAACAACAGATATTACTGGTATTAAATGAGGAACTGCAATTACAAGAAGTGGTAACACAGTAACTATAGGAAGTACTTCACGTACTTATACATTAGCTACGACAACTGTTTCACAAACAGCTGGTGGTGCAAGCTATACTAATGTAAGTACAGTATATAATAGTAAAACAATTACTGCTTCTACAGCAATGTCTACAAGATATTATATTATTAAATGGATAGGTGCTGATGGAAGTACTGCATTAGAGACAGATAGTAATGTTACATATAATAGTGTATTAACATATAATGGATCTACTCCAACTAAAGCAAGTACAGCACAATATAGCTATACTTTCGCTGCTTGGAAATTAGGTAGCACATCAGGAAGTACTGTAGTTTCAGGCACTACTAAAAACCCTGGTTCTACAACTACAACTACAATTAATATTTATGCTACATTTACAGCAACTGTAAGAACTTATACTGTAACATTCAGTGCTACAAATGGTTCTTGGTCTACTACATCAATTGCAAATGTTCCTTATGGAACAACTTGATCAACAAGTGGATTAAAAGTTACTTTAAGTGGTAGCTATGGTTCAAGTACATATACTAAACGTGCTACAACTGTAGATTATACTTCTGGGGATGCTACTATCACAGCTACTTCAGGAACAGTTACTGGTGCTACTACAATTACTGGTGTAACAGCAACAACTGCTAGAACATATACAATCAAATGAATTGGAGCAGATGGTTCTACAGCACTTGAAACTGATAATAGTGTAGCTTATAATGCAACATTAACTTATAACAGTAGTACACCTACAAAATCAAGTACAGATCAATATAGTTATTCATTTAGTGCTTGAAAATTAGGTTCAACAAGTGGTAGTACAGTAGTATCAGGAACAACAAAGAATCCTGGTAGTACAAGTTCTACAACAATTAACATCTATGCAACATTTAGTGCAACTGAAAGAAGTTACAATGTTACACTTTCAAATGGAAGCTACTCATCTTGGAGCTCTACTTCAACAATTTCTGCAAAATATAGTGCAGCTATTTCTAAAGCAAGTGGTTCTGTAACTGTAGCAAGCACAACAAGAACTTATTCAGGTAGTCGAGATTATTATAGTTTAACTATAACACCTAAATATAAAGGTTCTGATATTGGATCAAGTACTACTGTAGGAACTGGTGGTGCATTAACTTTAAGTGAAAGCTCAACACCTTATAACTATACTATTCAAAGTAAAACTGTTACTGCAGGTCAAGTTTATTGGTCAACAAGCAGTATTACAACAAGTGGTGGTACAACAACATTAACTGCTGCTTATGGAACAACAGTATATTGAAGAATAGAATTAACAAATGCTTGATATAGCTTACCATCTACATATTATGGAAGTATGACGTTAAATAGCACAAACTTTAGTTTTACAACTAAAACTGCAAATGGTAATGCTACTTATGCTGGCTCTGCTATTGCAAATTGTGTAGCTAAAACTTATAATATTAGAGGTTCATCTTTGACTGGTGTAACTTTTACTAATACAACAGGAACTGCAGGTGTCGCTAAGACTTTAACAATAAATATAAGTAGTGGTTACACCTACCCAGTAACTTGAAGTATTAGAAATGGTGCTGGAACAATTTGGGCAAGTGGTACATTAACTAGTGCATCTTCAACTGCAACATTTACTTTGCCAAATAGTACAAGTGGAACTGGAACATCTGCATCTAATGTATACTTATATGCAAGTGCTACATCAGCAACATCACCTATTAGAATAAATTACTATGGCAGTGGTCCTTATATTGAATGAGAATTTGATGATTATAAATGAGATGCAGATGAAGTATTAATTTGTGCTGATGCAACTAATCATGGTAATGATCCAAGTGCTTGAGCAAGCTATGGATTAACTACAGCGCCAGCAGACGATACTGGTCAAATTTATATTCCATCAATAGCATGAGGAGAATCATTCTATTATGCAATGATTGCGTTAGACGCTGGTGGTAATGTTATGTCAAAATATTATCCAGTGCCTAAAAGAATAACAGTAGTAGGTGAAGGAGATTAATGTTATGAATGATAAAAAAGATAAATTACAAAGTTTACTCGATCAATATAAAGATGATTTAAGCCCAGTAAAGTCTAAAGAAGAGATTGCTGAAGAGACTTCATCAAATGAAAGTAAAGGTGAATAAATATGTATACTTTAGATAAAGCAATAATTATAGGTATTACAGGTAGACGTGGAAAAACGTCTACCGCATACCTAGTCCATAAATATTTAAAAAGTATTGGTAAAAGATCTATTTTATTTAGTTCAGCCTTAATAGATTCACCAGGCGGCTATCATAAGCCAGAAGAAACTGTAGAGTTTGTATTTGCAAATGAACTTCAAATTGTAAATATTTTAAATGAAGCTGTTGCATATGAAGCTGAATATATTATAATAGAGTGTTGAGAACAATCAATAAGAAATCATGTCTTTGATAATATTCCATTTGATATAAAATGTTTAACGACTTTTTGATATAGTGGAAATGGACATAATCCTGCAGAATATGTTTATCAAAATAAGCTTAAATTCTTTAAAGATGAAGACTATGCGAAATGTTTAATTGATATTGTAGATATTACTAAAAATAAAAATAGTCATATTTCTAACTTTTTGGAAGATTGTAATGCTTCAAATATTATATTATTTGATTCTATCGGCAGAAATAAATTAGATAATATTAGTTATCAAGATTTCTTTTTACAAAATAGAGAAAGCATTGCTAATTTAGGCTATACTGCTGATGATGTTAAATATTATGCAACAAATAGGGATTGAGGTTTAGAGGAACAATCTGAAACTTTGCATATTCAAAATAGCACAGTTGATGTTGAAACAACTTTGGCTACAAGCTATCATTTGTCTAATATTGTAAGTGCTGCAGCTATTTTAAATGAAGCTGGCGCTTTCAATGCAGAATCTTTCCAAGCATTTATTAGTAATCCTGAGCTACAAATACCAGGTAGAATGGAAGATATTGAGTGAAATAATAGAACAATATTATTAGATAGCTCAGATTTAAATCTTCATGAAATAGATATTTCAAGAGATGAAGAGCCAAGACAAATTAAGGTAGTTGCTGGATATTTATTAACAAATACCTTATTTATGGAAGAAATGCATAGAAGACGTCCTGATTATAATATAAACTATAATTTTGATATTGTTCCAAAAAATGTCAATGATTATGCTGATTATGTTTATATCACTACGAATAATATTTGTGATTTAACTGCAGAATATGCAACGGCGCAATTTGCAAGTAGAATTACTATACCTTATGAAATAATATTAGATAGAAAAGAAGCAATTAGGAAAGCTATTGTTGATTCTAATGAAGGTGATATTATTGTAGTTATGGGACGTGGTACTAGAAAAGTTTGATGAATTGATCAAGAAAGATCAGAAATCTTTAGTGATAAAGAAGCTATTCTTGAAATACTAAAAGACTTAGATAATAAAAAAGAGACAGATTAATTACTGTCTCTTTTTATTTTGCCATTTTAAGCTTAAAATTTGCTCAATATCGCATTTTTATTAAATTTCTATATAAGTATTAGGTTTTGTTTTAATTGCAACCACACCACCAGCAGTGCGTCCTTTTGTGATAAAGTTTTTAACTTCAATAAGTTTATTTTTCTTATTATAAATAGCTTTAATACTTGCATCATCATTAACATTTTCGCAATAAATAATTTCATCATTATCATTTACTTTCATTACAGGAGCGCCTGCAAGTTTTGTTAAACCAAATACAATGCTTGCTTCAATCTTTTTTGCAAGGCCACATTTTGTAATGAAGAATAAATAATCTTTATCTTCAAGTCCTGTAAAAATATTTATAATTTTTTCATTTTTTTCTAAACAATTAAATAAAGTTCCTGATAAATTTTGTTTAACATTTGCATTTAAAGCTTTTTCTTCACATTTATACATTGTGCCTTTATTAGAAATTAAAACAAATCTATCTTTTTTATTTATTTCAATAAACTTTATATCAGTTTTATTTAATTTATTAACATTAAATATTTGTGAAGAAATTTTTCTAATTTTACCTTCATTATCAAGAATAATAATAAATTTTTCTTCTTGTTTTTCTTGCTTTAATGTTTGTTTTTCTTCTTCTAAATCAACATCAATAACTTCTGTTCTACGTTCCCAACCAAATTTTTTAGTAAATTCATTTAATCTTTTTAAGAATTCTTTATTTTGTAGTTCAGTTGAATTTAAAATTAAATTACAATTATCAATAATAGTTTTTAATTCTTTTTGTTCATTTACTAATTCTTGTTGTTCAAGATTAGCTAATTTTCCAAGTTTCATATCAATAATTGCTTTAGCTTGAGCTTCTGTAAATTTAAATTTAGTTATTAATTTTTCTTTTGCAAGCTCTGCAGATTTAGAAGATTTAATAACTTTAATTACTTCATCAATCATAGATAAAGCTTTAAGTAAACCATCAACAATTTCAAGTCTATTTTCAGCTTTTTCTTTATCAAAAATATATTCACGAACTAAACAATTAATGTTATGTTCAACATAAACTTTAATATAATCTTGAAGATTTAGCATTTGTGGAATTCCATTAACAAGTGCCATTTGATTTGCATTAAAAGTTACTTGTAAATCAGTTAATTTATATAATTTACTTAAAACTAATTTGGGATCAGCTGAACATTCAATTTCAATAAATAAACCGTTGTCATCCGATTTATTGCAAATATCTTCAATTCCTGTTAAAGTTCCAGCATTAACTAAATCTTTAATTTTTTGAATAAATGGTTCAGCATAAACTTGATAAGGAAGCTCATAAATATTAATATATTTACCTAAAATTTCAGTCTTTCCTCTTAAAATAACTTTACCATGACCTGTTTTGTAGATTTCAGATAAATCTTTTTTGTTTATAATTATACCGCCAGTAGGGTAGTCTGGATAGATATCATTAAAAGTTATTTTCTTTTTAGAAATATATTGTTTTACTTTTATGATAAATTCATTTAAATTACCAGGTTCCCATTCTTGTGCAATAGTATAACCAATTCCTTGACTACCATTAACAAATAATCTTGGAAAAATAGCTGGAAATACTGATGGCCAAGTTAAATCTTCAGAATAATTTGGAATCATATCAACAACTTTTTTATTTATTGCATTAAATAAACCATCTTCTGAAACTTTTGCAAGTCTACATTCTGTATAACGTGAAGCAGCAGCATCTGGACCACCAATTAATGAACCATTTGCACCATGAAAATCAATTTCTGGAAGATTATTTACCCAAGGTTGTGACATACGGACAATAGTTGTATATTCAGAGCCATGTGGATGCCAATTAGCAATAACTCCGCCGTCAACTTTTGCAGACTTAACATGTGGTTTATTACTTGTATAACTTTTGTTATACATTTCCCATAAAACAGCTCGTTGAGAAATCTTTAAGCCATCACGACAGTCAGGAAAAGCACGATTATTATTAACTTCTTGTGCATATACAAGAAAATCTTGTTTTAACTCATCTAAAATATTTATCATATTAGTTTTCCTCCAAAGAATTAATATGCTCTAACAAGTAGTCTCGTCTATCATCAGCTGAAGGCCCCATAAAAATTTCAAGTAATTTAGATGTTTGTTCTGTATCTTCTACTAAAATTTGTTGAACATTTCTTGTTTCTGGATCTAATAAACAATATTTGCTTTCTTCAGGACTCATTTCACCTAAACCTTTTAGGCGCCCAACAATATATGATTCAGCTTTATGTTTTTTATTATAATTATTTAGCTCAGTTTTATCTTTTAAATAAATATATTCGTTTTTCTTAGTAGTTATTCTAAATAGTGGTGGAACAACTGCCCATAATTTGCCTTCTTGAACTAATTCTGGACATAAGCACCAAAACATATTAATTAATAAAAGTCTAATTTGAAAGCCATCTTCATCTGCATCTGTTGCAATAAAAATATTACCATAACGTAATTTCTTTTCATCATAAATAAGCTTGCCTGTTGACTTCTCAATATCTAAACCAAGTGCTTTTACAATATTAGAAATTTCTTGATTACCATAAATTTTATCAATAGTTGCTTTTTGACAGTTTAAAATTTTACCACGAATTGGAAATATTGCTTGTGTTTTTCCATCACGTTTTGCAATTAAGCCATTCATGGCACTATCGCCTTCTACGATGAATAGCGTTGCTTCATTTCTATTTTTAGTATAAGCATCAACTAATTTTGTAGGTAGTGAAATAAATTTTTTATTTTTAGTACCTGTATTTCTAATATTATCTTTAGCTTTTTGAGCAGCCTCACGGGCTTTTCTTGCAGTTAAAGCTTTATTAACAATAGTTTTAACATCTTTTGGATTATTATTTAGCCAGTCAACAAATTCATTATTAATAACATCATTAATTAAAGTTTTATCTAAATCAACAATTCTAACTTTTGTTTGTGAATCATATTTTACATTTTTTGCTTTAACATTAAAAGCTAAAACTAAGCCTTCAGATAATTCAACTTGAGTAAGTGGATCATCATTTTTCTTTAATAAGCTATTTGCAGAAGCATATCTATTAATTTGACGAGTTAAACCATATTTAACAGCTGCAATATGAGCACCAGCTTCAGTTAAACCATAATTAACATATGGAATAATTGTCTCAGAATAGTCTGATGTATAAGTCAAAGCAATATCAAATAATTCATTTTCTGTTGTTTTCTTTGTAATAAATCTATTATTTAAAATTTCTTTTTTTGCTACTTTTTTATCAAATAGATCAGCTAAACCTTTTTTAGAATGATAGATAAATTCATCATCATCTACAATAAAGCTGATTGTTAATGTAGGACAAAGCGCAGCAATATCTTCAAAAAGTTTTTTAAGCTCATTAATATTAGCTTCTGGATTTTGAAAGAATTGAGGATCTGGTTGCCAAGAAACCAATGTTCCTGATCCTTCATTATCATCATTTTTGCCAGTTCGGCGAGATTTAAAAACACCATCTTCAAATGTTAGTTCTTCAAAATTTTTACCATCAGATGAACGAACAATTAATTGCTTAGATAAGAAATTTGTAAGTTTTGAGCCAATACCATTTAAGCCTAGTGAAGCTCCACCATAAACGCCATTCTCGCCATCATATTTACCAGAAGTATTAAAGCGATCAAATGCAGCTTGTAAAATAGTTTCGCCATCTTTTTCTACATTAATTGGAAAGCCTTGACCATAATCTTGAACATGATAGATATTCCCATTTTTACCTAAATACGCAGCAACTTCTATTCTATTTCCATGTTTTATTATGTGTTCGTCTAATGCATTTGCAAACATTTCTTTAACAAGTTGTGTAGAATATTCATTAGAACCTAAATATGTAGCTGGACGAAGTCTAGTAAATTCACGCGGACTTAAAGTTTTAATACTATCTTCAGTATATAAAGTTTTATCTTGTTTCATTAAAAACCTCCAACTATCATATTATTATACAATAAAATTAAGGCAATTTTTAATAAAAAAATTTTAAGTAAAAATATTGTATAATATAATAGTATATTATATAAATTATTATAAAGTTATAATAGTATTTATTTAAGTATTTAATATATAGCTTAAATTTTAGTATTTATTATTGTATAATATTTAGAATTAAATTTTAAGGAGATTTTTATGGAAAGAATTTTAACCGTTAATTTTAAAGTTGAAGATGTTGAATTATTAAAAAATGCAGCAAATCTTTTATTAGATTTAGATGATGCAAATAAAACTAAAGGAAATGCAAAATTAAAAGTTGATGGTATTGAAACAGAATTATTAGTTAGATTACTTGAAAGCTTTAAAGCAACAGCTACAAGTGTAGAAAACGGCTTAGATTATTCAACTTTTAGCGAAGTTGCGGAAGTTAATGAGGTACAATAATGGACGATAGAGAAAAGTATAAAGCACAAGAAGAAACTGTTACTGCAATAGTAGATGAAGTAGCAGATAAATTGGCTGAAGCTAGAGCTGAAAATTTAGCTGAAGTAAAGCCTATCGATGAAATTCCAATAAAGCGTGAGCCAAAGCTTAAAAAACAAAGATTAAACTTTAATACAAGTAATGTTAGTATCGAAGCTGCTGGCGAAGCTTATCTTGAAGGTAAAATTACTGCAAAAGCATGGTCGTTAATGACACCAGCATTAAGAAAAGCTATTGAAAGATATGCAAAAAAGAATAAGCGCAATAAAAAAATAAAAGAAGTTGCTAGTGAAAATTTAGCAGCTGAGCAGGAAAGCGATAAAAAATAACAATGAAACGTTATTTTATAGCAAGTGATATTCATAGCTTCTTTTCTATATATAAAGATGCACTAGATAAAAATGGTTGAGATATTAATAATCCTGAACATATTTTAATTATTTGTGGCGATATATTTGACCGTGGAGATGATACTTTAAAAATGTATGAATTTTTAAAATCACTTCCAAAAGAAAGAAGAATTTTAATTAGAGGCAATCATGAGTATCTATTGAGAGCTTTAGTAAAAAGAAAAGATTTTTATGATCATGATATTTCTAATGGAACACTTATATCCTTATTACAATTAAATAATTTTCGATATACTAATTTTGATTTAAAATACTTTTTATATGCTGAGCCTAACGGCTGAGGTCATATTAAAGATTGTTTGAAAAAATGTTATACAAGTAAAATTACAAAAGAGTGTCTTAACTGAATTTTTAGTGATGAATGAGTAGATTATTATGAATTAGGAAATTATATTTTTACACATGCTTTTATTCCAGTAAATCTCGGTGTAAATATTGATTTGTATAGACCAATTTATGCAGACTTAAGTTATATGCCAGATTGGCGAAATGCCAGTAAACAAGCTTTTGAAGAAGCTACTTGAGGCTGTCCATGAAAGTTATTTGATGCTGGACTGTTTGATGAAGAAATTAAAAATAATAAAATTTTAGTTTGTGGTCATTGACATGCGAGTGATTTTCATTTACATTATGAAACTAAAAAATATCTTGTAGATACTGGTGAAGGTTGAAAAGAAACTCCAAATTATACACCATATATTGGAAAAAATTTAATTGCCATAGATGCTTGTACAGCAGTTTCTGGAAAAGTTAATGTTATTATATTAGAAGAACAAGAAGATAATACATTTAAACTTATAAATAATAATATTCAAGAACCAATTATTTATACATCAACAATTAAGGAGACAGATAATGAACAAAGTAATTAAATGTGATAGTTGCAAACACAGCGATGTTTGTAAATTTAGAGATGAATATCAAACATTAGCTAAAAAGATTAATGAAATGTTTGATAAAAAAGATTTTGAAGATAGTATTTTTGCTGCTGAAATTACTTGTAAACATTTTTCAAAACCGGATATGCCATACTGGCCTGAAGGTGTTAAAGATCTAAAAGATATTAAACTTAATTGACCAAATACTTTTAATTGAGATGCCTATGATTGTGAAAGATGTCCAAGTAATCCAAAATATAATCCATTAGGCATTCAAGTTGGGGATTCACCTTGTACATTTTGTCCAAAAATACAACCAAAAGTAACTTATAATAAGGATATTACTTCAACTTCAACACCAAAAAATTTTAATAGTACAAAATTAACAGATAAAACTATTGTAGAAAAATAGCTGTATAATAATATAAGAAAGGAAGTGAGCCAAAATGACACAAATATTATATGATATTTTTGAAAAAACTTGGAAAAAAACTAATAGTTCAAGTATTTGGTTATACTCTGACCCTCATTTTGGTGATACTGACTTATGGGGAATTCGACAAATTACACCTGAAGAACAAGTTAAAAGAATTAATAGCAAAGTTGGAAAACATGATACTATTATTTTCTTAGGTGATATTGGAGATGTCAAATACATTAAAAAAATTCGTGGATATAAAGTTTTAATTATGGGTAACCATGATAAAGGCGCATCAAATTATAAAAGAAATTTTGCAAAAGTATCTGTGAATATTTGGGATGAAGGTAAAGAATATATTTTTGTTAATGAAGTTTCTAGTACTGATGACAATCATTTATTCGATGAAGTCTATAGTGGTGAATTAGCTATTTCTGATAAAATAAGACTAACTCATATTCCAGACATTTCACCTTATAGATTAAATATTCATGGCCATTGTCACCCATTTTCTAAATTAGACTTTACAGGCTTGTCTTATAATGAAATTATTAAAAGACATTTAGATAAAACTATTGAAAAAGGTATTCCAGAATTAAACTTATGTTGTGAATATTTAGATTTCTATCCAATTAATTTAAATGCTATTGTAAAGTCTGGAATTTTTAAATTAGTCAAAGATCCAACAAGAGAATTAATTGATTCAAAAGATAAAAAATAAAAAAATAAAGCTGTTGATCTAAAAAATCATCAGCTTTTATTGTATAATAATATGTATAATATAGATGGAGGCAGATATGAGCTTAACATTAGAAGACTTAAAAGACATTTATGATTGTCAAATTGATTATGCAAAAAGAATGCTTACAAGTGATAAATTTACAAAAGAAGCAAAAGCTACATGGCAATCATATGTACATGGAGTTTATTCAACAGTTGATAAATTAATGCAATATAATTTAGACTTAAATGAAATTCCAAAGATGCAAATATTATCAGCAGATGAAGCAAATAGAGTTGATGCAGACTACCAAATTCAACTATTTAATAATACTTATTATATAAAAATAGATGATTGTGGTCAATGTTTTACATTGCTTTTAGATGATAAAGAATATGGACTTGGCACTTACAATACAATGCCAGAGCCTGAAATTTTGTATTTAGTTTTTCAAAATATACATAATATAAATTTAGAATTTTTTAAATAACAAGAGGTAATTATAGTATGACACATGAAAAATTTAATAAAGTTGTTGAAGAAACATTAGAGATTTGTAAAAATACTTTACTGAAAAAACAAGATGAGTATAATTTAGATGAAGATAGACTTTCATTTTTTAAGCAAGGGACTGATTTAACTAAATTATCTCCAGAAAGAACTTTATATATGTTTATGTATAAGCATATTAAAAGTTTAGCTGATATGGTTGCGAGTGAAAAGGCATTTCCAAAACAATTATGGATGGACAAAATTACTGATAATATAAATTATTTATTGTTATTGAGAGCTCTTATTGAAGATGATAATATGTTTGAGGAGAAAAAATAATGGAATATAATAGTCAAGGATTTACACCCGAAGAAGTCGAGAAGAAATTACATCTTGATCTAATTAACTTTTTATTAGACTTTAATTCAAAAAGTGATAAACATTATCATGATATTCATATTACTACAGATGGCTATTGTTTAATAGTTGAATGGACAACAAATAATTATGAAGATTTAGGTGCTGGTAGTTTTAAATTTGTCGATGAAGACCAAGTTATAATGACAGAAAAAATTTTTCCAGATAATCATACAGAATTATGTTATAATGAAGCTGATTATAAAGAAAGACTTGATGAATTTTTAAAAGAAAATCCTGGTTGGAAACAAACTGAATATGGTCGTTGGATAAATGATCTTGAAGCAGAACAATTATTTAGAAAGGATAATTTAGAAAATAATGAGTAAAGCTTATACAGAATATATTGTAGCGCATAGAGAAAATGTTAAGAAAGCTTATGATTGGCTAAAAAGTCATAAGATTATTAAAGGTAATTTAGAAAAACAAATTATGCAACATGATGCATCAAAGTATTCAGATGAAGAATATGATGCATATGATAAATACTTTTATGGTAAAGAAAAAACAGAAAAAGTAGAATCAGATTTTAATTATGCTTGGCTTCATCATATACATGAAAATCCACATCATTGGCAATATTGGGTTTTAAAGCATGATGATGAACCAGAAGAAGCTTTAGAAATGCCTGAAAATTATGTTTATGAAATGATTTGTGACTGGTGGTCATTTAGTTTTAAAATTGATAAATTAGATGAAATTTTTAGTTGGTATAATCAACATAAAGGCATGGTTTTACATGCAAACACAAGAAAATTAGTTGAAGAAATTTTAGAAAATATTAAGAAGGAACTTGATAATGAGTCTAGCAGATAAATATTTTAAAGAAGAAGTAAATGAATTATTAGAGAATGGTTTTAATGATGAAGCATACGAAGTAAGACCAAAATGGCCAGATGGAACACCAGCTCATACTATTAAAACTTTTTGTGCTATTAGACGTTATGATTTAAGTAAAGAATTTCCAATATTAACTTTAAGAACCCAAGCTTTTAAAGGTGTTGTAAGAGAGCTACTTTGGATGTGGCAAAAGAAATCAAATGTTGTTAATGAACTTGGAAAATCTGCTGGTATTTGGCGAGCTTGGGAAAGACCTGACGGAACTATTGGTAAAACTTATGGCTATCAATTAGGTAAAGTTTCACATTATTCTTATGGTGATTTTGATCAAGTTGACAATTTAATTTACTTATTAAAGAATAAACCAATGGATCGTAGAATGATCGTTACTATGTGGTGCCCAGAAGATTTACATGATATGGCACTTCCGCCATGTGTTTATGAGAGTCTCTGGGATGTTAAAGATGGTAAATTAAACTGTACATTAGTTCAACGTTCTGGTGATTTACTTGCAGCAGCAGCTTCTGGTGGTTGGGACACAATGGAATATGCAATTCTTCAACATATGTTAGCGCAAGTTTGTGGCTATGAAGTTGGTGAGTTAGTTCATATTGTTAATAACTTACATATTTATGACAGACACGTAGAAGCAGTTAAAAAAATTATGAATAATCCAGAATATCCTGCACCAAAGCTGTGGATTAATCCTGAAATTAAAGACTTTTATGTTTTTACAGAAGATGATTTTAAATTAGAAGACTATCAAGCAACTAAGCTTGAAGAAAAGTTTGAGGTAGCCGAATAATGAAAAGACTATTAACTTTAAGAAATATGATTAAAAGTACTACTGGCGTTATTACTGTTATGGCGCCAGGGTATAAGCCAAGAAACATACAAGCTATTGTAGAATATATTATTAAGTATTTTAATGAAAATTGTAGCGATCAAGAAGGTTATTGGAAGAGCAATAAATCAGTTATGTTTTATATTGACTCTGATAATATTTATGATTTTGTAGATAAAATGCTTAAAGGTTGTAAAGAATTTAATGAGCTTAATTTATCCCAATATGAAGTAGATAGAGGTATTACTGTTGACGATTCGTCTAGACCTGCTTGGGTTATTGGTGGTACAAGCACTGGTGATCACTTAAAAGAATATTATGATTTTATTGACATAGATGCTTGTGTTAGAAATATTTCAGGCGAGCTTTATTGGGGTTTTTTAGATAATGATCTTTATGAGGGTAAAGTTGAAATTGTTAATATAAGTGAGGCAGCTGAATAATGTATTCAAAATATAATTTACCAAAATATAATACAAAATATGTAGAAACTTGATATCAAATTTCTAAAAAAAATCATGATTGACCTGGTTTTACTGAAATAAGAGAAACCGCTGACTGAGTGCCTGGCGGTAAAAATTATCATTTAATAATAGATAAACCGGCACCAAATCCTGAAACCATTAAATCAGCTGAAAAAATATGACAATCATATGGTAATGCTGATAGATGGGAATTTGTAGCTCAACAAGTATATACAGAATTTTCTTGGACGTCACATTATACTGGTGGATTTAATGCTGGTGTAGGAGAAGATCAAGCAGACTTAGTTGGATTAAATGGATTATACTGTGATTGCAAAGCATATTTTGATTATAATTCAATGCTTGTAAATACTATAGATTTGTTTATAAATAAAGATAATTTGACTATTAATGAATGGAATAAAAAAATAAAGAAGCTATTTCATAAAGATAATAATAGATTGTTGGCTTATGCAAATACTCAACATAAAGGATACTTTATTTTTAGACCAGATAAACCACTATTAATAGCTGATGCTATGAATTTAATAATTTCTTCAGAAGCATTTTTTCCAAATGTTATTGCAACTAAAGATGGCTACGCACTTGATTGAACAAAACCTTTTGAGTTAAATTTTATTGATAGTTTTTAAGAGGTGATCAGTATGAAAAATATATTAGAATTAACTGATGAATTAGGTATAGATCGACAATATATTCAGCCATATGGTTGGGATAAAGCTAAGATTGATTTAAAATATAAAGAAGAATTAAAAAATAAAAAAGACGGTAAGCTTGTTTTAGTTACTGCTATTACGCCAACAAAAGCTGGTGAAGGTAAAACAACAACTACAATTGGTTTGCATGATGGCTTACGTAGAATTGGTGTTAACTCACTTGCTTGTTTAAGGGAGCCTTCTTTAGGTCCTGTTTGGGGAATTAAAGGTGGTGCTGTTGGTGCTTTGAAATCTACTATTGTTCCAAGTGATGATATTAATTTACACTTTACTGGTGATTTTCATGCATTAACCTCAACAATTAATTTAATGGCAGCAATTATTGATAATCATATTTACCAAGGAAATGAATTAAATATTGACCCAAATAAAATTTCTTGGAAGCGCGCACTTGATATTAATGATAGAGCATTAAGAAGCGTAACAGTTGCGCAAGATGATAAAAAAGCAATACCACATCATGATGAGTTTGTTATTACAGTTGCGAGTGAATTAATGACTATTTTAACCATTTCTCAAACTGAAGAAGAATTTGTTGAAAGAGTTAACAAAATTATAGTTGCTTATACTTATAATGATGAACCTGTTTATTTTGGTCAATTTAATTGTGGTAAAGCAATTCTTAAAATGATGAGAAATGCAATGAATCCTAATATTGTTCAAACTCTTGAAGAAAATCCAGTATTAGTTCATTGTGGTCCATTTGCTAATATTTCAATTGGAGTGAATTCAATTAATGCTACAAAGATGGCTTTAAAGATGGCTGATGTTGTAGTTACTGAGGCAGGTTTTGGTGGTGATTTAGGAGCTGAGAAGTTCTTAGATATTAAGTGTCAACTTGGTAATTTATCACCAGATGCTATTGTTTTAGTTGCAACAATTAGAGCATTAAAACTTCATGGTGGTGTTAAGTTTGAAGATTTAGATAAAGAAAATATTGAGGCATTAAAAGCTGGATATTGTAACCTAAAAAAACACTATGAAAATATGTGTACATATGGTGTTCCAGTAATTGTAGCTATTAATAGATTTCCAAATGATACTGGTAAAGAACAAGAAACTTTATGTGAGTTATTATTAAATGATAATATTTGGTATTCGGTAAATACTGCAGCACTAGATGGAAGTTTTGGAGCTGTAGATTTAGCTAATCAAGTAATGACTGCAGTCAATTTAGATATTAAACATTTAGCTTGCTATGGTGGCTTTGAACCACTTTATAGCTTTGATGAACCAATTTTAACTAAAATAGATAAAATTTGTAAAGAAATTTATGGTGCTTCTGGTGTAGAATATACAGATTTAGCACTTGAACAAATTAAACGATATGAAGATATGGGCTATGGAAATTTACCAGTTTGTATCAGTAAAACGCCAAATAGCTTAACTGATGATCCAAAAATTTTAGGTAGACCAGAAGGATTCAAAATTCATATTAGAGAAGTTAGACTTTATGCTGGTGCTGGTTTAATTGTGCCACTTTCTGGCGCTTTATTATTAATGCCAGGCTTACCAAAAGAGCCACGTTGCTTGGATAAATTTAATTAAAAATATGATTTATACTACTTATTTTGCAAAATTAAATAAACTTCCACAAAGTATTTTTCCTGTTTCTGTTAGTCTATATTTACCAAAAGGTATATTAATTACTGAGTTAAAAGTACTAGCACCAACAAAAGAAATTTTATTTAATTATAAAAATGATAAAGATGAAATTAAGTATAAAAATGACTATATTGAAAAGGTTTTAAATAAACTTAACGCAACTGAGCTAGTTAATTATTTATATAGTATAAGTAATAATAAAGATGTTGCATTAATTTGTTATGAGTCTCCAGAAAAATTTTGTCACAGGCATATTATTGCCGAGTGGTTGAATAATAATGGTATAGACTGTAGAGAATATAAAGAAGAGGTTTTAAATGATTCCAATTAAAGAATATGTAGCTAAAAGAAAAGAAGAAATTAAAGAAGAAGTCAAAGAATTTGAAAATTTAATACTTGTAATTGTACAAATTGGTGATAATCCTGCAAGTAATGCTTATATTAAAGGTAAGCTAAAAGATTGCGCAGAAGTTGGAATTAAAGCAGAATTAATTAAATTAGAAGAAAATGTTGATGAACACTATTTATTAAATTTAATTGACTGTTTAAATAATGATAAAGAAGTAACAGGTTTAATTGTTCAACTTCCACTTCCAAAACATATTTCTGAACAAAAAGTTATTGAAGCTATTAGTCCTGAGAAAGATGTTGATGGCTTTTCAAAATTAGCTTATGTTAATCCAGGAACACCACAAGGAATTATTGATTATTTAGAATATAATAATTATGATTTTGTTGATAAAAATGCAGTTGTTATTGGTAGAAGCAATATTGTTGGTAAGCCAATGGCAAGATTATTGTTAGAAAGAAGCTGTAATGTATCTGTTATTCATAGTAAAACTTCTATAGAAAATAAGCGTACTTTATTAGCACATGCAGATTTGATTATAGTTGCAACAGGGCATAGAAATACTTTAACAAATGATGATTTAGGTTACTCTAAATTTGTTGATAAATATGATAATTGTTTTATCATAGATGTTGGCATGAATAGAAATGATGAAGGTAAACTTTGTGGTGATTGTGAGGCAGTTACAGTATGTGAAAAAACACCAGTTCCAGGCGGAGTTGGTTTATTAACAAGACTTGCTTTAATAACAAATTTAATGAAATTAGCTAAGAGAGGAAATTAATATGAATATTAGTGAAATTAAAAAACTTTTAGACGAACCAAATAAAAAAATAAATGATAATATTATTATATTTGCTTATATTTTAGATGAAATGGCAACACTTTACGAAAAGAAAAATCGTAATTATGGTGATAGTTTTGGTGAAACTTGGACAAAACTTGGGCCAATTTCAGGCATTACTAGATTATATGATAAGCTAAATAGAGCTGCAAATTTAGTAAAAGGCGAAAAAAATGATTTTGAATCTCTCGAAGATACATTTATTGACCTTGCTAACTATTCAGTTATGTGTTTAGTTGAAATGCAAAAAGAAAAATTAGCTGATATTAAAGCCGATACTGAAGCAAGAAATAAATATGTTCAACAATATTTTGATAATCAACGTGATACAGAAGAAAAAATAATTGCAAAAAAGTCTAAAAAGACTGGCAAAACTATATTAAATGAGGCAAAATAATGATTAAAGGCATAGTTTGCTGTGCAAAAGATTATGGAATAGGTAAAAAGAATGGCCTTTTATTTAATATTCCAGCTGATATGCAACATTTTAAAGAAGCAACTACTGGTAATATTTGCGTATTTGGTTATAATACTTATATGTCATTGCCTAAGAGACCACTTAAAAATAGAATTAATATTGTATTGTGGGATAAGGCACCTTCAATGGACTGCTTAGAAGGTGCAATTACATTTAGCGATTTTAATCAATTGATCAAGTTTATTAAAATATTATCTGTACAATATACTATCTATATTTGTGGTGGTGCTGGTGTTTATAAAGCTTTTTTACCTTATTATGATGAAATAGATGTAACTTTTGTTGATGCTGTTGATGCTGAAGCAACTGCATTTTTTCCAAATTTACAAGAAACTGACTTTGACATAATTGCCAGCAGCCAAAGTAAAAATGACGAAACAACAAATGGCTATACTATTCAACAAACAACTTGGGCTAAACTTTAGTATAAAAATTGGCAATATTTCAAAAATATTGTCTTTTTTTATTGTATAATATTATGATAAAAGTAAAAAGGAGATACTTATGATACAATTCATTAAAACACGTAATGTTAAAGACCCAATTAGAAGTGTGGGTGAAAATGCTGGTATTGATGTTTATATTCCAGATAATAGTATTGATTTTAGAGTGGCTTTGAGAGATAAAAATAATAAGCCAGAAGATTTAACTTATAGTCATTTTACAATGGTAGAAGCTGGTAATACTACAGTAATAGCAAAAGTTAGAGAAAATAAAACTTCTTATATTGATTCTGATGGTAAAATTTATATTGCACCACATAAAGATATTATAATTCCAAGTGGTATTAGAAGTAAATTTGGTCCTGAACTTGCATTAATTGCAAATAATAAATCTGGTATTGCAACAAAAAAGAAATTAGTTTTTGGCGCTTCTGTTATTGATGCAAGTTATCAAGGTGAATGGCATTTGCATTTAATTAATACTTCTGATGAGTATCAAGTTCTTGAATGTGGCCAAAAAGTTATTCAATTTATTCCACATTTAATTTCGACAGATCCAATTGAAATTTTAGACTTAACACCAGAAGAATTCTACACAGAAAAAACAAGTCGTGGTGAAGGTTGGCAAGGTAGTACAGGTTTAAAGTAAGGGGTAATTTATGCAAAAATGTTTTTGAACAGCAAATTGTAATCATAAAGATTGTAACAAAGACTTTTGCTTAAGAAAATATAAACTAGAAGATTTATTTTCAAGATCTTTATTAACACCGAGCCAATATGGTAGAAAAGATTTATTTGTAGATAATGATAATACAGATTTACAAGAATTTCAACAATTATCATTAATTGAAAAAAATATTGACAAGTTTGTTGAAGAAGGTCGTAATTTATATTTACATTCACATATTTGTGGAAATGGCAAAAGCTCTTGGGCAATTAGAATGATTCAATCTTATTTTAATAAAATTTGGCCAACGACAGCATCTGAGTGTAAAGCTTTATTTATTTCTGTACCAAGATTTTTACTTGCAATAAAAGATTTTAAAAATACTAAAAATGAATATTTAGACTTTATTCAAGAAAATATTTTAAAAGCAGACTTAGTTGTTTGGGATGATATTGCAGCAAAAGTTGGAACAGAATTTGAAATTTCACATCTTTTAAGCTATATAGATAATAGAATTTCATTAAATAAATCTAATATTTATACTTCAAATTTAAATCAAAATGAATTAACTGAAGCACTTGGTGAAAGACTTGCTAGTAGAGTTTGTAATTTTTCTATGGAAATTGAGCTTAATGGTAGAGATAAACGTTCAATTGGCACAACAACAAAGTTAGATGAATTTTTAAATAGTTTAGATAATAATGACGGAGGTAATCAATGTTAAGTCAATTACAACTTTTAAATAAAATACTTGAAGATAAAAATTATGATATTATTTCTAAAAATAATTTACAAGCAGATTACTTCTTTAATTATAAAAATGAATTTAACTATATTAAAAGTCATGTTGCAGCGTATAATACTGTGCCAGATGAAGCAACATTTGTAGCTCATTTCCCAGATTTTGAATTACAAAAAGTTAATGAACCTATAGATTATTTAATTGATGCTGTTATTAATGACTATAAGACAGCAAAGTTTGCAGAAATTTTTAATAAAGCAAAAGAAACTTATGAAGATGGAAAATATGAAATTTCTGATTTAATGAAGTCTGTTGCAACTCAGCTTGATGAAATCTCTATTAAGAGCACAAGTGTTAAGTGCACAGATATTACAGACAATACTAATGAAAGATTTAAAAAGTATTTAGATAGAGTTGCACATAAAGATGATTTCTATTTTAGTACTGGCCTTGAAGAATTAGATAAAATTATTGGTGGTATTGATGTAGAAAATGAAAATATGGTTATTGCTGCTCGTACTGGTATTGGTAAAACTTGGATGTTGGTAATATTAGCGGCATATGCAGCGCTTCAAGGAAGAACTGTTGGTTTTTATTCAGGTGAAATGTCAGTGGATAAAGTAGCAAGTCGTATTGATACTATTCTTGGCAATCTTGGTGAAGTTAAATTTACTAATAAAGCAATTACTAAAGGTGAAGAATCAGCTAAAGATAATTATAAACAATATTTAGATCAACTTCAAGAAAAGAGAAATAATAATGCAATTGGCCAAATTAAAGTCTTAACTCCAAATGACATTGCAGGACCAGCTACAGTTGATGCATTACGAGCTTTTGTTGAAAGAGAAAACATTAATTTTCTTTTAATTGACCAATATTCTTTATTAGAAGATACAAGTCATGCAAAAGCTGAACATGAGCGAGTAGCTAATATTTCTAAAGCAATTAAAAATTTACAAGTTATGAAACGAATTCCAATTGCTTCAGTAACACAAAATAATAGAACTGGTGAAAAAGATAAAGATACTGGTAAAGTTATTCAAGATACCACTCAAATTGCTTTATCAGATAGAATTGGTCAAGATGCAACTGTTATTTTAATGTTAAGTCGTAGATTTAATGAACAAAGTGGTCATGATCAACTTGTAATTAACATTTTAAAAGCACGTGATGGTGGCGATGGTGTTGAACTTGTTTATGAAGCGGATTTTAATACAGGCAAATTAGAATATATTGATAAAGCTTCAACTAAAGAAGAAGCAGCTAAACTAAAAAATAGCTATGAAACTGATCCTATTAATAGTGAGACTGGTGAGGTTAGTTTATAATGAGACAATTGATTATTGATAATTATTTAATTGATAAACCAATATTAGATATTTTATATGATATTCAATTTGTATTGACAAATGGCAAGCTAAGAGATATAAAACCTGGTACTGATGATATTGTTGTAACTTGTCCTTTTCATGCAGGCGGAGCTGAACATCGCCCAGATATGAATATTTATATTGGTGATGATAAAAAACTTCCTTATGGTTATTGCCGCTGCTTCGCGTGTGACGCAAAAGGGGAATTCTATAAATTAGTTGCAGCTTGTTTTGATAAATCTGAAGACTTTGCAAAAAAATGGTTAATTGATCACTATGGAGTTAGACAAAGAGAAACAATTTCTTTAGGCGATCCAATAGTTCCAAAACAACAAGTTATGCCAACATATTTAGATGAAAAAGAATTAGATAAATATCAAAATTATTGTTATTATTTACAAAAACGTAAGATTACTCGTAATGTATGTGAGTATTTTAATGTAAAATATGATCCAGTTAAGCGTGAAGTTTTGTTTCCTTGCTATAATGAACATGGCAAATTAGTCATGATTCCGACAAGAAAGATTGATTATAAACAATTTTACTTGCCAAAAGATGTTGAAAAGCCAGTATATGGGCTAGATAAAATTATTAAAAAGAACATTAATTGCTGTATTTTAACTGAAGGCCCATTTGACTGTCTTACAGCCTGGTCATATGGCTTTCCAGCAGTAGCATCACTTGGTAATATAAGTGAAGAACAAATAGCTTTAATAGGAAAATCAACAATTACTCATCTATTATTAATGTTTGATAACGATATTTATGGTCAAAAGTTTGCAGAAAGGGTAAAAAATAAGCTAAATAAACGTATTTTGGTTGATATAATTAATATTCCAGCAGGTTTCAAAGATATAAATGATTTAGATTATGATACTTTTTGGAAATTATTATCAAAATATGTAAAAAATTAAAAAATTATTGTATAATATAATGTGAAATGACAAATCACAAAAAGATAAATTTTAAAAGATAAAAGGAGAAAAAAATCATGTCAGTTTTTACTTATGAAGATTATTTAAAAGAAGGTGCAAATCGTACACAAAATGGAAGTAATTTTCCAAAGATTGGCTTTTTTAAGCTATCAAAAGATGGTGAACAATGTTTAGTTAGATTTAACATTCATTCACAAGCAGATTTAAAATTAGTTAAGGTTCATAAACCAGTATTTGGCAAGAAATTTGAAGGATTATCAAATCCATTTGCAGGTATTAGTTGTTTTAATGGTGTTACTCAACATTCAGCAGATACTTGTCCATTATGTGCAGCAGCAGCAGCTGGTCATCCAGTAATTAACAAAGCTGAAAATGTTATTTTTGTACAAATGCTAGTTTCTTATAAAGATCCTGTAACTGGTGCTTTTTCAGAAGTAACTCCAGTTGTTTGGGAAAGAAAAGCAAGCTATGCAAGAGAATTAGCTGCTAAGTTAACAACTTTTGGTGATTTAACTAATCAATTATTTGTTATGACACGTATTGGTTCAGGAAAAGATACAAGATATAACTTAGATTATGCTGTACCACAAATTTACAAGCCAGAAATGGTTCCTGCTGATTTCAGTGCATTTGATAATTTCCAAGTTAATAGACACTCTTATTGGGAAAAATCTCCAGAAGATATTAACTATTACTTAGCAAATGGTAGTTTCCCAGAAGTTAAGCAAGAAGAAGTTTCTGCAGGTGCTAGTGCAACTCCAGCTACTCCATTAACTACTACTACCACTGGTTATGCACAACCTACTCCTACTTATGCACAACCTGCTTCCTATGTAGCACCTCAAGCTCCAGCAAGTCCTGCTTATCAAGCTCCTGCTGCTCCAGCTACACCAGCTGATCAACCAGCAGAAAGACCACAAAGACAATTTGGTGGCAGATTCTAATAAAATATTTTAAAAAGACCTTAAAAAAGGTCTTTTTTTATTGTATAATATATAGAGGTATTATACTTATGAATGGTCTATTTGATAATTTAATTACACCAACTAAAGTTGAAGTTAAAAAAACTCTTAAAAAGATAAAAAATAAAGATATTACTGAACTAGATACTGAGAAATTAATTAAATCAAAGTCTATTTCATTAGTAGAAAAGCTTTCTATTATTGCAGAGAGGGTTTTAAGAGTATTAGGTAAGCAAAAAGAAAATGTTTTAGTTATTAAAGATAAAAATACTTTTTCAGATTATGTAACAAAAGCAATTAATTTTGGTCGTATTGCAATAGATACTGAAACTAATAATTCAACTGATCCATGTGGTGCTGAAACTTGTTTAATGGGACTATGTTTATATTATGAAGGTGGCAAGCAAGCATATATTCCAGTTAATCATACTGATTTAAACAATAATAGATTAGCTTGGCAATTAACCGAAGAAGATTGTCGTGAGCAACTACAAAGAATTATTGATGCAAATATTCTTAAAGTTATGCATAATGGTAAGTTTGATTATGAAGTAATTGATAGAACTTGTCATATTAAGGTTGCACCAGATTGGGATACATTAGTTGCAGCAAGAATAATTGATGAAAATAAATATTCTGAGAAAAAGACAAGTTTAAAGTATATTTATACTACTGAAATTGATCCAAAACAAGAAAAATATTCAATAGATAAATTATTTGAAAAAATCCCATATAGATTTGTTGATCCAGATATTTTTGCATTATATGCTGCAACAGACTCAATGATGACAGATAAAGTTTATATTTGGGAATTACCAAAAATTGAAGCGATGGTTTCACATCTTGATGAGTTTGGTCGTGAAATTAAAGGTGGCGCATGGTTATTTCATAATATTGAAATGCCAATTGTTCAAGTAACAGCTGAAATGGAAATGGCTGGTGTCGAAGTTGATGAAGAGCTTGGTGCAAGACTAAAAGATAAATATAATAAAAAGCTTGAAAAAATTGATGATGAAATTGATAAATTATTATCATCATTAGATAAACTAATAAGTATTTGGAAGACTAAAAAAGTTGCCACTGTTCAAAGTAAAGTTTATGCACCTAAGAAATCTAAAACTTCGCTTGCAAAACTTGCTTTACAATATCCAAATACAGATAAAGATGGTAATAGATATAAAGTTGGTAAATCAAAAGCTTTACAATTAGAAACACCAATTAATTTATCTTCACCAGTTCAACTTGCTATTCTATTTTATGATATATTATTAAAAGAAGGTAGTACAATACCAGATACTAAAGAAGAATTAGCAGTATCTGTTGATGATATTTTAGCTGCTATTACAGCTGATGATAATAGAAAAACAGGTAAAGATGATTTAAAAGCAATTAAAGAAAAGTTATCATTTTATTTAGAAAAAGAAGATGAATTTGAAGAAGATGAAGATTCATTTAATACTTTAGATGAAGCACTTGAAAGAGTAGATAATAATAAAATTGAAACATTTAAAAGAACAGTTGCAGCAAAACTATGCAGTTTATTATTAGAACGTCGTGGTTATGCAAAATTAATTACAACATATCTTGATACTATTCCAACTTTAGCTGCACATTGGCCAGATGGTAGAATTAGATTTAGATTAAATTCAACTGGAACAGACACTGGTCGTTATTCTTCTGGTGGTCGTTGGCACTGGCTTGATGAAAATGATAATGATGTTGTTACTTCAGGAATAAACATTCAAAATATTCCATCAAGAGGTGATGGTAAAATCACAAGAATGCTTTTTAAAGCTAAAGTTGAAGAAAATAATATTTCAACTGATGATAATACTTTTATTGTTCCAGAAATTACAGAAGTTGAAACTATTGAGGGCTTTAAATATTGTAATGAATTAAAAATTGGTGATATTTTAATTGTTGACAATGAAAATATTGCAATTAAAAATATTGTATATAATACTGAAAATAAAACTTATTCAATTTATATTAACGAGGAGGTGATGCTAAATGAGTAGAACAATTCGAACTAAAACTTACTATAAAATTATCGGATCTGACTACTCTGCCTAGCTCAAGAACCAAGATTGTCAGCATATATGTCGCAAGATGATAATATGATTAATGCATATTTAAATAACCAAGATTTATATGCAGTTATTGCTCAATCAGCATTTGATAATAATTATGAAGATAATCTTGAATTTTACCCAGCAGGCACAGAAATTGAAGTTGATGGGCAAAAAGTTGTTTGTGGTAATAAAACACATTTGAATAAAGCTGGAAAAGAACGTCGTGCTGTTGGTAAAACTTTGCAATTAGCAACGACTTATGGTATGTCTGGTGCAACAGCAGGCCAAAGAATGGGCAAAACTAAAGAAGAAGGTCAAGCATTAATGGACAAATTCTTTAATAAGTTTGTCAAATTGAAACAAGCTATTGATCATTCAAAAGAAGAATTAAGAGATCGTTCTAATAATAAAGATGAAGCACCTTATGTTGAAGATTGGGTTGGTCGTAGAAGACATTTACCAGATTATACTTTAAATCCTTATGAAGTACACTTAGAAAATGAATCACCTGAATTTAATCCATTTTTAGAATGTGAAGATAAACAAAATCCTGCTGATGTTATGCTAAAAGAAAAATGGGAGCAAGCTATTAAAAATAAAGTTAACGCTTCACAAGAATGGCAAAAAAAGCAAAATCCTAATTTTAATGGTAACAGAGAAATGTCTAATGCAGCTTATAAAAGTTTAGCTCAAGAAGCAGCTAAAGAAAAAGTTGTTATTAGAGCAAATACCGGTCGTATTGCACAAGCAGAAAGACAATGTTTTAATGCAAGAATTCAAGGTGGTGCTGCTTCTTTAACAAAATTAGCAATGGTTAATATCTTTAAAGATGAAAGATTAAAATCAATGGGTGCATATTTAATCATTACAGTACATGATGAAGTATTAGTTGAATGTCCAGAAAAATATGCCGATGAAGTTGAAAAGATTTTACCAGAAATTATGGTTAATACTGCAAAACAAGCAGGTATTAATGTACCAATGAAATGTGACCCTTACAATGTTACAAGATGGTATTGTGATGAATATGCAGTAGCAATTCAAGAAGAATATAAAAAGCTTGAAAAATCTGGTTTATCAAAAGAAGAAGCTTTAAATAGTCTATATAGTGCTCATAGTGAATTGCCACAAGCTGCAATAATTAAGACTATTGAAACTGGCTGTGATCTAGATTTCTAACAAAAATATTGTATAATAATATAAATAAAATACTTGAAAGGAAAAAGATACAAAAATGATTTTAAATGTAAAAGATTTTAAAAATGTTGCAAAAACTATTTTACCTGCAGTTGATAACAAAGATGCTAAAGCTGCAAATCTTGAATTAGTTGCAAAAGATAATGTATTATCATTAAATGTTACAAATTTAGAATATTATGTTTCAGTTAAATTTGCAATTGACTCAAGCGAAACTTTTAAAGTAGTAGTAAAAGCTCAGCAATTCTTAGATTTAATTGCATCATTAACTGTTGATGAAATTGAATTATCAATAGAAGCTACTTCTATTAAAATTACTGCTGGCAAATCTAACTATAAATTAGCTATGATTTATGAAAATGGCGATTTAATGGACTTACCAACAATTACTCTTGATAATAAGACTGTTGAAATGCCAATTAGTAATGATATTTTACAAAGTATTTTAAATGTTAATGGTAAAGAGCTATTAAAAGCTAAGGCTTTAGATAAGGATCAACTTAATGAATTGCAAAAGTCTTATTATGTTACAGATGAAGGCTGCTTTACATTTGTAACTGGTTCTTGTTTGAATTCATTTAAACTTGAAAAGCCAATTAAAATGTTATTAAATGATAGAGTTGTTAAATTATTTAAATTATTCAGTACAGATGTTAATTTTAGTTTTGGTTATGATGCTTTAGCAAATGGCGTTATACAAACTAAAGTTGTCTTTGAATCAGATAATATTTATTTAGCAGCAATTATTGTTAATAGTGATATTTTATTAAATCAAGTTTTAGGTCCATATAATGCAACTAAAAATTATTTAAATGAAAATTATTCAAATAAATTAGTAGTTTCTGTCAATAGTTTAAACGCTGCAATTTCAAGAATTATGTCATTTAGTAAAGATGATAAATCTGTTGGTGATACACGAGTATTTGCTGCTACATTTACTATTGATAATAATGATTTAATTATTACAGATAGCATTAATAATTGTGAAGCTGTAAAAATTGAAAATAATATAGTAGCTGATACAAACTATAAAATGACTTTAAACTTAAATGATGTTAAATTATTATTAGACGGCTGTTCATCAGACTTTATCACTTTAAATTTTGGTAATCATAAATCAGTAGTATTTAGCAGACCAAATATTTCTAATTTAATTCCAGAATTAATGGTTGCTTAATATGGCAAAGACTGATCTTGGTAAAGCCTGAGAAGATGTCTTTAAAACAACATGAAAAAAGTGTTTTCCAAATACTTTTGTGTTTAGATTAAAAGACTTATTAAATGGCTATAAAGATACAAGTCAAAATCCATGTGATTTTCTTTGCTTTCCAGGTCATAATAAATTATTTATGGTTGAATGCAAAGAACATAAAAAAGCATCTATTCCATTTTCATCAATACCACAATATGAAAGATTATTAGAATATAAAAATACTAATAATGTTTATCCAGGTATTTTAGTTTGGCTTTCAGAAAAAGACATTGTTTTTTGAGTGCCAATATTAGAAATGGAAAAAATGGTCAAAGATGGCTGCAAATCAGTTGGAATTAGTGCAATAAATGATAAGAAATATAATATTGTAGTTTTACCAGCTGAAAAGAAACGTGTTTATATGGATGTTGATTTTACTTATTTATTAAAAATTAATCAAAATGGTGAGGTGCTTGATGAATAAAAAATTAGAAGAAGCATTAAATAGAGTAGATGAAACTTATTTTGATATAGTTGATATTGCTAATAATGCTGTAAAGCCAATTACTGCTGAGGCTGATAATTTAGTATCTACAATTAATCTAACTATTAATAGTTTATCTATTGATCAAATTAGAGATTATATATTACAATTACAATTAAAAGCATTTGAATTAAGTGAAATTAAAGAAAAAGCTGCATTAAAAGCAGAGCTTGCTGAAGCTTTGCAAAAAGAAAAATATGCAGCAAGTTTTAATGCTTTAGAAGGCTCAGCAGCAGTTAAAGATAAATTAGCTACTGTTGAAAATGCTCCAGAAGTTGTTTCAGAAGCACTTTATAATTTAATTGCTAATTTATTTAAAACAAAACTTGATCAGCTGCACAGATTGATTGATGCATTGAAATCAATTTTAATGAGTAGAATGCAAGAAACAAAATTTATGAATATTGGAATTGATAATAGCATTCCTGCCACAACAAATGGCAAAACTACTTTATAAGGAGAATTAAATATTTATGCCAACAATTGCAGATTTTGCAAAAAAAATTAATAAAGAATATAAAGATGATAATTTAATGATTATCAGTGATATTAAACCAAATTATGAAAGACTTGCTACAAATGCTTTAGGTTTAGACTACATTTTAGGTGGTGGTATTCCACTTGGTAGATGTGGTGAAATTTCTGGTTTATTTCATTCTGGTAAAACTGGACTTGCTTGTGTTATTATGGCAGCATATCAAAGAAAATTTCCAGATCAAACATGTGTATTTATTGACTGTGAACATTCACTAGATTTAAAATTCTGGTCTAAAATGACTGGTTTAGATTTATCTAAGTTATATTATTTAAATCCAAATGGTCAATCTGGTCAACAAGTATTAGATATGATTCTTGAAATGGAAACTTATGATGATATTGGTATGATAGTTCTAGATTCACTTCCTGCACTTATTCCAGAAGTTGTATTAGAAAGTGACTTAACTAAAGATAATGGTATGCGTTCTACTATGGCAAAACCATTATATCCATTCTATGCTAAAATGACTGAAATGGTAGCAAGAAAAAATAATATTTTTATTGCAACAAATCAAGTTCGTGATGGTGGTAAAACATTTACAGGTATTCAATTATATAAAGAACCTTGTGGTTTGGCTCCTTCTTTCTATTCATCTTGGATAATTAGATGTGGAACAAGAAAGTTTACTCTTGGTGATGATATGGATGCTTGTGGTGCTAAGAATGGTGAAGGTGCTGATGGCTTCAGACTACTATATAAAATTGTAAAGAATAAATGTGGTTCTTGTGCACGTGGTGGTGGTTTTGTAACATTTAGATATGAAACAGGTTTAGACTGGATTAATGACTTACTTGAAATTGCTGTTGGTTTTGGCTTTATTCATAGAGTTAATAATGTTACTTATGAACTATTAGACCTTGAAACTGGTGTAATTTATCAAGATGAAGATGGAAATGATTTACGTGGTAAAAAAGCTGATTTAATTGAATATATTAAAACAAATATTCCTTTCCAAAATAAATATCTTGCTATGCTAAACAGAGTTATTTCAGCAGATGATTCTAAGTCTTATGGTGAATTATTAGATGAAAGAGCAAATGCAGAAATTAATGCTCAACAAGCAGGTGTTGATAATGCATTTGCTGGAGTTAAAGAATAATGGCCTTAGGCGGCGGAATGAGAAAAAGAGAACGAGAAGGAGATAAAAAAACTCCTACTCGTACTTATTCTAAAAAACAAGAAGATTATGTAGCAAAAGTAGTTGGCGGCAGAGCTACTGCTAATTCTGGTGCTACAAATTTTCAAAAAGGTGATGTTTTAACTTCAGGTGAAGAAGCTTGGCTGATTGAGTGCAAAACAAAAACAACTCATGCTGATTCAATTTCAATTAAAAAAGATTGGTTTGAGAAAAATAAACAAGAAATGGCGTTTATGGGAAAGAAACATCAAGCAATAGCGTTTAATTTTGGACCTGGTGAAGAAATGCATTATATAATTGATGAATATCTTTTTCAAGAACTTTTAGAACATTTAAAAAATAAAGAATAAAAGGTGATTACATGAATAACAAACAACAAGATATTCCAGAAGAAGTTTTAAATGGTATTTTAGCAGGTTTACCAGCAGGTATGGCTAATTTGCAATTACCAGATAATAATTTAAGAGACTATTATCGAGACGAAGCAGATAGAATTATTTGGATTGATGATCAAGTTGATGATTCTACTATTAAAGTGATGGATAGAATTTTAAGATATAATTATGAAGATAAAAATATACCAGTTGAAGAAAGAAAGCCAATTAAAATTTTTATTGATACCCCAGGTGGCTCAGTAATTATAATGTGGTCAATTGTTAATGCTATTAAACTTAGCAAAACTCCTGTTTGGACAATAAATTGGTGTACAGCTTATTCTGCTGGTGCAACTATTTTAGCTGCAGGACATAAACGTTTTGCAATGCCTGGTTCAACAGCTTTAGTTCATTCTGGAAGTTGCTATTATGGTGGTAATCAAGAACAAGTTGATGCAGCTAAAAAGTTCTTTGATCGCTTAGGTAAAGAAGCTGACAACTTTTTATTGGCACAAACAAAAATTGATAAGAAAACTTTTAATAAAAAGAAGGCAAGTGATTGGTATTTTAATACACAAGAATGTCTTGAAAGTGGCCTTGTTGATAAAATAGTTGAATCTTTTGATGAAATACTTTAAAAATTAGACCACTTTTGGTCTTTTTTTATTGTATAATATATAAGAGGTATTAGTTATGTCTGATTATATTCAAAAACAACTTAAAAAATGTGCTTGGGCAAATTTAAATAATTATGATCCAAATACAAATACATATCATATTCCAAAATATTCTAAGCCAACGTATAAAGTTGGAGGAACTTATATTATTAAGCTTCCACTAGATATTGTAAATAATAAAGATAGTGTTTTAGCTACAAATTGGAATCATGGGCAAGCACCAAAATATCAATATTTAAAAGCATATGTTTCTAAAATGTTAAGTGCTTATATTTATGTTGATGCGTTAGGTTTTGATATAAATAATAGTCAAGATATAAATGATATATTTAGTGGTTGGTTAGATGCAACTACTTTAGAACAAATAGCAATTATATAAGAGGTGATAAAATGTCATTAGCTGTTAAATATAGACCACAAACTTTTGCAGAAGTAACTGAACAAACTGTTACTGTTAAAATTTTAGAAAAAGTTATAGAGCAAAGAAGTTTTAAAAATGTATATTTATTTTCAGGTAAAACGGGAGCCGGTAAAACAACAATTGCTAGAATCTTTGCTAAAGCAATTAATCAAGGTTTAGGCGAGCCAATTGAAATGGACTGTGCTTCAAATAATGGGGTAGATGATGTTAGAGCTATTATGGAAAAAGCAAGTCAAAGAGCATTAACTGGTGAATATAAGATTTTTATTTTAGATGAATGTCATGCAATAACTACACAAGGTTGGCAAGCATTTTTAAAGGGTATTGAAGAAACGCCAAAATACACAATTTTTATTTTCTGTACAACTGAACCAAATAAAATTCCTGCAACAGTTCTAAATAGAATGCAAAGATATAATTTTGCTAATATATCAGCTGGCGGAATTCGTGACAGATTAAAATATATTTGTCAACAAGAAGGCTTTACTAATTATGATGATACTTGTGATATTATTTCAAAAATTAGTCAAGGTTCGATGCGTGATGCAATTACAACATTAGAACAATGTGCAGATTTATCAACTGATTTAAGTCTTGAAAATACCAAAGATTTACTTGGCGACTTTTCATATGAAATTATGATGAGATTTACAAATTATTTAATTGATAGAAATGAAGCCGAAGTAATTAAGTTTATTGAAAAGATGTATAATTCTGGCAGAGATTTAAAAGTATTTGTTAATGCATATTTAGATTTTATTTTAGATTTAATTAAATATATTTTATTTAAAGATATTAGTTTAACGACAATTCCTGCTTACTTAGAATATACGCAAGATAATTCAATTAATATTAAGTATACTGTTGGTAATGATAAAGAAAGTTTAGGTTTCTTTAATGGCTTAGCTGATTTATTCTTAGAAATTAAAACAGCAATTAAAAATGATCCTTCTTACAAGTCAACTATTATTACAATGTTATTAAAAGTGGTGAGATAATGCTTGTAGGTCAAAAAAAGCTATTAGAAAAGTTAGATAGCTATACTATAAAAACAGTACCAAAAACAATATTATTTTTAGGTGAAGAAGGCTGTGGAAAAAGAACATTTGCTAAGTATCTAGCAAATAGACTTGATTTAAATTTTGTTGAAATTACAGATGCTTTAACGCCTTCACAATTAAGTGATTATCAATATACTGTTCTTGGCACTTTATATTTAATTGATTTAAGAAAATTCTTAACTAAAGAAGGCAAAGCTCAAAATTCATTTTTAAAGTTTATTGAAGAACCTGGTGAAAATGCTTTTATTGTTTTAACTGCTAATTCTGAAATTGGTATTTTGCCAACTATTTTAAATAGATGTACAAAAATTTATTTTGAAAGTTATACAGCAGATGAATTAAAGCAAACTCAATGGCTTGAAACTAAAGCTTTTGATGAACTATATGATATTTGCAGAACGCCTGGACAAGTAATTAGTACAAGTGTTGATGATGTCAAAAAAGCATATGATTTAAGTCAACTAATTTTAGATAATATAAAAGCTTTATCATATCCAAGATTATTAGCCACAACTTTATATATTAATGATAAATGGCATGAAGATAGACTTACATTTGAGTTATTTTTAAATACATTAATTTATGTTGCCTATAAAAATTATTTAAAAAATAATAGGCTAACAGATTTAATTATTTATAATTGTGCAGTTAAAGCTCTACAAACTAAGATTATTGTTGGTGGCTTAGAAGAACATGCATTGGTTAATTTGCTAACAAATATTTATGATGAGGTGCAAGCATGCAATTAATTGATTTAAAGAAAAGTATTAAAGAAAAAGATATTCCAGATGATTTCTTAATTTTTGTTTGCCCTGATACTGATTTTTTAGCAAAGCAATATATTGAAGAAATAAGTGCAGTTAAAAATATGACAATTAATAAAATTAATTCACTACAAGAAACAGTTACTTCAGCTATTTCTTTAGTATTTAATTATAACTCATATTTAAATATTTTAACAGTTGATAATTTTGATGAAAAGTTTACTGATTATGAACAATTTACAAATACTATTGTTTTATGCAAAAAAGTAGACAAATCTATTACAGCAAGAGTAGATGAATACTGTGTATCATTTGTGCTACCTGAGCCTTGGCAAATAATTGATTATATTAAAGTTTCTTGTAAAGGTCTTGATGATGAACACGCGGAAGCTTTATATAACTGTTGTGCAAGACTTGGTACAGACAATAAGTTAAAGGTTGATTTATATAGAATTGAAAATGAATTAGATAAAATTAAATTATTTGATGAAGCACAAGCAAATAGTATTGTTGATGGCTTATTATGTGCAGCTAATACAGACTTAATTCAACAGATAAAAACATATGACTTAGTTGATGCAATTATTAAAAATAATAAAGATTTTATTAAAGAGGCGTGGAGAGTAAGAGAATATTGTGATTTTCAAGCAACCTATTTAACAGCTTTATTAGTACCAAAATTTAGAGATATTTGTCTAGTATTAGCACCAACAGCTACTGCTGAAGCTTTGCATATGTCATCAAAGCAGTTTGGTTATTTAAGAAGTCAATATGGTAGAAATCCAGCTATGATTGAAAGAACTAAAAATATTTTAAAATTTATTTCTGATATTGATCGACGCATTAAAGAAGGTAAATTAGATTTAGATGAATATCAAAAAGAAGATTATATTTTAAGCCGAATTTTAAGCTTTTAATTAAATACTTAAACTTATTAAGAAAAATATAGAAAATGCGATACAGGCTAAATTTTGAGCCTTATATTGCAAATTAAAGGATAAATGACATGCAAGATACAGAAAAGTTATTATTAAAAAATGCAAGTTATTCAAAAATAGATAAATACAAGCAATGTCCGTTCATGTATAATTTGTTATATAATGAGCATATAAATCCATATTCACAAAATATTGCAACAGTTTTTGGTAAAGCAATTCATGCAGTAGAAGAAGCTATTGCAAATGACATTAAGGATGAAAAGCCAATAAATTATATTCAATATAAAAATGATTTTATTTTAAAAATGTACAACGTTCAATATGAATATAATAAAGAATATTTTAATGCTGAAAAGCAGTATGCTAAGTTAGCACGAGAGTATTTAGATAATGGAATCTATAGACTTGAAAGCTTTATAAAATGTCATCCAACATATAAAATTATTGGAACTGAGCTACACTTTAAAGATATTGAGATTGAAGGTGTCAGTTTTCAAGGTGCCATAGATAGGCTTTTATATGATACAGCTACAGATTCTTATATTATTCATGACATTAAAACTTGGGATAAGCCAGCTAAAGAAAATGATATAAAAACACCATTACAGTTTTTAGTTTATGCTGAAGCAATTAAAAAGCTATATAATGCAGACTTAGATAAAGTTACTTGTTTTTATGACTTACCTTGTTGTGATGTATATCAAGAAACTTGTACTGCTGGTTGGATAAAGCGTGGTCATACACAACTTAAGGAGCTATTTAAAAAGATAGAAAACAAAGAATATGCACCTACACCATCTGCTTTATGTAATTATTGTATATATAGTAAAACAAACCCAGAAGCAAGATTTGATACAAAGTATTTATGTCCATATTATTCTATTTGGCTAAGAACTTCAAGGTCTAAGACAGATATGACTACTGGTGAATTTTACTATACAGGGGATACTAATTATTTAGAGATTTTACAGATGTCCTTAGATAAAAGTTGTATTAATATGGCAGCCAAAGATTATGCTGTTTTGTATAATAAACATAAGTTAGAAGAGAAAGAAAAGAAAAAAGAATAAAAAATGTGCTAAATTAATAGTATTAACATTTTATAATTTAGAGAGGGAGTGACAAATTCAAAAATGGCAAAAGTTATTGCATATCGTAACAGAGAAACAGGTGAGCTTGAGGATATAACTTCATTAATTCGTCGTTTTAAGAAAAAGGTATTAGATGACCAAATTTTGTATGAATGTAAACGTCGTGAATGTTTTATTCCAAAATCACTTAAAAAGAAATTAAAGTCAATTGAAGCAAAAAAACGCCAAAAGAAAAATTATAAGCCAAAATATTAAAATTTTAAAAAAATTATTGTATAATAATATGAAATAAAATAAAATATTTTATAGGGAGTTTTTATGGCAGACACTAAACAAATTATTGATATTAATGTTGTACTTACAAATACGGCGAATAAGGTTAATAAACTTATTATTAATGAGCAAAATAAAATTGAACAATCAAAAGAAGAAATTCTTAGATTAGAAGGACGCTATGCAATGATAGAAGAAATGTTAACCTATTTTAAAACTAAAAAATTAAAAGTAGTAGAAGATTGTTGTGAAGACGATTCAAATAAAGTCACTGACAATGAAGTAGCGGAGGAAAATTCTGCAAATGATACTAATCAATAATTTCTTAGCTAGAGCTGTTGAAGCCGATAATGAAATTGTTTGTGGCATTTTAATAGGAATTATATGTGTTTGTTTACTTATTTTTGGAATTTTTATAACAAAGTTATTTGACCAAGAAAATAAAATTGCAGATAATGTAAAACGACGTGAAAAGATAAATAAGATTAAAAAAAGAAATTAGCTAAAAATATTAGTTAAAATATTAGCTAAATTAAATGTAAAAAAGTTATTCAGCAAAACACAGGAAACTGTGTGACGCAAAGCTATAGGACCTGAAATGGTAGCCAGTTGCAATTATGCGAGTGGCTTTTTATTTTATTTTAATAAAAAGCTTAGTACGTATAATTTAAGGCAAAGCAAGAGAAATCTTGTGACGCAAAGCTATAGGGTCTAAGAAGAGACAGCCAGTTGCAAAAAGCAATTGGTTTTTATTTTTTAAGGAGGTGGTAATTAGTTATGAAATTACTGACAACGAAGTATCTGATTACCAAGAACTTCTTACTTCTTGGAATATTAGTTACAGGTTTGTTATCAGCAATCATCGGTGTGTTAGCGTTCTTTGGTCAAAACATGGGAACATTCGTTATATCACTTGGTGATGATGCCTTTAGGACAGGTATTATCTTATCAGATAATAAAGAATTCACAACTTCAAGTCCTCGTTTGTTGGTTAACCCAGTTAACAACTCAATGCCTGTATCGTTTGATGATATAGCAATACAAGAATGTATGTCAACAGATGGTGACTTTGATGATCCGAAAGGATTAACTTATATTGGCTATACCTTCTATCTTATGAACGAAGGAAACACAATTGTAGATGTAGAATTCAATATTGATATTGTAAATGTTACAAAAAATATTGATGCAGCTGCAAGAGTGATGCTAATACAAGATGATGATTTAACACATTTATCAATTTATAGAAAAGCGGATTCTAATCCAATAAATTACTACGATCATACCCCATATGAGTTGTCAAAAGACTTTGAATCAAATGGTAGAGTGTGCACAAACACTTTTGAGTCTTTTAGACCTAGTGATGTCAAAAAGTACACTTTATTTATTTGGTTAGAAGGTTGGGATGAAGATTGTATTGACTCTGTTATGGGTGGACAATTAAGAATGAACATGACGTTTAACATTGTTAAAACTCTTGTTGAAGATGATTAGATTTATTTAAATGTGATGAAAATTCAATTTTCTGATTAAAAAGGTCAATAAAAAATAATATATAATATAAAAAAATATGGGAGAAAATTTATGAAAAAATTTACTACAAAATTATTAATGTCTATTATTGCTGTTGCTTTTGCTTTCATAGCATTAGGGACTTCTACTTATGCATGGTTCTCAATGAACCAAACTGTTGAAGTAATTGGTATGCAAATTAGTGCTAAATCAGATTCAACATTCTTAATCATCGGTGATGTAAATGATTTAAATGCTGTTCAAACAAATAATGCTGTTACAATTCCTATGACTGTTGAAACTAACTTAAAAGTTTATCCATCAGCTCATGATGAATTAACAAATGCTGCAGATGCTGCTAATGTTGGAAACTGGTATTTTGAAACTGCTGCTACACCAGATGCAAGCACTGCTAAAGATGGCACTAAAAATGCATTAACTGCTGAAAACTTTGCAAAATATGTAATTAAAAAGACTGTATATGTAACTTTAGCTAAGGGTTCAAATCAAGCAACTAACTTAAAAGTTAACAACTTTGCTCTAACTCAAAGAACAGATGAAAACTTAAGCGGAACTTCAAAGACTCATTCACCAGTTAAAGTTGTTATTGCTTCTTCAAGTAAAGCTATTGAATTTGATTCAACTAATACAACTTCAAATGAAGTTTTAGCTGCAACTGTTACAGATCAAGCTTTAATCGCATTAGATATTTACATTTACTACAATGGTGCTGATACTAATGTATTTACAAACAACATTGCTAACTTAGCAGGTGCTACAATTACATTATCATTTGGTGTAGAAACTGTTGCTCAAGGCAACTAATTAACTAATTAAGTTTTAATAAAGCCTAGGCATTTCTAGGCTTTATTTTTAAATTATTTAGAGAGGAGAAATAGTATGCGTAAAAAAATATTAATTACATCTATTATAAATATCATACTTATACTATGCTGTTTTATAGGTATAACATTTGCATGGTTTGCTATGAATGATAAAATAGAAGCTACAAATTTACAAATATCAGCACGTCAAGATGTTATTAATTTATCGCATACTGTTTATAAGTATGATAGTGAATTATTGCATGGGTATGATGCAACAAATGACATAGATGCTTTTGAACTTCCACCTTATGATTCAATTATTATATCAAGAAATGAACATTCCTCTATTATTATTAAATTACAACTTACTGGAACTGCTGTTTTAAAAGGTGATCCAATTACATTAACTTTTTTCTGCTCAGAGACAAGTAGTGAAACAAAATGTCTATCAAATGTACTATATTTTAAAATCGCTTTATTTACAATTGATGAAACTGACCCAGCAGTAATTTTTTCTAGTGCTGAAAATAATTTTAGTAATATTCAAAATAAATTATCATTTGTAAACGGTAATAGTAAAAATACTACAATTACGTATACTTTATCTGATTATAGTGATTTTATCAGTGATGTCTTTTTAGACGCATATATTCAAATAGATTATAATCCAGATTTGGTAGAAGACACTGGAACAATTTCTTACGATGATTTAACACAAGTAATTACTTATAATCCAGATATTTATTTATTACAAGTAACTGCCGATAGTTCGGAGGATTAAATATGAAGAAAAAGTTATTGATTATTTTATTTCTTTTATTATTTATGCTTTCTGGTGCTTCAGTAGTATATGGTTGGTTTATTTCTCAAACAACTGTTGACTTAGATTTTAAAGGTAGCGTTGTTACAAGTTATTTTCATTGTGGAACTGGAGAAGAAGATGATCCATATGTAATTACAAGACCTGTACATTTATATAATTTGTCACAATTATATCAATTATTAGAGGACTTTGATACACAAAATTATTATTTTCAAATTGGATATGATTTAGATAATTCTGGAACTAATAAAGTTTATTTATATAATGATAATGGTGAATATCAAAATGGCACATTAACTACAACTTTAAATATGAACCATTATACTGATTTTACACCAATTGGCACAGTAGATCACCCATTCAATGGTATTTTTGATGGTAATTTATTAACAATTAATAATTTACATATTTCAGGTGATGCACAGTCGGATGTAGGAGTCTTTGGTTATTTAGGTCTAGATGCAAATGTTAAAAATTGTTATTTTGATAATTTAACTATAAATGTAGATAGAGCAGACACTACATTATTAGCAACTAATGAAGAACACACTGCTCATGATGATAATGTTTGTTATGTTGGTTATATTGCAGGACATATAGAAACAGCGACTAGTTTAGAAAATATTTATGTTAATAATTGTAATATTTCTGGAACAGGTGATGTAACAGTTGTAAATAATTTAGGTTATTATGGATATTGCGAAGATGCTATGTCAATTGAAGAAATTGCTGCAAAAGCTAAAGGTGAAGATATTAGCTGGGGTGGCTCTGTTGATATGGAAGCAATGTATAATAGATTATACTCTGTTGCTGGTCGTGCAACAAATGGAAATAATTATGTATATGATACAAATAATATTTATAAATTAGATGGTACAACAGAGGTAGAAAATACATTAACTGGGCAAGCATATACTTATTATTCAGAAAAAATTGGTTCATTTGTATTTTCTTCTGCAAGAGGAAACTATATGTATTTACATGGAGGTACTACAGTTACACCTATTACTGAAAGTAGAGGAAATCAATATACTGGCTATACAATTTCATCAGGAACTCATTATTTATCAACTGATGGTGAAAGCTTGATTGATTCAAATGCGGCAAATGCCACAGTATGGCGAATCTCTGGAAGTACTATTTATACAGTTATTGATGGAACTCGATATTATTTACATTATTCAACAAGTGGCTGGATTTCAACTACCTATACATTAAATGTTTCGACATCAAGTACAAACTGGACAATTACAAATGATGATGATAATTCACAGATATATTACAGAAGAAATAATAATATATATTATATAAAATATAATAATAATGCTTGGAGAATGGCAACAGGCTCTGCAAATATTTCATTGGATACACAAATAGGCTATGAAATAATCAGAACTGAAGGGACTTCTTATGTTGATTATGAAAATGGAACAAATACTTATTTTCCTCTTATTACAAATACAGATTATACTGCCGCTAACATCAATACAGGTTATGTAGTATCTGGCTCAAATGATAGAACAACATCAGGAACTTACCCAGTAAAATCTGGTGATATTCGTGTCTCTAAGTATTCTACATCAGATATTTCAAATAGTTATTCAGATGGAGCATTAAGAACAGTTTATACTATTGATAAAAATGGTAATCGACAAACTGTCTCTGCAAATAATTTTAAAAAATACTCTGAATCAGCGGGAAAATTATTAGACATGATTTCAAGCGATAATATTTATGGACTTCACTTCATGTCAGGTTTAATTGATTTAAATAATATTGTTACAGCTAATTATGCTTTAATAAATGGTGAAGAAAAATCAAATTATCAATTACCAGCAAATTCTATAGATTTTAATTTACTTGAAAAAGGTTATATTAATTTCTTTGCTGGAACGTATTTTGCAAATAATAATTCATTCTTTAGTTTGCATCATATTGAACGTGATGAAGAAACTGGAGAGATCACTGCTATTAAAGAAATTAAAGAAATTTATAGTGATGGAATTGCTAGACACAGCTATATTTATAAATATAATGATAATACATATTCTGAAACATTAACAAATGAATATTCATTAATATTCACCACTTCACAAATTAAACGTCAAAATAGCTTAACAGATAACGCTGTATATTACTTTGAAGTTCCTGTAAATGAGGGTGAATATGCATTAGGTTCTGTTGATGGTGGAACTGGTGCTTATTTAATGTATCTTGATATTGGAACTAATGGCGGTTCTGATGAGTGGAAAACTGTAGACAATTTTGGAAGTATTGAATATAGAACAAGTCCAGATACAGCAGAAAATTCTATTTTCTTATTATCCTATGAATGTACTAATACTAATAATGTTAATATTTCTGTTTCATATGATTCAACAAATAAGCGTTATACAGTAACTTGCACTGTAAATGAACCAACATTAGTAAAATTAGCACTATTATCCGGTGAATACAGTTTAGATTTTAATGGAACTATATATACAAAAGTTGATTTATATTCACTATTAATTGACTAGTTTAGACTAGTCTTTTAAATTTTGTAAAAAATATTGTATAATATAATAGAACAAAAGTAGTCCCAAAAGGATGATTTTATAGCTCAAAAGGCAAAAGGAGAAATATTATGTCACACTATAGTGGCAAGTGCGATCTTGCAGACCATATAGCTGGCACTGGTGGCTGGTTTGATAAAAACGGAAATCCAGTAAAATTTGGTGATGAACATGTTAATGTTTATTATTCTGATGAGTGGCTAGATTTTTTAGCATTTAAAAAAGCAACTGGTGGTAAATTATATCAACATCAAAAAGTTGTAGTAACTGAATATAATCAAAAAGAAGTTGCTGAAAAATTACCAGATGTATTCGAAATTATTGAGCACAAAAATATTGTAGACGATAAAAGAGCAAAATTTGGTAAAAAAGAAAAAATTACTTATACTTATAAATATTATAATCATGAATATACATTAAAAGAATTAAATAAGCACGGTGTTTATGTTACTATTGAAGTTCCATTTAATACTTTATTAGATTTAATTCAATACTATCCATATTTAGTTGCAGCTTCTGTGAGCAGTGATGGCAAACAAAGTGTTTATATTTCTAAGCAAAGTTTTGTAGATGAAGAACGTGAATCACATTATGAACATGGCTTATTTTCTAATGTGTGGATACATTATAAAGAAAAGTTAGCAGAACATTATCAAGAAGTTGTTTTAAGATATTTTAATCCAGCTGGAAGAGAACACGTTGAAACAATTAAATTTGAAAATGTTGATGGTAAATATATTGGCAAAACTTCTAAAGCTATCGATGAAAATTTTAAAGTAGTATGGTCTTGGCCTGATAAGCAAATTAAATCACATTGGTGTTCACCAAAAGTTGTTGATTATGCAAATGGTATAATTGAAATGAGCTTGTCTGACTATGAACATTTTTTAGGTAATACTATGGATGTTTATTATGTTGAGGCTAGAGAATATGAAAGATATTTAGGTTAATATTATGGCAGAAAAAACAGTTAAAGTTAGTTTAAAAGATTTATATCAATTTTTAATTTCTGAATGTCGTTATGGCTATACTCGTAATAATCATTTAATGCCAAGTGGAGTATATGAGAAAGTTAAACAATATTTTCCAGAAATGTTTAAAATTGATGAAGAGTATGCAATTTATACATTAAAACAACTTTGCGAGGAATGTATTAGTCAACAATTAGTTATGAATTTTTATGATGGCGAAGATGATGAATATAATAGTCGTGGAGAAGCAATAGAATTTATTTCTTGGTGCCTACAAGAAGTTCATAAAGTAGAACCTTATTGGTTTCCATATAACATAGATCAATATTTAGAAAATCTTAAAAAAGATTATGAACCAAGATATAATGTTTATGAATTAAAAGATAAAGAAAGAATATTATTAACTGAAAAGCCTATAAGCGTTATGGATTATATTAAAGTTATTACTGACACAGTAAATTCTAATACTGCAATTTTTAGAAAAGAAACTATTAGAGCAATAGACAGAGAAAATCCAATAAGTAAATATGATGATTATATTTATCATGTAATAGAACCAGTTGAAAAAGATTTTTATGTAGAACATATTTAAAATATATACACGGGCAGTCTCACGTGTGGCAAGGATGCTCTTCCTGCCAGATAGACCAGACCTCTTTGTAGCGTTGACGCGTAAGGTAAATGCTACCGCCATGTCGGTGAAAGATGACAAGGGGATTTAGTTAGTTTCTACCCAGAGCCGTGAAATTAATAAAGAGCATTATTTTTGAAACAAATTGTCGTTGAATGAATGACAAATAAACAAAACATTCAGCAAATTCCTCCTAATATCCATATTTCATATTTATTTCCTCCTACTTGAAATATATTGACGGCAATTATCTAGATTATATTGTATAATATTATGGAGGCTTCGGTAAGTGGTTATGCCTATGGTCTTCAAAACCATCATCGAGGGTTCGAATCCTTCAGCCTCCGCCAAGTAAATAAATACCAGTTTAATTTGATATTAAATTGGTATTTTTAATTAAAAATATTATAAAAATATTGTATAATAATATAGTAAATGAGGTATTATATGACTTATCAAGAAATTAAACAAGCACCAATAATAGTATTTGATGAAGAACCAGTTTTGCCTGGAACAACTATTAATTTGGTAACTGCGAGTAAATTTTTTATAGATACATGTAAAGTATCACAAAATTATTTTAAGAATCAAGTAAGTGTATTTTTTAGAGATAAAGAAACTCTAACAGTAAAGCCAGCTGGGCTATTTGGCACTTTTCAAAATATTACTTTTATTTCAGATGAAAGTGTATCATTTAACATTGTTTTAGAAAAAAGAGCTTATTTAGTAAGTATGATGGATGATACTTTTGAATTAAATAATTCAATTGGGGCTGAAGTTCTTAACTATCAATGTGCAGACCTTCAAGTTTATACTGATACTGAAGATCTTACAGATGAATCAGCTGCTCTTTTTAATGTAATTTGTAAAAAAGCAAGAAAATATAAAGACCAAGTTTTTTCAGATATTTTTGCTGTTGAGCAATACTTAGATGCAGAAGATAAGAAGTCCTTACTTTGTGATACAATTGTTGCAAATTTGTCAGTAGTTAAAGTTAATATCTATGATTTTTTAGCTGATACTGAGTTTAATAGTAGACTTCATAAAGTTGCTTCTTTAATGCTACAGGTTGAAAAGCTTGCAGAAATTGATAGACAAATTGAAAGCTCTGTACAAGCTGATATAATGAAAGAGCAAAAAGAATACTATTTACGAAAAAAATTAAGAGCTATTCAAGAGGACCTTGGTGATGTTGATAAAGCTACTGCTGATATAGATAGTCTAAGGGAAAAAATTAAATCTATTGGTATGCATGAGGCTGCAGAAAACCAAGCATTAAGAGAGTTAAAGCGCTATCAATCAACAAATGGCGCTTCACCCGAATCTTCAATGATTAGAAACTATCTTGATACTTTACTTGCACTTCCTTGGAATGTAAGAACTGAAGATAATACAGATATTGATGCTGTTAAAGCAAAACTTGATGAAACACATTCTGGTCTTGATAAGCCTAAAGAAAGAATTTTAGATTATCTTGCAGTTAAATTATATTCTCAAAAAACACCACAAACTATTCTTTGCTTAGCTGGCCCTCCAGGAACTGGTAAAACAACTATTGCAAAATCAATAGCTGAAGCACTTGGAAGAAAGTTTGTTAAGCAATCACTTGGCGGTGTAAAAGATGAAGCTGAAATTAGAGGTCATAGAAGAACTTATTTAGGAGCTTTGCCAGGTAGAATTATTAATGGTATTAAAGAAGCTGGCTCTAAAAATCCTGTATTCCTATTAGATGAAATAGATAAACTTGGTGCTGATTATAAAGGTGACCCAAGCGCATCATTACTTGAAGTTTTAGACCCTGCACAAAATGAACATTTTATGGATCATTATCTTGAATTAGAATTTGATTTATCAGAAGTTATGTTTATTTGTACAGCTAATGATTTATATTCAATTCCAGCACCTCTTAGAGATAGAATGGAAATTATTGAATTGTCAAGCTATACAAGACTTGAAAAATTTAATATTGCAAGGGAACATACTATTGCTAAATCGTTAGAAAAAAATGGTCTTGAACCTGAAAAATTTAAAATAACTGATGAAGCTTTAGATGAATTAATTAGATATTATACACGTGAAGCTGGTGCTCGTCAATTAGAACGTTGTATTGATACAGTAGTTAGAAGATCTATTAAAAAGATTATGTCTGAGCATTTAGATAAAGTTGTTGTTGATACTGCTTTATTAAAAGAAATGCTTGGCAAGAGAAAGTATGACTATGATATCGTTGAAAAAGAAGATTTAGTTGGCGTTGTTAATGGTTTAGCTTATACTGATTTTGGTGGAGATGTTTTACAAATTGAAGCAGTAGCAACTCAAGGTAAAGATGATAGTAATGGTAGTTATACAATTACAGGTAATCTTGGTGAAGTAATGAAAGAATCTGCAGAAGCTGCTTATAACTGGATTAAATCTCATAAAATGTTATTTAATATGACTAATTCACAATTCCACTCTGACTTACATATTCACTGTCCAGAAGGAGCAGTACCTAAAGATGGACCATCTGCTGGTGTAACATTTGTTACTGCAATGCTAAGTGCTATGTCAGATACTCCAGTAAAACATAATGTTGGTATGACTGGTGAAATTTCATTAAGAGGCCGTATTCTTCCAATTGGTGGTCTAAAAGAAAAATCAATTGCGGCTTATACAGCAGGTCTTGATACAATTTATATTCCAAAAGAAAATGAGCGAGATATTGAAGATTTGCCAGATGAAATTAAAAATAATTTAAAAATTATTCCAGTTAGTCATATTGAAGAATTATTACCAGAAGTATTAACTAGAAATATTTTAGAGGCTTAATATGAATAAAGCTATAATGTTATCTGGTATAAAACCAACAGGTATACCAACTCTTGGCACATTGCTTGGAGCAATTAAACCGCTTGTAAAATATCAAGATGAATATAATTTATATATATTTATTGCTGATTTGCATGCATTAACACTTCCAATTAAGCCAGAAGAATTAAAAGAAAATTCACTAAATTTAATTGCAACATATTTAGCTGCTGGGTTAGATGATAAAAAAACAGTATTATTTAAACAGTCAGATGTTCCTGCTCATAATCAATTAGAGTGGATATTAACTTGTAATTCTGTTATGAGACATTTTTATGAAATGCATCAATATCAGCTAAAGGCAGCTAGTATAACTGCTCATGAAGGCATTCCAACAGGAATTTTTATGTATCCAAGTTTAATGGCTGCAGATATATTATTATATGATGCCGATTATGTTCCTGTTGGTATTGATCAAGTCCAACATATTGAATTAACTAAAATACTTGCTGATAGATTTAATAGAACTTATGGTGAAACTTTTAAATTACCAAAACCTATTATTTCAAAAACTGGTGCTAAAATTATGTCTTTATCTGACCCAACAAAAAAGATGAGTAAATCTGAATCTGATAAAGGAACTATTTATCTTTTAGAAGATATTGAAAAAACTCGTAAAAAAATTATGAAAGCAGTTACAGATGCAGAAAGTAAAATTTATTATGATCCTGAGCATAAGCCTGGAATTAGTAATTTACTTTCTATCTATGCTGGCTTAAAAGATATTTCTATAGAAGATGCTGTAGAAATATTTAAAGATGAAAAAGATTATGGAATTTTTAAAAAAGCTGTTGCAGATATTGTTTGTGCAGAATGTTTAAAAATTCAAAATAAAGTAAATGAGTTAAAAACTGATATTAATAAATTAAATAAAATTTTAATGACCGGCGCTGAAAAAGCTAAAATAAGAGCAGATAAAAAAATTTCTGAAATTTATTTTAAAATTGGTTTAAAATTTTAAAAAATTTATTGTATAATAATATATAGGTAAATATACTACCTATTTGTTAATTTAATACATTACGTATAAACAGTTTTTCAATAACTTTTCTGAGCATAAAAAGTTATTTATTAAAATAATAAAATATTAAAAAAATATTAGCTAAATTAAAATGTAAAGAGCATTTAACTAATTAGTTAATAAACTAATTTGTATTTTATAAAAATTTTTAAAAGGAGCAAGGTTATGCTATTTAATATGATTTGTAAACAATATAATAATCATAGAGAACCAGGTTTTGATAGTTTAGTATCTATTAAGACTCTTTTAGTTGCGCCTACATGCCGTCTTTTAAAAGGAGACCCAATCATATTGTCCATCTTAAATTCTAAAAATATAAAAACAGCTAATATGAATAGAAGTTTGTTAGCAAGTTAAGAATATCAAGTCTTAGTATATTTTTGGAATAGATGTTCATATATATCTTTGGGTCCGTAAGGATCCATTTTTTTTCGCTGTTTTGAATTTACTAAATAGAAAACGTTTTCGTTTTAAAAACTATTTACAAATTAAAAAATATATAGTATAATAATATTGTAAAATTATTTAGGGCTGTAGAACAATGGTTAGTTCAACTGGCTTTGACCCAGTAAATTGCTGTTCAAATCAGCACGGCCCTGCCAAAAATAAATTAAAGGAGATTAAGCGTATGAAGCGAAAATCTAAACAAACAACTAAATATCGAAAACTTTATGCGCTTGTAGCTCAGTAGGTAGAGCAGCGGACTTTTAATCCGTGGGTCGACAGTTCGAGCCTGTTCAAGCGCACCAATAGTTGCGCGTCTTTAACTCAGCTGGTAGAGTAGCAGACTCTTAATCTGTTGGTCCAGAGTTCGAATCTCTGAAGACGCACCAAATATCCTCATAGGCTAACGGAAAGACCAATGGCCTTCTAAGCCATTTGTGAAGGTTCGAATCCTTCTGGGGATGCCAATAAATTTGCAGATATGGTATAATGGCTATTACGCGACCTTGCCATGGTTGAAATGACAGTTCGATCCTGTTTATCTGCTCCAATATGCTCTGATAGCTCAGTTGGGATGAGCACTTGTCCTACAAGCAAGATGTCGTAGGTTCGATCCATGCTCAGAGCACCAATTAGAAGGAAAACTAAATAAACCAGTTGGACCGCCCTAAGGACCCAGAGAGTGCGGTATATAAGTATCTCCACGACCACATTATGGATAGGTGGCAAATAAATCAACTTAAAAATAGCAAGTTTTCTCGATTTGTAGCTAGTTCTAAATCGTAGGGAAGTAGTTCAACTGCTCGATAAAAAGAACGCTCAGAAATGAGAAATGCAAGTCTGGAGTCATTGCCTTCCTGCACCAATATGGCCCGGTGGCGGAATAGGTAGACACGAGGGACTTAAAATCCCTTGCCCGTAAAGGCGTGTGGGTTCAAATCCCACCCGGGCCACCAAATAAATAATTAGAGCCTATGCTTATTTCTAGAGCTCAATAGAGCAATTGACTTTTAATCAATGGGTGTGAAGCTAGGCCAAATATATGGTTCTCTGGCAGAGGTAGTCTATGCAGCGGACTGAAAATCCGCAGAACTTGGTGCAATTCCAAGGGGGACCGCCATTAAAAAGGAATTATTTATGAAGAAAGAAATAATTAATTGTTGTTGTTGGTGTGATTATTTAACTTGTCAAAGAAAAAATAAACGAGTTAGAAGACATTGCAAAGTCTATAAGGATTTTGTTAAAGGTAGACTTCATAGAAAGCACTTAAGACAAAAAGAAAAATCAGAAACTAAAAAAGAATTAAATTAGTGAATAATTTTGGAGAGTTGGCAGAGTTTGGTTTATTGCACCTGACTTGAAATCAGACGTGGTGAAAGCCACCGTGGGTTCAAATCCTACACTCTTCGCCAATAAATCAGGGTATACGTCAATTTGGTAGACCACTAGGCCTGGAACTTAGAAGTTGTAGGTTCGAATCCTACTACCCTGACCATATGCGCTCATAACCGAACTGGTATAGGTGCCAGTCTTAGAAACTGAATTTTGCAGGTTCGAGTCCTGCTGGGCGCACCATTAATAGAGTGATAATGTAACTAGTAGCATAGCTCCCAGGGGTAATTACAGACACAGCAAGTTTAGGTGCAAATCCTAATCACTCTTCCAAAAGACAAGAAAGGAATATAAATATGCTATATAATAAGATTTATACAGATTTTATCAATGCCAGAAAAGAAAAAAATGAATTAGCGAAGAATATTCTTGGTTTACTTTATAATAGTTTAAAAAATAAAACTATTGAATTAAGAACAGATACATTAGGGGATTCTGAAGTTTATAATATTATAAGAAAATTAAATAAACAATTAGATGAAGAAATTGAGGCTAATGTAAAAGTAAATAGAATTGAAAAAGCTGACGAATTAACAAAACAAAAAGAATTAATTAAAGAATACTTACCAAAACAATTATCAGAAGATAAAATAAAAGAATTAATCAATGATTTGCCTGATAAGTCAATCCCATCTATTATGAAGTTTTTCAAAACAAACTATAATGGACAAGTTGATATGGCTTTAGTAAGTAAGATTGCCAGAGAAAATAATTAAAAGTTAAGTTTTTAAACTTAGCTTTACATGCCTTACTATTCCAACTGGTAGAGAAAGATGGCTCAAACCCATTACAGTATAGGTTCTACTCCTATGTAAGGTACCAATACTTGCATCGGTAGCCAAGCGGTAAGGCAAGGGTCTGCAACACCCTGACCGTCAGTTCGATCCTGACTCGATGCTCCAATATATATGGCGTTCTTGGTGAAATGGTTATCACGTTAGGTTGTGGCCCTGAAGTTGTCAGTTCAATTCTGGCAGGACACCCCAATGGCTTCATCTTCTTCTAGTAAAATTGTCAAGATAAAAGACGTTAAAACCTAGAAGGGAAATAATAAAATGTTAAGAAGAGTTAAAAGCTTTTTAAACACTGTTGCAGAATTATTTATTGATTATAATTTAAACTTAAATGAAATAAAATAATTCTACTAAATTTACTATATTTTATTGTATAATATAATGTAGTAAATAACATTGCCGGTTTCGTATAATGGCTAGTACAGTAGTCTTGTAAACTTCTAATGGCAGTTCGAATCTGTCAATCGGCACCATTTATCCCAGTTTCTTTTAACGGCTAGGAAAGTCGGTTCATACCCGACCAATGCTTGTTCGAGTCAAGCAACTGGGACCATATAATAGTATAGTAGGTGCTTAGTTTAACGGTAGAATAAGTGTCTCCAAAACACCTGATGAGAGTTCGATTCTTTCAGTGCCTGCCAAAAATAGAACCTGTACTTATTTCTTTGCTTTGGGAGCCGCTGTATGCTGGTTCGATTCCAGCTTTCCCCACCAGATAGAGCCGATACTTATTTCTTTTTACAAATATTTGGGTTATTTTATAAGAAGTTCGGCCAATTTGGGGAAATAGGCAAATTGGTAAAGCCGGCGTTATATTAGTCATGTCAGAAATTAGGTGATTAGAATGAATTTAAAAATATTCACAGAAAATATTGATCCAAAAGCAACAAATCAAATTTATACTTTATTAAATCTTGCGCCATTTAGAAATGCTAAGGTAAGAATTATGCCAGATGTTCATGCTGGTGCAGGATGTGTAATTGGTTTTACTGCGAACTTAGGTGATAAAGTAATTCCAAATATTGTTGGTGTAGATATTGGTTGCGGTGTAATTGTTGCAGAACTTGGTAAAGTTGATATTAATTTAGAAGCTGTTGATAATTTTATCAAAACAAAAATTCCAAGCGGAATGAATGCAAATGATTATATTGTTGAAGATTTTGACATTACTAAATTATATTGCTATAATGAATTAAGAAATAAAGATTATTTAGCATTAAGTATTTGTTCATTAGGCGGCGGAAACCATTTTATTGAAATTGATAAAGATGCTGATGATAATAAATATTTAGTAATTCATTCAGGCTCAAGAAATTTAGGAAAGCAAGTTGCTGATATTTATCAAGATAAAGCAGTTAAAATGTGTCATAATGATTTCTTTAAGGAAAAAAGTGTTGAGCTAATTGCTAAATTAAAAGCACAAGGTCGCCAAGCAGAAATTTCTGATGCATTAAAAGATTTACATAAGCAATTTGAAGATTATTCAATTCCAAAAGATTTATGTTTTTTAGAAGGTGAATTAAGAGAACAATATCTTCATGATATGAGAATTTGTCAAGTTTTTGCAAAAGAAAATAGAAGATTAATGTTAGAAAAAATATTAAAATTCTTAAATATAAGACCAATTAATATTTTTGAATCTATTCATAATTATATTGGTGATGATAATATAGTTCGTAAAGGTGCAATTTCTGCCTATAAAGGACAAAAATTAATTATACCTTTAAATATGCGAGATGGTAGTATAATTGGTATTGGAAAAGGAAATGAAGATTGGAATTATTCTGCTCCACATGGTGCTGGACGCATTATGTCAAGAAGTGAAGCAAGAGCAAATTTACAATTAGAAGATTTCCAAAATGCAATGCAAGGTATTTATACTACAACTGCAGACCAAGATACTATTGATGAAGCACCAATGGTATATAAAAATGCTCAAGAAATCATTGATAAAGTCAGTGATACTATTGAAATAATTAATATAATAACTCCTATTTACAACTTCAAAGCTTGTGAATAGCGAGCTAATGGCCCAGTAGCTCAGTTGGTTAGTAGCAACGGTCTGTTAAACCGTAGGTCCTAGGTTCAAGTCCTAGTTGGGCCGCCATATATGGCCTCATAGACGAATTGGTTAAGTCACGGCTCCTTCACAGCTGAGATTGTGGGTTCGAATCCCGCTGGGGTCACCATTTATACGGAGAGTTGGGGGAGTGGCTTAACCCAGCAGTTTGCTAAACTGTCGTCCTCCGTAAGGGGGACCGTAGGTTCGAATCCTACACTCTCCGCCAGATAGAGCTCATGCTTATTTCTATTTGCCTTGTAAGCCGGTGGTCGCAAGTTCAAATCTTGCTATTCTAGCAGTGCCTAGGATATAGCTCAGAGGTAGAGCACCGTAATGTTAGCTGAGCCAAAAATTAAAAATAAAAATAGAGCTGATACTTATTTCTTTTTAGCAGGATAGCTCAATTGGTAGAGCACTGGAATTCTAGTCCAGAGGTTATAGGTTCAAATCCTATTCTCGCCAAAATAAAAGTTCAGCCTTAAATTAAAAATAAAATAGAGCCTATACTTATTTCTAGCCGTAAGGCATTTTCCTGCTAAGAAATTCATATTAGTTAGGCCAAATATTTGCAGGTGTAGTATAATGGTTAGTGCTCCAGCCCTCCAAGCTGGGAGTGTCGGTTCGATCCCGTCCACTTGCTCCAAATTGGGCAGGTATGCCTAGCAGCGAGGGCAAGGGACTGTAAATCCCTCACATAGAAACAACGGAGGTGCAACTCCTTCTCTGCCCACCATTAAAAGAAAGGAAAAATTAATATGTATAATGAACCAAAACAAGAAACAAAAGTAGTAAGAAGTGGAGGTCTTGGACTAGGCTCTATATTAACAATTGTTTTTGTAGTATTAAAATTATGTGGAGTTATTGACTGGAATTGGTTTTGGGTATTAAGTCCAATAATTTTTAGTATTGGTTTAGGCCTTTTATTAATTATCATTGGTGTAATATTAGCAGTTATTGCTGATAGGCTATAATAATATGGATTAAATGTCTATTTATCGAAAAAGAAAGACAGTCGTGCTGTTCAGACAATAAATAAAATCGATATCGTTATAGTGTTCGAATAAACTACAAAGAGAGCGAAGGAGCTTCAGGTCGATAACCCGAGTATAGCGTTAGGGAATTGGATAACATACTAGGTGTGGAAATTCGCAGAGTCACCAAAGACCTGATTATTTTGTGCTTATAGGCTAATTGGAGAAACTAGTTGGCTACGAACCAACAGACGAGAGTTCGAATCTTTCTAAGCACGCCAATGTTCCACCACCTGGTACTGAATTGAGTGTTATTAATAATTTCTTTGGATGTCGACTTTAAAAAGAATAATTATTAATAGTAAGTGGACTACTTAATATATTGAATAAGCTGAAATGCCCAAAAATAAGATTAAGAAAGCCGGGGAACTCCAGGAGAAAGTCTTGCTAGCAGGGTTGTGCCTGCAAGGTTATAATATCGTATGTACTATTTTTAAAAAGTCAAAATATTTTGTCCTATTAAACGGCTGGAAACGGTGTATTCGGTTAATAGGTTGTGTCGCCATAAACGAGGCGTTAGAGGGTTCACCTTAAGCAACCCTATTTATAATTTGGGTTCAGGGACTGCATGGGGTGGTCGCCGCACCTGCAATGCGGAAATCAGAAGAGTTCAATTCTCTTTGGATCCACCATTAAGAGGACTAATTCTTATGCCTCTAACCAAAAAAGATAGGCGTGAGCAAACGAAATGCTACCAGTTGTCTGTGCCGGGTGGTTAAGAGACTAACAGACTAGCTTAGTTTGGATCAAATATTGGTTAATTGATCGACAGATGCACTTGGCATACTAAGCGATACAACCGTTTTATCAGTGTTCAGGTTTGAGAAGAACTGAGGCTTTTGCAGATGAGGCTAAATCTGCAGGATCATACTTCAGTGTCATTCGGGCCTGAGGTCTCTGGAAGCGTGGCACAACTGGTTAGCGCACTCGGCCGATAACCGAGAGGTTGAAAGTTCAAGTCTTTCCGCTTCTACCAATATGGGGACGAATTTTGGTAAAGGTTAGGAAGTGGTACCATCTAACTATGTTGGTTCGATTCCAGCTGTCTCCACCAATCCTCCTGTAGCTTAATGGTAAAGCAGGCTCCTTATAAGGGCAAGAGTGATTGTTCAATTCAATCTGGGAGGACCAGTATATTTAATATATGGTCGAGATTTTCTAACTATCCATAATTGAGAAAATCTGGCCAGCGAAAAAACCCTGCGTTTCGCTATATAAATTCAAGATCAGGCTATTAAGAGGTTTACTGTGACAGGGAAGCCTACTGCGATTTATTTGGAAAAATTTTCCTTCAAATGTTTGTGCAAAGTGTATTCATAAGTGAGAATATAATAAATCGCACTGGATGGTGGGCGGGTTGCAAGTTATCCTGTAGTCAAAAAACTTTCAAATAATTTTAAAATTTTTATTGTATAATATAATAGTTCCAAGGTGCTGGAAGTTGTGGCATGCATATTTAGAGGCTATAGACTCAAAAATATGAGGGGCTTGGTAGGGTCAGGCTGGAACTTCTATTAATATTGCGGAGGAGTGGCACGGATATCTATAAACCATTCAAGGCTCATAACCTTGAGATAGCAGGTTCGACTCCTGACCTCCGCAACCAACCAAAACACGGTCTAAATTGAATAAAAATATTCTTGGGAAGCTGTGGTAATAGAGGAAATGACTAAATAATAGGTTGCAAGTAAAATTAGTCTATACTATTATTATAGATGCGGTTGCGTGAGAACGTATTCCGTAGATGTGTAATCAAAGACTTCGATTACTTTAACAGTGCGTCTCGAAGAGGGAAGTGAAGCAGGTTGAAGATTATCCATCAACATTATCGTTAGATGA